TAGGTCACTTTGAATTAAATCTCCTGTTATTATCATTCTACTATTCTCACCTAAACGAGTTGTTACCATCTTCATTTGCGATGGACTACTATTTTGCATCTCATCTGCTATTATTATACTACCTTTATTCTTTTAATATTATACTTTTTTTGTTATTTTTTTTTACATATAATATTAAAAAAATTGAAATGCTTTTTTTATATTATATTTCATTTATTTTAGTCGTCCGCAAACATCAAAATGAATTTCTCGCAAACATCAGCAGAAGAATCAATCGCATCAGGAGGAGGAGATCTTTCATTGTTACCATGGTATCATCATCTAGAATTATTAGAAGCAAGATATTCAACAACAGAAAACACAGATGCAGATAATGAATTTTTCAAGAAAGATCCAGACCATCAAGATCCAGAAGGAGGATTGCAACGTTGTTTCAGTGATTATCATTATGAAGACGGACACAATTGGGGTAAAAAAGAGAGAGGTGAGACTCTGACTGATGATGATGAAATTATTATAAATAAACCATATAAAAATTGGGCTGGAGATTTTTGCCATTACAACACCAATACAAAAGAAATATATTATAGTTGTAGAAATAGTTTAGGTAGGGTTTTTCAACAAACCGAATATGTTAGAATTAATAAAAATTATCCTAGAGATTATAATTTAGATATTTTAAATGGATGGTCACAACCTCCACAAAATCATCATATCCTTTATGATCTTCTTGAACCTGAAGAAGAAGAAGTATCACCACATATCGAATCATATTTATCACCACAACTAGAATCATATTATACAGCTGCTTCATATATCAATAATCCTGAACCAGAACGTAATGATTCTACTCTTATTTCTCTTATTTCTCCTCTTCCTCCTCCTCAACGAATGGAAACTTGGAGTTATTATCCACAAATACATGATGATGATGATGATGACGACATCGAACCTATTGAATCATTAAAAAGTATTAATGATATGTCATCAATTGAATTTAAACAACATATTAAATATATTAAATGTTCTATTAAATCTAAACATGATATTTCTAAAATGACATCAGAAGAATATTCTGAATATATTCAAGAATTAAGAGAAGATTATTAAATATACTAATGATAAAAATTTATATTTAGCTTATTATAAATTTTGTTAATAAAAAATTTATATAGTATAAATTTAATTAATAAATATATATAATAAATATCATATATTAATTTAACCGTTGGGCAAACGGGAAAATAAATTGCTGAAAAGCAAAACAGAAAGTTAAACAGAAATGTTTAACTTTCTGTTTTTTTTATTATTTAATAAATTTAAATATATATTTTTTTTAAAATATATATATATATTAATGTCAGGACAACAAATACCGCAATATCCATTACCACCAACACCACAATATTTTTCAGAATATAATCCTACTACAACTAGTCTACTAGACCCAGTAACAACAGAAATAAGAATAGGTCCAAGAATAAATATACCTACTAATGATGCGACAACTATGGGAACTAAACCTGCTGCGACTACTCCAATTGTAATACCAAATCAATCATATTTAATGCGTTTAAATTATAATGACCCAGGTTTAGAATTACAACATCTTATGTATCAAATATTAGGTATGCTTACTGGTATTGATTTTTCATTGCCTAATCCTCCTCAGCATATATTGGAGTTTCCATTAATACATATTGAAGTTATAAATCTTAGAACGCAAACACCTTCTTTTACATTTTTTGCGTTACGTGATGATACTGATCTTTATAAATTGATTGCACCTCAATCATCAGTAACGTCCAAAATTACTGCTAATCACCTAAAACACTTATATGATACTGATCGTTTTATGCATGAATTCATTAATAGAATAGTTTTAAAATCAATGCATGAAAAAATTCTATTTGAAGGATTTCCTGATAATGATATATCATTAGCTATAAATCTTAATTTATATTTTAATAGAAAACAAGGTGAGTGTATATTTCATCGAGATAGAGATCCAATGGTTAAAATATCAGCTTTATCTTTAACATTTGTTTTACCTCTAGCAATAAACAATATTCCAGTTATAATTAAAGGTACTACAGTTATAGACAAAGCTCTTATACCAATTAAATATCAATTTACACTACCTGTACAAAATAATTCAACATTGATGTTAAATGATGAACTTTTAATGCATACTACTCCGGATGATATAGTTAATGTTTCTAATACACCACAAGTAAGAGGTCTAAAAATAGAGGGTGTTAATATATTAGATCCCGCCAATAGAGCATATATAGCAAGAAATATTAAACATGTTGATCCAATAGATTCTCAAGAAGTTATACAGCCATTTCAATTAGCATCTATATCTCATCCATATACTCCACAAATTGTTGGAATGTTGCAAACTATAGAACATAGCACACAAAATTTAAACAATAGATCATTTATTAGAACACATTATGTAACCAGATTGATAGAATTAAATAATCCAGTAAATGGTACTACTATACCAGATTATGATTTTGACACGGTTCGTGATATAGAACGATTTAAAGCAGATAGTATTGATGTAACACCACCTCAAGGAATACCAATAGATCCTATGTTTATAATAGGTATTGTAAATCAAATGAGAGTAATGACACGTTTACCAACTGATAGTGAGAGATATCCAGATGAACCACCATTATCCCCAAATGATATGTTTGAAGTATTTTCTACTCATAGTTTAGGTGGAGCAGCAACAACAAATGATATGAATAATATGATTAATATTAATAATAATGATGATATAAATGAAACTATTAAAATGAATAAAGTATTAACTAATAATAATGTAACTACCAAAATGAATAAAGTATTAACTAATAATAATGTAACTAATAATAATGTAACTAATAATAATGTAACTAATTTGAATAAAGTTCAAAAAGATTTTTTATCAATTATGTCAGATGCATCAATTAATTTAAAAAATATTAAAATGATAACTGATCCATCCCAAGAATTTATTGTTGGAAGATATTATAAAAAAAGTAATTTAAAAAAAGGTGGTTTAAAAAAACGTAAAATAACAAAACGTAAAAAAACAAAAAAAAATAAACGTAAAAAAACAAAAAAAAATAAACGTAAATAACAAAAAAATAATTTGTAAGATAGATAATGATTAATATAATATGATTATATATATTAATTACTAATATTGAATTCTGGTATGCTATATTTGTCATCATTTTTTACATATTTTGCAATAATTTTTGGATTCATTTTATTATCAATAATATCTTCTGCTTGATAAACATTATTAAATTGATCAATATAATAAATGATTCCTTGAATATCTTGTGCATATACTTCAATTTTTTGTATAGTATTGGTATCATCATTTAAATTATCTATAATACCGTGAGGTGTTCCTTTTAGATGAGTTCCACAGAATTCACTATTTATTTTTTTTCTTCTAGTGCATTGTTCATTATTAGCTCTTTTTGCGCAACATCTATCATATATAGGAACAACATTTTTAACTCGTTTTCTTTTTTGAAAATCTTCTTTAATAAAAGTTAATCTGTCATAATCATAAATATATTGAAGAATATTATTAACATTTTCATTTTTACTAATACCTAATTGAATGGTTTTTTCCCTAATAGAATCTTTAAAAGTAGTAACATAACTTTCTGCTTTTTTGTTTAAGCGTTTTTCCATATTATTAAATATGATATAATATAAAGTATAATCTTTATTTCATTTTTTTTATATATAGAATAGAATATACTTAAAGAAATATTATTATTTATGAGGTAATACTAATATACATAAAATAATTAATATATAAAATAAAATATATATACCATATACATCTTGTCCAACACCATAAAATTTAAGTATTTGAGATATACTATAAAAACATATTATAGATAATCCAATTAATGTTATAGTCTTCATTGTTGTTATAATATTATTTTATATTTTATAAATGTAATTTAAAGTATTTGAAAATTCAATGATTTTTTATTAATATAATGATAACTTAATGGTATTTGTTGATTATATTCTTTTAATACTAAAATATTATTTTTTAAAATAGTATCATCATCTAATTGAATATTACCTAAATATATGCTATTATAATTTTGTGTCCATTTACTATTATAATCAGTTATTCTCATAGTTAAAAAATCTATATTTTTATATAATGTAGAATTTTCTAATTTTTTTGTTTTAATATCAGATTCATCAACATCATCATTTAAACTATTTTCTACATATTTAGTTAATCCAGTAAATATAGCAAATCTTACTATACCATCTTTAATATCATTTGTACATAATAATTTATTATAATCTTCAATATGTGTAGATGAATAATTAATTGCATTAAAAAAATTAGTAAAATAAAAATATGGTCCAAATATATTATTATCAGCACATCTAGTTTGTCCAAATGTGTATATAAAGTTTAATTTATTAGCAGGTTTGCTAACATAATTTACTATTGGTATTTCAAAATTTAAATTATTTATATCTTTTATAAAACAAAAATACATATTATTAATGAAATAATTAGATACTTCATTATTTATATTAATATTACATAAATGTTTATGATTAACAATTTCATCTACTAAAGCGAACCATACGTTATTTTTTCGATAAATATCATTTAATTGAATATTTAATTTTGTAATATTAATGTATATATATAAATTATTATTATATTTATAAAATCCATTAAATTCGATCAATTCATTAATTTCGACTAATTTATTGAATTCTATAAAATTTGTTTTTAATAATAATTGTAATAATAGAATAGTATGATTGAGTAAATTAGTTGAATTTAAATCTTTATGAATTTCAATTTTTGGGAAATTTAAATATTCATCTAATTTTGTTTTTATTAATAAAAATGTTAAAAATGGTAATTTTCCTTGAAAATTAATATTATAACCACATAAATATATATTATTATAATTATTTAATTCAGTATCTTGATCGTGTAATTCTTTATTTAAAATATTTTTAACATTATAATTATAATATATAGGGATTTCTGGATTATAAATTTCATCTTCCATATAGTTAAATTAAAACTATAATATTTAAATTATTATAATTTAAATATTATTTATTATCTATTTTTCGTTTAATTGTTTCTTTAATTTCTTCTTGTCTATCATCCATAATATGTTTTACAAGTTCTTCTGCAATATTAGGTTCATTTTTATAATATTTTTGTAAAGAGGTTAATAACATTTTACTATTAATAGATTTTTTTACTTTATTAGTTTTATAAACTAAAGAACCACCATTTATATCAAAACAATCTATTTTATTTGTTTTCATAACTTTTACCAAACTTTCAGTTAACAATTTTTTATTCTTATTTTTATTTTTAATGTCTAATTTTAAATTACTTATTTCTGTGTCATTTTTAATCCATTCTTTTATATTATTTACTAACTCCTCTTTAGTTTCCATTAATATATTATTTAAATAATCTATTTATATTGTTTAATTATTTATTTATTTTCTTTTGTTTTAATTCTTCTTTTTCTTTTATTTTCGTTTGTTTTAATTCTTCTTTTTCTTTTATTTTCGTTTGTTTTAATTCTTCTTTTTCTTTTATTTTCTTTTGTTTTAATTCTTCTTTTTCTTTTATTTTCGTTTGTTTTAATTCTTCATTTTCTTTTATTTTCTTTTGTTTAAAGTCTTCTTTTATTTTATCAATTTCCATTAATTTCTTTTGTTTTAATTCTTTTTTTAATTTATCACTTATTTCTTTTTTATATTTTTTTATCATTATTTTTTTATGATAACAACAATAATAATTTTCATCAAAATAATTATCTCCATTATAGTGTCCATTATAATAATTTATTTGTGTACCTAAAACATCACAATTATAATCATCTTCAGAATTATAATTACATTTTTTCCAATTTAATAAAAATTGTTGTGATTGATTATAATTAGGATTATAATCATTTACACCTTGTATTTTTTTTAAATTTAATTCTGCATAATAAGGTAATACCGTTTTTTGTTTATTACGACAATATGGACATCTAATTTCATTATGGTTTAAATGATTATTATGTGTTTCCATATTATTATATTTTTCTTTGTGATTTTTTATATCATAATATAAAGGTATATAATTAAATTTATGACCACATTCTAATGTAACAAATTTATCAATTAATTTTTCATTACTTATTAAACAGATCGATTCATTTTTTTTATCTTCAATGGTATTATCATCTAATAGTTTATATAATTCTGAAAAAAAATCTATATTATCTTCTATACTATATTTGTGCATATATATTATTATTATAAAGTTATATCTTTATATTTTTATGTATGTTAATATATTATGTCACCACCAGAAATTTGGGGTCCTGCTTTATGGATCTTTTTTCATACTTTAACTGAAAAAATTAATGAAAATGCGTATACTCGTATATCACCTCAATTGTTTGCTTTTTTTATAAGAATATGTAAATATTTACCTTGTCCAGAATGTTCAATACATGCAAGTGATTTTTTAGCAAAAGTGAATTTTTTAGATTTAAAGAATAAATTAGCACTAAAAAATATGTTTTATTTATTTCATAATAAAGTTAATTTAAGAAAGAAAAAAAAATTATTTAATTATACTTATATTAATATTTATCAAAGATATAAAATAGTTAATGTTGTTAATAATTTTATACAAAAATATCAAACAAAAGGAAATATGAAACTTCTGGCTGAATCATTTCAAAGACAATTAATTATTAAAGATTTTAAAAAATGGTTTACACAATCAATTCTTGCATTTATTCCACAATTAAATATACCACCTAAATTATCTTTACCAAATATTAATAAGAGAGAAGAAATAAAAGAAAGTATTGTTGATACTACTACTACCACCGATACTACTAGTGATATTATTATTGATACTAGTGATATTATTATTGATACTAGTGATATTATTATTGATACTAGTGATATTATTATTGATACTAGTGATACTAGTGATACTCCATTACTACCGATTATATAAAAAGTATAACTTTAAAATTTAATTGATACCACTTATTAATTGTCCATTTTTATATAAACTGCATTTAAAAGTTTGTTTTTTAGGTTGATAACAAACATCTTTATTACTAGATATTTCATTAAAAAATAGATATTTACCATTACCACTACTATACATTAAAGTAATAATAAAAGAAGAAATAGATACTCCAAGTAATATATTTATAAATAAATCACTAATACTAGCAATGCATTTTTTATATTGTTTAATAAATATGTCAAATATGAAATAAGTAATTAATAATAAGAATAACCAAAAATTAGGATCTCCATTAGTAAACATAGGTATAGATAAATATGTAATAGTAAAAGCAAATACAAATGCACTAAATGTAGGATTACCATATTTACTATATTGAACACTTGTGCAAATACTATTATCATATACAAGAGGTGAAGTTTCTGACATCATATAAATATAATTACGAGTTACACAACAACTAATTATAAATCCTAAATAAATAATTCCTTTAAAATTTTGAAATAAAAAAGATAAACTAGTAATACTAGCGACAAGAATAATTGGTGAATAAATACTAAAAAAGGCTAACATATCATAAATTTGATAAATTTTTAATGGTGTAATATTTGCATTAGTATTAGTTGGACTAGTTGAACTCATATAATAATATATTATTATTATTATTATTTATTTATCTAATATTAAATTGAAAGCTTCATTAACATGATTAATTGGATAAAATGAGATTCCTTTAATTATATTTGAGTTTTGATATTTTTCCAAAAATTCATCAAAATCTTTTTGATTATCTTTTGGGAAAATGAATGATTTAACTCCAGCTTTAATGGATCCGATTATTTTATGGGTTAATCCTCCAATTGCAGTTACCTGTCCAGACATTTGTATTTCTCCTGTAATAGCAAAATCAGCTTTAATTGGAATATTATTTAATAAACTATATATAACACAAGTAATAGCACATCCTCCACTAGGTCCATCTTTTTGAACACTTCCATCTCCAGTATGAATATTAATTCCACATTTATTATTTATTAAATCATATTTCTCTCTTATTATATTTTGTTTATCTATATCAATTAAATTCCAAGCAACAGTTAATGATACGTGCATACTTTCACGCATAACTTCTTGTTGTAATCCAGTTAATTTTAATTCTAAAAAAATATTAGATGGAAAGAATTTTGCATGAATAGGTAAAGTTCCACCATTTCCATATGATGTAGCATACATTCCATTAATAAGTCCAATTGTGTTGATATTAATAATTGGTTGAATAATAATATATTTTTTATCTTTTAAATACTTATTTTTAATATTATCAATTGTAATTTTAATAGGCAATTCATAATTAATATTAATATTTTTTAATATATCTAAATTAATATCTCCAATAATTTCAAATAATAATTCTTTTAATTTTCTTACACCGGGTTCTAATGTATATTCATCAATTATAAATGTTAAAACAGTATCATTAAATAAAATCATATTTTCTAATCCCATTTTTTTACATATTTCTGGAATAATATGTTTATGACTAATAATTAGTTTATCTTCTAAATTTAAATTTTTAAACTGTATTCTATGAATACGATCTAATAATATTTTATCTATATTATCTGGATTATTATATGATAAAATAAATAAAACTTTAGATAAATCTAAATTAATTCCTGTGAAATACTTATCTTGAAAACAATCATTTTGAGTAGAATCTAATAAATGAGTTAATATTCCAATAATTTCTTTACCGTGATCAGTTTGACTAATTTTATCGACTTCATCAATAAATATAATAGGATTCATACATTTAGTATCAATTAATATTTGAACAATTGTTCCCCAAGTAGAACCTACATAAGTGTAATTATGACCTTGAAGAGTACTACCATTACTTTCACCGCCCATTTGTATCATAGAAAATGGTCTATTAACACCTTTATCATCTTTTAAAAATTCAGATAATCCACGTTTAGCTAATGATGTTTTTCCAACCCCAGGAGGACCTTCAAAACCAAAACAATAACCATCTTGTTCTCCATTAATCCATTGACTTATTATTTTTTCTATATGTTGTTTTGCTTTATCGTGACCATATACAGCAGTATCTAATGTAGATTTAACATCTATCATATAATTGGATAATTTATTAATATTAATATTTAAAGATTCTATATTATTTGTAATATTATTACTATTTATATTTTGTGTAATTACAAATGAGTTTATTATATCTTTTATAATTTCAATATTTGAATTCATTTTATATGTTTCTATAAATTCAATTATTTCTTTTTGCATTTGATTTTTATTTTTTGCGTTTGATTTTATATATTCTTTTTTAATATTATATTTTTGAATAATATTATTAATTATTATAATATTTTTTTGTAATTCTTCTTTATTACATGTCATACAATATTTTTTGATATTTTCTATATTTTCACTATTATTAGTATTTAAATATTGTTGTATTTTTTTAATATATTGTAATATTTCAACATTAGTATATTTATTTTTATTGGGTATTTCATTAATAATGCTTTCTATATTGTTTTCGATATATATATATTTAAATTGTTTTTTAATTTCATCCATTAAATTTAAGATTGGTTCTTTTTTATATATATTAAAAGGTATTTTTAATAATCCATCTAAATATTGACGTGCTTTTATATTTGAATCATCTGTTTTTGTTTTGATTTCTTTTAATTTTATCATTGCTTTTTCTTTTACTAAATCACTCGTTTTTAATAAACAAATCTGTTGTTCAATTGGAATTTTATTTATATCATAATTGTTTAATTTATTTGTATAATAAATCGTTTTTTTCATCGCTTGTTTAAAAAATTGTTTTAATGACCATGGAAAACTATCAAATATTATTATTTGTTCTTTTGTATCTATCATTTCATTAGAACTATTTGAAAGAAGATCATATAATAAATAAGCTAAATATTGGTTTTCACAATTTGAAGAACAAATTAAAAGAGTTATTAACATATTCCTTTTATTAAACATTTCATATGCACAAAATTCCTTTATTATATCTGGCAATAGTTTTTGTTTTAAAATATTATATTGAGTTATATAAATTAAATATTTGTTATAAATATCATTTTCCTTGTCATATATTAAATAATCTTTTAAATTTAAAGATGATATAAAATTATCTAAAAAATCTTGATTTAATAAATCTTTTTTTAATATTTGATTTTTTATTTGTTTTTTTTTATCTATAATATAGTTGTTATTTACAAAATTAATAAATATGTCATCAACAATCCCATAAATTATTAAACTCGTTTTTAAAACTATATTATAAATATATAATTTCATTCCAAATACTTTCATATGAAATTGCTTATAATTTAAACTTACATCATAACAATATAAATTTAATGACGCATTTATACTTATTTCATTAGTATTATTTTTATCTTTTTTATTTATAAATTTATAACTAATTGGATGAAAATACTTTTTTAAAAGATCTAATTTATCTAATTCTAATTCTGTTATAAATTTATTATTGTTTCCAAAACATATCATTAATAAATCTTCTAAACTATTTGTACCATATATTTTTAATAAACACGATAAATCATTATTTATTATTTGTAAATTATTTATTAAATTATTATTATTTGTATTATTATTTTTATTATTATTATTTTTTATATCATTATTTGTATTATTTAATAAAATTGTTATTTCTTCTATTTTTATATTTAGTTCTTCAAATTTTTCAATACATGTTGTAACTTCATTAATATTTAATATATCAAAAAAACTATTTTTTTGAACATGTATAATCGTTTTTTGAATCACATCTTGAAAAAATATTATTTTTTGTTCAACTAAAATTAATACATCATTAATTTTAATAGTATTTTTTATATTTTTACTTAATTCCATTTATATATATTATATATTTATTTATTAATATATAAATAAATATTATTTTACTTGATTATATTAGAATTATATATTTTTTATAAAGTTCAATGGTGTTTTAGAATTTAAATATATATGTAAATCTCCTAGTTTATGTTTAAATATTGGATTATTCATATTTGAGTGTGTTTCTACAAATTCAGTTAATTCTATAAAGGCATCATTCACATTACTAATCTTATTCGGTAATCCGGATGATTTTATTTCCATTGTACCATATGTACCAAGATAAATTACTTTCTCTAATAATTTGTATAATTGAGGATTTACTATTTTTACAGATTCATAACTTTTTAGCATATTTAATAAACGTAAATCGTGACTAATATTATTATAATTTGCATTAAGATAAGAATTACTTGAAGAGGGTTTCTCATTATTTACCCAACCATATCCAGATTTCTCTCCACATTTTGTACATTCTTTACAAATTTCTTTATAAATTTCAGCAGTTTTTTCTTTAAAATATGATCTTCCATAATCTATAATTTTAGCCATATAATAACTATTAAATTTTATTATTTTATTATCTTTTAAATGATAATGATAAGTTATATATGAATCTTTTAAAGGTTGATAAAGAAGAACATTACCTGTATGTAAATCATAATGAGTAAAATTTAATGACATTGAAGATAAAGTAGAATAAATTTGAAAAAGTATATATGGTAAATTAAATTGTATAAATTGTATAAGTTCTGTATTATTTTTGTTTTCCAGTAAAGATGATATACTATTAGAATTTCTCAAATTTTGTATCATTATAGCTAGATATTTAGAATCTAAACAAGATTTTTTAAAAGTAGGACTTGGTAATTCTATTAAACTATTTAAGAATACATTTTTATTTATTATTTTATTTTTTTTAACATAATTCCAATTTGTATTAGATGTATATAAATATATACCATATGTATCTACAAATGTTGGATATATTTGTATCCAATTATTAATTTCTAATCCAATTAAATATTCATAATACAAATTATCACTTTTTTGTGCAGCAGATGATTTTAAAATAACATAAACATCATATTTATCACGAGAAAATTTCATTTTATTAACAAATCCATTAGAAGAAGGTTCTCCGATTCTTTGAATTGGAGGTTCAATATATTTTAAATCTTTAAAATTATTAAATAATTGTTTAATTTGTGTAGCTTGAATTCCAAATGCTAAGCATAATTCAGAATCTAAACATTGTTTTAATAATTCTGTCATATTAACATTTGTAGATTTTGGAGGTATAATTGTAGATTTTGGAGGTATTTTTGGAGGTATAATTGTAGTTTTTAGAGGTATTTTTGGAGGTATAATTATAGTTTTTGGAGGTATAATTGGTATTTTTTTTAGAGTTTTATTTTTTTTGGTTAATTTGATTTTTAGAGTTTTCTTTTTTTTTGATGGTTTGATTGGTTTGATTTTTAAAGTTTTCTTTTTTTTAAGTAGTTTAAGTCTTTCTTTTTCTTTTTGTTTATCTTCTTTTTCTTTTTGTTTATCTTCTTTTTCTTTTTGTTTAAGTAGTTTAAGTCTTTCTTTTTCTTTTAAATTGTTATTCATTATATTATATAATAATATAATATAATATTACATTTGTAGTTCCCTCAAATTTTATTATTTTTTATAAATTGCATAGGGGTTTTATCATTTAAATATACATGTAAATCTCCCAATTTATAATTAAATATATTAACTTTTAAATTTGAATTCGTTTTTACATATTGTGCTAAAATTATAAATGCATCATTCACATTATTAATATTCGAAGGTAATCCTGATATATTATGATTTATCATCATACCATTTAAATTATAAATAACTTTATTTAATATGTTAAATAATTCTGGATTTACTATTTGTATTTGACTTCCATTTTTTAATAAAAGATTAGTTAAAAGATATAAATCTTCATTTATATTATTATTTTTTGGAGGATGACATACTGTATCATATCCAACATTTACTTCTTTTTTACATTCTTTGCTAATTTCTGTACAAATTCTAGCGGTAGTTTCTTTAAAATATGATCTTCCATAATCTATAATTTTAGCCATATAATGACTATTAAATTGTAATATTTCATCTTTTAAATGATAATGATAAGTTATATATGAATCTTTTAAAGGTTGATAAAGAAGAACGTTACCTAAGTGTAAATCATAATGAGTAAAATTTAACGACATTGAAGATAATGTGGAATAAATTTGAAAAAGTATATATGGTAAATCATATATAATAAAATATATTAATTGTGTTGGTTCAGTATTATTTATTACTGATGATATAGTATTAGAATTTCTTAAATTTTGTATCATTATAGCTAGATATTTAGATTTTAAACAAGAATTCGCAAAAGTAGGATTTGGTAATTCTATTAAACTATTTAAGAATACATTTTTATTTATTATTTTATTATTTTTTGCATAATTCCAATTTGTATTAGATGTATATAAAAATATACCATAAGTATCTACAAATGTTGGGTATATTTGTATCCATTTATTAATTTCTAACCCAATTAAATATTCATAATATAAATTATCACTATTTTGTGTAGCAGATGATTTTAAAATAACATAAACTTCATAATCATCACGAGAGAATTTTATTTTATTAACAAATCCATTAGAAGAAGGTTCTCCGATTCTTTGAATTGGTGGTTCAATATATTTTAAATCTTTAAAATTATTAAATAATTGTTTAATTTGTGTAGCTTGAATTCCAAATGCTAAACATAATTCAGAATCTAAACATTGTTTTAATAATTGATCAACTTCAACATTAACATTATTAGAATTATTATCTACATTATCTACATTTAGTATATTTTTTATAATTTTTGTTATAATTTTTAATGTTTTATTTTTTTTAATTGGTTTTATTTTTAATGTTTTATTTTGTTTTTGTTGTTGTTTTTCTTTAAGTTGTTGTTCTTTCTGTTTTTGTTTTAATTGTTGTTCTTTCTGTTTTTCTTTAAGATGTTTTTCTTTTTCTTTCTGTTTCAATTGTTGTTGTTTTTCTTTTTCTTTAAGTAGTTGTTGTTTTTCTTTTTCTTTAAGTAGTTTTTCTTTTTCTTTTTCTTTAAGATGTTTTTCTTTTTCTTTCTGTTTCAATTGTTGTTGTTTTTCTTTTTCTTTAAGTAGTTTTTCTTTTTCTTTTTGTTTCAGTAGTTGTTCTTTCTGTTTTTCTTTTTCTTTAAGCTGTTTTAGTCTTTCTTTTTCTTTTAAATTATTCATTTATTTATAATGTAATTATATTATATAAATAACTTAAATAATATTAAACATTATTTAAGTTATAGTATATTAAATAAATATGGGAATTCCTAGTTATTTTTCATATATTGTTAAAAATCATTCAAATATTATTACAAAATTAAGTTTTTCAAATCTTCCAATCCATAATTTATATATGGATTGTAATTCTATTATTTATGATATCGTTTCAAAAATAGATTTTTCTCTAATAATGAGTTCTGAAACTGAAACTATAATTAATAATGTTTGTTCTAAAATTGATGAATATATTTTATTACTTAAACCTAATAATAATATATATATCGCATTTGATGGTGTCGCTCCTATTGCTAAACTTGAACAACAACGATCCAGACGATATAAGTCTATTTATCAAAATAAAATATCACGGTCGATTTTTAAGGATACTACTATTGATCCTTGGAATACTACAACTATTACTCCAGGAACTATTTTTATGCAAAAATTAAATCAAGTAATTTATTTAAAATATAATAATCCTGATAAATATAATGTTAAATCCATTTTTGTATCAGGGAGTGATAAATATGGTGAAGGAGAACATAAATTATTTGAATATATTCGGAAATTCCCTGAAGAACATTTAAAATTCAATACAATTATTTATGGGTTAGATGCAGATTTAATTATGTTATCAATGGTTCATTTACCTATATCTACAAATATTTATCTTTTTAGAGAAACACCTTATTTCATAAAATCTTTAAATTCAGAACTTGAACCAAATGAAAATTATTTATTAAATATTCCAGAATTCTCTAAAATTATTACATTTGATATGAATAATAATAATAAATTAACAACTGATATAGAACATAAAAGTATTTATGATTATATCATATTATGTTTTTTTCTTGGAAATGATTTTATGCCTCATTTCCCTTCAATTAATATTAGAACAGGAGGTATAGATAAAATGATTAATGCATATAAATTAACTATTGGTAATACTAGCAATAATAATTTAACAGATAATTTAAAAATAAATTGGATTAATTTAAAATCATTGATTCAACATTTAGTTATTAACGAAGAAGAATTTTTTAAATTAGAAACTAAATTACGTGATAAAAAATCTAAATATATATTACCTGATGACACACCTGAAGAAAAATATAAAAAATTTGAATTATTACCTATGTATGATCGTAACTTAGAAAAATATATAAATCCATATAAGACTAATTGGCAAGTAAGATATTATAAAGTATTATTTAATATTGATATTAATGAAACAAATAAAAAACAAATATGTATGAATTATCTTGAAGGTCTTGAATGGACTTTTAAATATTATACTACAGGTTGTCCTGATTGGAAATGGTGTTATAAATATAATTATCCTCCTTTATTATGTGATTTAATTAAATATATTCCAAATTTAAATACTGAATTAATAACAAATAGTATAGCAAATCCAGTTTCAGAATTAGTTCAATTATGTTATGTATTACCAAAGCAAAGTTTATATTTATTACCAAAAGATTTAAATAATTATTTATTAAAATATCATAGTGAATGGTATAATACGGAATGTGAATTTATATGGGCTTATTGTCGATATTTTTGGGAATCACATGTTAAATTGCCTTATATAAATATAAATGAATTAGAAGAAATTGTAAAAAAAATAGTTAAATAGTTAAATTATTTCTCTCTCTCCTAATATATTTCTTTAAGTAGATTAAAGAAATATATATTATTTTCTTTAAATATGTTTAAAATATATCTTTTATTTTCTTATTATTTTCTTTAAATAGATTAAAAAAATATAGCTTTAAAAAGAAAATTTGATTTATTTATTTCAAAAGTTTTTTCCGAAAAATGAAAATGGACAAAAATAAATGTCCAATTTTATTTTTGAAAAAAAGTCTTGAAAAAAAATATTTTTTACTGCATAAATATTTTTAAGGTAAGGACACTAAAATAAAATTAATATTTTTGTTATGATAAAAAAATAAAAAAATGGACAAAAATAGTTTGGGTAATTAATGTCACTATTTAATTAATGACATTAATAACTATTTTAATGACATTATTTATATTTTAATTATCGTCATAAAATATATTTTAATTATCATACATTTATCCTTTAAAAATCATTAATTAAACCAAATAATATATTATATTATATTGTTTTTGAATTTAAAGAAAATCTTTCAATTTCTTTAAATAGATTTAAAATATATATATTATAATTTTCTTTAAGTATATTTTAAAAATATAGCTTTAAAAAGAAAATTTTATTTATTTTTTTCAAAAGTTTTTTCCGAAAATTAAAAATGGACAAAAATAAATGTCCAATTTTATTTTTGAAAAAAAGTCTTGAAAAAAAATATTTTTTACTGCATAAATATTTTTAAGGTAAGAGAGATAAATAAAATAAAATAAAAATGTTATGATAAAAAAATAAAAAAAAATATATTATTAAAAAATAAGAATTTAAGGGTAAAATATGTTATTATTTATATGATGACACCTTTAATTAAAATACCTCAATTGAAATATTATTGCAATAATTGTCACTTTAACACATCAAATAAAAAAGATTATAATAGACATTTAATGACACAAAAACATCAAATGATGACAAATGACGATAAATTACCCCAACTAAATAAACCTAAATATTACATTTGTGAATGTGGAAAACAATATAAATATCGTCAGGGATTATTTATACATAAAAAAAAATGTCTACTTATCAATAAATGTAATGATAATATGAATAAATGTCCAAATATCAATAAATGTCCAAATATTAATATTAATGAAACTATTAATGAAAAAGATTTAATTATCTCTCTTTTACATCAAAATAATGAATTACATAATCAATTAATTGAAATATCTAAAAAAAATAATACTAATAATATTAATATTAATAATACTAATAATATAAATTCCAATAATAAAATATTTAATTTAAATGTGTTTTTAAATGAAACATGTAAAGATGCAATGAATATTATGGAATTTGTAGATTCTCTCAAATTACAATTATCTGATTTAGAAAGTGTAGGAAAATTAGGATATGTAGAAGGTATTTCCAATATTATAATTAAAAATTTAAAAGCTTTAGAAGTTAATAAAAGACCTCTTCATTGTAGCGATTCAAAGAGAGAAGTAATGTATGTTAAAGATGAAAATAAATGGGAAAAAGAAAATAATGATAAAAAAAAAATAAGAAAAGCAATCAAAAGCGTAGCTAATAAAAGTTCGAGATTATTACCAGAATTTAAAGTAAAACATCCAGATTACAATAAAAGTAATTCAACTATTTCTGATGAATATTATAAAATAATGGTTGAATCTATAGGAAACTCCGAAGATTATAATAATGATAATAAAGTTATTAAAAAAATCGCAAAAAATGTAGTAATCATTAAATAATTAAAAATATTAGTCAAATTATATAATGTTAAAAATATTAGTCAAATTATATAAAATATTAGTCAAATTATATAATTAATTTTTATATTTAATTATATAATGTCAAAACAAATTATTAGTGAAATAGCTAATAGAGAAGCTTTTTTTACTTTGTTATCACATAATCAGGGATTAATTGTTTTAAAATTAGGTGCTGAATGGTGTGGACCGTGTAAAACAATAAAAAATGCTGTAGATGGATTTTTTGCATCATCACCAGAAAAAGTAATATGTGGAGATATAGATATAGATAAATCTTTTAATTTTTATTCATTTTTAAAATCCAAAAAAATGGTGAATGGTATTCCAGCTATAATATGTTATAAAAAAGGAAATAATACATATATTCCAGATGATATAATAACTGGTTCAGATTCAACTCAATTGCATTTATTTTTTACAAGATGTGGAAAATATTTTAAAGAGGTGTCTAATATTTAAATACTTATTATTTCCAATTAGGTGCTGGTTTAGTTCCTTGTTTTGGAGATTTAGAACGAGAACGAGACCTAGAACGTCTATCACGAGACCTTGATCTTGATCTAGATTTAGAACGAGATTTCGAACGTGGAGATCTTGAACGTTTTACTGTATGTGTATGTCTTGATAATGTTGGAAATGAGGGTAAATCAGGTAAATCTAATTCTTGTTGCATATCTTCAAATTCTTGTTGCATATCTTCAAATCTTTTTTTTGCTCGTAGATATTCAATACCACCAACAACGTATTTTTTATCTTCTTTTAACGCACGTACTGCTATTTTAATTCTATTTACTTTTCTTCTTATTTCGTCTCTTTGTATAGTTTGACATCTATCTATATTTTCAACTTGTTTAATATAATTTCTAAGTACTGTATTCGTATCTTTACCACGGGGTATCAAACTTTTTACGTAATTTATATTATCATTACCCAGTTCAGGATCAAAAGGTTCAAAATAAGGATTGTGATGTCTCACCATAGGATGTGTCATTCTACGAACAAACCGTTCTAATTCTGGATAATCTAGACCACTTTCTTTTTCAACAGCATTAATACGATTTAAACAATCTTCATATTCTCTACTTTTTTTAGTATCTTCTAGATCTTTAATTGCTTTTCTTAATTTTTCTAAAGGTGTAAAATATTCATTTCTATTTTCATCTTTTTGACTCATTATATTTATATAATATAAATATAATAAAATATTATATAAATGATAAAATTATGTGCTCCAGCAATAATTTATTTAATATTTTCAATAACTCAAATAATAATAGATGTATTAAAAAAAGAATATAATACTGCTTTTATGAAAGTAATAGTAACAATAATGGTAACATTATTATTAAATATATTATGTCAAAGGAATTTAACAGTAGTATCATGGTTAATTGTTTTAATACCATTTATGTTAATGACAGTAATAGTAAGTATGTTATTATTTATATTTGGTTTAAATGCAACCACTGGAAAAATAAATGGATCTTCATCAAATGGAATAAATAAAGATGCTTCAGGAAATATAATAATTTACGATCCGCAGTATAATATAACAAATCCAGTATATTATAAATCTCCCAATTTAATTATTCCTAATCCAAATTTAGTATAATTAGTATAATAATAAAAGTATTATTATTTCCAATCAGGTGCTGGTTTAGTTCCTTGTTTTGGAGATTTAGACCTTGAACGAGAACGAGAACGAGAACGTCTATCACGAGATCTAGATCTAGATCTAGTTCTAGAAAACCTATCATTAGACCGTGATTGTTGTGTTCTTGAACGAGAAATAGATCTAGAACGAGAACGAGAACGAGAACGAAGAGGTACTTCATTTTGTAATTTTTTAAAATCAGCTACCGATTCATCGAATCTTTCTTTTGCTTTTTTATATTCAACACCACCAGGTGCTATTTTTAATTCACGTACAACCAATTTAATTTGTTCTATAGTTTCCTCTATTTGTTCTATTTCTCTATCATAATACTCTTCTAATTCTATGGTGGGTGTTACATGATCTCGTATATGAGCAAATTCCCCTGTAATCTCATCACCACTCATTCCTCGAGCAAAATTCATTCTAGGAGATGTATTATTTGATAAAATGCATTTTTTTATATTTTCATAATTACAAACACCTCTCATTTGTATATAATTATTACTACATACCATTCTTGTAATATGTTTCATTGATGAAATTGCTTTTGCGGCAGTTCTTTTTGAACTTTTTTTTAATTCTGCTAAATCTTTAATTAATTGTCTTAATTGTTGTAAATGATAATTTGGTTCATAACTATGTTCATCTTTTTGACTCATTATATATATAACAAAAGAATTTAAAGTAATAAATTAATAATTAATTATAAATGATATTTAATAAAATAATGAATTATTTTAAAAATCTAAATAATAATTATATAATAAATAGTTCATTACACGTGATATATATATATAGTAATTTCCAAATAAAATATAATATAGTAATGAAAATAATAAGAAATAGTGAATTATATAAAAAATTAAAGATGAATATAAATAATATTTATAGATATTATAAAAGAATAAGAGAGATAGAATATATAACAAATGGAGATGTATTATTAAATTTTAGTAAAAATAATAATGTATATTTATCGTGTTGTAATGATTTAAGTTTTTTTATATTTTCAGATATAAACAATTATGATAATCGTATAAATAAAGTAATATTGAAATCAATACCACAAATGTATAAATATGAAATATCGAATGTGCATTTATTATTAATAGAATTAATAATAGATGAAAATATATATAGAATATATTTAAGTACGGAACAATATAATTATTATATAGTGGATAATATAATTGATAAGAATTTTTGTCTATATTATTTGAAGAATAATTTATATAATAATACAATAAATAATGAAAATATAAATGAAAAAAGAGTGATATTAAAGATAATAGATGAAGATGTGAATGTATTAGAAATAGATTTGAATAAGAATGAATATTTAAAAATATTAAAGGATAAATATAAAATAAATAAGTAAAAAGTATTAAGATAATATTATTTTAAAACAATTTAAAACAAAAATGAAATAATAAATAAGAATGTTATCCGAAAAGAATAAAATGGAAACAACAGCAGAATCATCGTCAACGATAGATTTATTTCATAATTTAACTTCAAGTTGGGTTCTTTGGGGTCATTTACCTCACAATTCAGATTGGAGTATAAAAAGTTATATAAAAATAGGTAAATTTGCTACAATTGAAGATACGATCGCAGTAACTGAAACACTTCCATCAATATTAATAGAGAATTGTATGTTATTTTTAATGAGAGAAGGAATAAAACCAACATGGGAAGATCCAAAAAATAGAAGTGGTGGTTGTTTTTCATATAAGATTTCGAATAAAACAGTATATACAGTTTGGAAAGAATTAACATATATGATAGTAGGTGATTCAATTAGTAAGAATTTGAATTTTGTGAATAGTGTGACAGGTATAACAATTTCACCAAAAAAAAGTTTTTGTATAATAAAAATTTGGATGTCAGATTGTAATAATCAAAATCCAGCGATAATAACAAATGACATAAAAGGTATAATACCTCAAGGTTGTTTATTTAAAAAACATACTCCAGAATATTAATAAATAAAATTGTATTTAATTTATTAAATAAAGTTGTATTTTGTATTTTATACAGGGAAAGGTCTTTGTTTTTTTTCAATAACAAAAGGTTCTGGTATATAAATAGTAGAATTATTATAAATATTAGTAGAATTTAATGAAATACTTTCAGGAACAAAACAAGGCATAGGTTGAATTAAATTAGTAGAATTAATTCCAAACAAGAAGGATTCAGTATCAGCAGGATTATAAGATAATTTATTCCAAGGTATTTGTGCGGGTAATAATCCATTTCCAGGTAAATTAGTATTATATGCTGCACCGTATTGTGAATTAGTGTATAATGTATATTGTTCAAATTGTCTATATTGTTGTTGTTCTAAATCATAATTTCCAAGAGTATTAATATTACGGGTAGAAGCCATATTATATTTAAATAAATATTATAAATTAAGAATATTATCTAATTATAAGATTTGTATAATAAATTAAATATTATTTAATATATTATAAAAATGTTATAAATTTAATATATTATCTAATTGTTGTATATTAGTTTGAGAAACGTGTCCTTTTAGTAAAAACTCTGAGACACAAATGTGAGTTAAATATAAATAATCAAAAGAATATAGAATCATTAATCCAAATATAGAATCATTAGTCATATATAGATTGGACAATTGAATGATATAGAATTGTAATTGAGTAGATAATTTAATTTGTAGATATAATTCTTCAATTACTTTTAAGAAATCCTCATCAGAAAATTCGATAAGATTAAATATATTTAATAATTCTTGTCGATAAATAGTATTTCTAATAAAATGTTTATCATCTTCAGTGATATCATCAGTATCAAGAAATATATTAGATGTATTATATGTGCAAATAATATCTGTATTATACATATAATAAATTAATATATAATAAAAAAAAAGATTAAACATATTGATAAGTAGAATGTTTATTAAAATAATCAGCATCACGTGTTAATTCACGAGATGGTACTCCTCCACGTATCCATCCATCAGAAGCGACATTTTCGATTTTATTAGCAGGGTTATTAATTTTTTCTTGTACAGACGGTAAAAGAGGTGTTTGATGATATTTAATATAACTTTGTTCGCTTAATTTATTAATACTACGTTTATTAACTAATTGTTCTCCTTGTAGAATTTGTGATTCAACAACAGGATTAACAGAACCTCTACCGAGGAAAGGAACAGTAGCAAATGGTCGATGGAATAAATCGATACGACATCTAGGGTGAGTTTGAATAGTGCCGATCATTAATTCAGAATTGCTATTAATATTACATCCTCCAGCGCCGACATTATATCCGCCATTATACATAATACCGGGTTGTGATGTGGCTAAAGAAATGGGATTTTTCATAGAACAATCAGAAGCGAAATAATTTTGAGTATTATAATTACAAGAAGCGACATTTTGAATATCAGTTTGTGATTTATAACAAGAATCTAATCCTATTCGAGACATATTATCAAAAGTATAACTAGATACGCTTGCCATTTATATATAATAATATACATTATTAAATTAAAATATTTTACTAAATATAAAAAATTAATATAAAGTATATCTATAATTATCTTGTACTCTTGCGATGGCTCCTTCAGGGGTAGATTCTTTTGCGGAATATTTAAGATTATTATATAAGAATTCAGCAAATGCGGACTGATCATTATTAATTCTAGTATTAGGTGTAGTAAAGAAAGCTCTATTAGATTGATCTAATTCAAAATTTTGCCATAAATCTCCATATAATTGATGATTTGTATTTTTAATAGTAGGATTCATCATTTGAACTGCTTGTTTAATATTTTTAGTAATATTTTCATCAACATCAACATTAAATGATGGTGGTGCCGATTTTCTATCGGGAGTATCTACAATTTGTGTTAATAAAACATTGCTAAAAGGATTTTTCCGATTTCCTTCTTTAAATTCGTTTTTTAATACAAAATTTAATGTTTCAGGATTAAGATATGAATTGTGTGTATTTTCGACAATATTATTATCAAGTTGGAAGCCTTCATTGATAAGTGTGTTAGTTATTTTTGTTTTATGTGTTTTAAATAATATAAAAATGATAAATATAGTAAAAATGCCGATAATTAATAATTTAAAAGACGATGTTAATATATATCCGGAAATAGTAATTAAAATAATTAATCGTGTAATTGCGTTTAATTTTTGATTATAAGACATATTTGGTATAGGCCATAATTCAAAAATATATTCTTTATTAAATAAAATAGTAGGATTATTAGACCAAAAATCTGTTGTCATTATATATATAAACTATTTCTTAATTTTAGAATAAAAAATTAATTAAAGAATAATATAGTTATTAAATGAAGCATCTGATGATTGTAATGAAAGAGAGATAAAGATAATAAAGTAGTATGATATTTATATAAAAAGAAAATATTTAGAATGTATATGTATATCTAAATATAAAAGTATTTAAATATATAGTATTGAAGTATAAAAGTATTTAATACTGAATATATATTAAGTATTTAAATATATAATTATAATGATTTAAAAAATTATTATAATTATTAATATATGAATAATATTAGTTTAATTGAAACTGAAGAATTAAATACAAAAATACAAATAATTTTAAGACAAACGGATTATACTTTAGATACCGCCATTTTACAATTAAAAAAACATAATTATAATGAAGTTTTAGTTATTAAAAAATATTTAGGTATACCTGATAAAATAGAAGAAAATAAAATTGTTTCACTAAATCAAGAAATTTATAAACAATTACGTTATAAATTAAATTCAAATATGGAAGATTATAATAATAGAGTTCAAAAAGGATTAGTTTCAAAAATAGTATAATTTATTTTATTTTATTTATTTTTCGATTTCGATTTCAATTTCAATTTCGGCTTTGGTATTATCTTACTTGTTGCATTTGATGATACACTCAAACCAGGAATAGGCGAAGGCATATTATATATTTTAATATTAATATTTGCTATATAATCAACTAACCAAATTATTACAAAAACTAACATTAATAATATTAATTGAATAAAATTTTCAGTTATAAAATTAATAATTGAATTCATCTTCCATTTTTTCTCTCCTGAATAATTCATATAATATAATATATTAATATTATTGTAATAATCCAAAATTTTCATTTAAAATTATATTTTTAGTTTGTTTTTTTATTTTTTTTTTAAGTTGATATGTATTAGATGGAATTAATTTATTATTAACAATAAAATCATCATTTTCTTCTAATAATTCTGGAAGAATTCTAGTTAAAGGTTTATCAACAATTAAAAATAATCGTTCATTTCTTAATAAAGATCTATATTCTTGAATACTTAAATTTCCATAATATTTATCCAACATATAATATGGATTCGGAGCAGGTTTGATATTTTTCTGATAATTATATATTTTAGAATATATATGATTTATTAAATAATATCTCTCGAATTTAGAAGAATTATCTATTTTTTCTTCCATTAAATAAGCAGTAGCACATTCTGGACTACAAAAACAACCATATACTTGATAAGTACTTTTAAGAAAAAATTTTGGTATATATACAGGTGGATTATCAAATTCACATGTACACCAAAAACACGCAGATTTATTATCACATATATTATTTATATGTAAATTATGTTCTAAAATTTTTAATTTTTTCCATACTTCTTTAACATCATTTTCTGATATATCCGTATTTTCATTATAATTTACCTCATTTGAGCAGTTATTTTGAATATTTTGTTTTGTATTATTCTTTGTATTAAAATTAATATTTTCTGTATTAATTAAATCATATGTTAATTGATGTTGTTGTGTATTATTAATAAAATTAAAACTTTGTATATCGTGTTCTAATGAACTAGGTAATTGTAAATCTTTAATTAAACATTTTAAATGTAATATAACATTTGTTTTGGATTCTACATTACTAGAAATTGATTCAATTTGTTGTATAATTTTTCCTCCTTTTGGTTTTCGTCCTCGTTTTTTTGGAATAATGTTATCATTCTCCGTATCAATTATATTATTTTCAGGAATAAAAAAAATAGGCGGATTATTTAATTCATTATCATTATTATCATTATTATCATCTTTATCATCCTTATCATCTTTATTATCTTTATTATCTTTATTATCTTTATCATCATTATCTATAATAGTATTATTTGCTATAAGTAATTGTAATTCTTTTTTAGATTTTCTCCCACGTTTTTTTAATATAGGATATTTAACGATCTCGATATTATTTAACATTCAGTTTATATATATATTAATATAACTTTGATTTAAATAGTTTTAAATATATATTTGTCTTATATAATAAATATATTTATGTATTATAACATTTTCTACAAACTGCTATATAATTATCCGAACCTCCTACAACAGTTTGTTGTACTTCATTAGTAATTCTTTTAGAAAATATAGCAAGAGTTCCATTTTTACAAACCGAACAAAGAGATGATAATTTATATACTTTATCGCATAATGGGATTAAATCTAATATTTGTCCGAATTTTTGTTTTTTAAAATCTCCATCTAAACCACATACATAAATTTTTTTTCCATTATTTAACATATCATTAACAATTTCATATAAATCAGAAAAGAATTGTCCTTCATTAATTAAAATAACCGAAGATTGTTTTAATATAATATTAGCATTTTTATTATATTCTACATCCGTAGAATCTGTAGAATCTGTTTCTATTTTGGTTTCTTCTGAATACCAAATATTAGAAAGTGCAGTTGCTTGAAAACAAGGTGCAAATATTTTATCATGACTAGATATAAATGATTCGTGATATCTTTTATCAATTGTATGATTGATAATAGATACAGAAATATTACAAAAAACACATTGTTTATAAATTTCTAAAAGCGTAGTAGTTTTAGAACTAAACATCGGTCCAATAATTAATTCAAGATATCCACTAGGATAATCTTGTTTTATTTGAGTAAATCCGTGATTTACTGAAGAAATCATAGTAATAATAACATACATTAATTATTTAATATTATTTCAATTATATTAAATAATTAATAATTAAATAAAATAATTAATAATTAATTAAATAATTAATTATATAAAAATATGAATTATACTAAATAATAAATAATGAATACGGGTATTCCTTTTGCCGAATTTTATAGACCAAAAAATTTTGAAAGTATAGTTTTAGATCCTTTAAATAAACAAATATTTCAAAATATAATAAATACATCATATTTCCCCAATTTATTATTATATGGTCCTCCTGGAACTGGAAAAACAACAACTATAATAAATTTAATAACAGCATATCAACTTAAATATAATATAAAAAATAAAGATTTAATAATTCATTTAAATGCATCAGATGAGAGAGGAATAGATATAATAAGAAATCATATAAATTTTTTTGTAAATTCCAAACCATTATTCCATACAGGAATGAAATTTGTGATACTAGATGAAGTAGATTATATGACAAAAAATGCACAACAAGCATTAAGATATTTATTACAAAGTTATTCAAATAATGTAAGATTTTGTTTAATATGTAATTATATAAGTAAAATAGATGAAGGATTACAAAATGAATTTATAAAATTACGTTTTAATCAATTACCTAAAAATGATATAATAAATTTTTTATTAAATATATCAAAATGCGAAAATTTAAATATGTCAGAAAAATCAATTTCAAATATTCAACAATTATATAAATCAGATATAAGAAGTATGGTAAATTTTATGCAAACCAATCAAGACATAGTAATAAAAAATGATAACCTAGATTTTTATATAATAGATAATACAATTTGGAATAATTTATTATTAAAAATATTAAAAAAAGAGAGAATAGAAAATATATACACATATGTGAATTTAATTAGTAATCAATATAATATTGACAAAAAAAATATAATAAAAGATTTTTTAAATTATATAATAAATAATCATTCTAAATATGTAAATACAACTTTTTTAAATTTTGTAGAAAATATAATGCATTCTAAAATAGATAATAATAATATTCATATAAATTATTCATTATCTAAATTATTGTCTTTAATAAATGAATAATAACATAATTTACAAAAAAATAATATTAATAATTAAATATTCGTTTTTGTAAATTAACTAAAAAATCATTTGGTGGTGAATTTTTTATTGGTTCAGTATAATTTTGTGTAAGACTATATTGATTTTGATTTAGTTTAATTTTAATTTTATAACTAGGGTGATCATTCTCAATAGTAGAATATTTTTTATTTTTTATATGATCGATTTCAATATTAGAAGATATTTTATTATTTTTATTTTTTAAATACATTATTATATATTATAATATAAAAAATAATTGAAATAATATATAATAATATAAAAATAATTGAAATAATATATAATAATATAAAAATAATTGAAATAATATATAATAATATAAAAATAATTGAAATAATATATAATAATATAAAAAATAATTGAAATAATATATAATAATATAAAGATATACATAAATAGATTATAATGATTTCAACTGGTCAAATTGACTCAGATTGGGAGAATTTTATATCATCCAATTACGATGATATAACATCAAATGAAGAAAATGAAGAAATAACTATAATTAAACAAACAGATGAAGAATTTCTTTCAGCGAATTTATCTTTAGATATAAATACATTAGCTCCTAAAGCAACTGATATATATATATCAACGAAAACAAAGATAGCATATTTAAATACACCTATTGATTTAAAAGATATATTTTGGAAAATTCCAGTAATTATGTATGCAACTCCATCAAATGGAGTAATAAAAAAACAAATAAAATTCAATTCTTTAAATATAGATGAATTAGAATTTATACAAGAAAAACTAAAAAGTGAAGTTTATTTTGAAGAATATATAATTACACATATAAATAATCCTATTGGTAGAATTAAATTTAAAGATACACGAAAAGTAAGTATTGGAATATCAAAAAAAGATATAATGAGTTATCGTTGCAAAAAGAAAAGTGCATTTTATAACTGTTTTGTTTTAATACTTCGTATGAAAATAAATGATATATTCAAAGAATTTCATGTAAAAGTGTTTAATACAGGTAAATTAGAGATTCCTGGAGTTCAAAATGAAGGTATATTTGATTTACTTTTAGTTGAATTATTATCTATTTTACAAATACATTTTACAGAAACGTTATATTATAAAGAAAATAATACAGAAACTGTATTAATAAATTCTAATTTTAATTGTGGTTTTTATATAAATAGAGAAACATTATGTGAAATATTAAAAATGAAATATGGAATACAATCGATATATGATCCGTGTTCTTATCCAGGAATTCAATGTAAATTTTATTATAAACCAGATTATGAAATACAAAATGGATGTCAAATTTCAGAAGAAAATAAACATTTAAATATAATTGTAAAAGAAATTTCATTTATGATATTTAGAACAGGTAGTGTTTTAATTGTTGGTAGATGTGATGAGAATGTATTATTAATAATTTATGATTTCTTAAAAATCATATTAAATAATGAATTTAATCAAATTCATCAGAAAAATGTAAAACCCCTAAATGAAAATATGAATAAATTAAAAAAAAAAAAGATTCGTAAAAAAACGATAATAGTATCATCCTAAAAACCATTTAATAAAAGTAAAATTATCATTATTATTTAAATAAGTATCAAATTCAATTAAATTGATTTTATATTGAATTTTAGAAATATTATTATTTTTAACTAATTTATCAATTAATAAATGATTAATTTCAAAAAATAAATTAATATCATTAATTTTATAATATAATTTATTAATTATATTTTCAAATATAGTTATATTAAATTTTTTATTTAAATTTATTTTTTGAATTAATTGTGATAAATGTATAATATTTGTTTTTTTAATAACATCATCGGTTTGAATAATTTTAATTAAACATGATTGATATAAATTAATATATATTTGTATATTTTTGCAGAATTCATTATAAATAACTGATTTTTGACAAAATGAATTATTAATATTATAAATTGTTTTTTTATAAACATATAATGAAGCATCACGTGAAGATAATTTTAAAAAAATGTTTTGTTCTAATGAGATTTGTTCAATAAATTCAGTATAATAATAAAATGATTTTTGACAATGATAATATGTTAAATCAATATTATTAGTAAAATATAATAAATGTAAAAATACATTGGTAATAGTATCTAATCCACGAATTATAATAAACTTGGATATATTAGAATTGAAAATAATTGTATTTTCAATAATAAAATTAAAATATTCAATAATTAAAAAAGCATATTTTGAAGTAATTAATATGATATCAGTATTTACTATTTTTATATAATTGTCGATATTATTAAGTGTATATTTATTATCAATAATAGATATCTTATCATTTATTGATTTTTTCATTATTTATATATAAGTTATATTTAAATACTTATATTTTTAAATATAAGTATTTAAATATTTAAGTATTTAAATATATAAGTATTTAAAGATTAATAATTTTTAATTATATAATGACTGAAAATAAATCCTCTTCTAAAGAAAATACTTTAAATTATAGATTACCTACTGATGTCACCTTAAAACACGCTGTTAAAATTAGTATTGTAGAAGATAAACCTATATTAATGGATTATTGGACTGCTTCACTTGATAAAAAAGCATTAATCGGAGCTAAAGAAAATAATGAAAAATTATTAGTAAAAAGTGAAGATGAATATACATCACAAATTTCAAAATTTTATAAAAGCGGGACAGAATATATTATTATTACTGAAAATTCTATTTATATTGTATCTAATGAAATACCTACTAAAAGAATTTCTTAAAAAATATTTTAATAATATATCATATTTAATTAATTACTTAATTACTTAATTACTTAATTTAGATTTTAGGAGGTAATACAAAAATATACTCATATTTTTATTTTTTTAATTATTATTTATTATTTAATAAATAATAATAATATTATTATATTTAAGGTATATATAAATGCCTGGATTCGGAACAGGAAGTAATTCAAATGGATCATTTTGGTATGGAAATGCTACAAATTTTCCTGGATTTTTATATAAAAAAAATACAGGAGTCGGTGGAAGAAAAAGCACTAAATTTAATCCTGGAGGAAATATCACATGTAATGGTCCTACATATTTATATAATAAATTTAAACCTGGAACCGGCGGAGTTGGTGCTTCTAGTATTTCTAATAGAAGAGCAAAAAATAGATTAGCAACTGTATGTGCTACTCAAAATTGTTTTTCTTGTTATAATTCACTTGGACAATATAGCAATTATACTCATAATCCAAATGGATATTTTCCATGTCCAAGCACAACTAATAATAAATCCCCTCCATAAATTAATTATTTAATTTAACGAGGAGGCATATATGGTCTATAATAATGATTATCATATTTAACATTTGCGTCATAAAACCCAACACCTGGCGGAGCATTATATGAATAATTATAATTAGAAGTAGGAGTAAATCCTGCAGAAACCGGCGTTTGAGCAGAATTAATATTTAAAAAAACCATATTGGCATAACTTTTTTTTACAGCATTCGCTTTTGTATTACATTGTGTTGCATAATTATACCAATAATTACGAGTTACTCCTACACTTGGAGGTAAACCCATTTTCATTGGTCCTGAAAATGTATTATTATCAATATGATTAATATAAGATTGAATACTTCTAATTCTATGAGGTCTTCCCGCCATTATAATATATAATATATAATATTTATATATTATAAATGAAATCATTAAAAAATAAATCATTAAAAAATAAATATAATTTAAGCAAAAATAAAAATTGTGATAATTTTTGCAAAAAAATGTTAGAACAAAATATTGTTGATTTTAATAAAAATATAGATGAAATGAAAAAAAAACTATTTAAAACTGAACAAGACAAATCTTTTTTAGAACTAATGACTGATGCTAAATATAAAAAAAAAATATTTAATATTTTTTATAAATCGTGTAAACTACATTATTGTAATCCTGGATGTAAAAATACTATTTTAGAAGATGGTACCGATTTACCTACTAGTCTTAAAAATAAATTAAAAAATAATAAACCACGATTGGATATGTTAATGAAAACTAGAAAAAATATTTTTAAAAATAAAACCAGCGTTTTAAAAGATAATTTTTATATAAAATTAAAAAATATTAATAAATTAAAACAAGAAGGAGCTATTTCAGGATGTAGTATTACTAATGATTAAATAATTAATAACCCGTAGGTACCATAGTTGTAACTGGTTGATGATAAAATTGATTATATATTGAATTCATTGCATTATACATAAAAAAATCACTCATAGTTGAATTACAAAATTTGTAACAATGTGTTCCACTAGATATAGTGCTTGATCCATTACTTATTACTTCAACCATAAGATCAGATAATATAAAATTTAGATTTTGACTTGCGGATACAGTTCTTACACCAATATAACTAACAGTTGATGATGCTAAAATAGGATATGAATAACTACCGGTTGACATTCCTACTACATAATTTATAGGAATATATTTACCATTATTAAAATTTTCTTTATTTACTGGAATATTATTAGGTGAAAAACAAAAATTATATAAACCACTAGTAATACCTGTTACTGATGATAATCCACATCCATATGTATTTGCACCTATATTCAAAATTAAATAAGGTATATCATTTGTAGTAAGTGGTGTATTTAGTATATTAACACTAAAATATATTAGATTTAAATTAGATAAAGTTATCATTGTTTTGTTACTATCAGTTATACTAGTACCCCAATTAATATAATCACTAGTTGCGGTTGTTTTTGAATAATTCCATCCATCTGTTGTATTAGTAATAGAAGATACAGGATAGGTTGGAGTAAATATTGGTGTTTTACTCGGACTAATAATAGTATTACTATTTATTTGCATAATAGTTGTTTTAATAACAACATTTTGCAGTATACTTAAACTAGAATTAGTTGCTACTATAGCATTTGATAAAGAAGTAACATTAGTTGCTGTTGAAGATGATAAAGAATTAACATTAGAATTAGTTGCTACTATAGCATTTGATAAAGAAGTAATGGATAAAGTTTGTGAATTATTTACAAGATAATTATTTGATATAGAAACAGATAAAGTACCTACTGATGTAGTTAAAGAAGTAGTTAAAGAAGTAGCAGTAGAATTCGCATTTGATGTACTAGTTGTTAAAGTACCTACAGATGTTGTTAAAGAAGTAGTTAAAGAAGTAGCAGTAGAATTCGCATTTGATGTTGATGTAGTTAAAGAAGTAACATTAGAATTAGTTGCTACTATAGAATTTGACAAAGAAGTAATGGATAAAGTTTGTGAATTATTTACAAGATAATTATTTGATATAGAAACAGATAAAGTACCTACTGATGTTGTTAAAGAAGTAGTTAAAGAAGTAGCAGTAGAATTCGCATTTGATGTACTAGTTGTTAAAGTACCTACAGATGTTGTTAAAGAAGTAGTTAAAGAAGTAGCAGTAGAATTCGCATTTGATGTACTAGTTGTTAAAGTACCTACAGATGTAGTTAAAGAAGTAATTAAAGAAAAAGCAGTAGAATTCGCATTTGTTGTATTAGTTGTTAAACTGCCTACAGATGTTGTTAAAGAAGTAGCAGTAGAATTAATGCTAGATAAACTAGTTGATAAATTATAAATAGAGGTTGATGTAGAAGTTGATAAAAAAGTAATTAAAGAAAAAGCAGTAGAATTCGCATTTGTTGTATTAGTTGTTAAAGAAGTAACATTAGAATTAGTTGCTACTATAGAATTTGACAAAGAAGTAATGGATAAAGCTTGTGAATTATTTACAAGATAATTATTTGATATAGAAACAGATAAAGTGCCTACTGATGTTGTTAAAGAAGTAGTTAAAGAAGTAGCAGTAGAATTCGCATTTGATGTACTAGTAGTTAAAGTGCCTACAGATGTAGTTAAAGAAGCAACATTAGAATTAGTTGCTACTATAGAATTTGACAAAGAAGTAATGGATAAAGCTTGTGAATTATTTACAAGATAATTATTTGATATAGAAACAGATAAAGTGCCTACTGATGTTGTTAAAGAAGTAGTTAAAGAAGTAGCAGTAGAATTCGCATTTGATGTACTAGTTGTTAAAGTGCCTACAGATGTAGTTAAAGAAGTAGTTAAAGAACTAACAGTAGAATTAGTAGCTACAAAATTATTTGATGTTGAAGTTGATAAAGAACTAATGGATGCGGATTGTGAATTATTTGTAGTTAAATTAGTTGATATTGAAGTTGATAAATTATAAATATTTGTTGATGTAGAACTTGATAAAGAACTAACATTAAAATTAGTATTTGATAAACTAGTTGATAAACTAGTAGATAAACTAGTAATAGAAGTTGATAAAGAACTAACATTAGAATTAGTGCTTGATAAACTGGTTGATAAACTAGTAGATAAACTAGCAATAGATGATGATGTAGAAGTTGATAAAGAACTAACATTAGAATTAGTATTTGATAAACTGGTTGATAAACTAGTAGATAAACTAGCAATAGATGATGATGTAGATGTAGATAAAGAACTAGTTAAAGAACTAGCAGTAGAATTCGCGTTTGATGTACTAGTACTTAAATTAGTTATAGTATTATTAGTTACTACTAAACTACTTGATAAAGTAGTAACATTAGAATTAGTTGTTGCTAAAGCGGTTGATAAAGATGTAACATTAGAATTAGTTACTACAAAACTACTGGATGTTGCAGATGATAAAGAACTAACAGTAGAATTAGTTGATAATAGAGAAGTTGTTAAAGAACCAATGGACGATATATCACTACCCTCATAATAATTAACCAAACTACTTAAAGCAGTTATTTGACTATTAGTCATTCCAGTTAAAGTTAATACTTGACCATCAACATATGTTTTATTAGTAGCATCTGTTGGATTTACTGGTGGAGCAGTAATAGTTAAAGTTGTAGTAGGTGCAACTGTAACAACATTTGTAATACTACTATTACTATCTATATATGTTAGATGTGTAATTCCAGGTGTATATATTACATTAGCATAAGGTGTAAGCCCTGACATATGTATATATTATAATAAATATTATTTATTTTACAAATAAAATAATTGTATAATTATTAATACAAATTATTTAGTATATTATTTAGTATATTATTTAGTATATTATTTAGTATATTATTTAGTATATTATTTAGTATATTATTTAGTATATTATTTAGTATATTATTGTATATTATTTAGTATATTATTGTAATAAATAAATTGTAATTACAATTTGTAATATAAATAAATGAAATAAAAATGCTTATTACTATAACGATTATTATAAATTGCGATTTATTTTTAATAATTGGTAAATATGAATGAATAAATTGTATAAAAAAAAATTCTTAAGTAATATAAAATGAGAATTCCTACAGTAATATTTCAAACGTGTTTATTTAAACAACCTAGTTATATTATCGAACAAATACAATCTAAATCAAAAGGTTGGACTTATTATCAGTTTAATAATGAAGAAATTGTATTATATTTAAAAGAAAATGTAATTCCTGAATTTATAGATGCAGTAAATGTATTTAATTCTTTTTCAAGAGAAGAACATAAAAGTGATTTTTTTAAATATTATTATTTATATTTAAATGGAGGAGTGCATATAGATAGTAATGCAATGTTAGAGAGAGAAATAGAATATATAGTTGGTAATTATTCATTTTTTACAGTAAAATCAGCGGTTAATAATAATTCAATGTTTAGTGGATTTCTTGGATCTGAAAAAAAAAATATAATAATATATAATGCACTTAAAAATTTATATAATTTAGATAAAAATGTGTTATTAAATGATAATCATTATATTAGCAAAGATTTATATAATATAATAGATAGTTATAATAATATAGTAAAAGATATTTTAGTGAATTCAATAGATATAATTTCGTTAAAAAATGTAATATATATTGAACGTCTGAATTCAACAACTGAATCTTCATTTTATGATATTTTAAATGATAAAGAAGAGGTTTTATTAAAACATTACTATAATTCAGATATTATTCCAGCAATAAATAATTTTCCAAATAATGTGTTAAAAAATATAAATGAAACAAAAATTGGAATAACTTTACATTTACCAAATTCAGTAAATGGAATGTTTCAAAATGGAATAATACAAAATGTATTATATTTAGGAGAGTTATTAAATAATATAGGTTATGATTGTTATTTTATTATAGATGATAGTAATTTGGATAAAATAGATAAAGAGAGTCTGAATAAAATATTTTATTCAGAAAAGTTTAAATATATAAAACTTTCAACAATTTATATACTAAATTTTGATATAGTATTTACATTAGGTTTTGAATTACCTGTAAATATAATAAAACAATTAAGATATTTAAAAACTAAATTAATAGCATATTTATGTGGAAATTCTTATTTTATTGATACAGAAAAAGTTCTTTATAATCAACATAAAAAGAAAGATTCGTGTAAATATGTTAGTAAGAATGATATAAAAATGTACGATCAATTATGGGGAATACCACAAATGATAAATACAAATCAACATTATTGGGAAACATTATATAGAACTAAATGTATAGAAGTTCCTTTTATATGGTCGGAAAATGCTATAAAATTAGTAATGTTAGCAGAACATAAAGAATATGATGATTTATTATATAAACCAAATGTAAATACGATAAAAAAAATAGCAATTTTTGAACCAAATATAAGTATTATGAAATGGGCGTTCCCATCATTACTAGTTTGTGAAAATGCATATAGATTAGATAATAAAAATATAACTCAAGTATTTGTTAATAATATTTCTAATTTTAATAAAGAAGAATTAGTAGATTTTAATTTAGAATTTTTCAATAAAATAGTGCATAATTTAGATTTATGTATTGACAAGAAAGTATCAATTGAAGGTAGATATAATACCTTGGGGTTTATGACTCAATATGCGAATATAGCTGTTTCTCATCAATGGGAAAATAATTTGAATTATTTATATTTTGATTTGGCATGGATGGGTTGGCCTATTGTTCATAATGCATCATTGTGTAAAGAAGTTGGATATTATTATGATCAATTTAATTATATAGAAGGAGGTGATAAATTAATTGAAGCTATTAATAATCATGATACAAATAAAGATAGTTATCTAACAAAAAATAGAAAAGTGATAGATAATTATTTAACAACAAATGTAGATTTACAAAAAAAATATATAAATTTAATAAATGATTTATTTATGTAAATATGTTAAAAACGATTAATTTATGTTTTAAAAGTATTTCAATTATAAAATATAAAATATAAAATATAAAATATTTTATATTTTCAATAATAGTAAATGACAATTATATAATTTAATATTAAAGAATTTCCAATAATTGTGTGATTTGTTCATTATTTAATTTTTCAGGAAATTCAACATGAAAATGGATAATCATATTTCCTTTAAGTTGATTACGTATTAATCCCATTTCAGTATATATTTTTTTATATTCAGGTAATATGATATTACCTTTATTATTATTTAATGTATAACTTTTCCCGTTAATATATATAATTTCAAATGAGAATCCGCACAAAGCTTCTTTAAGTGTGATAGTTTTATCTAATATTAAATCTAACCCAGATCTTTTAAATAAAGTATCATTATTAATTTTAATAAAAACTTTAACATCACCTTTAATAGTATCATTTAATACATTACCTTTATCTCTTAAAATGATAATTTCAGTATCATCAATTCCACAAGGAATAGTAACATTAATAATATCATTTTCAAATACTTTATTTCCATTTTCAATTATCCATCTTTCAATATCTAATGGAATAATATTTTTAGTTAAAAGTTGTGATAAATTAATAGTTATAGTTTTAATAATAGGAATAGGTTTTTGTAAAGATTGAAAATTATGCATTTGTGCACCATTAAAAATATGTATATTTTGTCCTAAAGGCATTCCCGACATTCCTGGCATTCCCATTCCTGGCATTCCCATTCCTGGCATTCCATGCATTTGAAACGATTGTCCTCCAAACATCATATTAATGATATCTTCAACATTAGCTGCATTCATAGTATTACTATTCATTCTCATAAATGGGTTTGGATTGGATCTTTCATAATCATATGATTTTTTTTTATCTTCATCTCCTAAAACTTCATATGCTTGATTAATTTTAGTAGATAATTCTATATTACCTCCATTTTTATCAGGATGATATTTAAGTTGCAAACTTCTATATGATTTTTTAATTTCATCTTTAGTTGCATTTTCACTTACACCTAAAATTTCATAATAGTTATCAGTCATTATTAATATATTATAAAAAGATATACTTAAATATTTATTAACGTATATAATAAATGAATGATAAATTATTTATTCATAAATATCAACCATTATATTTTATTGATTTTGGAATAGAAACTGATATAATTCAAATGCTTAAAGCATTAATTTTAATAGATAATTTGAATATATTATTTATAGGTAATATCGCTTCAGGAAAAACATCTTTTTTAAATGCATTAATAAAAGAATATTATATTGAATATAAACTAAAAAATTATGAAGAAAATATTTTATATATAAATAGTCTTAAAGAACAAGGAATAAATTATTATAGAACAGATGTTAAAACATTTTGTCAAACACGTTCAAATATAAAAAATAAAAAAAAAATAATTGTATTAGATGATATAGATTTAATTAATGAACAAAGTCAACAAGTTTTTAGAAATTGTATTGATAAATATAGTCATAATGTTCATTTTATATCATCATGTACTAATATTCAAAAAGTAATAGAAAGTTTACAATCTAGATTTACAATTATAAAAATAAAACAATTTAAAAAAGAAAAATTAATTGAAATTATGGATAATATTAAAAAAGTTGAAAATATTATCATAGATGATGATGCTAAAGATTTTATTATCAATATTTCTAATAATACTATCAAAAATCTTATTAATTATATGGAAAAATTTAAATTACTTAATGAACGTATTACATTAAATTTAGCAATTCAACTTTGTTCAAATATAAGTTTTGTAATATTTGAAGAATATACAATTTTAATATTACAACAAGAACTTATAAAAGCAATTCATTTAATTAACGAATTATATGATAAAGGTTATTCTGTAATTGATATACTTGATAATTATTTTATTTTTATAAAAAATACATTAATTATTAATGAAGAACAAAAATATAAAATTATACCTTATATATGTAAATATATTACTATTTTTCATAATATACATGAAGATGAAATTGAACTTTCATTATTTACGAATAATCTTGTTGAAATATTAAAATAATAACATTTTTGTATATTGTATTTTTGTATTTACATATATTATGTCAGTACAAATATTTAAAGAGAAGTTCCCAAATAATTTTTTTTTTGAATTATTAGATTCTATTTGTTTAAAAAATGATAAATATTATACATTTAATCTTAATTCGTTTAAAATAGGAATTTATAATGAATCTATTCAGCAATTTATTATTAAATGTGTATCATATTATCATAATTCTAAACATAAATATTTAAATAATAAACTTACATATAATTCATTTACTACTATATTACGTCAAATATGTAATTTTAATAAAATTACATATACATCTAAAATAGTATATGATAAATCATCGTATAATATTATGTATTATATTTATTATTAACATTTATATATTAAATAATTATTTTCTAAATTGGTTGTATCATTTGTATCATTTGTATCATTAATAAATCCCATTTTTTTATAAAAATTTATTGAACCTTGGATAGGTTTTAATTTTATATTTTCGACAAAAAATAAATTACCTATTTGTAATATTAAATTTATTAATATACGACCATAACCTTTTATATTTATTTTTTTATTTGTAGCCATTAATTCTATAAATAAATTCGGCAATTTACATTTAAATTCTAATGTAGCAAACCCATACACATTCCTATTTTTAGGACACATTAATAGAATTAATATATCATCTTGTTGTAATGATTGTGTTATATATTCTATTTTAATACCACGACATAATTTCTTATTTTTTACTGAAATCATTATTTTTTTACATTTTTTATTATATAATTCCTCATATTTTGTATCAATATCATCCGTTTTTGAATAAATCTTTATATAATCGTTTAATTGAGTTTCCAATATTGCAATTTCAATATTATCATAATCTATATATGGGTTAAAATATATAAATGATTTATATTTTAACTCGTTGTTATCATTATTCATTTATAATATTAATATAAATATTATATTTGAGATAAGTTTAAACTATTTACATTATTTACATTACATTTATTTGTTTTATTTATTTATTTGTTTATTTATTTTTGTTTTTTTTTGTTTTTGTATTTGCTTTTTTTGTATTTTTTATAGTTTGTTTTTTTCCAGAATATTTTCCATTATCTAAATCTTCATTATATTCTAATTGAGATTCATCATCAGAATCTAACTCATCATTTAATTCTGATTCTGTCTCTGTTCCGGATTCATCTGTTTCAGAGTCATCATCATTGTCATCTACTTGTTTTTTTTTTGATTTTGGTGATTTAAATAAAATATCTTCATTATAAGTATTTTTATTTAGAAAACTATTAGAAGAACTACACATATATATTCCTAAACCACTTATGCCTAAAACTAAAGTTGCTAATAATAATGATGTTGTGTCATTCATAGTGTATTATAATTAATTACAATTTAATTATAATAATTAAACTCAACATTTAGTTTCTCTTAGTTCCTTTTCTTTTTCTTCTTTTTTTTCCACCTCCGTGACCATGTTCATTGTTATTGTTACGACGATCGTTATTATTGGAAGTTCCCATAATATTACTATCAGCTGCATAATATCCTCCACCTGCAGCAGCACATAATAAAATTAATGCTAATATATTATTCATATATATATATTAGTTAAAATAATTTTGTGTATTTTTTATTATGCCTAAAGTTTTATTTAAATTATTTTCACATAAATCAATATTATTATATCCAGAAATTTCATTTGATTTATCATTATTATTATCTAAAAAATCAAATGTTATATCATTTGCGTTACGAGGTAAATTTTTATAATTATATAATATTTCATTAACATTATTATAACTACAAATAGTATAATCTAAGAAATTTATTACATCATCAATGTATTTACATTCAAATGAATATGATCCAAAACTACATGATTCATTTAAATCAGTTCGTTTTCCACGAATTATAAAATTATCATATAAATTATTATAAATAATATATATTACTGTATCTATTTTATTTGTATGAGATTCGATTTCTTGAATTTTTAATACTAAACAATCAGGAACTGTATATACCATATAATTAATATTATTATTAATTATTTAAGTATTTTAATAATATATATATTATTATTTAAATATTTAAGTATTTTAATAATATATATATTATTATTTAAATATTTAAATGTTTAAGTATTTAAATATTTAAATATTAACGATTTGTATATTGATTTTTACTTAAATTATTCCCCAAATAATTGGGTTTAAGACCATATAATCCAGGATATTCTGGAACTTTCCAAAATCCAACAAATTTATTTTCAACTTTTCTATTTATATATGGTTCCAATGGTTCTAATATTCCTTCTTCATATGATGTAGTAAGTAATAAATAATTACCAATAATAGTATCTGATTCTAATACTTGTTTTTGTGATAATCTTACAAACCATTGATATTTCGTTCGATTTAATAACTCGGTAGATGGAATTAAAATACCATATGTACTTTTATCTAAATTTAAATAATAATTCGACATTAAATCATCTAATATTATTTGTTTTTCATCAATTGTTTTAGTTCCAATTTCTTTACCTTCAATTAAATTTATATTACTTGAATGGATTTGTTGATTACACCATTTATCAAAACTACCTAAAAATTGTGTATTTGCAGTATAATCATGAGATATAATACGTTCTATAAAAGAATATAATTCTTTAACAGTATTACATTCTTTTGGAGCTCCGCAAAATGATAAATTCGGATAAAAATCTAATTCTGTTGATGTAATATTTCTATCAATAGTTTCACAAAGAAACATTTTTTCATTTTTAATTCCTTTTACATATAAACTAAATAAATTTTTAATACATACAAATGATAAAGGACATATTAATCCACCATAAATATATAATAATTTCATCATACCTAATATTCTAATATTTGATAAAATCGGTTCAGATATTGTTGTCATATTAATATTCCAATTATTGATTAATTGTTTAAATGAATTATCATCTATAATACATATCGTAAATGAAGAATCACAATATTTAATTATACTTCTAACCGTTAAATATAAATATGGTTGATTTAAATCTAATGAACTACGAGAACCAAAATTTAACCAATTCCTTGAATTATATTCATATGGTATATGAATCCATAATATGGGTTTTTTACTCTTACCTAAAGTATCTCCATCCAATAAATATTTTTGAATTTCATTATGTATTTTTGAATTTTTGTCATTTTTATGTGTATTTTCATATCTTTTATATAAAAATCCTAATGTAATTAGAATACAAAAAAGAATAATTAGATTATAAGTTTTCGATGATTTCATATATTATATTATTATATTATTATATATTTTTTCTTTTATTATTTTTTCTTTTACTTTTTTTTTTTGATTTTGATTTTGAATTACCTCCTATTTTAATTGAATTATTTTGTCTTGATTTATATACTGAAGAATATGGATATGTTAAAGTACAATGTAAATGTGAATTAAATTCACTTTTACTATTACTATGATGATATAATAAATTATTTTCTATACCACCATTACATATATTACATACATATGTTGCATAAAATGGTTTTGAAATTTTATTTAATGTATGTTGATAACTATGATGTTTTATTTTATTAGGATATATTTGTGGTGATATTGTTGTTGATGGAACTGGATCTGGTGTTGTTGGTGGAACTGGTGTAGGTGTTGTTGATGGAACTGGTGTAGGTGTTGTTGATGGAAGTGGTGTAGGTGTTGTTGGTGGAACTGGTTTAGGTGTTGTTGGTGGTGAAAATGATTCTTTTATATATTCTGTTAACGATGATAATAATGATTTGGGTTTTACTGAAAATGAAACTGGTTCTGCTGCTTTTGTGGTTAGTGGTGTTTTTGCGACTGGTTCTGTTGCTTTTGCGACTGGATATGCTTTTGCGACTGGTTCGACTGCTTTTATAACTGGATATGATTTTGCAAGAGGTTGTGTTATTGTTGTAACGGGTGAGGTGGTTGCAACTGGTGATAATGTAGTAACTGGTGGTTTTCCAGAAAATTTATTTTTAAGAATTAATATTTCATTATCTGAAATATTTTGACAATTTAATTGAATTTTAAAAAATAAATTTTTATTCAATGTTAAAACTGAAATAGGAGTATCAAATTTGATATAATTTATAATATTTTTTATATTAGTAAAAATAATATTGTCTCCTGAAACAAATAATTCTTCTAAACAATTAAAATGTTCTTTAAAATTAATAATAAAAGGTATTTTAATATAATAATTTAATATATCTATTATGGGCAATGTTTCATTAATATTTAATTTGGTTATATTAAATACATAATTATCATTAATTGATATTATAAAAATAATATTTTTAGATGATATTGCCATTATATATATATATTTGAATAAAATAAAAAATTGAAATTCATTTAAATCTAAAACTATAATTAAATAACAAATGAATTTACCTCTGGAACTAATAATCTATATATTGAATTTTACAGAAGAACATTTTTGGTTAATATTAGGTATTAATTTAAAAAATCTTATTAATGAAAGTATAAAAATTAAAGAAGAAATAATATTTCCTACTATAAAAAATACAAGAACAATTATATTTTATTTTGATGCTATTAAATGTTTATTTGATGATGTTATTTGTTATTCATTCAATAAAAAAATTAATTTTATTCATACAATATTTGGAACTGAAAGACTAATATCTGTATTTTATTGTTTTGATACTGTTAAAAATATAAATTTATATCCTTGTAATCAATTTATAGCATCAAAAAAAGTAAAATTGAAACTAATATTTACTGAATTAGAAAAAATATTATTGAAAAATTTTATAACTAAAGTTCATTATTTTATAAATATATTGTCTACTAATAAGTATTTAAAAAATAATTTTGATAAATTTAGAACAGGACAAGAGCAAAAAATGATTTTGAAAAAATTAACAACTAAATTTGGAAGACAATTAAAAAAACATTTGGTTTAAAAAATTTAATAAATAAATTAATCTCTAACAACAATATTTTTTCTAAAAAGAATTGTTTGAAATCGTCCAGTTCTTTTTTATTTATTTTTATTTTTTATTAATTTTGAATTTCGAGGTGTTCTCTCTATTTTTTCTTCATTACTAAATATTTTAAGGATTTCTTCTTCTGTAATCAAAGGTTCTTTACTTTGTTGTATTTTGTCTTCTTCTTCTTTTAATTTATTAATTAAATTGGTTTCTGCTTTCGCACGAATTCTTTGTTTAGTTTTTTCAATTTTCGATTTATTTTTTAATTGTGATTCTGTAGCAGGTGTATCACCATTTCCATTTAATCCAAAATTATTAACTCCTAATTTACTTAACATTGTTTGTATATTTTCCATTCCAGGCATATTTTTCATTTTATTCATAATATCAGTAGCTTCCATAACGAGTTCGCTTTCGGATAAATCTCCAGATTTTATTTTATTTTCTAATCTACTTCCAACAGTTTTAACTAATCCCATAATTTTAGTAGGATTTTGAACTAATTTTTGAAGTATATCTTTCATATCAGTAGCATCATCAAAATCAATATCTAAATTAGAAGCGGTTTCTTCGGCGATTTCACGTGCTAATTGTCCTAATTTTCCATCTAACATATCAGTGATATGAGTGTGAATTTTAGTAGCATCAGGTAAATTAGAATTAGATTCTAAATTATTATCTAAATCGAATACATTATTACTTAAATCGAATAATCCGTGCATTTGAGATAATGTTTCTTCTAATTTACTTTTAAATTCCTCTTGATCGATAGTTTCAAACATTTTAGCAGTATCCCCAAAAGCATTTTTATTATTAAGTGTTCCTACAATTGAAAACATAATTAATTGTAAATATTTCCAAATAGTTTCACGTGTTTTGCTGGATATATCATATTGCCATAGATTTTTGAAATGTATTTTTGGAAGGAATTCAGTATCAATTTGTGAATCTTCTTTAAACATATCTTCATTTTGATATAAAATATCAAAAAATCTAGGTGGCATTTTTTTTTGACAAAAATTGAATAAAAGAATAATAGATTGTTTTTCAGCTTCTAAAAAAGTTAATTTACGTTCGGTTTCATCATCGATATAATTGAATTCATCAATATTTTTCCACCATTTATTAATAAAATGAATATATTCTGGAAATGTAATTTTTAAATCAGAAATAAAATCTCTAATAATTTTAAAGAATTCTTCGGGAATACTATTATCTAACGGAATATTATCTAGTGAGTTATTTGAGAGAATTTCATCCATTTAATTATAATTATATATATTTATTTAAATCAATCTTATTAATATATATATTATTTAATTAAAATAATATATATTATTATATTTATAATTTATATTATTATATTTATAATTTATATTATTATATTTATAATTTATATTATATATAAATCGGACAATTTTGTTAAAATTTGTATATATTTCATAGTTGTATGTTGTTGTGTTGGATCCATATTTTTAATAGGTTGTCGTAATCTATCTATACATTCCATTATTTTATCATAATTAGTAGAATATATATCTTGAGAATAATCTTTATTTATAAAAAAACTTAAATCCCCCGATTCAATTTCGGTTTTATATTTTAATACAATACAAGTTTTCCAAATTTTAATAATTATTTTGGGATTTGATTTTCTAGCAAGAATAAAAGCATTTTTAGAAGTTACTATATCTGTATCATCAGGAAAAATTGTTTCTATATAATTTATAAATTCTATAAATTGATTATTAAAAGTTAATAAAATATTACTCATTTATGTATTTATTATATTCTTTTTAAATTACTTTTAAATTACTTTATTAAAAATTGAATTAATTTAAAATTAAAAACTCATTGGTGGTTTATTTCCCGTTATCATTTTTAAATCCGAATCACGCTGTTCTTGCATTCTTTTCATTCTTGAATCCATTTCTTGATTAGAATCATCTTCACCCATTTTTTTTGTTCCTCGAATTGTTGTATTATCATCTTCGTTTGATTTAGTTATTTCTCCATTATGAGCTGTTGATAAATCTACATAATTATGCATTTGACGCATTCCTCCATTGCCTTTTGCTTCTAAATCTTCATGTGTTTGATCTAAAAAACTATACTGATCTGATATAATATTATTAAATCCACTATTAAATGCAAATGCCATTGGTTCCATATTGTTTTGAGTCGCTTTTTTAACTTCCACTTCTTGAGATGGTTTTAAATGTTGTAAAATTTGTTCTCCAAATAAAACTTTATATCCATTATTTAATAAAAGTAATGCTGGAACACGTGTAACATTTTCAGGTAAAATTATTTGTTGATTATTCTCTAAAATAACATATGTTTTATTATTACTATCTGTTGTTCTTCTATCAATACATATAAAATGTATCTCTTTTTGAAGATTCATTTTGGCTAAAATTTGTAAATATTTTTTACAAACATCACAATATTTACTATAGTAAAAAATTGAACTCATTTATTTATAATTAGTTATTTCAATTATATATTTAACTCATTTACAAAAATATGATTTAAAAAATATGATTTAAAAAATATGATTTAAAAAATATGATTTAAAAAAAAATGATTTAAATTTATAATTTAAATATAAACTATTATTAATACAATGAATCCAACTATCGATTTCAATGCACATACCACAACTCAAGAAATTGAGGATGATATGTTATTACATTTTACTCTTAATGGAGTTAATGTTAGTTTGGCTAATGGACTTCGCAGAACAATTATATCTGATATACCTATAATTGTATTTAAAACTACACCTAATAATTTAAATAAATGTGTTATTACTACAAATACCACACGATTAAATAATGAAATTATTAAACAACGATTAAGTTGTATTCCTATTCATATTAAAGAAATTAATGATTTCCCTTTAGATAAATATATTATGGAAGTCAATGTACAAAATAATACTGATACTATTATATATGTCACTACTGAAAATTTTACTATTCGAGATATTACTACATTAGAACCAATTTCTGATGAAAAACTTAGAGAAATATTCCCTGCTGATCCTTATACTAATTACTTTATTGATTTCGTAAGATTACGACCTAAAATGGCAGATGAATTGTCTGGAGAAAAATTACATCTTACGTGTGAATTTAATATCGGTTCTGCTAAAGAAGATGGAATGTTTAATGTTATCTCTACATGTTCTTATGGAAATACAATTGATATTCGTAATCAAGAAATCGAATTAGAAAAAAAAATACAAATATGGAAAGATGAAGATAAAAATCAAGCTGAAATACAATTCGAAATTGATAATTGGAAATTACTTGATGGAAAAAGAATATTTTTACAAAATAGTTTTGATTTTGTTATTAAATCTATAGGTATTTATGATAATCACGAAATTGTTTTTCAAGGTTGTTTAATTTTAATTCAAAAATTTACGGAAATTAATACTATTATTGATAATAATGAACTTGAAATCATTAATTCACGAACTACTTTATTAAATTCTTTTGATATTATTCTTCAAAATGAAGATTATACTATTGGTAAAATATTAGAATATTTATTATATTCTAAATATTATGAAACTAAAGTTTTAAATTTTTGCGGATTTAAAAAAATACATCCACACGATACATTTAGTATTATTAAAATCTCTTATACTGAACCGGTTGAACTATCTACTATAAAAGGACATTTAAAAGAATGTATTACTGATGCTATTGAAGTTTATTTAAAAATACAAAAATCATTCACACCATAAGTATTTAAATATTTAATTAATAATAATTTATATTATTAATTAAATTTAATTAAATTAAATATTTTATATAATTATTAATTATTAATTTCTTTTTGTATTTTTTCTTTTTTTATATTTATTTTTAGATGTAATTCTTTTTTTATATTTGTAATTATTTTTATATGTAATTCTTTTTTTATATTTAGAATTTTTTTTTGTATTTCCACCAGATGAAGCTGAAGCTGAAGATGAAGCAACTAATGGATTATGTAAATGTGATTCTATATCATCTAATAAATTATGTGATTTTGTATTAACTGATGGTTCTTCTGATGAAGATGCTGATGAAGAAACTACTGGTTTATGTGATTCTGTATTATCTAATGTACGTGATGTTGTATTATCTAATGTACGTGATGTTGTATTATCTAATGTACGTGATGTTGTATTAGATATTGTAGAAGTTTTTACATTTACTGGTAAAAATTGATTAGATAATTTGTCTGATACTATTTCTACCATTTTTTGTTTGTTAGTTTCTAATTTTTCTAAATCGTGTTCTTCTAATTGTAATATTTCTATTTGTTTTTTAATATTTTTTAAATTTATTTCAATAATTTCTTTTTTTAATTTTCGATCTTTACCAGCTTGTATTCTAGCTATTCTTCTTTTATTTGCTTGTAACATTTTTTCATTTGTTTCTATTCTTTCTTTTTCCGCTTGTTTTCTCTCTTTTTCAGCTTCTATACTTTCATTTAAAATATTAGTTAATTCAGATTTTAATTTATCAAATTCTACTTTATATTGTATTATATTTTTTTTAATTTCTTCTGATTTTTCTAAATATATTTTTGTTTCTTGAATTTTATTTATTTTTATTGTTGCAACTTTATTTTGTAAAAATATTTGTTTTTGTTGTTGTTCTATTATATTATGTTCCTTACGTATTTTATCTTCTTCTATTTTTAATATTTCCGCTTTCTTATTTTTATCTTCTTCTTTTTGTTGAAATTGTATTTGTAATGCTTTATTTTTCTCTTCTTCTGCTTTTAAAATTTGTCCTCTTATTTGTTCTTCTTTTTGTAATGTTTTTTCTTTTTCTATTTGCATTTGTTCTGCTTTTATTTTATCTTGTTCTTCTTTTAATTGTTCTTCTTTTTCTAATACTTTTTCTTTTTCTAATTTCATTTGTTCTGCTTTTATTTGTTCTTTTTCTGCTTTTAATAATTGTTCTCTTATTTGTTGTTCTTTTTGTAATGATTCTTCTTTTTCTACTTTTAAAAGATGAGCTTTTATTTCTTGTTGTTCTGTTTTCATTTTATCTTGTTCTAGTTTTAATTTATCTTCTATTAATTTCATTTTATCTTGTTCTTCTTTTAGTTCATTCTCAATTGTTTTTATATTTATTTGTTCAGTTGATAATATTTGTTCATTTTTTCTTATATTTAATTGTTCAGTTGATAACATTTGTTCATTATTTTTTATATTTACGTGATCAGATGATAACATACGATCATTTAATGATAACACTTGTTCATTTTGTTTTATTTTTTCTTGTTCGTTTTTCAAATGATGTTGGTTCATTCTTATGTTGTTTTGTTCCATCATTAGTTTTTTATTGTTTTCATATGCTTCAATTCGACCTTTAATAATTTCTTGATTTTGTTGTTGCAATAAATCCATATATATATATAATTATAATAATTCTTAATTTAAATATTTAATAACTTATATAAGTTATTAAAATATACTTAAATATTTAGGAACTACATTATAAATTTTAAAAATTAAATTATTGATTTATATTTAACTATTTATTTATATTATAAATATAGAAACAAATGTCATCTAATAATCCTAAAAGTATTTTAAAATCAAATCCTAAATTAAATAATAACACACTAGAATTACAATTAGGTGATATCATACATATTACAAATCCATCGAATGATATATTAAATAATCAAACTTTTATTATTGATTATATTGATAAATCTAAAATTTATCTATTTAATACAAATACTCTAGATAAAATTAGAATTAATATATCTGAAGACGGTGTATTAGATGATGGTCATATTACACGCATTGCTATTTTAAGTCGTAATGAAAGTCCCAGTTATTGTATACAAAATAATTTATTACCAGGAAAATGGATAAATATCTATTTTACTGGAGAATATCCATTTACTTTAACCGGTGAAATTACCAATTTGGAAGATGATATGATTGAAATAACCACTATAGATAAAGATACTATGTATATAAATTTTGATTATAAAGGTCTTCCAGAAGATTTACCAATTGAAATGATTGAAATTAGAGAAAAACCTGAATTATTCGAAAAAGAAGAAGAAGAAGGAGAAGAAGGAAAAGAAGAAGGAAAAGAAGAAGGAAAAGAAGAAGGAAAAGAAGAAGGAGAAGGAGAAGAAGCAGAAATAGAAGCAGAAATAGAAGCAGAAATTAAAAGAGGAGAACAAAAAGAAGAAGAAGAATCTACTATTAAAATACCTAGTAATACATCATATGTTTTTAATAAAATAAAAGATTACATAATTAAAGCAGATCAATCACAATATGGTGATGAAATATTAGGACCAATTGTTAAATATATTCCATCCGCAAAAAATCAAAATTATACTTTAGAAACACAATTAAGTGATTTATTAGATAATTTTCTATCAGAAATACCTAATCTAGGTAGAAAAACCTCCGTTTTAAATAATATTCATATAATGATTGAACGTTATAAACAATTGAGAGAACAATTTTCCTATTTCGATGAATTTGAGAATGTTTTAGGTGCTGTAATAAATGAATCCACCAATAAACCATTATATAGATATTTTGATAAATTTGATATTAATTTATATTGGATTTTACCTACTGTAGGAAATATAAAAAAAGTATATAATGTAAATCAAGATGAACCGATTGATGATATTATAAATATAGATTTAAATGAAGATATAAAAAGTATAATAGAAATTCTAAAAATGTATAAATCAAATGATTTTAATGAAAATGAGAATGCGTATTCAACTTTATATAGAGAGTTAAATCCATATTTTACACCATTTGAAGAAATAAATGAAGAGAATTTAAATGAAATACTTATAGAAAAAAGTGTAAATAGTAATATTACCGTAATTACAGATAATTTAGAAAATATGAATTCATCGGTTTTTACTAATAATTTAATAAAAAATAAACGTTTTAATATTCAAACATATAATTTAGATTTAACCAAATTAGATACAATAGATTCTACTAGTAGTCGTTTAATTACAGTAAGAAGTGATATTACACAAAATGATATTATGTCTATTAAATCATTTATAACTTTACCTGAACCGGTAATACGATTTTCTAAAATAAATCTACCAGGAACATCTATTTTAGATAAAGCAAATTTAAATTTAGCATTTTTAAATTATTGGCAATTATTGAAAAAAAAAACAATTGTTAATAATAAATATATATATAATTTTAAAGAAATTGGAATAAATGAAACTAATTTTGCAAATAGCATTAAAAATTATTATTTAAATTTAGATGAACATAGAGGAATAGATAAATTAGAAACTTATAAAAAATTCATTAATACAATTATTCCTCAAACAAAAATACTATTTAATTTAATGAAAAAATATATAATTGGAAAATTAACTGTTGTAGATATCGTTTCTTATTTAGAACCATTTTTAATTTATACAGATGATATCACTTATATGCAATATAGAGAAATTATTGATTTTATAGATAAACAAATTTCAGAACATAATAGATATTTTATTGAAAAGATGCGTATATTTAGATCATTATTAATATCTATATCAGTTAATTTTAGTAAATCATTTTCAATAATTGAAATAATTATTGAAGATTTAAGAAATCGTGTTTTTAGTGAAGTATATGATTTAAATGAACCAACTAAAACATTTTCCAATTCAGAAATTCTTCAAAAAATAACATTAGATAATTATGGTAAATTTTATACTACAGCAATATCTTTACAATCTATTGCATTAATGTTTCCAAATGAACATTTAGCCCTTTTTGAAATAGATGAAAACAGCACTAATGATAAATTATTATTAGAAAATGCTAATGAAAAATGTAAAACAGTAACTATTTCTAAATATTATATTTCATTAGATGCGTTAGAAGCAGATAATAATACAAATATTTATTTTGATAAACGATATGATAAAACTAATTATGGAATATTAGAAGATACTAATAATTATGGAAAACAATTACTTACAATGAACCCAGATGAATTAGAAAAATATATAACAGAAGATTTAATAAAAAGAAAAAGAATGTCTCCGGATAATGCTGCATATTTAGCGAATACTTTAGTTAATGGACATAAGAAAGTAATAGAAGGTCAATTTGCTATTTTATATAAAGGATATAATGAAAAATATTCAGAACAAATGAATTATTATATTCGTAAAGATAATAAATGGGTTTTAGATGAAAATGTCAATAAAGATAATATTAATACAGATGAAACCTCGATATTATGTAATTCACAACCTGAATGTATAAATGTATATGATGGAAATGATGATAATTGTAATAGTATAAATTCAACTGAATTAGATATTCAAACCAAATTATTAAAAGATGTTATAAATGAATTCGATCATAAATATAAAATTTCAAAAGATGATTTTTTTGAATTAATTAAAGGTAAATTCGATTACTTATTTTCAATAAATCCATTATTATTTAATATTAGAATTTTTAATCTGTTAAAATATAATAATCAACAATATAAATTAGGATTAATTATACAAGAAGATATTAATATTTTACCAATTTCACCTTATGCACAACTGCGTGATATGATTTTAAAACAACACGATTTTGTAAAAAAACAACACGATATAATTAAATTTTGTAATAATTATACTAGAAATGCAGTCAAAGGATTAGGACCTTTAAATATAATGGAATCAGATCATTGGTTATATTGTAATAAAACAAATGTAGAATTATTACCAACATTCAAATTAAATTTAGCAGAATCATATATTATTGATGGTCCTTATCAATATCTAGATTATCTTAAATTAATAAAATCACAAATTGGAACGTGTGATGAAAGTGATTGGTGGTGTGATCGTAATACAGGTTGGTCTATTTGTCCGGTAGATTTTGATATTGAAGAAGGATTTGAAGAAGGTTTTAAAATTTCAACTAGATCAATTATAGAAGAAGACGCAGGTACAAAAATAATTTCTAAATTAAATAATTCTACAATAAAATATGATACTCCTGATACAAAAATGATAAATAATATTATAAATATTCTCTCGAATAATATGAATATTAATCTTGAAAATCAAAAAGAATTTATTATTAATTGTGTATTAAATATAATTAAAGACCATGTTGAAATTGAAAGTAAATACAATTTAAGAATTAGAGAAATGGCTGAAAAAGGTAAAAAAACCGCATCATATAAAGATTATTATAATTCATCCATTTTATATTATACATTGGGAATGTATTTAATAGGTATCCAAACCTCAATTCCATCAATTCAAACAAGAAAAACCTATCCTGGTTGTATTCGTTCATTTGGAGGATATCCATTTGAAGGTTCTGATTTAAGTAGTTTAACTTATTTAACATGTGTTGTATATGATATAAAACAATCAGGAGAACCTTGGTATGTATTAAAAAAACAAAAAAAGGATTCTATAATGAATAAGATAAAAACTATAATTGATACAATGTTATATGAAATACCTGATGTTAAAAGAAAAATTGATGAAAAAACGACTTTTTTATTATTTTCGCCAGATATAGAATCTATACCAGAACAACATAATATTGTGAGATGGACTGAATTTTTACCTCCATTATCTAATTTTAAAATTACTCATCTAAATAATATTTCTACTGAATTTAAGAAGAGTTTATTAAATGAATTAAGAGAGGGAAATAGAAATCAAAGAGAGAAGATATTAGTGGTAAATTCAAAAATAATTCTATTTTCTTTAGCTATTATAGAAATAATACAAGAAATAGTAAAAAAGAATAAAATATTACTTTCAACAGTTGAAAATGGTTGTTGTCAAAGTGTAGAAAACGAATCAACCATTGATTATTTTTCTAAAATAGATCCTAATATTAAAATATATAATAATACAGTTTTTCAATTATCTAATATAATTGAAGATATAATAAGTTATTCAAAAAGTGGATTATTTTATAGTAATATAAATACAAAAAATATATATCCATCAATAAATTTAAATTTTAATGAAAAGATATATTATTTAGCATTTATTTATTTTTGTAAATTTAAATCAATTATACCTATTCCAGAAGATTTATTACCATTATGTAATAGTAAACCAGATAAAAAACTGATTAATTATAATGATTCGGATGAATTAATAATTCAAAAACTTAAAAATGAAGGTATTGTTTATACAAATGAAGAATTTTTAAAATTGCTTCAAATAATTAGTAAAAATAATATTATTAATATTAATTTACAAAATAAAGTATTATCTTCACTAACAAATTTTATTAATTTATTACAATTATTTAAAGATTCAGAAGAACCATATGATAAAAATTTATGTGATAATATAATTAAAAGCGTAGATTTTAGTGATAATAATGAGAATGATAAATTAAATCCAGAAACTAGAAATTTAAATAATTTTTTAGTTAAAAATACTACAGATATGAAAGATATAATTATTCAATTTATTGAAAAAAATATTAGTTCAACAATAACTAAAAATATACTTAGAAAAACAATTAAAATAATAAATGAATTATTTATTTGGAATACAGATACTTTAACTAGAACTAGAATAGAACCTATTTCAATTGCAGATGATAAAACATATAATATTAATAATTTTTATAAAAATACTATTGAAAAATTAGTGAATTTATTTCCAAATATTATTTTAAATAAAGTTAAATTTGAAACAAATATTCCAAATTATTATGGTTTTTCATTATCTCACGGGAATAAATTGAAAAAATCGATTAGTAAATTTTATGAAAAATTAAAACCTTTTTATGGAAATAATACTTTATTAAATATACTTAATACAATTCCCCAAATACTACATAATTTAATTTTAATGACGAATTCTACTCCTTGTTTTACAACTATAAAAATTAAAGAAAGTATTTTAAAATATAATGTATTTAATGAAAGAACTTCACGATTATTATTTGAATATTATTTACTCAATGTTTTTATTAATTATATTAATTTAATTGAAGATCCTGAAATGATTGTTTCTGAAATGAAACCATCTTCTGAAGTGGCGGAATTATTTACTTCTGAATATCTTGAAGAAGTCGAAACTAAAATTGATTTATCTACTACTTCACAAAAAATAATAGATACACAATTATTAATAGGAAATAAAAAGAAACTACGACAAAATATGGTTGAATTATTTATTGCTTTTTTTGATATAGTTAATTCAGAAAAAGATGTTATTAATATTTCATATGATCAAATACAAGATAGAATATTTAAAATAAAAGAAAAAGAGAAGAATTTAGTAACAGATAGATTAAAACAAATGACAGATGAGGAAAGACATGTTGATACTATTCTAAAAATTAATAAATTATCCATGTATAGTAAAGGATTACAAAAAGGGTTAACAACATTAGATAAAGATTTTTATGATGAAGAACAAGAATTTAGAGATAATATGACACAAACAGAACAAAATATTCGAAAACAAAATAATGATGCGAATGATGATAATATAGATATATTAATGGATGATTATATGGAACAACAAGCGGTAGATACAGCAATAGATGATGAAGTATATGATATGAGATATATGAATGAAACTTATTATGATGGAAATACTGATGGAACAGGAGCACCTGAAGAAGAATATGATGATTATCAAGATGAAGATTAATTAAGATGAAGATTAATATTAAGATTAATTAAGATGAAGATTAATATTAAATAATATTAACTTTGATAATTTAAATTGTATAATTATATATAATGTATAAGAATTATATTCGAAAAAATATATTATTAGTATCTATATTATTATTTATAATAATTTTTGGAATAATACAAATATATAAACCTTTATGTTTATATAATACTAATGGAAGTATTCGTGAATTTGGTATTGGATATAAAAATAAAACAATTATGCCTATTTGGTTATTATCTTTAATTTTAGGCATTTTTTGTTATTTAAGTGTATTATATTATGTTACATATTCTAATTTATTATTTTAATATATATATAAACAACTTAAAGAAACAGATGTTCCTTTAATTTGTTATTGTATATACTGTATTATCTGACGCTGCTTGAGTCGTTGATTCTTCATTCAAAAATTCTTGATAATTTTGACTTAGAGTACTTGTGCTACTAGTACAACCTTTTGTTGAAATCTTTAATTGAACTATTGCTGTTAATAATACACCCGTATAAATATACCACATCGCTAAACCTACATCATCTTTCGAAACTACTATTTTTAATAATTCATTTTTTAATGTTTCATTTTCAGAAGTATCTGATTTATATTTTTCTTTCATTAATGGTTTTAATATATCCCAATAACTAATAAAATTTAAAGGAGTTATTTCATTTATTAAAATTGATGTATTACCACATATCTTTATTATTGCATCTGCTGCATCCATCATCGCTTGCTTTTCTGTTGGACTCGCATCTGCTTTATCTATATCCGTTTGCACATTCTTATTTACTAATAATTCATTTATTATTTTATTTGCTGAATGTGCTACCCAAAAATAACCTATTACATTCGAAAAGGCAGTTTTAAAACCTGGATACATCATAATTACTACAATCATTACACCAAATATTAAAGTCCATGGAATAAATGTATAAATACTTGCAAATATCATATTTTCAGTTATATTTCCACCACACGTTGATGATATCACATAAGAATTTACTATAAATTGAATTATTATTACTAATAATATATAAATACCTAAAAATTTATAATTACTACTTTTATAACTTAAATATTTATTATTATCACTTAATATATCGTATGTTAATTTCGGCTTTAGTTCAAAAAAATAAAATATTGTTGTAAATATAAAAGTTATTATATTTAAATAAGAATTAAACATATAATAATATGTATAATTTAATTTTATTTTTTAATAGTATTTATTATGAATGTTGAAGAATTTATAAAACCACAACTTACTGAACCAGGTGTTAAATATTTCTTACATAATACATTAAAACAATGCCATATTATTAGAGAAAAATTTCATAATTTAGTCTTTAATGTTGGAATGCTTATTGCTTTTTTTATTGTTTTAGCATTAATTTTATTATATAAATATAAAGGAAAATTAACTCCTATTGAATTACAACAAAAAAATAAACAAAAACAACAATATATTTTATCTAAAATTCAAAACTTTCAACAAGCTAAACGTATTGCTCATCAAGAATTAATTACTGGATTACCTAATTGGGATTAACATATTTTATTCATATTATTATACATTATTCTCTCTTATTAATTTAAATTATATATTATTAATATAATAATATATAATGACTGCACCCGCACAACCAATAGTATATGATGTTGTTGAGTCTTTAAATGAATATTTTAAATTAAAAAATAGTTATGAAACACAATATATGGCATTTAAAAGAAAAATTATTAATAATAATACTCTTAATAATAAAGATAAAAAAAAAGAATTTCTTAAATTAAAACCTAAATGTATTAATTGTAAAAGACCTGGAGGTACTCGTTTTCAAACTATTTATTTTGAAGAAACTGATACTGTCGAATCTTATAAACAATATACTGCTATTTGTGGAATTATTTCTAATCCTTGTAGTTTAAATATTAAAATACATATTGGTAAAACAGAACAAATTAATGAAATATTAATTTCTATTGAAAATGAAATTAAAGAATATAAAAGAATTATTATTAATAATAAAAATAAATTACTTTTCGGTTATTTAACAACTGAACAAGCTTTAACTAATTTTGATGAAATTAAATCTTCTATTACTGTATATACATCTTTATATATAGAATATTTAGAACAATATAATAAAATTTTTGATAATACTGAAAAAAATGAAGAATTAAATCAAGCCATTCTTAATTCATATACACAAATTAATTTAATCAAAAATTGTATTAAACAAATGAATTTAACACAAAATATACAATATGCTAAAGATGCTGTAAATATATATAATAATGAGTTATTACCTTTACTAAATATCATTCGTGATTTAAAATATAATGAAAATATTATATATAATGATGATAATATGTGTAATTTAATTCAACATAAACATAGTATTGCTTCATTATCATACACTATGTTTGAAAATAAAGTAATTGAATTTAATATCGGTAATGAAACTATACCTGAATCTAAAACAACTGAACCAGATGAATTACCTACATCATCTGAAACTACATCTAAAAAACCCATTCAATTATTAAAATCACCTAAAATACTTAAATCTAGTTTATTTAAATCATCTACACAACTTAAAAAACCTAAAAAACCTACACCTGTTATACCTGCTACACCTGCTACACCTGAAACACCTGAAACACCTGAAACACCTAGTCCTAGAACACCTGTTACACCTGCTACACCTGTTACACCTGTTACACCTGTTATTCACGAACCAATCGTTCGCGATCAACCTAATTATGGACAACCAGCAGATGATATAAATTCTTTATCTTGGAATATTCCACAATATACTCAATTATGGAATAAATTACCTATAAAACTTAAAAATGCTTTAATAAATAATCACGAATGGTTAGTAGAATTTATGTTTAATTGTGTCAATGCCACAAATAATGAAACCCCTTGCACTTTTACTGCACCGCCAAATATAGAATTTCCTCCATTTTTATCAATTTCAGGTAATTATAATTTTAATAATCCAATATATAACGCAGTTTTTAATAAATTAAATCAAACTTTAAAAGATAAATATTTAACATATTTTAATATTGATGATACTGGAGAAAGAAACTATACTAGAATGCGAAATATTATGAATGAACTTGTTAGAAAAGAACTTGATTTTAATCAAGGAGTATTTTAATAGAATTATTTTATTTTAATTAAATATGTATATATTTTATGATATTAAAATATATTTCTATTAAAATATTCTTAATTAGTTTTGCTATAGGAATTTTCTTTATTTATATTTTAGGTCCTGAAATTAAAAAAATCTTTATTTATCCTACTCCTGAAACTATTGATAAATTCTTATTTAGAGATAAAGCTAATAATTGCTTTTATTTTAAACAAGAAGAAATACAATGCCCTAATGATGAATCTATGATATCAACTATTCCAATACAATCTTAATATTATATTAATCTATATAATATATATTATTTATTATATAATCTATAATACAATCTTAATATTATTAAAAAAAACAAACATATATTATATATAATGGCTATTCATCTTGATAAATTCGTTCATACTTCTACAGGAAGAATTATAATGTCTATTTTATTAGGATTTGGATTAGCTTCTCTTTTTAGAGCTGTATGTAAAAATAAAGATTGTATTATATTTCACGCACCACCTTTAGAAGAAATTAAAGATAAAATATATAAATATAATGGAAAATGTGTTAAATATAATCTTATACCAACTAAATGTAATACTAATCTTAAAATTATTGAATTTGCGTAATTATTATAATCAATCATTCTTTATATAATAATAATGAATAATGGATCCAATATTTTAGATTTACCTACTGACCCCATTGGTAATATGAATAATAATAATATATCTTTAACTGCTACTGAAAATGTAGATAACTCATCTTCACCTGATTCTACAGGATTATCTTTAGACCAATCTACTATTAATCAAATCGTCAATGGATTACAAAAAGCATCTATCAGTGGAGCAACACAATTATCGTCACGTGATATACCTATGGTATCTAATCATTGTATAGATGCAGAAGTTCAACCAAATTATATTCCACCAATCAATAAAACTAATATTGATTATATAGATAATTGTGAAAAAACATCTGATATAATTAATAATTATAATAAACCATATTCAACTACATCATTAGATAACATATATAATGAAATTCAAACACCATTATTACTTTCTGTATTATATTTTTTATTTCAATTACCATTTTTTAAAAATGGTCTATTTAAGTATTTACCTATTTTATTTTCTAATGCAGGTAATTTAAATATTAAAGGATTTTTGTTTACTAGTATATTATTTAGTATGTTTTTTTATTTATTGAATAAAATTATTTTTTATTTTAATAAATTTTAATAATTGTTAATTATTATTATTATTTAGAGTTGTAAATTTATTTTTTTACAACTGAAAATTTCATATTTTCCATATTTTTCATAGTTTCTGTAATTTTTCGAACATTACAACAACTATAACAAGTATTTAATACTAAAATTAAATATATTATTCCAATTAATATTAATATTTCTAAATCAATTTCATAATTTAATATTTTTATTTTCATATATATAGTATAATATTTATTTTATTTATTTTATTTATTTGGTTTTTTTACTTTTGTTGATTTTTTTACTTTTTTTTATTTTTTTTGTTTTTTTTACTATTTTATTTTTTTGTGTTTTTCCACCTTTTATATGATTATCTTTTTCATCATCATCATCGTTATCATTATGGTGATGATGTTTATGTTGATGATGGTTATCATTATCATTATTATTATCATTATCTGATTCACTATCTGAATCACTTGATTCACTATCCGAATCACTTGATTCACTATCTGAATCACTTGATTCACTATCTGAATCACTTGAATCACTATCACTATCATCATTCTTTGATTTTTTAGATTTGTGTTTTTTAGAATCTTGTTTTTTAGAATCTTGTTTTTTAGAATCGTCTTTTTTAGAATCGTCTTTTTTAGAATCGTCTTTTTTAGAATCGTCTTTTTTAGATTCTTTATCAAATGGTTTATAATTTAAAAACCATTCTTGAAATTCTTTACTATTTTTATCTTTTTTAAGTTTTTCAAATTGTAAAGATTTAATAGAACGAATTTCTGAAAGTGTTTCTTGATGTCCATAACATTTTATACTAAATTGTTTAAGAATACCTTTTTGATCTACTTTATGTTTTTGTTGAAGATCAAATAAAAATTTAGAAGTACACAATATTCTATCTAAAAAATGTTTATAATAAGGTTTATCTACATACATAAAAGCTAAATAAAAACTTAACATAGTATCAATTGTGGCTATTCTAATTTTTTTACCATTAATTTTAATAGTATTATAACTATGACACGCTAATGGTTTATATACATATGCTATTATATTTGAGTCAACTGATATTTCATAATGTTCTGAAACAATTTCACCAACAGATGGTTTTTTTAAAACTTCAACGTCTTTAAATCCCTCTTTTTTTAATTGTTTTGTAATTTGTAAAGACGTTTTATCTAAATCATTTGATAATACTTCAAAATCAGCGATTTCTTCTAATTTTTTAGCAATATGTTTTGGCATATATTTAGAATATAAAGAAACAGCATATCCACCAAAAAAAACTACTTTTTCATTTTCAAGTATTTTTTTTACAATATCACATATTTTTTCTTGTTTAGTTTTATGGGTTGTATGTTTATTTAAATCTATTTCATCACAATTTAAATCTGTTATAGAATAATATTTATTTAACAAATTTAAACGTTTTAATACTTTTTCCCATCTACTAGTATCTCCCATCGGTCGAGATAATTCTAAATACATTGACATTCTTAAATAATTCGGAGGAGTATATAAAATACCATCTACTTTTATTGAATCTTTTTTTATTGAATTAAATATTTCTAATGGTAATAAAGTTATATCAGCTATTGGAATAAAATTCACAAAAACTTTATATGTTCCATGATGAACTCCAGATTTTGCTTCCACATTTGTGAATTTATGTTTATAATAAATATCTGCTAATTCTTTTGCATCTTCTAAGGGTGAAGTTGAAAAAAAATCATAATCGGGAATTTCTATTTCTTTATTATAAAATTGTGCTTTTGCTGGTAAAATATTATTAATTGCAGTTCCTCCATAACATATTAATTCTTTATCTTTAAGAAATTCTTCAATTATATTAATTATTTTTTTTATATCATCTGATTCTAAATTTTTTTTTCCAGTTTTTATGGTTGCTTTATCTACTGTCATTCGCAAAATAGCTAATTCACATTCCTCAAATTTTAAATTTTTACATACATTTTTTTCCATATATATATATATAATATTTATAATATTCATTTAATAAAATTCAAATGAATATTATAATATAATATAAAGTTATTTTATTCATTATTATTATCCATTTAATGGCAAATTCACTTTTAAATTTCGATTCTCATCAATTCTTAAATTCTCGTCAATTAACTATAATACAAAAAAATATTGCTAAAAAACGTATTTTAAATGATATTAATATGATTGATACTAATTTATATTCAATTTCTGTAGATGTAGATCATAATAATTTAACTTTAATTATATTTACACATAAAATAAACAAACAAAAATATTCAATTATTCTTAATATAAATTATCCATTTCAACCACCTATTGTTAAAATAAATGATAGATTATATAAGGATTTTTTAATTATTCATAGTATTCCAACTTTAAACCAGTTATCATTACATTATAATATAGATTGCTTATGTTGTAGATCAATAACGTGTTTAAATAATTGGACTCCAATTATGGGTATAAATCATATTATTTCAGAAATTGAAACTTATAAAAATTATCGTATTAATATTATATATAGACTATTATCTTCTAAAATTAAAAATAAGTATTTAATTAATGATATTAATTTAGAAAGCTGGTTTTAAATAATATAGCTTTAGAAATATTAAAAATAAAATTAATGGAAACAATCACTCCTAATAATATGTTTATTTTTTTTACCAAATATATTTAATATTAATTTAGTTTTAAATTAATATTAAATATATTATATTATATTAATATGAATAATACACATAAAAAACATAAAAAATCAATTGACAGTAATTCAAACAGTAATTCAAACAGTAATTCAAACAGTAATTCAAACAGTAATTTAGACAGTAATTCAATAATGCAAACATATTACAAATCTAAGAGTTCTAAGAGTTCTGAGAGTTATCTTAATAATATAAAAAAAATTAATCACGAAATACAAAATGAAATTAATATAAATAAAGAAAATACCGCACTATTATATGATACAGTTACAAAATGGTATGAATCCGTAAAATCAAAAAATATTAATATTTTAATATGTCCTGATTTTAAAAATAATCTTCATTTTAAAAATATAGATATGGATGAATTGTTAAATAATGAATTTACCAGTGAAGAATCAAAACTTGTGAATACAACAGACAAAAAATACTATGATACTGAAACATTATGGAAAACATATATCAAAATATTATTTAATATTAATGATTTTGGATTTATTTTACCTGAATCTGGTTCAAATATAAATTTAGAATATACTAAAATTCCGCTATTTAAAGTTGTTACAGTTGTTGATAAAAAAAATTAATTAAATTAAATATTATATATATATATATGACACTTAAAAAATATAGAAAATCACATAACAAAAATAAAACATATAAAAAAAATAAAACACATAACAAAAATAGAAATATAAGAAAACGAACAATGAAAGGTGGCAAAGTTATACCTTTAAATACATTAATTTTAGATACTCCATTAATGTCTCCTACATGGAGAGCAAATTTAAATACTTTAACTACAATTCATGACCCACGAAATACTCCAATCGAATTATATGGTAGTTCATTGCCTATAGATTTATTTCAATGTTTTAGAACATTTTCTTATTATATGTATTTAAAAGAAATAAATAGAATCATATCATTACAAGATTGTAAAAATACTGTAGGACATAATAGACGTAAATGTCCACCATTAAATGAAAATTTTGAAGATCTAATGTGGGACCTAAATAAATCTATCGATACAAGCAATATAAATAATAATAATGTTCAATTTATAAATATTAATATTGATGATATGACTTCTGGAACATTATGTGCTTGGTTACAACTTAATACATATAATTATGATGCAGCTGGAGAGAGAACTTTAGTTCATTGTTTAGCAGGATTTGGACGTACAGGAACTGTTTTATTATTTGCTTTGTTTAAACGTATAATACAATCAGGAGTTTTAAATATTAATATATTAAGTCAACAATTTTTAGGTTGTGCTGATAGTTCTACTATGTATGATTTTTTAATGGATATGTTAACACACGCCATAGGACTCGATAATCAAAATAATGGACAACAAATTCAAGGATTAATAAATCAATTTGATACTAATAGAATTATACGTGAAGTATTTAATTTTAGTACTACTCACAAACAATCATTATTAATAGCAAGAATTAATAATATTATAGCAATGTTAGCACTACAATTACCAGATCAAACACCATTATATTTATATAATTATAAATCACATCGAATTAATCGCCATCTACGTAAAAGTAATATATTTGTGCCAATGCTAGTTAATTTTAGTATGGTAGATATGTATTCACCACAAGCACAAGGTAGTTATGGTTTTATAGGAATAGCACCTTTAATACCAACACCAGTAATACCAGCACCAGCACCAGTAATACCAGCACCAGTTATTCCACCACCACCACCACCACCAGTAGTAATACCAGCACCAGTAATACCACCACCACCACCAGTAATACCACCACCACCACCACCAGTAATACCAGCACCAGTAATACCAGCACCTGTTGCACCACCAGGTGGTAATCCATTTTCAAATTTAAATAACTATGGAGCAGTACCTGGTTATGGATTAGTACCTGGTTATGGAGCACCTGGTTCAGGAGGTTTAATTTAATTTTATAACAATTTTAATAATTAAAATTATAATAATCAGTTGATGAATTTCTTGTAGCATATGAATATTGCGGATTTTGAGGAATAGGAATAGGAATAGTAACAGGTTCATATCGTAAATTAATAGGTTTTAAACAAAAAGCATAACTACACGTATCAAAAAATAAAGTATTTTCTTCTAAATAATTATTAACAGATTGATAACACATTGCTATCATTTGACAACCATATACTCTACATAATAAACTACTAGGATTTTGTGGATTAACCGTATTATCAGGCAATACAATAGTCATATTTTTTTTATTATACTCGGTTAATTCTTGTACATCTGGATTATTTTTAATATCATAATAAGTATATTTTCTCACAAATGCCGAATTACTCGTTATATTTATATATTCTAACAAATCTTCATTTTGTAAAAATGAATTATTTGTTTTATCCACAATTAAAATAATTTTATTTTTAAATGAAAGTAAAGGAAGAGCTCCTAAATTAATACCAGAATTTTCATAACTATATTCTTTACCAAGCATAATAGAATCATATGATTTAAATATATTGGCTAAATTAGTATACATAGTTTGATTAGTACTTTGAATTCTTAAATGAATAATTAATGGATCAGTTGGATTCGGACACGTTCCTCCTGAAAATGCGTAATTACTAATTACACTCATTACACTAGAAAAAGTAACTGAATTAAATGTCTCTTTAACATAATAATCATCTACAGTACTTGTTGCAACAACCGGATTATTATCTATTGAATATATTTCAAAATCTACACATCTAACTCCTTGTTTTAATATCGCTTTTAAATTACAAATATTTACATAATCATTTTTATAATTACCTCCACTACATGCATTATAAGCGGTTTTAATATAATAATCATATAAATTACCACTACAATCAGGATCATTTGCAGATATCGATTTTATATTTCCATCAACACTAGAATATATCGTATTCATATAATTACATTCAGTATTTTCCAATCTAGCTAAATATATTGTATATATTATAAATATGATTATAACAATAAATATAAATGCCAAAATTATATAACTTTGAAAATTTTGACTTAAATTTTGTAATTTACTTAAAAATTTACTTGAATTTAAAGAAGTTGTTGTTTTTATATTATTTGTAAATGACTTGATATTATCTGAAATTGAATTTTGCATACTTTAATATAATATACTATTAATTATTAATAATATTATTAATAATATTATTAATAATATTATTAATCAATTAATAATTAAAAAATACATATAATATATATTAATTATGGCTGGAGGCTTAATGCAACTTGTTTCTCAAGGACAACAAAATATTATTTTAAATGGTAATCCTCAGAAAACATTTTGGAAATCTACTTATAAAAAATATACCAATTTCGGCAAACAAAACTTTCGTATTGATTATGATGGAACACCTTCATTAAGTTTAACTACTGAATCTACTTTTAATTTTAAAATTAAACGTTATGCTGATTTATTAATGGATACTTATATTTCAATTACTTTACCTAACATTTGGAGTCCTATTATGCCACCACAAGAAGTAATTAATCCTGATGGAACTATAACTTATACTGATTGGGCTCCTTATGATTTTCAATGGATTGAAAATATCGGTGCACAAATTATTAGTCGAATCACTATTAATTGTGGAAATCAAAAATTACAAGAATATTCAGGTCAATATATTTTAGCTTCATCACAGAGAGATTTTACTACACAAAAATTAAATTTATTTAATGAAATGATTGGAAATATTACTGAATTAAATGATCCTGCTAATTTCGGTTCTAGAGTTAATACATATCCTAATGCTTATTATACTTCTAGTCCAGCAGGTGCACAACCTTCTATTATGGGTAGAACCTTATATATTCCACTTGGTGCATGGTTTAATTCAGTTACAACACAAGCTTTCCCATTAGTCTCACTACAATATAATGAACTTCAAATTAGTGTCACTTTTAGACCTGTTAATGAATGGTTTACTATTAGAGATGTTATGGATTATACTAATAATTTTCCTATAATTGCACCTAACTTTAATCAATTTTATATGCAATTTTATCGATTTCTACAAACTCCTCCTGATCAAATATTAAGTTCTATTTCTTATGTAGATACCAGAACTTTATGGAACGCAGATATTAATTTAAATTGCACTTATTGTTTTCTCTCTAATGATGAATCTGAACTTTTTGCAAAAAATGAACAAAAATATTTATTTAAACAAGTTTATGAAAAACCATATTATAATATTACTGGACAAAATAAAATCGATTTAGATTCACTTGGAATGGTCATTAGTTGGATGTTTTATTTTCAAAGAAGTGATGTCAATTTACGTAATCAATGGTCTAATTATACTAATTGGCCTTATAATTATATGCCTCAAGATATTACACCTGCGTCTACTAATGGTGATGTTACTAATCCTGATTCAAATACTTCTTATCCATTACTCGGTCCTGGATTAAATACTGATGGAACTTTAAGTGGACTTTATATTACTGGAGTATATAATCCTCAAAATATACAATATATTTTAGTTGCTCTTGGTATTCTTCTTGATGGACAATATAGAGAAAATTTATTACCTGCTGGAGTTTATAATTTTGTTGAAAAATATGTCAGAACAGCTGGATTTGCACCTCTAGGGTTATATTGTTATAATTTTTGTCTTGATACGAATTCTCAAATTATTCAACCTTCTGGAGCTATGAATATGAGCAGATTTACTAATATTCAATTCGAATTTACTACCATCTCTCCACCTGTAGATCCATACGCACAAGTATTAACTATTTGTGATCCTAATACTGGTGATATTATTGGAATTAATAAACCAACATGGAGAATTTATGATTATAATTATAATATGTATTTAATTGAAGAGAGAACAAATATGGTGATATTTGTTGGTGGTAATGCTGGTTTATTATATGCTACTTAATTGTTGTTTTCTTCTCTCTTAATATTTTTATTTAATAAAAATATTAATAAATAAAATTACATATTTCATTCTCATTTTATTTTTATAATTTATATATTCTTAAATTAATATTCTAAAAATAATTTAAGAGAGAAAAAAATGTTCCATAAGGAACATTTTTTTTCTAAAGTTTATAATATTATTTTTCTATTTTTCTATTTTTCTATTTTTATAAATTTTTATAATTATTTTAAAACATCATAGTCATAATAAATTGCGTTAGAAACAAGCAATGTTTCAATTGAAAATGAATGTGTATTATATTCCTTATTATTTATAATTACTTTAACTGAATTCATATCATTAATAGTAATTATAAAATTATACACCATTTCCATTAATTCTTCATTATCTGGATGTATACCTACATTTAAATTTATATTTATACTATCTAATCGTGCAATATTATACATATTTGGAAATAAAGATAATACAGACGTAGAAGAATTACAATTTAATATTTTTAAACTTTCAGGTAATTCATCAGGTAATCCTATAATAAGCGTATTATTACAATGCAATTCTCTTAAATTAGGAGGAATCACACCTAAATCAGTAATAGAAGTGTTATTACAATTAATACAAACTAATTGTAATAATTCTAAAGAGAGATGTAATTCAGTAATAAGTGTGCTATTAATACATAATATTTTTATACTTTTTGGTATAACCGGACATAAATGAATATCATTCGCTCCACATTCTAAAATTTCTAATTCTAGTGGAAGTTCATCAGGTAATTTAACTAATTTATTTTTAAAACAAATTAATTCTTTTAATCGTGGAGGTAATCTATCAGGTAGTTCAATTAATTTATTTTTTTCACATTTTAAAAGTAATAAAGTAGAAGAAAGTTCAGGTAATTCAATTAAATTATTATTTCCACAATTAAATTCTACTAATTGTGGTGGCAAGGGTACCATAAATACCAAACTATTCTTCTGACATTCTAATATTAATAAAGTAGATGGAAGGTTAGGTAAATATTGTAATTTATTACCGCTACAATTAAATGATTGTAAATTATGTGGAAGTTCAATTGCTAATTTATCATAATTTTGACCAGATATATTTAAATTATAAATATTTGTAGTATTATTAGATAAAATCGAAAATAAATTAGTCATAGAACTATTATGACGATGAGTTTTTTTAAATCTTCCATATATATACAAATTAGTAAAATTATGTGAAAATACAATCTCTTCAGCACTTTCATAATTGTGTAATCTAATAACTTTAGTGATTACTTCCATTGTCTTTTTTGATTTTTTGAACGATTTTAACTTTAATAAATTATGTATTATTATATTATAAAAAAGTATTTCAATTTTTTTATAATTGAAATAATTTTAGATAAAAAAAATGTTCCATAAGGAACATTTTTTTATAAAGTTTATAATATTATTTTTATAAATTTTTATTTTTATAAATTTTTATTTTTATAAATTTTTATTTTTATAAAGTTATAATTCTATAGTGTAGTCGTGGTCGTCGTAATCATCAGGAGTCCATTTTATATCATATTTATTCTCATCAATTGAAAACATTGAATATAAATTGTATGTTAAAGTTTCATAAACAGGACAAAATCCACTATGATATCTGTGATATTCAATACAATATTGATCAAGTTCACGAATTTTATATATTCTAATTGAGGCATTTACATATAGATGTATTGTTAATTGTATATAATGAAAACGATCATCGTTATCTGGATCAAATTTAGGATATGGTTCAAATAATGGTTTACTATCAATTTTCCATGAAGAAGATCCATTATTTTGTTGTATTGAAAAAGTATAAGCTTTAGAATAATAATCTAAAACTGCAGTAATACAATTTTCTACTTTATTACCTAAAATATTATCTGTTAAAGTTAATGATTCTTCTTTTGTAATAATAAAATGACTAGGATGTAGTAAAAATGGTACTCCTCTAGGAATGAAAAATTGAAATGTAGTTGGGACATCAGTATATTTAATAAGAATATGATTATTTATTTGAAATGGACCAGTATCATCATCATCCATATCATAATCTTCAATAGAAGTTTTTTGTTCTTCATAACACCAATCATAATTATAACTTTTACCACACCATTCATTTTTACTTATTATATCAGTATCACCCTCATCAAATGATAATGAACCTTTAATTGATTTAATATCATCTTCTTGTGAATTTTGTGGTATTGAAGAATTATAATCTTCAATAATAATACCTTGATCTTGATCTTGACCTTGACCTTGAACCGAATCAATAATTTGATTTACCGACATTATCAACTAATTACTTTATAATTATATTAAAAAAAACATTTCATTTTTTTTTTATACTTATTTATTATTTTATAAATTTATAAATTATTTTATAAATTTATAAATTATTTTATAAATATATAAATTTTATATTTTAACTCCTATAATATCATATTTAGTATCATCTATTGAAAACATTAATTTAAAATCTTCATTTAAATTACTCCAAATAATGGAATTACATTTATTATTATTATATTTACAACATTCAATACAATATTGATTTATTCCATAAATTTTATATATTTTAATACTAAAATTTACATAAAAATCAGTTGTTTTATAATTTGGAAATGAAAGAAATAATGGTTCGCTATCAATGTACCAAGAATGATCATCACTTCTAAAAACATTAAAAGTATAAGTTGGGTAATATTTTACAAAATCATCAATATATTTTTCAAGCATATTACATATAATTGTATCAGTTAAAATATCAGATTCTTTTTTTGTAATAATATAATAATTATCTCGAATAAAATTGGTAAATCCTATAGGAACAACACGAGTAACTTTTGTATCTTTATGTAAAAATTCGTGATATGGATTTTCTTTAGGTAGAGTATTTAAATGTTCTTTATGTAGTGGAGTGTATAAATCTTTATGTGAAGTTTTTAAATGTGGAGTGTCTAAATGTGGAGTGTCTAAATGTGGAGTGTCTAAATCTTTATGTGAAGTTTCTAAATGTGGAGTTTCTAAATGTGGAGTTTCTAAAAATGTATGTGTATCAGTTTTCTCTGAATGTAAAACTTTAACTTTATCTCTCTGTATTTTTTCACCTTGAATTAATTTCAAACAATAATTATAATAAAAACATAAATCATTTGAATCTTCAAGTGAAACATCGAAAATACTTTGAAATGATCCCATTGTTACTTACTTTAAAATACTTTATATTTAAAAATAAAAAACATTTCAATTTTTAAATTAATTGAAAAAAAATTTTTAATAATTTAATTTAAAATTATAAAATTTTTAATAAATTAATATATTTAAAATTGTATAAATTTATAAATTTTTATTCTTTTAAAAATTCTTCATCAGGGTTTAAATTATAATTAGTATAATCTAGAGAAAACATTGATTCTAAATTCTCATTTAAAATATCCCATAATATACACCCTATTTTATAATGAAATCTATGACGTTCAATACAATATTGATTTAGCTGACTAATTTTATATATTTTAATTGAAAAGTTTAAATATAAATCTACACTATCAACATACCACGAATGAGTGCCATCTCTAATAATATTAAAAGTGTGTTGATTTGAAGAATAATAATTTAAAATTGAATTAATACAATTTTCAATTTTATCACATATAAGTTGATCAGTTAAAGCGTATGATTGTTCTTTTGTAATCATAAGAGTATCATACCATTCTGGTAGTGCTGTAGGAACATAATATATTTTATTTATAGTTTGATTTTCTGGTTGTTGAATATAATTTTCAAATACTTTTAGATTTTCATCAGCAGCAACATCATCATCAATATTAAAAGGTGTTTCATTAATTAAACTAGAATATATATCAAACCATCCTGATAATAATTGTAATGTATTTTCAAATTCATTTTCAGGTTGAAAGAACTCAATTTCATATGAATTAATTGTTGACATTTTCTTTTTTTTTCTAGAGAAAGATCTGGGAACTGAAGTGCTTTATATTTAATTTTAAAAAGTATTTCAATTTTTTTTTAAATTAAATATATGCATTAGATGCCAATGGTCCATTTTCTTCAAAATTACCTGTTAAACTATATCTTTTTGAATAATTAGACATATATTGAAGATTTGGCGATTTATATCTTTTATTAAAAATATATTCTCCTTCTTTAAAATCATTATACCATGTATTTATACCTAAATTAGGAGAATAAGGTTTAGAAAACAAATTATTAGTAATAATTCTTTCTTTAGTTCCAAAACCTGATGTTAAAGAAGAATATTGTGGAGTAATTCCTAATGTTAATTTGCCTGCATCATTATCTCCAGGAATAACATTATTATTAGTATTAGTATTTGAAGATGGATTATATGGTTGACAACCAGGACAATCTATATCTGTAAAACATTGTTGATTAGTTATAGCACATCTAGAAGATGGATTACAAAAATTACTACAACTAGATGTATTTGTTAAAGGTAAATCAACTGTATGACTGGTTTTTTCAGTGGTAAAATATTCTATCATAATATAATTATTAGATATATATTTCATCCATATAAATATTATTATTAATAAAATTAAACTTATTAAAGATAAGAAATTAATAAAAGATTGATTTGAAATATTTCTCATATATTATATTATAAATAAAATAATATAATATAATATCAATTAAGTATTTTATTAATAATATAACAAATTTTTATATTATTAAAATATAAGTAATGTCAGATGCAATTAGTATGTCAACTACTAATACAACAATTATTGATAATAAAAAAAAATCAACCTCTACCTCTAATAATATGTCTAATTATTTAACGTTTGTTAAAAAAATCGCTCGTATAATAATATATGTAATTATATATTTCGTAATTGGAAGTTTAATGTTATATTGTTGTAAAATTAGTCAAGCTAATATATTACCTACAAGCAAACCTTATGATCAAACACCAACAGGTGATGATATAACTATTTTTAATTTTAAAGATAAAAAATCTATGAAAATCAGTTTTCCTTCTGGTCAAACTAATACATTAATTGATTTTTTTAGTAACTATACAACAGATAATTCCAATTCGGGAATAAAATATTTTGCTACTATATTAATTTCTTCAATGAGTTTTAATTATTCAGTATTAAATGAAAGTTTTAATTTTTTAAATCAATTACCTGAAATGGTAATATTATTATTAGGTCCTATACTTATGATTTTAATATCAGTTATTTTATTTATAATGAATGAATTTTATTTTTGTTATTTATGGTTTATTAAATTATTTGATTTTAGTTGGAAATTAGTGAATTTAATTTATATTTTTTTATTTGTTATGTTATTTTTTTTAATATTTCCTATATTATTATTAATACCAATAATTATATTTGTTGTGTGTTTATTTTCGTTATTTACTTATAATTCTGTTTTAAATAATACAGATGCAACATCTATCACTATAATTTCAAATGTATTTAAATATCATAAAATTTTAATTATTAGCACAATATTATTATTTATGTTGTCAACGTGTTTATCTACTATAGGGATAACTGAAACTATATTTTTATTATTAACTATAATATTAATATATTTTAATGTAATACCAATTCATTTATTTCAATCAATTGAACCAGATCCATCCATTACTCTTATTCCAACATCAAAGAAAAACGTTCAATATAAAAGATCCGGTGATATGAGTGGTGGTGGTCGCAGTTCTAATAGAATAAGTGCAAATAATTTTAAAAGAAATTTAATAAAAATAACTAATAAAATTAATAAAAATAAATAATAAATTAAAAGAACATAATATTATTATTATTTTTATTAAATACTTAAAGTATTAATTATTATAATATTAATTATGAAAAATAAAAAATCATCTAAAATATTGAAACCATTTGTAAGTGTATGTACACCTACATTCAATAGAAGACCTTTTATTGAAACAATGATAAAATGTTTTCAACATCAAACATATCCAAAAAATAGAATGGAATGGATTATTATTGATGATGGAACTGATAAAATTGAAGATTTAATCACACATATTAAAGAAATCAAATATTTTAAATTTGATGAAAAAATGACTTTAGGTAAAAAAAGAAATTTATTAAATCAAAAATCAATAGGAGATATTATTGTTTATATGGATGATGATGATTATTATCCTCCAGAAAGAATAAGTCACGCTGTTGAAATGTTACAAAAAAATCCATCCGCATTATGTGCTGGTTCTAGTACAATGTTAATTTATTTTAAACATATATCTAAAATGTATCAATTTGGACCATATGGTTTAAATCATTCAACTGCTGCAACATTTGCTTTTAGAAAAAAATTATTAACTCAAACTAGTTTTAATGAAGTTGCATCAGTTGCTGAAGAAAAACATTTTTTAAAAAATTATACTATTCCATTTGTTCAATTAGATTTTAAAAAAACAATTTTAGTTGTATCACACGATCATAATTCATTTGATAAAAAAATATTATTAAAACAACTTCCAAATCAATTTATAACTGAATCTAAAATATTGACATCTGATATAATAAAAGAACCTGAAATATTAAATTTTTTTATGAATGATGTTGATAAATTATTAGAATTATATGATCCTGGAAAACTAGAATATAAACCTGATGTTATTAAACAAATAAAAGAAATGACAGAAACTAGAGAGAAATTACAGAAAGAACAAATGTTAAAACAACAAGAATATCAAAATATAATACAACAACCAAATAATAATAATAATAATAATAATAATTATATAATACAACAATTGAGAAATGATAATAAACAATTACAAGAAAAAATAGAATATTTGGAAAATAAAATCACAAGTATAATTACAAAAATTAAAAATCAAAAATTAGAATCATCTAATATAATAGAAATTAAAACAGATTCTAAAACAGAAATAAAAACAGAAATAAAATTAGAATTATCTAATATTATTGAACCAACTATAATATATAAATTATAGAGAGAAAAATAAGAAGATAATTTGATAATATATATAATAAATATACTTAAAGATATATAATAATTATATATATCAAATACAGTAATCGCAAATGACAGACTATGAATATCTCCTTGATGATGATTTTTCTTCGTGTAACAATGACAATTATAAAAATGAAATTAAATATGAAGATAATGGATATAATTCAGTAAATCGTATTATAAATAAAAAAAAAGTTACAATACAATTTTATACATCTAAAGGTAAAGATACTAATATTAGAAATGCAGAAACTGGAGATTTTTTTATAAGAAATCAAAAAACAAAATTTAGAGAAACTTATTATAAAGTAGGATCCAGCGATGAAGATTTATTTTATAAAGTTATGTTATCAACAGGTGAATGCAAAAGTAAAAATGGTTCTAATACTATGTTTTTTTATTCTCCACATCATTATATGGATCATTTTAATTGTGAGTTAGATGAAATTCATATTACAAATTGGAAATTAAAATATAATGAACGCATTAAAGTTATTGAAAGTATGAATAATAATAATAATAATAATATCAGTAATAATAATATCAGTAATAATAATATAAAAAAATATATAAATAAATATATAGATAATTAATATAAATAAATATATAGATAATTAATATAAATAAATATATAGATAATTAATATTATTCAATTATTATATAATAATTGAAATACTTATCATTAATAAAATAACGTAACTATACAATAATATTTATTTATAATTAAGTATTTTAAAATTGAAATACTTAATTATAATCTTCACTGATCGCATCATTCTCATTATCATTCTCATATTCTTCAATTTCTTTATCAATTATACCTGTTGCATTTTCTTTAATATATTTTTCAATATATCTATATATCCTATTTATATCAAGTTTACTTATTTCATTATTTTCTAATAAATTTATTATCTCATTTTCATCATTATTATTTTTTAAATAAACAAAATAACCAAATAAATCTTTCTTATCCATTGATAATTTTTGACATAATTTTTGAATAAATAATGAATTATTATATTCTGTCGAATACTTTGTTAATACTTTGGTAAATCGTATCTCATCTAATTTATGTTTTTCTTGTAATTCAATACAATCGTGAAACATTTTATTATTTTTAAATGTTTTTATTAAAGAACTCATTTCATTAAATTGCCAAATCTGTTTTTGAAATGTTATTCTATCTATATAATCCGCAAAACAAATATTTTCCAATTGATTTATATAAAAAGGAATCGATTTACTTTTATCTATATTTAATACATCTATTATATTTTCGTGCCACAATAAACCTATACTTGTTCTATCTGTTTCATTCATTAAATTATTATGTTGATTTATTAAATAATAATTACTTATTAATTTATGTGTAATCTTTTTTGTATCATTACTATATGATTTCATTTGTAATAAATTATTTATTATATTATTGTTAAATAACTCTGGATTATTTTTATAAAGTGTATAAATATTATTCAATTTTCTTAAATCACCTTGAACATAATTAATAATCGTATTTTTATTCTCTTCATTTATAGAAGGAATTAATAAATTCACTATATCACTAATTTGATTTAATAATGGAGTTTTGAGTTCTACAATATTACACACTTTCATTAATTCTTTTATTTTTTTATCTATTTTATAATTTCCTATACATATTATTGGAATCATTGTCACTTCTTCTAATTTTTGTTTTTTCGTTTTTTTAGGTCTTATCAATTTTATTAAAGTATTTATACCTCCTTTATCACCATTATTCATACCATCTATTTCATCCATAATTATTGCTATTTTTCGTATCTTTTTATTAAATAAACTCATTATATTTTTATCTGACATATTATGTTTAGTTATATCTTCAATTATTGAAGTATTTCTTATATCTCCTGCATCATATTTTATTATATCATAATTTAATTCTTTTAATATATTTATTATAAAAGTGGTTTTACCTGTTCCTGGATCTCCAAAAATATAAATACCTTTTTTTAATAATATATTTTTTTTATTAATTTCGAAATTACGTAGAATATCTTTTATATAAGATACTTTATCTTCTCTTATAAGTAATTGATTTATATTTAATAAATCCATTTTATATATCTTACCACATTCTTTTTATGTAGATTTTTATCTAATCCATGTATTTTTAATAATTCGTATATCATATTTTGACAATTAGTTGATTCATTATCTATACAATAATATAATGTAAAATATAAATAATTCTTAAACATCATATTTTTATATTTATAATGTTTATTTTTATACCATTTTTTATTATTTTCTTTAAATATTTCATATAATACAAAACTATTATCACGTCTTATTGTATTACGAATATAATTATCATAATTTACAATATATTTTTTTATTATTTTATGATATATATTATAATTCTCTCTATTTGTAAATACCAAATTTATTTTATTTATATAATCTTTTATTAAATCTTTTATTTCAATTGGTAATTTATATATTTTATCTAACATAATTATAATTTAATTGTTTATAATTATATTTTTTTATTATTTTTATTTATTTAACCACACGGATTATTTATTCCATAATTTATACCATCCCAACTAACACCACAATTATTTGCCCATGTATATTTATTACATGGACCACTTGAACCTGTATAATTAGAAGTATTAAAATTCATTACTAAATGTTTATTTCCTCCAGTTGGAGGACATGTTCCTAAATCTTTGGTATTTATACATTTGGTATTATTACCTGAACCATCTATTACCCAATAATCAGGACAACTTGAGACTATTGGAGGCCATGTTTGATTTGGAGCTTTACCTGCTAATGATATTGATATAAATGTTAGTATTATTATTAATAATATTATAGCAATAAAAAGAACAATTTTTTGAAATAGTTTCATATAAAATAAATATATATAATTTTTTTATTAGAGTAATATAAATGAATAAAATTAATAATGGACGCATAGATATTAAAACACCAAATACTTCTGATTTATTTCAAATGTATGACAAAATTCCTGCAACTCAATGTGCTACATTTAGGAATGCAACTGAAGGATTATGGACTCCTACTGTATTATCTAATTCTTTTTTCTCTCTTGAAAATATAAAAATTATTCAAAATGGTATTAGAGCAGGAGTGTATTATAAATCTAATAAACAATATGTTATTGGAGAACAAGATTGTGATTCTTTAAAAATAATAATGAGAAGTGTTTTTTTACAACATTCTGCGAATCAATCTCATAATATTTCTACACAAATTTCAGATTTAAATAAAATAGTATTAAATTATTGTATTCAACAAGTATATAGTGAAGCACAAGGATATTTAAAATATATGGATGATGTTAGCACCTTAGTAATTCCAATAGCTCATCCTGTAATGACTAATAATACAGATAGACAATTAGAATTAAAAAAATGGTTTTAAATGAATATTTAAATAATGAGAGAATAATTCAGATAGAATTAGTTTATATAATTTAAGGGTAATTATTGACATTAATTTATGTCATTAATTAAATGATGACATAAATTACCCAAACTATTTTTGTCCATTTTTTTATTTTTTTATCATAACAAAAATAATAATTTTATTTTAGTGTCCTTACCTTAAAAATATTTATGCAGTAAAAAATATTTTTTTTCAAGACTTTTTTTCAAAAATAAAATTGGACATTTATTTTTGTCCATTTTCATTTTTTGAAAAAAACTTTTGGAAAAAATAAATAAATTTTCATTTTTAAAACTATATTTTTTTAATCTACTTAAAGAAATTTATAATATATATTTTTAAACATATTTAAAGAAAATAATATAATTCTTGAATATAATAAAAATTGATTTATAATTATGAAATTATATTATTAATAAATTATATAAACTTTATAAATGAACACGAGTTCTCTTATACATACTAAAGTATGGGGATATCTTTATTTTAGATTTCATTCATCATATGCTGAATATAATGCTATTAAAATGGGTATAACAAATTATTTTCCTGAAAGAGGTATGGTATATGCTACTGGTGAAATTAAAAGAGGATATTTTGTAGAAATATTTGAAGTTCCTATTAAAAATATGAGAAATATTGAACGCTTATTACATAATGAGTTTCGTGAATTAAATATTAAATTTGATGCTGGAACTGAATTTTTCGATAAAATAATTATTACTTTTATTGAACCTTATCTAATTAAACTTGGTATTAAATATAAAAAATTATCTAATAAAGAAATTATTGATATGGAAAGACACCACAGAGTAAGACAAACTATGAAAAAAATAAACATTCATTCATTAATTCTTATACTAAAATCCAAGAAAACAAATAAACCATATATTTGGAATGAAAGAGAATATCAAACAACTATAATAAATTTTAGTAAAAATAAACTTTTATCACACAATAAATTATATCTTGAATTACCAACAGGAGGAGGTAAAAGTTACATAGTATATAATTTATTTCAATATTTAAAAAGTGAATTTATTATTATTGTTTCACCAAGAAAAATAGTAAATTCACAAAATATTTCACAAAAATATTTACAAATACTACAAGATAATTATATTACATTTAATTATTCTACAGATAATAACTTTGATGAATACTTAAGATTGTCAGATAAAAAAATTGTAATTTGTTGTATACAATCCATTAATAAAATGTATGAAAAGATAATATCAAATTCAATCACTAATATAACGATTTGGTTTGATGAAGCACATTGGGGAATTGAAGAATGGATTGATAGTTTAAATGATAATATAAATTCACAATTTTGGTTATTAAATAACAGACATATAAAATATCGTATATTTACATCTGCTTCACCAAATAAAGCAATAATTTCACAAAATGAAAATATATTTGGTAAATTGTATTCACCTATAAAAGTAAAAAAATTAATAGATTTAAATTGGTTGTCTGGAATAAAACCTTATGTTTATAGTGAAAATAAAAAAAATATTGATAATGTAAATTATATCATTAGTGATTTTAGTGAAAAAAATAGAACTTTTGGGTTTAGTTTTCATAATAAACAAAAAAATGCATTCAATTTATTTTACAAGCATTATACACAATATAAAAGCGATAAAACACATATAAAACCATTCTTATTAGTTAGTGATAATTTTACTATTGAAATAGAACCAAAATTACAACAAATTATATTAGAGTATAATTATAGAGATATAAAAATATATGAAACTACACTTCATAGTATTGGTTATGTTGTTGCAAAATATAGTATAGGATATGATTTTAATAAATTAGATTTTATTTGTTTAAGTGATCCTAAATTATCAATACAAGATATTAAACAATGTATTGGAAGAGGAATTAGACCAGATGAATTAGGACAAAATGGAACAAATAGAGAAAAAATATTAAATGTATCATTACCAGTGTACATTGACGAGAATGGTGATAATAAATATGAAAAAATAATAGAAGTATTAAAATATTTATTATATGATATTGAAATATCATTTGAAGAAATTGAATTTAAAAATAGATATACACCTAATTTTAAAGAAGCAGAACACAAATCAAATGAATATGATGGAATAAATGTTGTAAAACCTATATTATTAAATTTATTAGAATTAGAAAATAAAAGAACTGCACTTGCTACAACATATGAAAAAGCAAGAAAAATAATTGCTGATAAAAATATAAAAAGCAAAGAAGGTTATTATGAATTATGTGAAAGAGATAATAGATTATCCAAAGAACCTGAAATAGTATTTAAAGGACAATTTACAAACTGGATAGAATATTTAAGTATTGAACGAGTATATTATGATTTGGAAATCTGTAAAAATAAAGTAGGTGAGTATTTATTGTTATATCCTGAAATAAAAAAACATTACTTGAACTTATCAAATGTGAGTAATAAATTATGTAAAATAGACACATTATTTCCACCAAATGGATTATGGGTTGAATACTATAATGTCAAGGATTTACGAGATATAATTACTATCACAAATAATAAAAAGAAAATAGGTGTTATTTTGTAAATATTTGTATATTATAATGTTTAAAAATAATTAAGGAAAAAATCCTTTTTTTGATAATATTAAAAAAAATTGAATTATTTTAATATAAAGAAATATTAACTTATATAATTATGGCAATGTCAAAACAATATTCATGCGATTTGTGTAAAAAAGTCTTTAATCAAAAAAATGATTTCACTAGACACCAAAATAAGAAAGCACCTTGTATAACATTAACTGAAATGCAACAAATTAGTAAAACAACAGAAGTTAAAATAAATAATAAAACTACACTTATTAGTGTATTCAAAAATTGTTTAAATATATTGAGAGATAATGAGGGTTTAACTGGTGAGAAAGCATTAAGAACTCTGTCTTATTTGTTAATATTAAAATTAATTGAACCTCATTTTGGTTCTGAAATAAATATTGATGATTATGAATATGATTTTAGTTATATTGAAGATGAAATGATTGAAAAACATAAAAATAAATTATTAGAAATTGTTCGTTTTAGTAATCTGTCAAATGAAAAGGAGGATAATATTCCTGTAAATATGAAATATTTATGGGATGATATTTTATCAAATCATCCTATTACAAAAAATATATTCTTGAAAGGTAAAGGGTTTGATATTCAACACAAATCAACCTATAAAAAATTAATTGACAAACTAATCTCACTTGACTTATCTCAAACTGAACATGATGTTTTGGGTAATGCTTATGAAGAAGTTATTCAAGATATTATGACAGGTAAAGTTCTGGGACAATTCTTTACTCAACCATTAGTTAAAAAAATGATGGTGAAACTAATAAATCCGCAAATACATCCTGATGGTAAAATAGATACTTGTGGAGATCCTACTATGGGGACAGGTGGTTTCTTAATTACCTATTTACAATACATTTTACAACAAGCAAATGCTAAAAATATTAAACCTGATTGGGATTTTATCAAAACAGAAGGACTATATGGTAAAGAATTAGAACCTGATACATATCAACTTGCTGTTTCAAATATGTTAATCTCATCAGGTCATATGTTTGAGTGTCTAGACAGAGGAGATAGTATTCGTGTTCCTATAATAAGAAAGTTTGATAATATTCTTGCAAATCCACCATTTGGAATTAAAGGATTAAAATATGACGATTTTCAAAACCCATTAAAAAGTGAATATGTTCCTATTAAGACAGATAATGCGGTTTCCTTGTTTATTCAAGCAATTATTTATATGTTAAAGATTAATGGTAAATGTGCTGTTGTATTACCTGACGGACAAGATTTATTTTCAAAAACAAACACAACATTAGTAGCAATTAGAGAATATCTTATGAAAACGTGTGATTTGAAAGAAATTATATATCTACCATCAGGTATATTTACATACACATCTATAAAAACTTGTGTGTTTTACTTTGTGAAAAAGAGAGAAGGAACTGATGTTTTGGAAACCAAAATTAAAGTATCCAAAACTCAAAAAGAAACAGGAAGAGATTACAAGTTTTCAAAAACACATCAAACAACCAAAGTAAAGTTTTATGATTACAATCCTTATGAAGATATAAAAAATCTATTGGTTGAAGTTCCAATTGAGAAAATTGTGAGTAATTCATATTCACTTAATTATGCTGAATATATGAAAGATGAAACAGAAGATGATCAATATGAAGATGGAATAATTGTAAAAACACTTGGAGAAGTTTGTAGTATAATTAAAGGTGAAAAAAAAAGAAGTAAAGATGGAAAAGAAAATGGATTATATCCATTGTATTATTGTTCTATTTTGGGAAATTTATACTTAGATACATTTGATTATACAGGCGATGGTATTATTATTAATAAGACAAATGGTTCTGGAAAAGCAATGGTATATTATGGTAATAATAAATATAATGTAGGAGAAACAACCATACACTTTAAATCAAAAATAAATGAACTACAAACAAAATATGTATATTATTATTTATTTCATAATATAGAATTATTACAAAAATATTTTAAAGGTGCTAATCAAAAATCAATAGTTGAAGATGATTTATTTAAAATAAAAATCCCAATCCCATCACTTGAACGCCAACAAGAAATCGTAAAATATTTAGATTTCATATACGAAAAGGCAAACAAAACAAGTAATGAGAAAATTGCAGAATTGAAGCAACTGAACGAGTTTTGTTTGAGTAATCAAAAAATATTTGGTGAGAATGTTGTGAAAGAATTAGGTGAAATTAGTATAATTAATCCTGAAAATATGAAATCAGGACAATATACTGAAATTAATTATATTGATATTGCTTCTGTTAAAGGAGGACAAATATTAGAATTACAAAAATTAACAAATGATTTTCCATCAAGAGCAAAAAGAATAGTTAAGAAAGGTGATATTTTATATTCATCTGTTAGACCTAATTTGAAAGGATATGTTTATATTAGCGATGATATTCAAAATGGTATTGCTTCAACTGGTTTTGCAAATATTAGAGTAAAAGAACCAAATACAATATTATCAAAATATTTGTATTATATTATGACAAGTGATTATGTAAGTGATGATTTAATAAGTAAAGCAAAAGGAGCACAATATCCTGCTGTATCATTTGATGACTTTGAAACTATAAAAATACAAGTTCCTTCAGTTGAATGTCAAAAAGAAATTGTTGAGTATTGTGAATATAATGACACACTCTTAAAACAATTAGAAAAAGAAATTGAAAATAATAAAAAACAAGCACAAAAATTTATTACCGGTATTGTAAAAGCACATGTTCAAACAGAAGAACAAGATGATACAAGTTCAGTAAATACTGAACCTATTGATAAAGTTCAAAATGAAATAGTATCTGTTGAAGAAGAAGTTATTATTGAACCTAAACCAAAGGTTAAAAAGATTGTTAAAAAAATTAAAAAACATCTTGTTATTGTAGAAGAAGATAATGAAGTATAATTATTATAAATTCATTTAATACTTAAAGAAATTTATATTATATATATTTTAAACATATTTAAAGAAAATAATATAAATATTTATTCATATTATTTGAATGGAAGATAAAATCGTTTTAATATGTGCTACCGGACGTTCAGGATCTACTACAATGCAAAGAATTATTAATACTATACCTAATAGTAATATTTGCGGAGAAAACTTTTCCGCAATTATTAGTTTATTAGACTTTTATATTAAACTACATAATTCATCTATTCAATATATTCCTGGACATTATAAACCAGAATCTTATGATAATCTTATTAAACAAAATATTAAACCTGCATGGTATAACTCATATAATATTTTAGAAATAGAACAACATATACGACAAACTATCATTTCTATGTTTAAAAATAATAATAATACCATTTTATGGGGATTTAAAGAAATTAGATATGATAATAAAAGAATAAATTATATCAAATATTTTAAACAATTATTCCCTCAAACTAAACTTATTATTCAAATTAGAGAGAATATCGTATTTCAATCTAATAGTGGATGGCATAAAAATAACCCTAAAGCGTATACTTATTTAAAACAACTAAATTCTGAATTTCTTCATTTTTATAATCAAAATAAAGAATGGTGCTATTTTACAACATTTGAAAAAATGTTCGATTTAAATAATATTAAAAATATTTTTAAATTTATTGATTGCAGTCAACAATATAATGAAACAAAAGTTATTGAAATTATTTCTAATAATATTAAAGATTAAATATTATTAATATATATTTTTATATTAACTAAAATTTTGTAATTCTGCTGTCATATGTTTATTTATAAAATAAACAGTAATTATTAACAGTACAAAAGTTAATAAAGCACTTATAAAATTAGTTATACTTAATCCTTTCTTTTGTTCTTCAATTAATGATGTAAAATCGTAATATTCTTGTAAATGAGAAACTGTTATTATATAAACAATTAATGGCTTTAATATACCATTTATTATTGAAGCAATTAATTCTTTAAAACTACCACCAATCGCAGAACCCATTGCGTATGCCATTAATGTTCCTGTTTTTGAATATAAAAATTGAATTATATTATCTTTAAATGTTAAACTTTTTTTTGTTGTATTATATGATGTGGATGGTGATGATGTATGTGATGGTGATGATGTATTACTACTAGTAGTAGTACTAGTACTTGCGTTAGTATAATTCATATCATAATTCATTATATATAATACTATAAATTATATATTTATTTTAAATTTATTCACCTTTTTATTTTTTTTATTTTCTAATTATTTTTTAATTTTACAACATTTGAAAAAAAAATGTTGTAAAATAAGTATTTAAAATTATATTAACTAAAAGTTGTTATTTCTGCTGTCATACGTTTATTTATAAAATAAACAGTAATTATTAACAGTACAAAAGTTAATAAAGCACTTATAAAACTAGTTATACTTAAACCTTTCTTTTGTTCTTCAATTATTGATGTAAAATCGTAATATTCTTGTAAATGAGAAACTGTTATTATATAAACAATTAATGGTTTTAATATACCATTTATTATTGAAGCAATTAATTCTTTAAAACCAAAACCAATTGCTATACCTATAGCTTGCGCCATTATTGTCCCCGTTTTTGAATATAAAAATTGAATTATAGTATCTTTAAATGTTAAACTCTTTTTTGTAGTATTATGCGGTGATGAGGATGATGATGGTGCACTAGATATATTTGGAGTACTACTACTGGTGCTTGTACTTGCATTAGTATAATTCATATCACTTGAAATAGAATCATAATTCATTATATATATATAATATTATAAATTACAAATTTATTGTCAATTTTCATTTTATTTTTTTATTTATTTTTTTGACCTTTTCATTCTTTTTTGTATGTGAATTTTGTATTTCTCGTTCTTCTTTATATTTAAGATATATTTCTTTTAAATTGTCTATTTCATTTATCCACATTTCATTAATTGTTATATTTCGTATTTTGCTTAATTCTTCTATTTTTAAATCCTTTTCTTTTAATAATTTATCTATATTTTCTTCAGTTACCGAATCCATTGACATTTTTATTAAATACTTATAATCAATATCCTCTTCTATTATATCATACCCCTTTTCTATTAATAATTGAATCACTTCTTCTTTTCTCTTTTTTCGTAAATCAATCGTTCCATCTAAAATTTCTTTTATATATTTCGATTTATTATATAATAATACTAATTCACTTTCCAACTCTTTTATCATATACAATTTTCGCTTTTCATATAATTGTAATCTTACTAAATAATAATCATCTATTATTTCATTTATATTTTCATATTTCTTTAATACATCATTCTCATCAAATAAATGCATATTTGTTGCACTACTTGTATTACACAATTTTAATAACTTTTCTACACCATTACATTCATTTTCATATTTCGTTTTTTCATATAATTCTAATTTACCTTTCATAAATGTTATTGTAAAATCCACATTTGTATCTTTACTCATATCATCATAATCTTTTATTACGGCAATTATCTTCTTTCCATCTTTATCCACACCTGGATCTATTAAATTCTCTAATAATTCTTTAAAATCTTCCGTCCAAAAACCAATTGGTAATTCTGACACTTTTATCTTATCACTTTCTATTTTTTCATATACACCTTTTATCATATATTTATTGTTACCTATTTTTATAATATTTCCTATAAAACCTTCATAATAAGGCATAAAATCAATTTCTTCTTCAATTGATAATAACTTATTCTTTATATATCTTATTATTTGTAAAGGATTATAACACATTATATCAGTACTAAAACCTGTTCCTATACCTTTCGAACCATTTACTAAAATCATTGGAATTATCGGAACATAATAAACCGGCTCTACTTCTAATCCATCATCATTTAAATATCTTAATATATTATCATCTACTGGTGGATAAATTATTCTTGTTATTTTATTTAATTGAGTAAATATATATCTTTCTGAAGCACTATCTTTTCCACCTGAAAGCCTACCTCCAAATTGACCATTCGGCATTAGCAAATTTATATTATTCGAACCTACATAATCTTGAGCCATACCTACAATTGCAGCATTTAAACTTGCTTCTCCATGATGATATCCTGAATGCTCTGAAACATAACCTGAAAATTGAGCTACCTTTATTTCTGATGTTAACCCTCTTTTAAACGCAGCAAATAATATCTTTCTTAAACTTATCTTTAAACCATCCATCAAATTCGGAATACTTCTATCACAATCATATTTCGAATAATGAATTAATTCTTTATCTATAAAATCTTCATATAATACTTCTGATTTTGATGTATCTAAATATATCTCTCTATTGTAATTCTTTAACCATTCTTTCCTATCATCTGCTCTTTTTTTATTAAAAACCATATCAATCGCATTATTACTCTTTTCTGAACGATGAAAATATACCATTTTCTTATTATCAAAATATTCTCGAAATTCTTTACCTGTACTTGTTCCTAACCCTTTATAATATTTTATCTTCCAACCTTTTATATCATTACACTTTTTCCATTCATTGTATTCACCATCATTATAAAAATTTAATTCTGTATTTCCTTTTCTTGCTTTCAATATCGGAGTATTCATAAATCCTATAAATCCTTCTATTCCACTTAATTCTGACCATTCTGATTCAAATAAATTTATTGCTAAACCCTTTATATGACTCCCATCTAAATCTTGATCTGTCATAAATATAACCTTTCCATAACGCAACCATTTATGTACATCTTCTATTTTATTATATATCTTATTCGTTTCTAATCCTAAAATCTTTTTTATTTCTGTTATCTCTTTGTTTTCACTTATCTTTTTTATTGATTCACCACGCACATTTAAAATCTTTCCTTTCATCGGATAAACTCCTATTTTATTTCGATCTTCTGATGATAAACCAGAAATTATACCTGCTTTCGCTGAATCACCTTCACAAAATATTATTATACATTCACTTGATTTATCCGTTCCAGCCCAATTCGCATCTGTTAACTTTGGAATACCACGAATACTTTTACTTTTTACACCATCCGATTTCTTCGCTGCTTTATTCTCTTTTATTTCAGTTAATTTTAACGCATTATCCATTATACCCATTTTTGCTACTTTCTCTATAAATTTATCACTTATTTCACATTTCGAACCAAATTTCAAAGAAGGAGTATTCATATAATCTTTCGTTTGACTATCAAAAGAAGGATTCTCTATATCACATCTCACAAATAAAAATAACTGCTCTTTTATACTTGTCATATTCACTTTCACTTTCTTCTTCTTTTCAATATAATCTCCTAATTTTCTTATTATTTGATTTAATATATATTCTATATGCTTTCCACCTTTCGACGTATGAATACCATTCACAAATGAAACTTGCATAAATTCATCATTCGGACTTATAGCTACGGCATATTCCCATCTTTCACCGTTCTCTTCATATATACGAACTGATACACTTTTATCTCCTATATACATATCTATATATTGCTGGAAATTTTTTATATTTATCAAATTATTATTAAATTTCACTTTTAAATTCTTATTTGTTATCGCCGCTATATCATACACTCTTTTCTTTAATAAACATATTATATCATCACTCAAACCATCTATACCTAAACGAATATAATCCGGTTTAAATGTTATTTTCGTATATGGCTTTTTTTTACATTTCACTATTGATGGTTTACAGATTTCATACAAATTATTCTTAAATTCTTGAGTATATTTTAATCCTCTTATATGGTCTACTGTTTCTATACAACCATAACTCGACCATATCAATACTAATTTAAAACCAAAACCATTCTTTCCACCAACTATCTTTTTTTCACTTTTATCATAATTCGTTGATGTTCTTAAATGACCAAAAATCATTTCCGGAATCCAGATATTATGTTCTGGATGCTGAGCTACGTCTATACCATTACCATCATTCAACATAGTAATCGTACCATCTTCACTAATTGAGATTTCTATATTTGATACTTCTAATATATCTTTTTGACCTACACTTTTCGCTTGCAACATACGTATCACATGATCTCGACAATTTACTATACCTTCATCAAATAATTTAAATAAACCTGGAATATATTTTATTTTTTTTTCTATTATTTTATCATTCGATTCATTTACTATCCATTCAATCGATTCTATTTCTTCAACTGAACCTATATATGTATCCGGATTTGATAAAATATGTTCTGTATCTGATTTTTTTTGATATTTCGTCGCAAGATTAACGTCTTCAACACTCATTTTGATATTGATATTTATTTATACATTTATCTATTTAAATAATTTCAATTTTATATTAATTTCAAATTTAAACTGTTCTTTTGTGTTTATTTCTTTTTATTTTTTTTATTGATTTCCTTTTATTTTTATTTTTGTTACTATTTTTGTTATATCGAGTTATTTTATTTCTTTTTATTATATGTTTTTTTGTTTTTGTATGATTAATGTTTGAACCTCCGTCCGAATCAAACGTTTTAGTCTCATTCGCACCATAATCCTCATAACCTGTTCTCATTGAAACATCCTCGCCCTCTGCACCCTCTGAGTCACCCTCTGAGTCACCCTCTGAGTCACCCTCTGAGTCACCCTCTGCACCCTCTGAGTCACCCTTTGAGGAGTTCGATTCCGTTGAAACATCATTCAATAGTTGACTTAATTTTTTTAATTCTTTTAATTCTTGTATGATAAAATCATTATTTGTAGTTGTTATATATTCGTACCATTCATCATATTGTTTTTTAGCGTAGACTTCAACAGTAGTAGTAGTAGTAGTAGTAGTAATTGGTGGTGGTGTTGCTGGTGGTGGTAATAATGATGATGATAATGATGGTGGTAGTAATAATGATGATGATGATGATGATGATGATGATGATGGTGCTGATGATGGTGTACCCAGAGTAGCAGGAGAAGCAACAGAAACAGTAGTAATAGAAGTAATTGGTGGTGGTGTTGCTGGTGGTGGTAATAATGATGATGATAATGATGATGATGATGATGATGATGATGATGATGATGATGATGATGATGATGATGATGATGATGATGATGATGATGGTGCTGATGATGGTGTACCCGGAGAAGTAGTAACCGCAGAAGTAGTAACATTAGTAGCAGGATTATACATACACATAATATCTGTAATTTCATATACATATCCTTCTGTATCAGCGATAGATGGAAATTTTTGTAAAACATTTTCTACAGATATAAATATAGCATTGTAATCTAATCCATTAAATGTAGTCTTTTTAATATTATCTATAATATCATCAACCTCATGAACATTATTATTATTCAAATATTTTCTTAAGTTTGATTCTACACCCGTATTTTTGAATATATAATCAAAAGAATAATTGAATAAATGTGTTTTTTTTTCACAAATACATAGTTCATTATAAGTTTCTTCTGCTGCTTCTTCTGCTGCTTCTGCTGCTGCTACTGCTGCTGTTGCTGCTGTTGCTGCTGTTGCTGCTGTTGCTGCTGTTGCTGCTGTTGCTGCTGTTTCTGCTGCTGCTGCTGCTTGTATTGCTTTTTCTACTGCTTCTTTTGCTTTTTCTTTTGCTTCTTCTGCTGCTGCTGCTGTTGCTGCTGCTGCTGTTGCTGCTACAACTGCTTCTTCTGCTGTTGCTGCTGCTACTGCTGTTGCTGCTGTTGCTGCTGCTGCTTCTTCTGTTTCTTCTGTTTCTTCTTCTGTTGCTGCTGTTTTTATAATAGTCTCTTTTTTAATTTCGGTTTGAATCCCTCGTAAATGCATTAAATAATCACTAGTATTATTTACAATATTATTTTGTTCACATTTGTTGTCTATCTGTGTTATTATTATATCTTTTTTAAGTAGATTCATTATTTTATCAATTTTAACATTTACTTTTTTTAATTCACTTGGAGTTTTAAGTGTACTATAATATTTAGCAATAATTGTATCCAAATCTGTTAAATATTTACTAGGTTTTAAGAATTGTGCCGCATATACATGTATATCATCAAGAAGTGTACTATCCGACAAAACCATCTCGAGCGTAAAAGAAGAAGAAGAATCAAATTTTACAATTATTGAATTTATTTTTTCTTGTATTTCTTTTTTAATAATACCAATACCTGATACATCTTTTTGTTTATTTCTACTGTTTGTTCCTTTATCACTCACTAATGAATTTAGATTCTCTATATATTTTTGTTCAGTTCGTTTTATTTGCTCGTTAATAAATTTTAATTTAATTTTATGTATGTCAGATATAATACTTTTATAAGCAATATTTATTTCAATATTACCATTTATATTATAATTGTTTAATAATTTAATATATTTATCTATTTTGTTAATAAAATAATTACAACCATTAATATAAGCTTTTACTATATTACAAACATTATTTGAAGAAACGTCACTTTTAAGTAATCTATCAATTAATGTTTTAGTGTTTGTGGTTAAAATTATTTTTTCTGTTGTATCAATATTCATTGAACATATTGCTGTTTTAACTTGAATATTTATTAATTGTTCAATATTTGTACAACCAAAATATTCTGTATATAAATTTATTTGATTTAATATACCACTCATTGTATCAAATATAGTTAATATTTGAGAATCAGTTTGAGAGATGTTATTAATTATGTTAGTTAATAGATTAGTAATATTAATCCTAAATGCTACATTTGTAAATGTGATGATTTGTTTGTTTAATAATGAATTAATGATAAGTAAACAATTAGATAGTATATTTTGTATTTTTGTTATATCAGATTCAGGATTAATTTTATCTATACAAGTTAATAAAGTCCCACCTCTAGTTGACCCAGATGTGTTGTTTGGTTTGTCATTTAGATGTGTCGACAAAAATGGTATTTTTAAATCAGTTAATAAAGGAATATTATCTATAATACTTGAACCAACTAATATTGTATCTTTTGTAATAAAAAATAGAAGTCCATTATCAGGAAAAGTAGAAACATTAGCAGGATACGAAGAAGAAGAAGAAGAAGAAGAAGAAGAAGAAGAAGAAGAAGAAGACGAAGAAGAAGAAGAAGAAGAAGAAGAAGAAGAAGAAGAAGAAGAAGAAGCAGAAATAAGTAGACTCAATTCGTTTAGTACATCTTCTAATTTTTTTAAATCTACTAAGTTTGTTTCAAGTCCTAAGATTTTTATATTTTCTTTTAATTGAGCCTTTTCTTTTAATTGAGTCTTTTCTAATAGTGTATAAATAATGTTTGGTTGTAGTTCTATTGATGTTTCCATAAAGGAGGAGGAGGAGGGAGAAGTGGTATGAGAAGTGGTATTGTTATTTATAAATAAACACGTCATTTTTTGCCATTCATCACCTAAAGATTTAAAAAATGCCAATATAGTCATTTTTACTGATATTTCAGTACTATTAACTCTATATTCATCATCTAATAAGTTATAAATACATGTTGCCGCGAATATTAAACGATCTCTTACTTCTTTTTCAGTTACATCGTTGAATTGTGCACTTCCATGTCCACTTTCATCATAAACATAGTTGATTGTCTTAACAACATTTGAAATACAAATATCACGACGATATAATGGAAAACTAACCATATTAGTTGTTTCATCATTCTTTCTTTTTATTTTAAAATAATATCCTTCTATTATTGATATATCATCAGGATGAGTATCAGTATTAAATTCTTTTAATACATCACTATTTCTATAGATAATTTTATCAATTTCTATATCTAACTTAAATATACTAAATATTTGACTAATTGATTCATTTGCTTTATTATTATATACCTCCCCATTTGATGGTGTAGTTCCAGGATCTATTATTGTGGAAGGTGTGCAGATATCAGTTATTTGATCTGTTTTGATATTATTTATTATTCCAATGCTTTCTAATTCACTCAAAAGGTTTTCTTTTAATTTTATATTTAATTTAGAAGGTATTTCATCATATATGAATTGTTGATATAAAGTTTTTTTTTTAATTCCCAGAGCCATATCTTGATTCTCTAAAGAAATATCAGTTAATGTATATTGTATTGGTCTATCATGATAATTTTGTGCATCGTCAAAATTTTCATCATATGAAATAGTTAAATGTATTGAGTTGATATTATCACTAGGTTTTATCATATAAAAACAACCTTTAAAATATTGTAAAATATTATCAATTTCACCAATATTTGTTTTAAAAGAAATTGTTTCAGTATATTCAAAATTTTCATAACGACCTATACAATTGTCTCTAACATATTCCATTACAATTTTCATATAATTAGGTTCACTAATTAAACCATTAGTTGCTGTATAAGTTAAATCTTCTATGATTTTACCATCATCATAAACAGGAGTTATACAATTAGCATTAATTAAATTAATCCATAATTTAAAAACAATGTTTACAGCATTGTAAATTTCTTTTATTTTTATTACTTTTTTAAAATCGTGTTCCCATTCAAATATTAATTTACAAATTAATAATGAAGCTTCATTATTATAAGTATTAACAGTATCTAAATTAATAGCATCACAACTTCCTCCAACTTGTTTTTGTAGAATTTGTTGTTTACAATTGGAAATTTTTTCTTCAATTTCCATAATAATGTATAAATTAATTAATTCATAACATAAACTTTCAGAATAGTTATTATATTGACATGATACAAAAAAATGTTGTACACTTTCTTCAGGTTCTGATAATAAAAGATAACTACTAAAAGAATTCTCAGGAGTAAAATAATTAAAACTTTCCGCAACGATTGATCTTAAAATATAATTCTCAATTTTTAAATGATTATTAAAAGTTTTATTTTTAAAAGATGTATTTAGTTGAAAATCATATAATTTAGTTGAAGGTAGTAAATTAGGAACGAAAAGTGTTTCGTTAGTATTATTAATTAAATAATCAGAAATTAAATAGAAAGAATATTGTTTTAATATTTTTAAAAGATCTATATCATTACACGTTAATAAATTATAATATTGAAATTTAGCTTGAGTATCATATGGTACATATTCTAAATCAGATAGTTTTTTAGGTTGAGGTTGAGATAATTGAGATTGAAATAATTGATATTGAGGTTCACGTCTTGCTTTTTGCTTTGCATTTTGCGACGACGACGTCGACTGCGACGACTGCGATTCTTGCGACGTGTAGCCTTCTTCTTCTAGGTTTACTAGACCTCTTTTTTTAGCTATATTATTTAACTCAATTATATGTGCCATATAAATATATAATATATAATATATAAATATAAAATATAAAATATAAATACCGCAAATATATATGTATATATATAATGTATTCATATCAATCTTTTACTCCAGGAAGAAAAAGTAATTCAATAAATTGTATAAATTATATAGCAAATTATAATGCTAAATATCCAGGTTCGCAAAAAATAAGTGAATGTATTCAAAATACAAATTCATATGATAAAAATAATATTGTATCAAATGCGAGAATATCAAAAAAAACAAGAATATCTCAAATAATAAATAATAATAAAGGTGGTAAATCGCAATATGGAAATTTTTATTTAGGAAATCCTTTAAATATAAATTATTTAGGTAGAATAGAAGGTATGGCTGGTGGAAGTGGAAGTTCTTTAGTAAATAATTTTTAATATAAGTAATTGTAATGTAAGTATATATTATTTTCTCTGTAAATATTATAATGGTATCGAAAAGTAATAATTATAAGAAAACGGTAGGTAGTCGTGCCGAAGTATATCATGGAACAGCGAAACATACAAGTGGTAGTATAACAAAAAATGGTTTAATGAAAAATAAACATGGTCGTATTGTATCAAGAAAGAAGCATTTTTTTGCGAAAAAGAATAAATTTTTAGTAAAAGCGGGTTATAAAACAACACGAGGTGTGTTTAAATTATTTCATAAAAATAGTTCAAGATCGACCAAGAGAAGAAGAAGAATGAATGGTGGTATGGCTTTAGGTGGTATGTTAGCTCCTTCATATTATGATGGTAAAGGAGTACATACCTCAGGTAATGCGTTACAATTTATAGCGGGTAATGGTAATTAATAGTTCAATAATAGAATAGTTCAATAATAGAATAGTTCAATAATACAAATAAGTAATTAAATATGTATTATTGAATTATGTGTGAGTAGTAGTAAGAATCCATTTAGTTTCGATGAATTTATCATATACAATAGAATCGGAGAATTTATAATATAAATATTTTTCAAAATATCGTTTGCTAACGATAAATTTCAAAGAAGATATATTACAAAATTTATAATAATAATTGTAAGCATCATCGAATGAAATTAAAGTATCATTATTAATATTAATTTGTTGATTAATAAAATGAAAAGATGAATAAATATTATTATTTTTATCCCATAGAGAAGAAGTGACATTTAAAACATATTTATCTTCAAAAATTTCAATAGATGGAAAGAAATGTTTTAAAATTTGTAAAATATTTTCTTCAGTGATGTTACCATTAGTCATAAGTGTTTCATCGGTAAGTTTAGTCCAATATTTAAAAATAGAAGTGAATTCATCAATTTCGATGTCATATTCAAATATATTAGTATCAGTTGTATTATGAATAGTGATTGTATTTTCCCAAAATTTAATAAAATCGCTATAAAAGGGAAGATATTTGCTAGTGATTTGCAAGAAAGAGTCGGTGTTATCATCATATGAATATTTTGTTTTAAGAATATTTTTTAAAGTATTAGAATAAATAATATTAATAAAATTGGAAGTATAAATGAATTGTTTCCAAACGAAATGTAAATTTTTCCATTCCATTTTGTATGGAATAAGAGTATTATTAGTATTAGTATTAGAAGTAGTAACAATATATTTATTGCAAAAATCATCAACGATAGAATTAGGTGTAGAATTTTTAAGATAATAAGTATATATTTTCAATTCTTCATCAGCATAAATATCAATAAAATTGTCAGAATTTTCATAACGTTTAGAATAATGAGCAGCAACACATAATAGATCAAGTCCTATTTTTTTAAGTATTTCTCTCCAAACTTCAGTGGAGAAATATTCATTGAATTTAATAAATCTGCAATTTTCATAAGAATGATTTTCGTGATATTTAGTCATAAAATTATGAATAGTATTATTATTTCCGATAGACAATAAAGCGACATTATCGAGTTGATTTAGGAATTGTTTCATTTTCTGACTAACAAGAAAAATATTATTAGAATTTTTTTTTAAAATATTATCGCCGATGATAGTAAGAAAATATTTAGCATAATTTTTAGAAGAGAAAATGGATGGATAAAAAACATTTAATACATTTTGAATAGTATCAGATTCAGGTATAGAACTGAAAAGTGTTCTTTCTTTAATTTGTTTAATAATATTAATTTTAGTTTTATGTTTCCACTGTAATAAAACTCTATCATTAGATATAGTAGATAGAAGTTTATGAATAATATCATCTTCTTTAATAATTAGATATTTTTCTCCATTATATTCATAAAATAAATTATTATTAGATAAATAGAAATATTTATGTTTGCTTAAAAAGACTTGAATAAAAAGTTGTTGCTCATTAGTTAAAAAATTATTACGAATTTTGCGTTTTTGATGATTTTTGAATTCATTTTCAAGTGTATTAGGTAAATATAAAACGATATGATTATATAATCGTTGAGTCATATATTCATTGTCTTTATATTCTTTAGTAAGTAGATTAATTACATCGATAAATTGTGAATTATGTGGATTATCAACCATAATTTGTTCAGTCATAATAACTAGACTAGAATGTTTTTAAATATTTTTTAATAATATATATTAATGAATATGAATAAAAATTATAAATATGAATAAAAATTATAAATATGAATAAAAATTATAATTATGAATAAAAATTATAATTATAAATAATTAATAAAAATTAATGCGTTAAATATTTTAAGTCATAAGTATTTAAAGGTTTAAAATTAATTCCATGTATAATGTCTCTATTTTCTAATAAAAATAATATATTAACTCAAACTGAAGGTAATGTATTAACTATTAAAACTGTACAAATCGCTCCATTTAGAACTTTAATGACAGCACTTAAAGATATACTTTTAGAAACAAATATAACTTTTGAACCTGATGGTATTCGTATTATTAATATGGATAAATCTCATACAATTTTAGCTCATCTTTATTTAGCATCTCAAAATTTTGAATTTTATGAATGTAAAAAAGAAAAAATTATTATTGGAGTTAATATGTTTCATTTATTTAAATTAATTAATTCAATTGATAATGATGATACTTTAACTATTTATATCGAAAATGCCGATTATACTGATGGCATCGTTTCACATTTAGCTTTAAAATTCGAAAATGGCGAAATTAAACAATGTAAAACACAAAAATTGAGATTAATTGAACCTGAACCTGAAGAATTACAATATCCTGATGTTAAATTCTCATCTATTATTAATTTACCATCTGCTGATTTTCAAAAAATCATTCGTGATTTATCTTGCATTTCTGATAAATTAGAAATTAAATCTGTTGGAAATGAATTAATCTTTAAATGTTCTGGACAATTCGCATCTGCTGAAATTCATCGTGCTGAATCTGATGGAAGTATGGGTTTTATTTTAAAACAAGACTCTTCTAAAATTATTCAAGGCGAATTCTCTCTTAAAAATTTAGGCTATTTTATTAAATGCACTAATCTTTGTTCTCAAATTGAAGTTTATTTAGAAAATGATTTACCTCTTGTGGTTAAATATGAAGTTGCTTCACTTGGATCTATACGACTTTGTTTAGCAGCTTTACCTTCTTCATAATTTTAATTAGTTAAATTAAAATTATTTAATTCTATTATATTCATATATTATATTTATAATGGATTATTCTCAATATTTAGGTTCTAAAAAATGTTGTAATATTAAAACTGTAGGTCCAGTTGGACCTGCTGGACCAACTGGACCATTTGCTATTGGTTATACAGGTTATACTGGATATACCGGTCCTATTGGACCCACCGCATATACAGGTTATACTGGATATACTGGAGATACTGGTCCTACAGGTTATACTGGATATACCGGTCCTATTGGTCCTACAGCATATACAGGTTATACTGGAGATACTGGTCCTACAGGTTATACAGGATATACTGGAGATACTGGTCCTACAGGTTATACTGGAGATACAGGTCCTACAGGTTATACTGGATATACTGGAGATACTGGTCCTACAGGTTATACAGGTCCTACAGGTCCTACAGGTTATACAGGATATACTGGAGATACTGGTCCTACAGGTTATACTGGAGATACAGGTCCTACAGGTTATACAGGATATACTGGAGATACTGGTCCTACAGGTTATACTGGAGATACAGGTCCTACAGGTTATACAGGATATACTGGAGATACTGGTCCTACAGGTTATACAGGATATACTGGATATACCGGTTATACAGGTTATACAGGTTATACTGGTCCTACAGGTTATACAGGTTATACTGGATATACCGGTTATACAGGATATACAGGTTATACTGGTCCTACAGGTTATACAGGTTATACTGGTCCTACAGGGTATACAGGATATACTGGAGATACTGGTCCTACAGGTTATACAGGTTATACTGGTCCTACAGGTTATACAGGATATACAGGTTATACTGGTCCTATTGGTCCTACAGCATATACTGGTTATACCGGTTTTACTGGTTTTACTGGTTTTACTGGATACACTGGTCCTACAGGTTATACTGGATATACAGGTTATACTGGTCCTATTGGTCCTACAGCATATACTGGTTATACCGGTTTTACTGGTTTTACTGGTTTTACTGGATATACTGGTCCTACAGGTTATACAGGATATACAGGTTATACTGGTCCTATTGGTCCTACAGCATATACTGGTTATACCGGTTATACTGGTTATACTGGTCCTACAGGTTATACTGGAGATACAGGTTATACTGGTTATACAGGTTATACTGGAGATACTGGTCCTATAGGTTATACTGGAGATACTGGTCCTACAGGTTATACTGGATATACAGGTTATACTGGTCCTATTGGTCCTACAGCATATACTGGTTATACAGGTTTTACTGGAGATACTGGTCCTATAGGTTATACTGGAGATACTGGTCCTACAGGTTATACTGGATATACAGGTTATACTGGTCCTATTGGTCCTACAGCATATACTGGTTATACCGGTTTTACTGGTTTTACTGGTTATACAGGTTATACTGGAGATACTGGTCCTACAGGTTATACTGGATATACAGGTTATACTGGTCCTATTGGTCCTACAGCATATACTGGTTATACCGGTTTTACTGGTTTTACTGGTTATACAGGTTATACTGGAGATACTGGTCCTACAGGTTATACTGGATATACAGGTTATACTGGTCCTATTGGTCCTACAGCATATACTGGTTATACCGGTTTTACTGGTTTTACTGGTTATACAGGTTATACTGGAGATACTGGTCCTATAGGTTATACTGGATATACAGGTTATACTGGTCCTATTGGTCCTACAGCATATACTGGTTATACCGGTTTTACTGGTTTTACTGGTTTTACTGGTCCTACTGGTTATACTGGTTATACTGGTTATACTGGATATACTGGTCCTATTGGTCCTACAGCATATACTGGTTACACAGGTTATACTGGTCCTACTGGATATACTGGATATACTGGTCCTACAGGTTATACTGGTTATACTGGATATACTGGTTATACTGGTTATACTGGATATACTGGATATACTGGTCCTACAGGTTATACTGGTTATACTGGATATACTGGTCCTATTGGTCCTACAGCATATACTGGTTACACAGGTTATACAGGTTATACTGGATATACTGGTCCTATTGGTCCTACAGCATATACTGGTTACACAGGTTATACAGGTTTTACTGGTTATACAGGTTATACTGGTTTTACCGGAGATACAGGTTTTACTGGTTATACAGGTTATACAGGTTATACAGGTTATACAGGTTATACAGGTTATACTGGTCCTACAGGTTATACAGGTTATACTGGTTATACTGGATATACAGGTCCAACTGGTACAATACCAGGTGGTGTAGCATATTTAGCAAATAGTCAAACTTTTACAGGTGTAAATACTTTTAATGAGTCTGTAATTTTATCACCTCAACTTATACCACCACCTACAAGTATTTCTACTGGAGCATTAGTAATTGACATTTCTAATAATTCTATAAATGAGTATGATGGAAATTATTGGAATAGAATTACGACAAATACATTTTCTCTTGGTTTTTCAAATCAGGATTTGTCTTCAAATTCTATTACTTTTAGTTGGATAAATGAAAATATTACCGATTTATCTAACTCTTTTATTACATTAAGAACTAATTTTATGTTTGCACAAATAGGTCAAGCTGAAACACCCTTTACTAGTTATCTTACGTCAAGTGGTGGTATGATTTCACTTAATATAAATTATATTCAAAACAATATAACAACTATAAAACAAAATAATTATAGTATTACTAGTGAGTTAACATCATCATCAGCTACAATACCATCTTCTTATATAGGAAATGTAGCTATAGGTTCATTTCTTGGGGAGTTTTCTGATCTATTAGTGTATACTAATTCTCCAACACTAAATCTTGGTGTTAGCAATTTTACGCAAACACCATTACCATCATCATCAACATCATTTATTTATAGTTGTACGATTGATTATGGAACTCTTAATTTTGGTAATACTTATGGAACTTATTATATGAATGGATCAATAGAATTAAAATGTGATTATGGATTTGGAATACCTTATAATTCTTATTTTAGTTTATAATTTTATAAAATAAATCAAATATATTTGATTTGTTACAATTTATTTTTTTATATTTAAAAAAAATAAATAATAATATAAATATTATTTATATGTCAATAAAAAATACTAATCTATCAAATAATTGTTTCATAGCGTCGTCATCAACTAATACTGCATTAATAATTCAATCTAATAATAATGTAAATAATAGTTCAATAAGTAATGATAATTCAGGAAATTTAATATTAACAACAATTGAAAATATAATTTTAGATTGTAGTAATGTAACATCATCAACTATAAATAATGTATATTTAAATTTAGATAATATTTTAGATAATATTATAATCGGAACAAAACTTAATTCTGAAAATGTTGGTTATGATTGTATTGTTTTAGGAATTGATTCCCTACAAAATAATAGTAATGGTTATGGTAATCTTGCTATAGGAAATAGTACATTACAAAATAATAGTATTGGTTATGGTAATCTTGCTATAGGAACGTTTGCTTTACAAAATAATAGTAGTGGTTATGGTAATCTTGCTATAGGAAATAGTACATTACAAAATAATTTTACGGGTTATGGTAATCTTGCTATAGGAAATAGTGCATTAATAGTTAATAAAGGTAATGATAATACAGCAATAGGAAATAAAACATTACTAGAAAGTTTAAATAATTATAATACAGCAATTGGATATTATTCAGGAAAGAATGATATTAATGGAAATTATAACACTTATATAGGTTATAATTCAGGTATTGATTCTACAATGAATAATTGGAATAATTCAACAGCTATAGGTTATAATTCTACAATTACAGCATCTAATCAAATTGTATTAGGAACTACAAGTGAAAATGTAGTTATTTCTGGGAATCAAACTTTTAGAGGTATAATTCAAATTGGTGATATTACTAACAATTCAAATATTACAAGTAATAATTATGGAACTTTATTTTTAAATTCAAATAGTACTGTTAATATTACAGATAATCATCCAGATACTCCTAATACTTTTGCTGTTTTTACTCCTTCATCTAAAAGTTTTTCAGTTACAGATTCAACTAATTCAAATTATATATATCCTACTTATTTACAATTACCTTCCATAATAGCACATCCAACTCCAGCCGCAGCTGGTATGATTTGTTTAGTAAATGAAATTTTATACTTTTATGATGGTACTAGTTCTAGTTGGTTAAAATTTCAATTTCAATGATTATATCATTTCAAAATATTATTAATTAATTGATAATAGATAATTATAAATAAAGTATATTTGTAAAATAGATTTGATTTTTTACAATTTATTTTTTTATATTAAAAAAAAAAAATAATAATATAAATATTATTTATATGTCAATAAAAAATACTAATCTATCAAATAATTGTTTCATAGCGTCGTCGTCAACTAATACTGCATTAATATTTCAATCTAATAATAATGTAAATAATAGTTCAATAAGTAATGATAATTCAGGAAATTTAATATTAACAACAATTGAAAATATAATTTTAGATTGTAGTAATGTAGTAATACCAAATATAGAATATACTGGAGGAATAAGTATTCAAGATGCTAGTAATAATAGTTCAATTATTAGTAATAATAATGGTAATTTAACTTTAAATTCATCAAACAATATTTTTATGGATGGAAATACATATTTAAATTATACTAATTTACGAGGACATACTATAGGTGGTATAAAAAATGAAATATATACTGATAATGGAATTCTTATACAGGATATACAAGAATATGATTATAATTCTGGATCATCAATATCAAGTGATAATAATGGAAATTTAGTATTAAAAAGTGAAAATATAAATTTAGATTGTAGTGGAAGTTTTATTTTAGATTGTAGTAATGTAGTAATACCAAATATAGTATTTACTGAAGGAATAAGTATTCAAGACGCAAGTAATAATAGTTCAATAAGTAGTGATAATTCAGGAAATTTAGTATTAAAAAGTGAAAATATAAATTTAGATTGTAGTGGAAGTTTTATTTTAGATTGTAGTAATGTAGTAATACCAAATATAGTATTTACTGAAGGAATAAGTATTCAAGACGCAAGTAATAATAGTTCAATAAGTAGTGATAATTCAGGAAATTTAGTATTAAAAAGTGAAAATATAATTTCAGACGCAATTTTAAATATGAATAATCATAATATTGATAACGTACATACTTTATCAAGTGATAGTAATAATGATTTAACTATGTCTTCTGCTAATAATAGTGTTTATTTGAATGGTTTTGGATCAGTAAATCTTACTTCAACTGATGATAAGGTCAATATAACTGCGAGTAATGATATTAATCTTAATGCTCCTAATGGAAGTTCAAATATAAAACTTACTTCTGGTGGAGGTATGACATTTGAAACAAATAACTCAGCAATTAATCTAATTACTGATACTAGTGATATTAAGTTAACTACAAATAATGTAGAATTTATCAATTATAATAATAATATTAATTATGGAGAAATTACTACTGATGGAAATGATAATTTTATTATGAATGCTCTTTCATCTAATGCAGGTATTGTATTAAATGCTCATCAAGGTTTAATTATACAATCAACTCAAACCGGAGGTATTAATATAGAAGATAGTTCTGTTTCTAGTACAATAAGTAGTGATAATAATGGAAATTTATTATTAAATACAACTAATAATATATCATTAACAACAAATTCAACTGGTTATATTAGTTTAGTTACAACTGATGGAGATATTACATTAGGTTCTAATAATGGAAATTTAAGTATGGGATGCACTAAGGATACGTATTTATCAGGAGCAAATTCTGTAAATTTACTAACAGTTTTAGGTAATAATATTAATTTTATGGATTCACCTGGTAATATTTATGCTACTGTAAATATTGTTTCACCTCCAAGTTTTTCAATTTTAGACCCTATTAATATTACAGGATATAAGACTAATATTACTCCTACTTATTTACAATTACCTGTATTATCATCTTTACCATTAGGTCCTACAGGTGGAACTATTTGTTGTCACGGAACCAATTTAGAATTTTATAATGGAACCAGTTGGACGCAAATAGGAACAACTGGTCCTACTGGTTATACTGGTTATACTGGTCACACTGGTTATACTGGTCACACTGGTCCTCAAGGAATTCAAGGATTAACTGGTTATACTGGTTACACTGGTTATACCGGTTATACCGGTTATACTGGTCCTACTGGTATTCAAGGTGCTAATGGTAATTCAGGAGGATTAACTTTTTATTTAAATTATTCTGAACCTTTTTTACCAGGAATTGAACTTTTATCTTTAACGGAATCATCTGCTCCAAGAAGTGATGTTTCTTTTAACGCAACTGTTGTTCTTCAAGATATTGGAAATTTTGGTAATACTATTGCAAATTTAAATATTGGTTCTTATATTCCTTATGGTATATGGGATTTAAATGTTTTTGCGAATGTAAACGGTGTGTCTGATAAAGATAAAGCCAGTTTACTATATCGTATTTTTGGTAGAACACCTGGAGGAGTAGAAACACAAATTGGTACTGATAGTAATTTAACTGCAATTACGGATAGTTTATATGCAATTCAAGAAATAATTTTATCTATTGCTTTACCATATACTGATATATCTGCTTATGAATCAATACTTATAAGAATATATGTTATCAAAATTGCTGGGGGTGCTAATATTGATGGAAGAATTTATTATGAAAGTCCTTCTACATATTCTCATCTTCATACTTCATTTACCGTTCAAGCAGGTCCTACTGGTCCTATAGGTCCTACTGGTTCAACAGGTTCTACTGGTCCTGCTGGTTCTACAAATGCTTCAACTATAAATTTAAATGATGCAACAAATGATGCTAATTATAATTTAATTATGACTGATGGTGTTATTGGTTCTCAACAATTATTTACAGCCCATAATACTTCTATTACTTATAATCCCAATAACAATTATTTATCTTCACCTAATTTAAGTGTTAATGGAGTTATTACCATGAATAATGGTGATCATACTTTAAACATTTATCCTGATAGATTAAATTATAGTGATAATTTTAATACTCAATTACAAACTTATTTATATACAAATCAATTATCTATGACTAATGGTAATAATAAGTTAGACATTTATCCGGATACATTAATTTATAGTGATAATTCTACATTACAAACTCAATTATCTACAAATAGTTTATATCTTGTTGATAAGAGTACTACATCATTTCTCAATATAAACATTGATAATATTCAAATCAATATTGAAAATACTAAAACTTATTTTAGTATTGGTCCATCAGATAGTTTTCTTATCCAAAATGATGTTAATGGTGGAACACCTACTTTAAATTCTTCTTTAAATTATAATACATTAACAATTAATGATTATACTAATCCTGATGGTAGTAATACTTGTAATCTTACAGCAAATTCATTATATTTTAATAGTATTGACGGAACAGACTTAATTACTATGCAAAATAGTAAGGACAAACAATATTGTTCTTTATCGCATAACACTTTGTTATTAGGAGTAAATGATAATTTTAATAGTGGAACAATTGGTTGCGGTTATATTTATTCAACTTACATAAACGGAGCTAATAGTATCCCGCCAATTTTTGAAAATGGACTAAATTTGAATGGTTCCCAAAATATTACTAATGGCAATTCAATTACTGCTACTAATTTTTACGGAACTTTTAATGGTAATGCTTCTACTGCTTCTACTGCTAATCAAGTAAATACAAATCCTGGTCCTTCTACAAGTGGAAATTATCCAATTTCATTTTTTTTAACTACATCAGGTTATCAAAATATACTAACGTCAGCCACTGGTAATTTAAGTTGGAATCCATCAACAAATACTTTAACTTCTACTAATTTAACTGGAACATCTTCAAATGCGAATGCTATTAATCTTACAAGTGATAATACAAGTGGCACTTATTATATACCTTTTGCTAAAACAACAGGAGTAGCAAAACAATTATATGTTGATGGTACAACAACTCCTTTAACTTATAATCCTTCAACTTCTACATTAACTGCAACTACTTTCATTGGTGCTTTATCTGGTAATTCATCAACTGCTACAACTGCTCTTTCTTGTAGTGGTAATTCATCAACTGCTACAACTGCTACAAATGTAAATGTTATAAGTGATAATACTGCTGGAACATATTATATACCATTTACAAAGAATTTAGCATCAACTGGAACAAGTTTACCTTTATATCAAGATGATACTACTACTCCCTTAACATATAATCCTTCAACTTCTACATTAACTGCTACTCAATTTACAGGATCTTTAAGTGGTTCTGTTATTAATGCGAATAGTATTGCTTCAAATTCTTCAGGAGCATTAACAATTACTGGAGGAACTGGTGCTGCTATGACAATTAATAGTACTAACGGAATCACAAATATTCAATCAAATGGAACAAACATTGCAACTATAAATTCAACTGGTTTAACTGTTGTAGGAACAATAACTGGTTCATTAGCATCAACTGGTATGGTTTATTTACAAACTTTAACAGGAACCATTACTGGGGCAGCGTTAGCTACAACTTATACCCTTCCTTCTATATTTAATACAACTTATAAGAATTATAAAATTCATTTAACATTTGGAGAGAATAGTTTTATAGCATATCCAAGTGTTAGTTTGAACGGATTCAGTGGATTAAACGTTCCTACTATTGGAGATATTTATGGTTATGATATGATAAGTGGAGCATTAACTGCTATATCATTAAATACTCAAACATTAGCAACTACTCCTATTCAAATGACTGGTGCTTGTCTTCCAAATTCTCATATTGAATTTGATGTATTCAATGTCGGTTATACTACTTTACAATCAAATAATATGGTAAGAATTGTATCTAATTCAATATATAATAACCCTGGAGTAAAAGGTATTCGTAATATACAAGTAGTAATTAATCAAAATAGTTCTTCCACTATTACAGGTTTATCATTACAAAGTATTATGGGGTTAGGAAATAATCCTGTTTGGGTCGCAAGGATATATGGTTATAAATAATTTAGTTGTATAATTAATTATTTGTCATCTATTAATTAATTAATTAGTAATTAAATAATTCTTATTTATTATAATAATTTAAAATGAAATTGATGGTTATTTATCTGCAATTAATCAATAATTTATTTTAATTGGATTATGTAATATATTTTGTTATATTCTAATTAGAAGTTGTAATTATAAATTATATAATTATACTATATTATGGTAATTGCATATATATCATCTAATTGTTATATCAATTCAGCATATAATTACACATCATTAATTATAAATAATTCATCAAATATAAATATAATTACAACTGATTCGTCTGGGAATTTAGAAATAAATACTGGTGAAAATTTAAATTTATCTTACAATAATAATAATAATGATAGTCAGCTAATTATAGATAATAATTATTTCTCTCCTATGAGTTTTAATTATGGAATAAATATTCAAGATAATAATAGTTCAATTACAAGTAATAATTTAGGTAATTTAATAATAACAAGTAATAAATTAAATTTAGATTGTAGTAATATAACAGTTTCAAATCTAGAATTTATTACAGGAATACAAATTATAGATGTTAGTAATAATAGTTCAATAATTAGTGATAATTCTGGTAATATAATAATAGATTGTAGTGAGAATTGTATTTTCAATTGTAATAATGTATCAGTTTCAAATATTATATTTAATGATGGAACGACTCAATCAACCTCATATAAAATAAATAATAATTTTACATTATTTTCGAATTCAACAATTTATAATTCAAGCACAAATACAACTATTTTTGAAATATATATACCATCGCAATTATATGGTCAAGCATTTAGTTATGTAATTTATACAAATACATCTCCAACACCAATGGTATTTAATTCTTCAAATTCATATCTATTAAATACACATATATCACCTCCTCCAGAATCATTACTACATACTTCAAACTGGGGAATAGCAAGTGGTATAGCCATAAATGTGTCTTATACAACTAAAGAAGATAATATAACTGGTGATGGATATGTATTTAGTCCATGTAGTAATTCAGGATTTATAGGTTTTTCAACTTTATTAACAAAAACGAATAATACGAATTTATATACAATATCAATTATTGGAAATTTTAGTTCAAATTTGATATTAAATGGAACAATAATAGTTCCATTTATATAATATTAATAATATTTAAGTATATTTAAGTATAGAATCGATATATATTTTATCATAAATACCAATTCGTGTAGTTCTATCCCAAGTGCTATAATTGATAAGAACTCGGTTGTGTTCGACTAAAATACTTAAGCAATATTCAATAGGTTCTCCTTCAAATTTAAATGGTGCGGAATATTTAAGTAAATTCATATTTTGATCAAATACAGAAATGATATGATAATAATGTCGTGGGTTTTCATAAGAAACGATATGTGTAACAAACCATATTTCAGTATTTAGTGAAATATTTAAATATTTAAAACCACAAGTGGAACCCCTGATTCGAGAGAATATTAGTGGCATTTCTTTTTTAATGACAAGGTCTAATGTATTATTAGAATTAATTTTGCAAATTTGTAATGGATGCCAATTATAAATGATATGTGTAGAATTATTATAATCAACAAACACCCAATTTTTTTCACACTCGGTATTGTGAAAGGTTTGTGTAAGTTCAGTTGTATTTAATGTATAATTAATTAAGTCATAATTACCAGTAGCAATGCCGATAGTATCATTTAAATGAAATGAAGTTCCAATAAATAAAGTTTGATTAGTATAAATATCAAAAAAAATGCGTACATCTTCAACTCCGATATATTTTCTATTATCGAATGTTAATTCGATCCATTTTTCAGAAATTAATTTTAAATCAGTATCAAATTGAATACATTTATTAATAGTGATAATATTATTATCACAATTTAGATATCTGCCTTCAGGATTAATATAATAATTGACATATCGAATATTCATAAGATATCCATTATTATAAGGTATTAAACAACTTGAACTAGAGTTTAAATTAATATTTTGATTATTAATAGTAGTAGTAAAATTATTATCTAAAATTATTTTAGATTGTTGTATTAAAATATCTTTATAAAATTTCATATTGTGTAAAACATTATTTAAGTCAAGATCATTAGTAGTGTTATTAAAAACAGAAATGAGTTGATTATTAATATTATGAATTCCGACATAAGATGCAAAAATGGTGAATTCATAAAATAATTTATAAGTATATACATCATTATGTAAGAATAAATAATTATCTCGTTTATCATTAGTATTCAATATATTAATAGCATAATTATAGAATAAATTGCAAAGTTTATGTTTGTTATTAATTCTATAAAATTGAATCATTTCATAGACATTTTCTAAACGTTGAGGGTAATATTCCATTCCTTCCATCCAATAAAAAATAGCATCATGTATAAGATTAAGATTTTTATAACATAATCCGATTCTATAATAGCTATACCATATTTCTTCTTTCCATCCGCCTAATTCGATACGTTTTAAATAATATGATATGGCTTCTGTAAATTGTCCGCTATCGTGATAACTATTAGCGAGGTAAAAGTGATATCTATCATTATTAGGTTCATCTTGAATGCCTTGTATAAGTAATTTAACATCTCTTTGAAATTTATCATTTTTGCATCCGCCATCTCCATAATCCAAAATAAATATTTGATTTTTATCAAAAGATGAAATAGTAGAATTGGGTGGTGTATCGACATATTCGTGTGTGACTCCGATATATTTATATAATCCATTATTTTGAATAATTCTCATATTTTTATAAAAGAAAGAATCATTACCTTGAAGAATAGTGAAACTGTTGGATGTATTTAATAAATTTTTATTAAAATTATTTAATTGAATAATCATATCGGCATCAAGTAATATAATAAAATCGGACATTCCGATGCAAGAATTTAAAGAGAAATTTCTATTATAACAAAAATTTTTGAAAGGTTCAGTAATAATTTTCCCGTGTATATTTTTATCTTTAAAATAATTATTAATAATATCAATAGTATTATCAGTAGAACCGGTATCACAAATGCAATATGTATCAATAATAGGTAAAACTGAATCCAATAATCTTGTAATAATTTTGCTTTCATTTTTTAGAATCATATTTAAACATAAAGTAGGTTCTTTTTTTTTAAATGATAATTCCATATTTAATAAAATATGTTGTTTTTAAATTAAAAAAAAAATATATATAAAATATGTAAAAAATATGAAAAAATAATGAAAAATATAATATAAAATATATATTATAAATATAAATGGCGTGTACTAGATTTAATAATGATGAATGTAGAATAAAGAAACAATTGCAACAATCAACAGATCCCGGAAGATGGATTTTAAATGTTCCAGGAAATGGTTCAAGTCCGTGTTATATAGTAGATCCTCAAATTATAATTCAAAAATGGGGCGGTAATTTAAGAACAAATACGATAAATTTAGAAAGTGATTTAAAAGGTGTAAATAGACAAATAGGAAAAGATTGTTTAGTAAAAGATAATTATAAAAGTTATAATGTTAAAAATGAAGCAATAAATTATCCATCGTGTACTAATTTATTTACGGATCAATCTAGAGTAACAAATCCTGCTTGGTGGTATCGTGATTTAGAACAAGTAGATTGGGGTTATCCTCCATTAAATCCGCAAATAAATACGTGTTTGCCTTTTCAGAATAATTTAAGTACAAGAATTTTAGAAAAGGATTATTTTACTCCGAAAAGGGAATGTGTAGTAAATGAAACAAAAAATGATTTACCTGCCAGTTATATGTTAATAAAAGGTAATTATATAGGTGGTCCAGTAACGTGTAATGAAACGAATTCGTGTCAATCAATATAAATATAAATATTAATTATTAAATGAATGAATTTAAAGAGAAAATGATTTATTAAAGACAAATTTTTAATAAATTAAAGAATAAATAAATAAAAACTTAATTTAATAAAAATATCTACATATGCCCTTGATTTTCAGATAATTTAACTATAAAATATGAGTTAGTTATAAGGTAAATTACATTTTTAAATAATCTTTAGCAAATAAATGTATATTAAATATAAATTTTATTAAATTAAAATAAAATTTATTAAATTAAAATAAAATAATTTCTATATATAAAATGGAAATAGCGATACCTTTACTAGCATTAGGTGGTATATATATAATATCAAATCAACCAAATGATAATTCTAGTAAATCAGAAATAAAACAAATAAGACAAGAGAATTTTGCGAATATGGGTATAAGAAGTAATTTAGGTGTAAAAACAGATAATTATCTTCCAAATACAAATATTCCTCCTCAAAATTTCCCAGTATCAAATATAAACGAATTGGTAAATACAACTCAAGAATATATAAATCCAAATGCAGCAACAGATAAGTATTTTAACCAAAATATATATGAACAAAAAGTAAGAAATAATATTCCAGTAGATTCAAATATTCCAGAGATTTATTCATTAACAGGTAACTATTTAAATTCAGAACAATTTAAACATAATAATATGATTCCATTTAATGGTGGAAAAGTGAAAGGTAGAACATATGATATGAAAATATCCGAATCAGTTTTAGATAATATGATAGGTTCTGGTTCTCAAGTAATAAAAAAAATAGAACAAGCTCCATTATTTAAACCAGAGCAAAATATGCAATGGGCTTATGGTATGCCGAATCAAAGTGATTTTTATCAATCACGTGTGAATCCAGGTATAAAAAATAATAATGTAAAGCCTTTTGATACTATTATGGTTGGTCCAGGTTTGAATAAAGGTTATGCTATAAATGGTAGTGGTGGTTATAATTCAGGTATGGAGGCACGTGATAAATGGTTACCCAAAACAATAGATGAATTAAGAGTTGATACCAATCCTAAATTAGAGTATGAATTAATAGATCATGAAGGTCCGGCGAATTCATTTATAAAAAATGCGGCAACTGCTCAAATGATAGGTCGTGTTGAAAAACAAAGACCAGATACTTTTTTTATAAATTCTCAAGATAGATGGTTAACAACCACAGGTGCGGAAAAAGGTGAAACTTTACGTTCGATTCAAGAAATGGGACAGGTAAGACGTAATGATATTAGTAATGAATATATGGGTCCTGCGATTTCAACAGATAAAAAATTAGGTGTTGCTCCAGAAAATTATCAAACTAGTAGACGTACTCAATTGCCGGGTTTAAATGTGAAACCTTCAAAAGCGACAGGTCAAGGTCCAATAACAGATGGTGATAATTTTTTACGTAGTCATACAAATTATGAAAATAATAGAACAACTGTAAAACAACCTGAAACGATAAGAAGTGGTTTTAGTGGTGCGATTGGTGCGGTGATTGCGCCATTAATGGATATTTTACGACCGACACGTAAAGATGAAACAATAAATAATATAAGAATTTATGGAGAAGCGAGTGGTATGCCAAAAAGTTATGTATATAACAATAATGAAAAAACGGCAACTACAATTAAGGAAACAACTTTATATTCTCCTCAATTTAATATAAATAATCAAAAAGAAGGGCATTATGTAAATAATTATTCGAATCCGGATTTAACTCAAAGAGATACCACAAGTTGTGAATATTTTACTTCAGCAGGTGGTGCGGCAACCGGTTACGGTGATATGAATTATGATGCGGCTTATAGACAACATAACAATGATATTAAATCTCAATCGATTTTAAATAGACCAAATCAAGGTGGAACTCAAATTTTTAATCAACAAATGAAATTAAGTAATATTAAAGATGATTCGGACCGTTTTAATGGAAGGATGAATCCTGCGAATTCGAGAATAACAACGTTACCTCCTTCAGTGTCAACTTATGGTGCGGTGAATGTTCCGCAATATTATAATGAATCAGCAGGTTGTGACCGTATAAATCCTGAAATATTAACAGCTTTTAGAAATAATCCTTATACTCATTCATTAACTACTTCTGTATAATATAATAAAACGATTTAAAGAAACTTAATATATATTAAAACAATTTAAAGAAACTTAATATATATTAAAACAATTTAAAGAAACTTAATATATATTAAAACAATTTAAAGAAACTTAATATATATTAAAACAATTTAAAGAAATAATAATTACGTTTTTTAATATAAAATACTTAAATACTTAAAATACTACATATTTTAAAACAATTTAAAGTAAATATAATTACGTAATTTTAAAATATAAAAATACTAAATAAATTATAGTATGTTATCCATTCATGAATCAATTAAACAAAAATTAAATTATTTTCAAGAAATACATAAAATACCTAATATCATATTTCACGGACCATCCGGCAGCGGAAAACGAACCATCGTTAATGAATTTATACATAACATTTATGATAATGATAAAAATAAAATAAAAACATTCGTTATGTATGTCAACTGCTCTCACGGTAAAGGTATAAAATTTATCAGAGAAGAATTGAAATTCTTCGCAAAAACACATATAAATTCTAATGGAGGTAATATTTTTAAAAGTATTATTCTTTTAAATGCTGATAAATTAACTATGGATGCACAATCCGCATTAAGAAGATGCATTGAATTATTTAGTCATAATACTCGCTTTTTTATTATCGCTGAAGATAAATATAATTTAATGAAACCTATATTATCACGGTTTTGTGAAATATATGTTCCTGAACCTATCCTTAATAATAACATTATTAATTTATATCAATATAATTTAAATGAAAATTTTAAAATTAAAGATTTTAAAATACAACACATCGAATGGTTAAAAAAAGAACTATTAAAATATGTTAATAAAAATATCACTTTACCAGATCTAATTAATTTATGTAATAAACTTTATGAAAAAGCATACAGCGGATTAGAAATTATGAATTTATTAGAAAAAACAAAGTTTTTAGAAAATATTATAACAACTGAAAAACGATTCGAATTACTTATTTGTTTTAATCGTGTAAGAAAAGAATTTAGAAATGAAAAATTATTGATTTTATTTATATTGAATTTTATTTTTTTAAGTTTAGATTTATCATTAGATAATATTAGTTTTATGTAAATGGATGATTTTAACGTTAGTTCTCTTCACGAATCTAAAAATGAATGGGGAGCTAGATTAATCACTATATTAACACCTTTAATAATAGATGGATATAAATCTATTTTTGCTGAATCTATTAAACTTTGCACTGATAATGGAGAATTCTCCAAATATTTAATGACTTTTCAAAATTTAATATCCAGAATACCAAAATGGAATACTCAAATTATAGAAACAGAGAGAAAAAGAATTGTTGAAAAATCCGGATGTATTTATTTAGAAGATTTAGTCACTTGCGTCCATATTATTCAATTGAAAATTTTAACCACTATGCGTGTAGGAGAAAAACAAAAACAAATTGATATTAATATTCCAAAATTAGACGATTTTATTCATAAAACTTATATTAATGTTGCCAGAAAAATATATAAAAATGTTTATTTATTTGAAATTAATATCTCTTCATTACAAACTCAAAAATACGATAGAGAATTAGAAATTATCGTTCAAGAATGCATCTTAAATACATTAAGAGAAAGTATACCTATTGAAGCTATTTTAAAAGCATATATGGGCGAAACTACAGAAGAAAAAATCGTTGAAGAAATTATTGAAGAAAAAATAAAAACACCTATTGATAATACACCCTCTAATACAATTACACCCTCTAATACAATTACACCATCTAATACAATTACACCATCTAATACAATTACACCATCTACTACAATTGATAATTTAACTAATCATTCACAATTAAGTTTTAATGATACTGATTATGCTAAAAATATAAATGGAGAGATTGAAACTATACATGCACCTAAAAATATAGAAAGATTAGAAGAAATTAGTAAAATAAGAAATTATAACAGACAAAATGAAACTGATGATGATGATGATGATAATGTGAAAATAAAAATATCAAATGATATTATCAATTTAGACCCTATTAATATTCATAATATTGAAGAACCTAAATTAGAATTATTACCTGATTTACTTATTGATGAATTTGAAGTTTTAATTTAAATTTACATTATTTGCTTATTTGCGTTATTTGCGTTAAACGTAAATAAAGATATTCTTTAATATTTAAATGAATAATATATTTATTATTGCAACAGTAATTTCTTTTATATTTTTAATTATAAAAATTATTGAACTAAGATTTATTGAAAAAGAACAAAAACCATTAAAATTATTAATTAAAGATACACTTTTAGTATATTTTAGTGTTATATGTGGTTATTTTTTTTTAGAACAAATTAAGATTATAATGAAAAATGGAGATAATTCACATCCGATAGTATTTACAGATAGTCCTGGGTTTTAGTATTTAGTATTTAGTGTAAATAGATGAGAACATCAACGACCAGTCCACACTTTTATTACTTGTTTTTGTATTTTTCCTTTTTTTAAATTATTTATATATTCATCATAAGTATATCCCCATTTTTGATATTTCATTATATCTCCAAATAATGATTTTTTTGTCAATATTGATGAATTTTCAGTACAAAATATACAACCTAATATTCTCTCTAAACAACATCTATCTGGTCTATTCTTTATTAATGATAACATATTTGTTATATTATATTTTTCTTCTAAATGTAATAAAAAAGAATGTTTGATATATGTTTGAGCACCAAAACAACCATACCATTTTGAATTAGGCATTCCAATTATATCATTTTGTAATAATTTGGATTTAATTAATTGTGAATTTTTTAAATTGTTTGTTATGTTTAATGTATTATTCAAATTTTCTTTATCTGGATAAAAAAACCATAATGGTAACACTTTCATATTTTTTAATAAATCAAAATTTATTCTATTATGAATAAATACACTATCATGCATTATTATTGCATTATCAAAAAATTTATTTTTTATATAATAATAATATGGTAATAATTCACCTCTACCGTGAAATTCAGATTGAATAATTTGAATATTTTTATAATTAAATTGTGATTTTATATATTGTTGATCACTATTATCATCAATAATAACTATTTTTACATAAGGATATAATATTCTAAGTAATTTTACAGAATGATTCCAATATTTATTCGTTTTTTCCGAATTAACATGTCGTGTAATTATAAAACCAAATGAAGTCATAAAATATATTTATATTTTATTTTACTATTTCAAAAATTTTAATTTAAATTTTGAAATATTTATATATTACATATAATATAATTTATACATAACTAGGTATATCATCTATATTAATAACATTAGTATTTAATGGAACTTTTCCTTTAAATTTAGAATACTTATCAAATTCAGGACGATCTAATTGAACCTGAGGAGTATGATTATGTACACAACGAGCAATCATTTTATATAATTTAAATTCTGGATAACGATCTGTTTTATTATTTTTATATAACATATTTATACCTTTATCATCCAAACACCATTCTACTATTAAACGTTTTATCGGATCACATTTCGATAAATCTTTTATTTCTTCAAAATCCTCAATTACATAATCAAATATAGAACACGCTAGACGACATAAATCAAAACTATAATTTGGTTCTAATCTTGGCTTGGAATTATTAAAAAAAGGTTCGATATTATATTGTGTTGCTGCATCATTTCCAATTTGAAAACTATCGCTACAATATAAATTTCCATTTAATTTATATATACTTCTACCAAAATCTATTATTTTATAAATTCTTCCAAATGTGGGAACTTTATAATATTTCTTTTTATAACAATAATATATATATTTTTCATTTGTAGAATTATACATTACATTATTTGTATGTAAATCATTATGTGTAAAGTTAAATGCTTTTTGATATACTATTAAAATCATTATTATTTGCATAAATGCTGAATGCCATTCTTCTGTTTTTAAAGTGGTTGATAATATTAAATCATCAAATGTATTTTCACAATGTTCCATACATATTACTTGAACTGGAAATTTATGTATTGTTACATCTATTTTTTCATCATCATCATCCGTTTTACTTGTTGTTTCATCTGTATATTCTGTTACATCATCCATCTCATCTTTATCATCATCTTTATTCGCACATTTACAATTTTCACATTTACAATTTTCACCTTCACAATTTTCACATTCACAATTTTCACATTCACAATTTTCACATTCATTGTTTTCACAATTTTCACAATCACTATTTCCACAATTTTCACAATTTTTACTAGTATAAGATGTTCTAGAAGAACATGTAGAATTAGTATTTGAATTTAATATTAGTGAATTCATATTCAAATTTGATTTGTCTAAATTTAAAATATTTGAATTACTTAAATCTATTGATAATTCTTTTAAATCTTCTAAATTTACAATATTACTTTCTTCTTCTAATTTATCTTCTTCTTGAAATATATTTTCAAATATATCATTATTTATAGATTTTATTGATAAAGTCGAATTTGATGTTATATTATGTTCTATAGTAATTGGTATTAATGACTCATTTTTAAATAAATGATCATAATTATCTATTTTAAATAATATATTTTTTTGTTTATTAAAAAATTCTGAATTGTTTAAATAATCTATGTCATCATATACATTAAATATAAAATCATTCTTTATTCCTAAAAAAGAACCATAATAATCTATTCCATGTATAAAATTATGAGATTGCATTAAATTACTAGTTAAATATACAAATAAACCATCTACATAAGCAGAATTATTTGTATTTAAAAATTTACTATTACAATTTTCTTCTGTTGAATTTAATTGAGGTAAATTTAATAATTTTTCATCTAAAGTGTATTTTCCAATTAAATATTTATATGGATCTAATAATGGAGCCATTTTAAAAAAAAGATTTGATGATTTAATCTTATTTGTGATACTATTTTTGATTTTACATTCATATATATTTTTTTCATTATCAATATTTAATATATGCCATAAATTATTCAAATTCACATTATTGTAATTGCTTTCGTTTAAACTAAATATTCTTTGATAAATTGGTATATAATTTTGTAAATTTGAGAGAAAAAGAGTATTTGGTTTTTCTAAACTTTTAAAAAGATCTGTATTTTTTCTTTTACAATAATTAATATTCATTACTTTAGCTAATTAATATATAATTTATATCTATTTTTAACTTATTATATTATTATAAATAATTAATATTTAATTAATATATGTCAAAATATGCAACTGAACAAAATGAGGATGAAGATGTTTCAGAATCTTGTATAATATATCATGAAGGAGGTGATTCTTATAGACCATTATTAATTATTAATGTATCTAATACTCATTATGTTACACAAAATATATGTTTTTTTAGATCAAGTGGTCGTTCAAATGTTACTGGATATGCAAATACTTGGTTTCCTATAGCAGGTATATTAACTGAAACTATAAAATCACCATCGGGAAAAACACTTGATAAAGGACATTTAATTAAAATGTCTGATTTATACAGTTTACCAAGTTCTACATCTTTTTTAACATGGATTAGAGATTTAATTATTGATTATTTAATGTATATACGTGTTAATAATCATGATACCGATATACAAACACTATGTAGACTACTTATAGAAAATAATACTTTACAATCATTGAATAAATCTTATTTCAATGATATAAAAATTAGAACTTTCTTTAGAGAAATTATCAGTATTATTAATATAACACAAAATTATTTTTTAGAGAGATGGCAATTAGAACTTAGTTGTATGATTGATGATAAAAGTAAATTAATCAGTTTTTGGAAAAAAAATAAAATGTTTAAAACATTTATTCAAACGACAATAACATCACATTATGATATTCCTGAATGTCATAACAATGACGGTGAAACAAAATTATCACAATTATATAAAGGTCCATCAAGTAATAATGAAGATATAACTATTTCATTTTTAGTACATAATAATGCACAAAGTCCATTAGAGTATTCTAATGATGAACTTAATTTGGTAACAAAAAAGTTATTAAATAAGAAACTTAATTTTGTAACAAATCAGTTAATATATTCTATTTTATATATGTTTTCTCCAAATGGTGTATATTCTCAACATTTGAGAACATTAAAAATATTAAAACAACCAATACCAATTTCTCCTCCAATTTCTCCTCAAATTTCTCCTCCAAGTTCTCCTCCAAGTTCTTCTTCAAGTTCTTCTTCAAAATCTTTTCCTCAAGCAAATTTAAAAGAAGCATCAGGACCAAAATATTCTCCTCCAAAGTCTCCTCCAAGTTCTTCTTCAAAATCTTTTCCTCAAGCAAATTTAAAAGAAGCATCAGGACCAAAATATTCTCCTCCTCATCTTCCAATTTCTCCTTCTCATCTTCCAATTTCTCCTTCTCATCTTCCAATTTCTCCTCCTCACTTTCCAATTTCTCCTTCTCATCTTCCAATTTCTCCTCCAAAATCCATTTCAATTTCTCCTCCAAAATCTCTTCCAATTTCTCCTCCAAAATCTCTTCCAATTTCTCCTCCTCATCTTCCAATTTCTTTTCCAACGTCTTTTAAAATTTCTCCTCCTCAAGAAAATTTAAAAGAAGCATCAGCACCAAAGTATTCTCCTCCATTACGAAAAAGTACAAGATCAACAAAAAAAAAATCAAGGTCAAGATCAAGGTCAAGATCAAGATCAAGATCAAAATCTCCTTCATCACGAAAAAACACTAAGTCAAAAACTTCTGTAACTCGAAAAACAAGATCATCTAATAAATAATAAAATAAATTAAAAGTATTTTAATAATATTATTTAATAATATTATTTAATAAATACTTTATATTTATTATTTTTACATAAAAATATATTTTGTATTTTATTTATTTATATAATGCGTTTTTTTTTATAAAAAAAGTCATATAATATATATATGACTTTAGAACTTAAAAAATTCGATATGAAAAGTATTAGTTTTAAAGCAACTGAAAATAAAGGTCCTGTTGTAGTCCTCATAGGCAAGAGAGACACAGGTAAATCGTTTTTAGTTCGAGATTTATTATATCATCAACAAGAGATACCAATTGGTACAGTTATATCTGGAACTGAAGAAGGTAACGGTTTTTATAGTAAATTGGTACCAAAATTATTTATACATAATGAATATAATACAGCTATTATTGAAAATATTTTAAAAAGACAACGTGTTGTTTTAAAACAAGTAAAAAAAGAATTGGAGATATATAAACGCACTACAATTGATCCTCGTGCATTTACTATTTTAGATGATTGTTTATATGATAACACTTGGACACGTGATAAATTAATGAGATTATTATTTATGAATGGACGACATTGGAAGATAATGTTAGTCATCACAATGCAATATCCCCTTGGGATTCCTCCTACACTTCGAACAAATATTGATTATGTTTTTATTTTGAGAGAAAATTATATAGCAAATAGAAAACGAATTTATGAAAATTATGCAGGAATGTTTCCTACATTTGAAGCATTTTGTCAAGTAATGGATCAATGCACTGAAAATTATGAGTGTTTAGTTATAAATAATAATTCAAAATCTAATAAATTACACGATCAAGTGTTTTGGTATAAAGCAGATTCTCATAATGATTTTAAATTAGGGTCTAAAGAATTCTGGGAATTATCTAAAAATCTAAATTCTGATGATGAAGATGAAAAATATGACCCTGCAAATGTAAAAAAACGTGGAGCAGGTCAAAAAATTAATGTAAAAAAAGCAAATAAATGGTAAACAACACAATTTAAACATTAAACAATTTATTATATATTTTTAATATATATATATATTAAATGACAGATGATGGTAGTACTTATGATATATATGATATTCATAATCGTGTAATACCGGATGGAACTATGGTTACTAATTTTAAAGCATTTCACATAGATCCATCAAATGAATTTCCGGTTGGTTCTACTTTTACAGTCATTTACGACAAGGATAATTATTCTCCTACTCATTTACAACCTAGTGATTCATCCAAGTCTAATGTATATAAAGTACCTACTGGTGATAAAATGTTTAGGATATATAATCCGGATGATCCCACTCCAGGAGAGTTCTTGAAAGGAGGTAAAAAAAGAAAAAGTAGAAAAAGTAGGAGAAGAAAAAGTAGAAAAAGTAGAAAAAGTAGAAGAAGAAAATATTAAGCTTATAATTATAATATTATATAATGGATTTCAGTCTTTCCCAACTTAACAGACACTATAGTCAAACTCCTCAAGATGTGATGAAAGGAGGTAAAAAAAGCAAATAAATGGTAAACAACACGATTTAAACATTTAACAATTTATTATATATTTTTAATATATATATATATTAAATGACAGATCGTATTTTTGATATAGGTAATGAAAGTGATATTAATCAATTTATTTCAGGTAATAAGTATACTAATTTAAATTCTTTTACAGGATATATTAATGGTACATTTATTAACCCAATAGAGTTTAAACAAGGCCAAATTTTTACAATTGTAACTCATCCTGTAAATCGTAATCAATATTTACAAACAACAACTAATGATATAATAACAATTATTAGGACCCCTACACAACTACAACTATATGATGAGAATGGTCCAGGAGAGGTCTTGAAAGGAGGTAAAAAAAGAAAATGTAGAAAAAGTAGAAAAAGTAGAAAAAGTAGAAAAAGTAGAAAAAGAAAATATTAAGTTTATAATTATAATATTATAATATTATATAATGAGTTTCAGTGTTGACCAGCTTAACAGACACTATAGTCAAACTCCTCCTGAGTTGGGTACTTTGAGGACATACATGAACCCTACTGAATCTTTCGAGGCTTTTACACCAGGTATACCTGGTTCGAGACCACCAGGTATACCTCCGAGACCGATACCGATACATATTAGCAAAAATGATGATCTTAGGTATGAATCCGTGAGTGGTCAACATGGAAATATATTTACTAACAGAAACACACAACTACGTATACCAATAGAGACACAGGGTACAGTACGTTTTAGAGAAATTAATCCTCAAGATCTGATAAAAGGAGGTAAAAAAAGAAAATGTAGAAGAAGTAGAAAAAGTAGAAGAAGTAGAAGAAGTAGAAAAAGTAGAAGAAGAAAATATTAAGCTTATAATTATAATATTATAATATTATATAATGTCTAATTTGCCTTATTTATCAGCAAGTGATATACATCGTGAATTTCAAAATTATCCTCATCCTGTTAGATCACATTATCAAGCTATACGTCCTTTCGAATATTCAATAAAAGGGGGACCAACACAAATAAAAGCTACACAAAATGATGTTTTTACATATGTATCAAATGGTCCTGAAATTGGAAAATGGGAATCTAATCCAAACCAAGAAATCTTTATACATGATTGGGATGAACGAAATAAATATCAAGTTAATCCTAGTCATTTTAAATACGGAGGTAAAAAAAGAAAAAGTAGAAGAAGTAGAAAAAGTAGAAGAAGTAGAAAAAGAAAATAAATATATTATTATATTCAATGTAAATTATAATAATCAATTTAAATATAATTTTGTAATATAAATGAATATGGAATTAATTGACAAAAACAAAAACAAAAAGAGAGATAAATATAAATATAAATCAAACCCTGAATTTAATAAAACAAAACAAAAACATTATATTTGTTGTTTTGTGTGTAATTGTATAATTCAACAAAAAAACTATAAACATAAATTTTCAAAAAAACATTTAAAAAATATTGAAATTGAAATTAAAAATACAAATGATTATAATAATGATATTATATATATAATTAATGAAGATGATTTTATTAACGAGGATGATGATGAGTTAATAAATAATATAAGTGAATTAGAATTTGAAATTGATGTAAAAGAAGAAGAAGAAGAAGATGATGATGATACAATTATATATCCAATACTTAATATTATTAATATTAATAATATTAATAATATATCAATGAAAAATGAGAACACTATTTTGGTTGAGGATGATAAATATAATGAATGGTATTATATTATTGAATAAAAGTATAAGAAGTAAAAATAATTAACAAATTAAAAGTATTTTAATTATAATAAATTATAAATTAATTACTTTTTATTAAATTAATCCAATATTTTAATTCTAGTTTTTCATAATTAAAAACTTTATTTTTAAAATCTGCAATAGTATCATTTAAAAGTGTTTCATTAATATCACTCCAATTATTTACATTTAAAACAGGTAAATCTTGAAATAAACGTGTAAAATTAGGTGCTTTTACAATAGGAATAGCACCCAAACATAATACTTCCCAAGTTCTATGACAATCCATTCCATTTCCAAATGGAGATAATACAAATGTATAATTTAGTATATTTTTCCAAGTGATAGTTCTAGGAATAAATGATAATTGATTAATAATTAAATTAGGATCAATATTATCTAAAGATTTTTTTCTATGATTAAATCTATCATTATTTTTGTTAAAATTTACATATATTTTAGGTATTCGTTCATAAAAAGGTTTCATTGTATTTCTGATATTAACTAATGTAGTTTCTTGATTACACGGAAAAATGCCTTCTCCAGGCATTTTCCATGGAGAAGAACTATTATTAGAAATAGTATGATAATCTAGACCTATTGGTAATTGATATATTTTTGAATGATTTTGAATTGATGTATTTTGAATAAACCATTTCAATAAATATGAATTATTTATAAAATCATTAAATATATTAGATGTATTAAATGGGAGTATATCTATTGGAACAGTTAAATCAGAATCGCCTGATACTAAAATAAAATTTGTATTAATTAATGGAACAATATTAATAATAAAATAAATAAGTAATTCATTACAGACATAAATAGACATATTATCAAACTGTTCTGTTTGTATATTTTTTAAATATCCGATATCATTATTACAAGAAGATTTTGGATTTTTAGAAAAAAAATCACACGATTTTAATATTCCTCTACTATTAACAAAATAACACAAATTTTCCATATAAAATATATATATGTATATATTTAGTTATTTATAACGAATATATATATAATAATTTAATTTATTCTATTTTTTTTGTAGCAAAAGGTCCGCTAATTAATTCGCTTTGTCCATAATCTGTTTTTCCAACAACAATATTATCTCCTTCGAATAATTCACTGCAAACATCAGTAGTAGAAACATCTTCTTTTTCTTTCAATGTATTTTCTTGTGTATTTAAATTACATGTTCCAACTAAATTGCCTTGTGCATCAATGGTTTGAGTTAAAGTATTTCCGGATTTTTCGGCATTTTTAATATTTTCTTCAATTGCTTTTTGTTTGCTTTCTTTAACTCGTTGTTCAAAATTGGTTTTTGCATTTAATTCATTTTTTTGTTTTTCAGACATTAATTGATTGAGTTCATCTTCCATATATTCTACTTTTCCAGTTTTATAAGCTTCAGGATCCCAAGGCATCCATAATCCGATAGGTCCAACATAAACATCATGATTAGGGTCGATTTCTCTTAACATTTTGCATCTTAATTCAGCTTCTTCTTGTGAAGGATAAGAACCTCTAATTTTAATACCTCTAGTATTAGTTTGAAAATTATTATCGATATCAAATTGTTTTTGAAGTTTTTCTTCATTATTATCAATATAAGTTTTGTATTCATCCATCATTTCAGTTTGCAATAAATTTTGTTTTTCTTCTTTAACGAAATCTTTAAAATCATTAGATATGTCATCAAATGACATATTATATTTAAATGAAATAAAATTTAAAAATTGAATAAATTTATCCATAGATTTATTAAAATCCCATTGCTTTAGAAATTGTTCAAAAAGAAATATTTCTTTTTGTTTTAAGATTTTTTCAGGAGAACAAAATGAAACACATACAAATTTTTGTCCTGCTATAGGTTTATCTTCTTCTAACAAATCTACATATTTAGGATTATGCTTTCCGTTAATTTTTTTTTGTTGAAAAGCGAGTTTTTTAAAATCTTTAGGAGTATTCATTTAAATAATATAATTATTTAATTCTAAGTTTTTATCGCAATATATATATTTTTTTTCTTTTTATTTATTATAAATGAACGGTTTAATAAATATAGGAGAACTCGTAAAACGAATTATTAAATATTTAGTCGAAGGTTTAATGGTAGCTATAGCTGCTTATGCTATTCCTAAACGTTCTTTAAATATGGAAGAAATTATATTAATTTCTTTAACTGCGGCAGCTACATTTAGTATATTAGATACTTATGTTCCAAGTATCGGTGCTACTGCTCGTAGTGGTGCAGGATTTGGAATTGGTGCAAATTTAGTAGGATTTCCTGGTGGTCTTTAAATATTAATTATTTATAATTAATATTAGGAAAAGTATTTTAATATATTAAGAAAAATATTATATTAAGAAAAATATGTATCATTTTAATTTATAAATTTTATGATAAATGTATAAATCATATTATGAAAAAAAAAATGAAATACTTTTTCATTTATAATAAAAAGTATATTTAATCGAACCGCAAAGAAAAATAATGTCAACAATTCGCAACATCAGTCTTTACATTCCTTACGTCTTTGCTAACATTAGCAAAGAAACGATTAAGGCGGTGATGGAAAATTTGATGCAACTTGGAAAGGTAAGTCACATTGACTTTGTCAATAAAGTTAATAATAAAATAGGTAAGCAATACAATGCTGTTTACGTTCATTTTATCTTTTGGAATGATACTGAAAAAGCAGTGTCGTTTCAAGATCGTGTGCTGAATTCAACAGCACGCATTGTATATAAGAAGCAGAAGAAATATTTTTGGATAGTATTAGAAAATAAAAGTATTAGAAGAACAAGAACAAGAACAAGAAGAATAATACAACAACAACAACCAGAACCAGAACCAGAACCAGAACCAGAACCAGAACCAGAACCAGAACCAGAACCAGAACCAATAATTATACCATTACAACCAATTTTACCACCACATCCGTGTTCCTATGTAGTAAAGTTAGAATCAATATTTGATCAAGAAGTGGTTGAAGAGGAAGAAGAAGAAGAAGAAGTTGTTGAAGAGGAAGAAGAAGAAGAGGAAGAAGAAGAGGAGGAAGAATGTAGTGAAAGTCGACAAATGAAAAACACTTTTTTAGGACTTCCTCTTAATTATAAGGGAAGTTATGCACCATATGTATATGATTATGGATTTAAACAATATGAATATGATTCAGATGATGAATATTATTGTTATTAAATATTATATTAGTTATAAATTTTAGTAAAAATATTATATATATATTAGTGATAAATTTTAGTAAATATATATTAAGCAAAATAAAAAATAAAAAAATAAAAAAAATAAAAATAAAAAAATAAAAAAAATAAAAAATAAATCCGAAAGGGTTTATTTTTTATTTTTTTATGAATATTTATAATATATTTAAATTAATTGTAATTTAAATTTGTGGTTTAAAAATATGTAAAAGGAGAGATATATTTAAATTAAAATTAAATATAAATATATTATATATTATGATGAAATCATTAAAAAAATATACAAAAAAAAAATCTTATAAAAAAAAGAATAAAAAAACAAGATATAACAGACAAAAAGGAGGGAAATGTTATGGTAATGGAGTAGGTGCTAATAGTAATGATATAAATTATTCAATTTTTAATACCAATTTATTAAAATTATTTCCATATAATCCTAAATAGTAGGTATAAATTCCCAATCTAAATCGTGACAAATATGTTTCCATATTTCATCTTGTTCAATTCTTTTTTCACGATCTTTTAACATAGGAAAATGTTGTAAATAATCTTTTTCTCCTAAAAGTTCGCATAATTTATATGCAGTGTAATAATAATTAAGAAAATTAACTCTATCATCAGGACAATTTTTAGAATAAGGAGATTGTAGTTCAATAAAAAGATTACATAAAGTTTCTTCTAATTCAGGAGACATAATAGGCGGTCGTATTCCTAATTTATCTTTAATAAATGGTATATGTTCATAATATTTATTATATCCAAGTTTTTTAAGAATTTCTTTTGTTTTAATGTTAGAAATATGTGTTAAATTAATTCTTTCTTTTTTAATTTGGAGTTTAATATTTTCAATTACTTCAATTGGAATTTGAGTAGTTTCTTTTCCTTGAAATTGCGCTAATATTTCTTTAAAATGATTAATTCTTTTATAGGCATAAAAGCAAACTTCTTTAGGAGGTTCTTTGTAAGATGGTTTTTCATTTTCGATTAAATAAGGGACCGTTCTAGAACAATTATTACAAACTAATATTCCTTCATCTTCAAGAGGAACTAATTCTCCTTTACGACATATGGTGCATATATCAGTTTGAAAAATAAAAGAATTAACATCAATAAAAGCGTCATCAATATTACTTAAATATTTTTGAGCAATATTATTATTTTCTTTTAACACTATAGCATCATTATCAAATTCGTGATTAATTTTAAAAAAAGAATTAATAATTTGTGTTTTATTAAATGAAGAATTAATATTTCCATTAGAAATATTTTTTTTATTTTCGAAATATTCAAAAATGAATTTAGAATTATCCAGAAAATAATTTTTTTTATTATTTTTCATTTTTTTAATTTGTAGTGTGATATCATTAATTTTATCTGTTAATTCGAGAGTTTGTTCTAGAGTATTTAGAGTATTTAGATTATTTAAATTATCTTTTATTTTATTTCTCTCAATTTTTAAATTAGGGATTTTATTATTTTCATCTTTAGCAAATTCATTTAAGAATTCTTTGTGTTTAGTATCAAGTGTAATAGAAGATTTTTTATTAAATTTAATTTTTTTATTGGATTTTGGTTTAAAACTAGGCATCTTCCTTGTTTAATATAATTAAAAGTTATTTAATTAATAATTTATAAATTAAATATATTAGAATTAAATAGTTAAAATTGATGTATTGTTTTCTAAAAATTATTTATATGGATATAAATATAAATTTGGATTTTGTAACAGATTTAGAAAATAATAATATAAAAGTAGATATTATAACATTTCAAAAAATGTTATTTTTATATAATTCTATAGAAAGAGGATGGTCTGTTAAAAAAATGAATAATTCTTATATTTTAACAAAAAATCATGAAGGTAAAAAAGAGATATTTGAAGAATCTTATTTACAAAAATTTATGAAAACAACATTAGACGTGAATAAAATATTTTCATAATAATTAAATTTTTAAAAAATAAAAGATGTATATGGTTTTAATTTATTTGTATTTATTTCAATAATACAAATAAAAGGTGTAATTTTCAAAAATAAAAAGTGTAATTTCAAAAATAAAAATAAGTTGATTGCTATAATGAAGTGAGAGAAAAATAAATAAAAATATAAGTATAAAATAAATAAGTATAAATATAATAATTAAATGAATTAATTAAAAATCTCAAATTTTTTTTCTTTAGCAATAATATAAATATGGGAGGCGGATTAATGCAACTTGTTGCCTATGGAGCTCAAGACGTTTATTTAACTGGTAATCCTCAAATTACATTTTGGAAAGTGACTTATAGAAGATATACGAATTTTGCAATTGAATCAATAGAACAAACATTTAATGGACAGGCTGATTTTGGAAGAAGAGTTCAATGTGTAATTAGTCGAAATGGAGATTTAGCCTATCGTACTTATCTTCAAGTGACTCTCCCAGAAATAAATCAATTAATGGGTTTAGGAAATTATACTACGGGTTCAAATACAGGTGTATATGCTAGATGGTTAGATTATCCAGGAGAACAATTGATAGCTCAAGTTGAAGTTGAAATTGGAGGTCAAAGAATAGATCGTCAATATGGTGATTGGATGCATATTTGGAATCAGTTGACGATGACTGCAGAACAACAAAGAGGATATTTTAAAATAATTGGAAATACTACTCAATTAACATTTATCACTGATCCTTCTTTTGCCGATGTCGAATCTCCTTGTGATTCGATGGCTCCTCGTCAAGTATGTGCTCCTCGTAATGCTCTTCCTGAAACCACTTTATATATTCCTCTTCAATTTTGGTTTTGCACGAATCCTGGATTGGCATTACCATTAATTGCTCTACAGTATCACGAAGTGAAAATCAATTTAGATATTCGTCCAATTGATGAATGTTTATGGGCAGTAACTACTTTGAACTGCAACACCAGTCCTTATTCAGGACAAGGTGGACAATATTCTGTAGGACGTCCAGTTCCTGCAACTATTGCTTACAATCAATCATTGGTGGCTGCTTCTCTTTATGTAGATTATGTATTTTTAGATACTGACGAACGTCGTAGAATGGCACAAAACCCTCACGAATATTTAATTGGTCAGCTGCAATTTACAGGAGATGAATCTGTTGGTTCATCTTCGAATAAAATTAAGCTTAACTTTAATCATCCTGTTAAAGAATTGATATGGGTTGTTCAACCCGATCAAAATGTGGATTATTGTTCTGCTTTAACGTGTGATGCTCTTTTATTTAAAGTATTAGGTGCTCAACCATTTAATTATACTGATGCAATTGATGCATTACCAAATGCAGTTCACGCATTTGGAGGACCTGCTGCGGTTGCTTCTGATTCACGAGCATATATTGATGCTCGTGGTCTATTCCAAGATGCTGGTGCTTTAGATTACCAACCTGGTGATGAATTTCCTGGTTTTACTGGGTACTGGCACGGTCCTTCAAATCCTTATAACGAGGCTAATTTGGGAGGACCTCAAGTGCAATATCCAGTTGGAACTGATCCTGCTATGAGTGCTCTATTGAACTCTGGAACAACTGCTCCTCATTTGGATAATTCAGGTGTTTCAGATGCTGGAACATTTGTGCTTACTGAAACGTCTCTTGATATGCATTGTTGGGGTCAAAATCCAGTTGTTACTGCTAAATTACAACTTAATGGACAAGATCGTTTCTCAGAGCGTGAAGGATCTTACTTTTCTTGGGTTCAACCTTACCAGGCACATACCAGAAATCCTGATGAAGGTATTAACGTGTATTCATTTGCTCTACGCCCTGAAGAGCATCAACCAAGTGGAACGTGTAACTTCTCAAGAATTGATAACGCAACTCTTCAATTAGTCTTATCTAATGCAACTGTTGAAGGAACCAAAACTGCAAAAGTTCGTGTTTATGCCACTAATTATAATGTGTTGAGAATTATGTCTGGAATGGGTGGATTAGCTTACTCCAATTAAGGAGTTTAAATTATATATTATCAATATTATTTATTTATTTACACATTTCATCTTAAAAATGCTAATTATTTTATAAATTAATAATAATTTATAAAATATTATATTAATATAATATATGAGTATTACATTGGGTAATCGAGTACCATATGAATATTTTTTAACAAGTGGAAAAGGTGAATCAGATGCTGGTTCAAAAGGATTAAAATATGAAACTGGTTCATATGACCAAGCTTTAACAGAGGCAGGAATTGAAAATTGTAATATTGTTGAATATACAAGTGTGATTCCAACTATTTCAAAAGAAATAACCAAAGAAGAAGGTCTCAAAAGATTACAATGGGGAGAAGTCCTTGAATGTATAAAAGCACAAACAAATGGACCTAAAGGATCATTTATTAGTTCTGGTATTATGACAACATATGTTTTCAATAAAGAAGGGAAATGGATGGGTGGATTTGCGGTTGAATATTCAAATACTGAAAAAAAACCTTCTAATGAAGATATTGAAAAAAAAAAAACAGAAATGAGTTTATCAAAATCTATTAAAGAATTGATTGAAAGAAGAGGATTAGGTAAAATACAAAATGAGTTAAAATTATTTCAAAATAATATTACAGATAAAGGAATAACCATTTATCCAGGTAAAGATTTTATTTATAATTCATTAAATGTCAAAAAGAAAAATGGTTCTGTTTTTTCAGCAATTTGTTTTGTATCTTTTAAAATTCCTGTTTTAAAAAATAATTTTACAAACAACAAAAGTAAAAAAAATAAAAAATAAAAATATAATATTCTAAAATACTTATGTATTAAATAAAAATTGAAATAGTTTGTAAATAATAAATATATTACATTTAACAAAGATATAATGGAAAGTCATTATTGTTTAACTTTAAACGACGAGTCTAAAAATGAACATCAACCTGTTCCTTCTGATGTTACTCATTTACGAATAAATAGAGAAGATTCTAGAAGTTATTCTAATTTTAATTTAAATTATTTATTTGATAATTTAATAAAAAATAATCCAAATATAATTAGTTTATGTACGAATTATCAAGAAATTAAACAATTTCCTAATTGTTTACAATTTATGCATTTAAAAATATTAAAAGTATCAGGAAATTCATTACACGAATTACCTGATTTACCTGATTCTTTAGAAGTATTAAATATTTCTAATAATTACTTACGTAATTTAAATAAATTACCAACTTCTTTAAAAGAGTTTGATTGTTATAAAAATTACTTAAGTATATTACCAAATTTACCTATTACATTAATAAAAGTAGATGTTTCTAGGAATCAATTAAAAAGTTTACTTATTTTACCGCCTAAATTATTTGTATTATTATGTGAAGATAATCAAATACAAACAATAGGTGAATTACCCATTACATTAAAATCATTAAATATTTCTAATAATCAATTAATAAGTTTGCCTATATTTCCAGAAGAGTCGGCATTACAAGTATTATATTGTAATAATAATTCAACTCTTACTTCATTACCTGATTTATTACCTCCAATACTAGCAGATTTAAATTGTAGTCATACATCAATTACTTATTTACCAGAATTAGATCATTTAGAACAATTCTACAATTTAAATTGTAGTTGTACTTTAATAACTGAATTACCTCCACTTCCTTTTAGTATAAATAGTTTAAATTGTAGTTGTACTTTAATAACTGAATTACCTCAACTATATAAAAATTTATTTCATTTAAATGTTAGTTGTACTTTAATACAAAAATTAGATTTACCTAAAAATTTGGTAGATTTAAGTTGTAATTCAAACCATCCATTTGCGTTTGATAATGATACTATGTTATCACAATTATTTTTGCATGATAAATGTGCATTAAATATAATAGATATAAATTTACATTTATGTATTAATCCATTCAATGAAAATGATATGGATAATATTACACGTTTTATAATAAAATTAAAAACTATAAATCAAATATATATAAATAAAAAAAGATATATTCCATTAGGAATAACTCTAGAATTACTAGTAGAAGATAATGTAATAGAATATGACTATGCTGTATTAAAATAAAATAAAAAAATAATAATATAATAAAAAAATTTATAATATAATATAATAAAAAAATTTATAATATAATATAATATAAATTTTTTATAAATTTGTGTTATAATTTTTTTTTATACATTATAAATAATTCAAATACTTAAACACATCCAATTGATTTAACTGAATCCATTTCATCATCTGGAATTTCAATATATACATTAGATTGACAAATGACTTTTTTACTATTAAATAATATATTCATATTAATAATTTCGGGTTTTTCTGTTTCTGCTGTAAATAATTTTAAAATCTGTGTATCATCTCTAAATCGAACAGTATAAGTTTGTTGAATATTATTTCGTCCAATTCTACCCATAGCTTGAATAATTTTTTCTTGAGTAAGTTGTAAATCTTTACTAAGATAACCGTGACAGAATTGATAATTTGTTCCATAAATATAATCACTACTAGCAATAATCATATATAATCTTTGTTCATCAACTAGTTTTTTCATAATTTCAGTATAAGTAATATTTTCGTGATTAATAAAAACTCCGATTCCCATCATTAACAGAATTTTCAAAGAATTATCCACTCCATTTAATGCCATAATATCAGAAACAGTTATTTCATCAATATTACTAGTAAATGCACCAGTTGTATTAATATTATTATTAGTCCATTTATCAATATGTCTTTTTTTATTTGGAATAAAAGTATCATTTAATGTAGCAGATTTAATCATATTTCTTAATGAAGTGATTTCTTGAGTTAATTTAGACAATGTTCCTTTATTTTCCATTTCATCAGGTTGTTCTTTATTTAATTTTTTAATTCCTTTAGAAGATTTATTTCTCCCAACAATAGTATGACCGTTATGAGATCCAAATACTGAATTTTGTATTTTGGCATCAGCTGCTTCTTTAATTTGTTCAACACGTGATTCTAAATCTTTTAATTGAGTATTAATAATATTATTATATTCAATTTTCTTCATAATTTCATCCATAACTAATGGTGGAATATTTGCTTGTTGAATACAAAATTTGGCTATTTTTTCAATATCATCCGAGATAAAGATAGTAGGTCCATCTGTTAATGTATATGCATCTTTAGTTGTAACATAAATTCCAGAAGAACCGATTTTAATAGGTATAGGTTGTGTTGGAATAATTTGTTCACTAGTTAATCGAACAATAGGTTTTCCAGATAATGGATTAGAAGAATCACCAGAACCAGGACCAATACTATTTATTTTAATAATAGGTTGTCCTTTTATATCAATAGTTTGATTTTCAAATATTCTAGGTTGTCTAATTTTATTAAAATGAGTGAATATAGTAATCCAATGATGTGGTTCAATATTTTGAAGTAAATATATATAATACATTTTAATATTTTTCATATTAATATCATCCAGTGTTTCGAAATGTCTATCTAATTGTGTTTTAAGTGTTCCAAAATTGTGTGCATTAATATAACTAATAAATTCAACAACTTCTTTTAAATCAAAATATCTCAAAAGTGTTAAATAATTATTACAATGTTGAGCAATATCTATTATTTTCAAATAATTATCATCTAAATAATGAGGTAACATAACATATCCATCTTTATTAATTATTGGTATAGATTTTTTACAATCGTGACTAACAATATTATAAATTTCTGCTCCAGAAAATTTATTTAAGAAGTCAGGTAAAGTTTCAGTAAGTTCATTTTGTTTAGGAAGTGTAGCAGAAGATAATACAATATTTGGTATTTTATTTTGTTTCCAATTTTGTCTAATTGTAGCGTGAATATCGTGATTAGTATAATCAAGAGTAATTGTAGGTTCATCCCAATATAATATTATTTCTTCTGGCGGAAAGAATGCTAACATATAATACATAGCAGGAATATATGATTTAATATCACAAATCATAATTTCAACATTATCACCTACACTATTATCGACTTTACCAATTCCACCAGTGCGTTTATTTTTAGTGAATTCTTTTGCTGCAAAATAATGCAAACGAATATCATCAGCACAAGAACAACCAAACGCAAAAGCGACTTTTTTATTTACTGAAATAGCTGATTTTGCTAATGCTAATCCTACGTGTCTTGCTGCACATACAAAAATTATTTTATTTTGTTGAGATAATGCTATAGGTGTAAGTGTTTTTCCAGTACCAGTTGGTGCCATATATAATATAATTTTTGGATTTATTTTTTTACAAAAGGTGAATATTTCTTTTTGATGTTCATAAAGCATCATATCTCCATATTTTAATAAATCTCCATTTTTTTCAATAAATTCAACCGCATTTGAAATTATTATTGCGTAATTAATATCATTAATATAAATTTCCAATATTTTATTTGTTAATTCTTTAAGATGACGATTTAAATTAATTATATTATTTCTAATTAATTTATATAATGTATAATAATGATAATGATACATTTTATTATTATTATTATTTTTAGAATGTAACATTGCTTCAATATGTGTTAATATAATAAATTCATATATATTATTTTGTATTAAAGATGATTCATCAATTCTCTCTAATCTAATTTTATTCGCAGAATTTATTTTTACATCATCAATTATTTTTATTTTAATATAATTTGGATTTCTATTTTTTAATTCAATTTCTATTTTACTACATCTTTCACGTAAATATTTATTATATAAATAATCTTCCATTTTTAAATTATATTCCATTTTTAAAAATGTAAAAATGGAAGAGTTGTTATTTATTCTAATATTAACATCATCATATCCTTTAATAATTAAAAGTAAAATTTCTAATTCATTTTTAGAAACGGGAACCTCAATAGAGTTCCATTCGGATTTGTTTAATTTTCTTTGATTTAAATCCATTTGATTTGATTACTTAATAATATCATTGTTTTTAAGTAATATTTATATTTCAATTTTTTTTAATAATTGAAATAATATTATAATTTTTACATTATTTAAAAAAACAATAATCAGTATTTAATATTAAATATTACATTTTTGATAAAATCGACCTCGTCTATGTGTTCGACATCTTCTAGTACCTTTTTTACATCTGTTACCTTTTAAAATTAAAGTTCCAGATTTTAATATATAATAATATTAAAAATATTATTAATATTTAAATAATATCTTTAATATTATCAAATATGACAACTCCAATAGAAGATATATTAAAATGTCCTCATTGTAATAATTTTATCATTATTGAAAAACTAAATTGTGGTATATTTAGACACGGTATTTTTAAAAATAATAATATTCAAATTGACCCACATAGCAAAAAAGAAATGTGTGATTTTTATATTATTAATAATTTAATTTATGGTTGTGGAAAACCTTTTAAAATAAGTATTACAAATAATAAGTATCATATCGAAATATGTGAATATATTTAATTTATTTTCGTTTTTGTGTTTTTTTGTGTTTTTTATTTCTTTTTTGTGTTTTTTTGTGTTTTTTATTTCTTTTTTGTGTTTTTTTATTTCTTTTTTGTGTTTTTTTGTGTTTTTTATTTCTTATATATTTATTTGTTTTTTTATGAAAATTATATAAACTTCCTCCACTTAGTTTTTTGGGTTTATCTATGGATTTTGTTGAAACTGATGGAACTGCTGATGGAACTGGAGGAACTGGAGGAACTGGAATTAGTGGAAATGTTGAAACTGATGGAACTGCTGATGGAACTGGAGGAACTGGAATTAGTGGAAATGTTGAAACTGATGGAACTACTGGTTCCTGTTCCTCATCCAATAATGTAATAAAACGATTTATTACTGAGTTAGGTATCGATTGATCAAATACAAAATTTATTAGTACTTCAGGAAATTCGGGTAATACTACAACTTCCGGTAACGGTTGTATACATTTATATATTTTTGTTTCATTTACTTTTTCTTTTGTATCTACAAGATTTTTTATATATTTTTCTAAACAAACAATATAATTATGTATTGTTTTTGTTTTATAATCAGAAATTGAAATAGTTAAATTTTTTTCTTTAATTTTTTTATCAAGTAAAATATTTTCATCTGTATCTAAAAACATTTGTAATATAATTATTTGTATAATATAGTAATCATTTCTTGTAGCATTCTTCATTATTTGTAACATATATGTACGTCTCGCTTTATTTTTTTCTGTTATATCTTTTATATCTTTTAAATTTAAAATTAAATTTAAATTAATATCAGTTATTATTTCAAAAATTGTTTGTTTGAAGTCGTCCATTGTTATATTATGTAAAATTGGTAATAATTCATTTATTTGTCTAGTATTTACTGCTATAAAATAATCATTATCTTGCATTTTAAATAATCTTTCTGCATAATATTGTGTTTGTTGCAAATCACAAATGCCATGTTTTAATACATAAATAAGTAGAGGCATCGCAGTTACAAATTTATATTCATCATATTTTTTTACATTTTCCGTAACTTGCTTTATCATTTGTAGTTGTTGATATATTCCACGTAATCCATTAAATTGTTCCATACATTTTTCATTCGCATAATCATAATTTTCTTTTGATGTGAATATATTAATATATTCACACACTCTTTGTAATTCAATTTCATCTAGACATCTTTTAGTTAGTTGTAAATTTAATTGAATTAAATGATAATTGGTCCATTTTTCACTTTCAGTATCACCACTCGTTTTCAAAAAATTATTTACTATGTTTATTATTTTATTTAAGTTTAATATTTGTCTCGAAGATAAATTAGTACGATTAATTTCTGTTAAATAATACAAAATATAGATCGCAATTACAAAATCTTTTTTACCATCAGTAATCCATACAACTTTAGATCCCTCTAATTTAGATCCCTCTAATAAATAAAATATTTCTGTAATAGATTTACTACAAAATAAAAGCAATGAAACTCTTACACGATCAGTTGAACCAGGAATAAAATGTGTTTCACCATTATTCAACTTTATTGCCATTTCCTTATACAACTGTTCTATTTCATCTTCATTTTTTCCTTCCAGTAAACGTTCAACTTTTACTTTTTCTTCTTTTTCTTTTTTTTCTTTTTCTGCTACTGCTTTTTTTCTGTTCTTCTTTTTTTTATTTGCTTTTGTGTTGTCACTTATAATGTCATAAGTCATTACAACATCATCATCATCATCATCATCATCATCTCTAGTAATTTTTGGTGGTACTGGTATTAATGGTGGTGGCGGTGATGGTGCTCGTGATATTAGTGGTGGTACTGGTAGTGGTGGTGGTGGTGATGGTGGTACTGGTATTGGTGGTGGTGATGGTGTTCGTGGTGGTGATGGTGTTCGTGATAGTGGTGGTGGTGATGGTGCTCGTGATATTAGTGGTGGTGGTGCTGGTGGTGGATTATTTTCAAGTGTAAGTTGATTAAGGTGTTCTATTATAGAATTATGAAATTCAGAAATTTCAGTTATATTTTTTTGTATACTATCTATATTTTCATCTATTGATAAATCTTTATCAAAATTAAAATATCTTAAATTATTTAAAATCTCAGTTTGAAGTAATTTTTGTTTATATACTAAATTTGTAATTTTACTAAATTTAGTAAGATACTTTTTATATTGATTTTTAGTTAACACTATTATTTGATTTAATGCTTTTATTTTATTTTCTGTATCAGTATCAGTGTCATTTATATATTTTCGTAATAAATCTATATAAATAGATATATCCATACTTGTAACATCTAGTCCCAGAAAATTTTCAATTTTTGTGGTTGATTGACCTGATGGATTTAGAATTATGGTTATTAAATTACTTTTATCTCCATATGTGTCTTCATCCGCATCTGCTTCATCATCATCATCTGGAGTGGATTCTTCCTTTACATCATCAGTTGTTATTTGTGGTTGATGAGTTATAGGTTCTATATATTCTATTAACTGATTACGTAAACCTACATTTCCTACGATATCTATAGGTAATTTACTAGATGATGATATCAACGATAATATATTACATAATTGAATAAATGTTGTTTCATAATTTATATTAATAAAATCAAAATTAAATTTACGACTATGATTTGAAAATTTATATTTTGGATAATTAACTGTAACATCATTAAAAAGTTTGTTATATATTTCAAGATTTATCTGCGTCTGATGATACACATCACAATTTTGTAATTTTCCTTCTATAATAAAATTTTTTAATATTGTTTTATCATATGCTAAAGTAATTGTACAAATATTAATATATTTAATCATTTTACAAATAATACAATATCCTAAAGTATAACTAAATTTATAATCTCTACACCATATTTTAATAATTTGAATATTTTGTTGTAATATTTTTTCAAATATTTGTTCTATTTTATTTAATTCATCTAATTCACTTGATGAAATTGTCTTATTTTTACATTTTTCGTGTAAAACTCTATAAGTTGGATACTGTAATGTTCCAAAACTAAAAATTCTATTATTTGTTTCACCTTGATTAGTACTTTTTTCTATTAATTTTTGAATATCGTGAGGCCAATGACCGATTGGTACAGATTTTTGCTCAGCTTCAACTTGAGTTCTATTATAAAAATGAATGTGATCGTTTTTTAAATAATTACCTGTAACATTAAGGTGTTCGTTTTCTAAAGTACCTGTTCCTTTTACTCCCCACCAATCAAATAGTGGTTGTGATATATTTTGGTTAAAAGGATTTAATTTAAATGGTACATAATATAATCCACCTACGCTATAACCCTTTAAATTTAGAATCTTATTTGGAAGTTCTATTATAGCACCCTGACCATAATTGCATTCAACTGATAAATTATCACATTCAGTTGAATATATTTTTTCATAATAATTATAATTAGTTTTATTTTTCAATTGTTGTGTCAAATTAACATCATTCAACCATAAATATTTACAACAATCATCTACAATTTGTATAAACCAATTATCATTTTTATTTACAGTACCTCCTAACATATATTTAATATATATTTAATATATTATTAGATTTATATTTTAAAATATTCAATTCTTTTTTAGTTGTAGGAAATTCGGTTTCTCCATATATATCTTGTAACATTAACCATTCAAATAATCCACCTAAATATATATATACATTATAAAATCCTAATGAAATAAATTGATTATATTTAACAAATACTGTGTCATCATTGCAATTGCGTCCATATAAAATGATTTTGAATTGTTTATTATTATTTTTAATAAATTCATTAATTAATTCGGTTTCTTTATGAATATTAATTGTATTTTTAATTAAACAATTTTGTTCATTAATATTTAAAGTATTAATTAATATATAATTATCAGAATTATGAATAATATATTGTATATCTTGATAATTTATTTTTTGAATTGATTGTGAATTTCCCATATTAGAAATATGAATTTATATTTAAATACTTAACTATGATAAATTTAAATTAATTAAATTGAACAACAATTTCAACTTCTTCTTTTTTAATACTTTTAGTAGCAGAAATAGATAATTCTTCTCTTTTTTTGCGTGTTTTTGAATTATCAATAATAATTTCTTTTCTTTTAGATGTGCTATTACGAGTATTCATATCTTTTTCAATAATATCATAATTTTCTTCAATAAAATCAATGACTTTATTTTCAATAGCCCATTTAAAAAAATTTAATTGTCCGATAGTAGTTTCAATACATGTTCCATTTTTATATGGAATACTAATTCTATCCCATCGACAAAAAGGATCGAATCGTTTTTTGCTATATGCTTTTAATTTTAATTTATAATCAAAATATACTTTAAATCTAGTTGTATAACTAGAATTATTAGTAATATAATATAAAGTAAAATTTTTTTTAGCATAATTAGTAGCAAACCAATCAACAATACGTAAAGATATTTTAGATTCACCTGTAATAATTTTCAACATTCGTGTAAGATAATTTTCATTTTTATAAAAGTCTATTAAATTATGTAATAATAAATCATTTTGTGTGGTATAATTTGTAGAAGAAGAATTATTATTCATAATTTAAATGTTAATTTTTTGTTTAAGTTGTTTATTTCACTATAAATAATAAGTATTTAAATATTAATACTATTATAATTAATTATTATTTACATTTTTATTTTTTAGTGTTCCTTGTGTAGTATTAATTGGTTTTAAAAATTCATCTCGTATAGTTATATCATCTATATAATTATTTTCACCTAAAAAAGGGTTATATCCTATTTGTTGAACTAATTTTCTATCCGAAATTTTACTATCTAATTCTTCTCTCTTATTTGATATTTTAAAATCCATATTTGATATATTTTTATTTAAGATTTCCCAAGTATTTTCATCATAATTTAAAGATGATGAGTATGCGGAATTATCCATTTCATTACTAAATTCAGTATCTTCTATTTCTAATAATTGTTTTAATCTTTTAGTTCTCTCGTAAGGTTCTCCTTTTGTCCATTTCCATTCCATATAATAATTTAGTTTATAAATATTATTTATAAACTAAATTATTATTATTATTATTATTTATTTATTTATTTATTTTTAAAAGAGAGAAAAGAAGAGGATTAATCGATATTGGATTTAATAATTTTTAATTGTTTAGTAAATAAAAATTTTTCATCAGTTCGTCTGCGTTTTTTAAGATTACATTCTAAACAAGATAAATAACAATTATTAATATTATGTCCAAGTGTATTATCAATTCTATCAACAGACCATTGTTTTATCTCTCTAGAGATATCATATAATACATTCATTTCAATTTTACAATAACGACATTTTAATTCACATTCAATCATTTTATGAATAATAAAATCGAAATTTAAAAATTCGATTTCATTAAATCGTTTTTTTAAAATATCTTGTTGTTTATATCCATATATTTTAGTATTAATTTGTTGAATAATAATATTAGTTATATTATCAGCTAAATTATTATTTAAAATATCATTTATTAATTTTAATTGATTTGTATAATCAAAATATTCAGGTGCAAATTTCCAATTTTTAGTGACAACTCGTTTTTTTATTTTTTTAATTGTAGGTATTACTGTTTTATGTGTACGTGTATTATCAATAATATTGATATTTTTATTGTTTAAGTTGTTTTCGATATTGATATTTGTATTTGTATTGTTTAAATTGTTTTCCATTATATAATATAAAAAATAATATTTAAATTATAAATATTTAAATATTAAAAAAAATAGAGTTAAACTCTATTTATATATTAATATATACAATATGGAAGAAATTACTGTTAAAGAGAATAATGATATGGAATGTCAAGAACTTAAAAATATTAAATATAAAACAATGTTATTAAATGGAATTCCATTTAATGAAACCAAATCATCTAATGATATACATAATTTAGATAAATATCTTGAAGAGGAAATGATAAATAATAGTAATGAACCTTGGTGTAAATTAAATAAAACTATTAAAACTAAAAAATTATTAGAATTTGTGGATTTATATAAAAATATAAATAATTTAAATGAAGAAGAAACTAATTTATTAATTATTTTTTTAAAGGATTGTTTAGATAAAAAAAAATTATTAAGAGTAAAAGATGTTGTTTATAATAAAACAGATGGACTTATTAAAGAAATTCCTGCTTTAACATATACTAAAATTTCTAAACATTTTACATTAAAAAATATTGATAAACGTGTTTCAACATTAAAATCACTTTCAGTTAAAAAAAATTCAATTACAATACGAAATAAATTATTAATTAATGATAAAATACCAGAATGTAATTCTATTATATAATTTATTAATTATATTAAAAACAGTTAAAGTTATATATATATATTATGTTTATCAACGAATTAAAACAATTGATAGAATTACAAAATATTATATCTGATGCTTATAATAATTTCAAAAATAATGTAAAAAAAACTATTGATATTGATAATGATAATGAAGAAGATGAAAAAGATGAAGATGAAGAAGATGAAGAAGATGAAGAAGATGAAGAAGAATATGAAATCGAATATGAAGATAAAGATTCTATAGATATACAAAAATATATTTTTTCAGAAGAACATATACTTGAATTAATTGAAATTTTCTTTTATCTAATCGATGATTATATTAAATATAATCCACATATTATAAATAATGTTGGTTTTTATAATATTTTATTAGAAGATATTCAAGATTTATATTATCTTCAGATAGAAGATTATATTATTTTTATACAAAAACAATATCATAATATAAATAATATAAATGATATTATTGAAAATAATATTAATAATATTATAGAATATACTTTTAATATTTACATTAATACATTTTATCCTGATACAATAAAAGATACAATAAAAGATACAATAAAGGATACAGTAGAAAATGAAAATCAAGTTGATATTATTGAAAATATCATTCATAATTTAAAAAATATTCAACAACCAACTCAAAGAACACCTGAATGGTATTCTTTTAGACATAATTTAATTACAGCAAGTAACGCATATAAAGTATTTGAAAGTCAAGCAACAATAAATCAATTAATATATGAAAAATGTCAACCTATTAAAATGTTTAATGAAGATATAGGTGAAATTAAAATGATTAATACAAATACTTCGTTACATTGGGGACAAAAATATGAACCAGTTTCAGTTTTAATTTATGAAAATAAATATAAAACAGAATTATATGATTTTGGATGTATTCAACATCCTATATATAAATTTATAGGAGCATCACCAGATGGAATTAATGATGATAAATCATCCAATCTTTATGGACGGATGATAGAAATAAAAAATGTAGTTAGTCGTGAAATAACAGGTATTCCAAAAAAAGAATATTGGGTTCAAATGCAACTTCAAATGGAAGTATGTAATTTAAATGAATGTGACTTTTTAGAAACAAAATTTATTGAATATTTAGATAAATATAGTTATGATGAAGATATAATTACAAATATTAATACAATTATAGATACTAATGAACCAGAAGATAAAGATAAAGATAAAGATAAAGATATAACTGAAATAGATACAACTATTTCTGCAGATGGAAAACAAAAAGGTATTATAATACATTTTCATAAAAAAGAAGGTTCTCCATTTTATTTATATAAACCTTTAAATTTAAAATATTCTGCTGAAATTGATCAATGGGAAGAAGAATCTATTGCTTTATATCAATCGGATAAATATAATTATATTTATGTAAAATATATTTATTGGAAATTAGAAAAAATAAGTTGTATTCTAGTATTAAGAGATAAAAATTGGTTTAAAAATAATATAGATCAATTAACTAAAATATGGAATATAATTGAATTAGAACGTTTAACTGGATATGAACATAGAGCTCCTAAAAAAAGAATTAAAAAAGAATATAAACAAGAATCAATTCAGGAAACAGGTTGTTTATTAAAATTTAATAAAATAATTAAATTAAATTAAATTAAATTAAAATTATTTTACATTTTACCTGATAAATGTTGTTAGAGAGAATATTAGGTTGTATATTTTGTAGTGAAAATTCCATAATATTTCCAAATAATTCATTATTTGGAAATATTTTTTAATCTATTAAAAAAACAATTTTTAAACAATTTTTATAATAGCCGACGTTTTGTTATTACCTATATTTACAAAATCATACTTCAAATTTTTACTCGCAAAAAAATCATCAGTTGCTTTTCTTTGCCCATTCCAATGATAATAGTCGTCAAATATTATGACTCCTCCACTTACAACATTATCATACATTTGTTCTAGTTCATATTTACTTGATTCATACCAATCAGTGTCCAATCGCAATATTGCTATTTTTTCAGGAATATTTGCCTTGTCTTTCAATGTTTCCATTACATCACCTACTATATAATGTAATTTATCTTGTGGATAACCAGTTGAATTTAATCTATTTTTAACATGTTGTAAAGGCACATAACACCACCCATTTGTATTTTCATCAATTATTTTACTTTTCCAAGTGTTGTAAACTTCATCTTTATTCATTTGATAAAGTTGAGTATCTTTGCATGTATAGTCATTATCCGATGGTTCCACTAATCCCCCAAATGTGTCATATAGATATATATCGCGAACAACATTATTTTTCATTAATTCATTTATCCATATATGTTCAAAAAGTCCACTTTCTACACCACATTCAACAATATCTCCTTCAATATTATTTTTTAAAATATAAGTAATTGAATCCGCTCCGTCCATATTATACCTGAATTTTAACCTTTATATAATTTTAGTTAAATATAATAATTTAAAGAAATAACTGTATTATATGATTATTATAATTTTATTTAGTATTTTATAAAATACTTATTTAAATAAATATACAATAGTATAAAAATTATGTTGTAAAATAACCTACACGTGTTCCACCACATGTAGAATTAACTGGTGGTAGAGGTTTTATATAATTAGTATGTAATCCTTTATTTTTATATGTAGCATAACACATATCACCTGCGGTGCATCTAGCATCATCTGGATTGTATGGGTATCTAATATTATTTGTAATTTGTGAATATGATCCTACCTGAAATGTAGGATAGCGCCACCACATTTTGTTAGATGTTTCATCTGAAACTTGATTTTTTCCAATTGATGGATATGTATCTTGAACTAGTACATTAGTTACTGATTCAGGAAATTTTCCCATTTCCATATCTAAAGTATAATTAGAATATCCTTCTAATTTATTAAATGGAATAAATATAGGTAATCCAAGAGCTAATATTACAATAATAAATAAATATAATTTTGGATACATATATATAATATATATTTAATAATATATTAAATAATATATAACTGTAATTAATATACTAAAATCAATTTAAAACTATATATATATATATAATAATATAATAAATGGATTATTCCGGAGAAATGCGTGTGACTAAACGTGATGGTTCTCTTCAAGAAGTTTCATTTGATAAAATATTAGAGAGAGTAAAAAAAATCGGATTAGAAGCGAATATTCATATTAATTATTCTTCACTTATAATGAAAGTAATTGACCAATTATATGATACTATACCAACTTCAAAAATAGATGAATTAACTGCAGAACAATGCGCTTCATTATCTACTATAAATAATGATTATGCCATATTATCAGCTCATATTATTATATCAAATCATCAAAAAAATACAGATTTGTTATTTTCAAATGTTATGTTATCTTTATATAATTTTACTAATTTTACAGGAGAGAAAAAACCATTAATATCAGAAGAATTAATGAATTTCGTAAATTGTAATTTAAATAAAATTGATGATATGATAGATCATAAAAGAGATTTTTTAATTGATTATTTTGGATTTAAAACTTTGGAAAAAGCATATTTATTTAAATTGAATAATAAAATTGTAGAAACACCTCAATATATGTGGATGCGTGTAGCAATAGGAATTCATGGAGATATAAATAATTATGAAAAAAGTCTTGAATTAATAAAAGAAACATATGATTTAATGTCATTAAAATATTTTACTCACGCAACACCTACTCTTTTTAATTGTGGTACTCCAAATCCACAATTATCCAGTTGCTATTTAATTCAAATGGAAGAAGATAGTATTGATGGTATTTATAATACATTAAAAGATTGTGCTTTAATTTCAAAATATTCTGGAGGAATAGGTTTACATATTCATAATATAAGATGTAAAGATTCACATATTCAAGGAACAAATGGAAAAACATCTGGTATAGTTCCTATGTTACGTGTATTTAATAGTACTGCACGTTATGTAAATCAATCTGGAAAAAGAAATGGATCATTTGCTATTTATGTAGAACCCTGGCACGGTGATATAGAAGATTTTCTAGAATTAAAAAAAAATCACGGTGATGAAGAATTAAAAGCTAGAGATTTATTTTATGCTTTATGGATTTCAGACCTTTTTATGGAACGTGTCAAAAATAATTCTAAATGGTCTTTATTTTGTCCTAATGAATGTCCTGGATTATCTGATGTATATGGAACTAAATTCAACCAATTATATGAAAAATATGAATTAGAAGGTAAAGCACGTAAAATAGTTAATGCACGAGATTTATGGTTTAAAATATTAGATTCTCAAATGGAAACCGGCACACCTTATATCTTATATAAAGATGCTTCCAATCAAAAATCAAATCAACAAAATTTGGGAACTATTAAAAGTTCCAATTTATGTTGTGAAATTTTAGAATATTCTGATAAAAATGAAACCGCAGTTTGTAATTTAGCTTCTATTGCTTTACCTTCATTTGTTAATCTAGAAACTAAACAATTCGATTATGAGAAACTTCATACAGTTACAAAAGTTATTACCAATAATTTAAATAAAGTTATTGATATAAATTTTTATCCTACTGAAAAAACAAAAGCTAGTAATTTTAAACATAGACCAATTGGTATTGGAATACAAGGATTAGCTGATGTTTTTATTATGATGGATATTTCATTTTGTTCTCAGCAAGCAGTAGAATTAAATAAATTTATTTTTGAAACTATTTATCACGCTTCATTAGAAAAAAGTAATGAAATCGCAATTGAACGAAAAATCAAAGTAATTGAATGTATTCAAAATAATAATAAACTAGAGTTGTTTAATAAAATATTAAATCATTATGATCATTTAGAATATATTAAAAAAGTGGTTGAATTTAATTCTTTATATTCAAGTGATACTAATTATACACAAAATCGTATGAAATATACTACCGATTTTGTTGGTGCGTATTCTTCATTTAAAGGTTCTCCGGCATCAAAAGGAATTCTTCAATTTGATTTATGGAATGTTAAACCTAGTGATCGTTATGATTGGGATACACTCAAAGAATCCATTATTAAAAATGGTATTCGAAATTCATTACTTGTTGCCCCTATGCCTACTGCATCTACATCTCAAATTCTTGGATTTAATGAATGTTTTGAACCTATTACCAGCAATTTATATACTAGACGCACATTAGCTGGAGAATTCGTTGTTATTAATAAATATTTAATGAAAGAATTAACTGATTTAGGATTATGGAATGAACAAATAAAAAATAATATTATCGCTAATAAAGGTTCTATTCAACAATTGACTATATTATCTCAACATATTCGTGATAAATATAAAATTGTTTGGGAAATACCTATGAAAAATCTTATTGATATGGCTGCTGATAGAGGCGCTTTTATTTGTCAAAGTCAAAGTTTAAATTTATGGTTAGAAGATCCGAATTATAATTCTTTAACTTCTATGCATTTTTATTCTTGGAAAAAAGGACTTAAAACAGGCATTTATTATTTAAGAAGAAAAGCGAAACATCAAGCACAACAATTTACTATTGAACCTACTCAAATTAATACTGATACAGATACAGATGCTGTTGATGAAATATGTGAAATGTGTTCTGCATAATATTATTTATTATTTATTATTATATAATTCATAAGTATTTAAATTTAATATTATTTAAATTTAAATACTTATACCATCAATCTATTTATTATTATTATTATTATTATATAATTAAAATACTTTTACATATCTCTCAATTTATTATTTTTATAATATTTATAATAATTCTAACAGTTTTATTAATTTTTTAAATTTTTTACAATGTTTCATTAAATCAATATCATACTTCAATTTCATAAAACAACGCAATGTTATTAAAATATCATTATATGAATTATGTAAATTCTTTGGAATTGATTCAAATAATTTTTCGTGTAATTCAATTAATTTGGGAAATTTTAAATAAGATTGTCCAAACTTATTAGTTAATTGTATATTACATAATTCAATTGAATCTTGTAAAGTACACGAAATATTTTTATAATTTGTTAATAAATAGAAATAACTTTTATATTTTTTTATTATATCTACAGATAAATTATCTGGATTTATATAAATAATTCTTAAAATTTCTATTTTTAACATATTTATATCAAATAATACATTATGACCTACTATCTTATCTACATTTTTTAAATTATTAAAAAATTCTTCTAATATATTATGTAATAATTTTCCTTGTTTAGTTGAAATTTTATTTGTTATACCGTGTATATTTGAAACTTCTTTTGAAATTATTATACTTTCAGGAATTTTAACTATTTCATCATATGATTTTATTATATCATTCTTTTCAGTATCATAAATTAAAAAACTTAATTGAACTATATGTGGCCATAAATCTAAAGTATCTGGATTTATTATTTTTATTTTTGGAAGACCTGTTGTTTCTGTATCAAAAACAAACACTTTCATTATTATCTTTTAGTTTATTCTTTTAAGTGTTATTATAATTTGAATTCAATTTTATTTATATATATTATTTTTTTTTACATTTTTTTACAAATTCCAAAACTCTTTCTATGCCAAATAGTTATACCATTCTTTTTTATTCCATCTATATGTTTTTTTGTACCATAACCTTTATTTGAATTTATACCATAATTTATTTCTAAAAATGGATTTTCTATACATAACTCATTTATATAATTATCCCTTTCTACTTTTGCTAATATCGATGCTGCAGCAATACACGCATATGTATTATCTCCATTTATAATTGTTTTATATGGTATAATTACACTTTTATCAGTATCTTTATCAATTATTGATAACGGATTAAAATAATTTCCATCAATTAATAAATTATATATATTCTCTCTTTTATTTTCTTTTAAGTTTAACAATTTTATTATTTCATATATAGAATTATGCATTGATAATTGAGTTGCTTGTAAAATATTTATTTCATCTATTTTATTCTCATTTTCATAACTTATATACCAAGCTAATGCATTTGTTTTTATATAATTCGACACTTCTTCTATTTTTTTTTTTGAATGAAATTTTTTACTATCTTTTATTTTTGAATAATCAAAACTATCATCTTTAGGTAAAATTACAGCTGCTGTATAAACTCTTCCAAATAATGGACCTCTTCCTACTTCATCTACACCTATCTCATATACTTCATCTTTATTATAATATTTTTTTAAGACTTGTTGTGTAGAAGGTATTTTTATTTTATTTTTTATATTTTTATTTAATTCAAATTCATTAATTCCTTTTTTCATTATTATAATATATATATTATCTTTTTAATCTATTTAATTTAATTTTAAACTTTTTTCACTCTATAAATTATACAATGAATACTGAAGCATTATTTCTTTTTTTGATTTTATTATTAGGATTAGTTTTATGTTCTTTTTTAGGAGGTAATTGTAATAGTAATACTGAAAATTTTACTAATAATACTAATGTATCAAATATTCGCAATAATAAAAATAATAATACTACATCATCTACAACATCTACTACATCTACATCTAATGTACCTTATGATAATTATAATCACTATAAATCATCATCTGCCGAATTAACTAATGGTTCTACATTTTATGGTTCTAATGGAGGGACTGTTGTAGTTATTACTAATAGTGATGGAACACAGTCTTTACAAATTACATTTGCTAATGGACAATCACCTATCACATTCACATCTCAATCATCTAGTAATGCATCTACAACTGAAAATTATACTAATTACATTGGTAATAATGGAACTGCTACTAAATTTTACGGACCTAATGGAGATACTGCTACTGTAGTTAATGCGAATAATGGACAAAAAGCTATTCAAGTTCAAACTTCTTCAGGCAGTTATACTTATACACAATCCGGTAGTTATTCTAATCCGAATAATACTTCTTCTACTCAATATTATGGTAGCACTGGTTATCCTATACAAACTAATTCTACTGCTTTATCTTATCAAGGACAAAATGGTGCTAGTGCTGGTTCTGTAACTGGTTCTCAAGGTAATACCGCATATTACGCACAAGGACCTAATGGAACTACTATTACTGGAACTACAGATACTTCTTATAATTATTATGATACTTCTTATAATTCATATGATACTTCTTATAATCCTTATAACACTTCTTCTACACAATATTATGGTGCTAATGGAGGTAGTGCCGGATCTGTAACTGGACCTCAAGGTAATACCGCATATTACGCACAAGGACCTAATGGAACTACCGTAGCTGGAACTACTGCTACAAATACTTATAATCCTTATAATACTTCTTCTACACAATATTATGGTGCTAATGGAGGTAGTGCCGGATCTGTAACTGGACCTCAAGGTAATACCGCATATTACGCACAAGGACCTAATGGAACTACCGTAGCTGGAACTACTGCTACTGGAACTACTTCTACTGGAACTACTTCTACTGGAACTGCTGCTTATAATCCTTATAATAGTTCATTACCTTATGGAATACCTGGTAGTCAAATTTCACCTAATAATGCAGATTTATATATTCTTAAATCTCAAGTGGTTCCTCCTGTTTGTCCTGTTTGTCCAAAATCATCTACATATCCTAGACAAAAACCTTGTCCTGCTTGTCCTGCTTGTGCACGTTGTCCTGAATCATCATTTGAATGTAAAAAAGTTCCTAACTATAATGCTATTAATAATGATTATCTTCCTGCTCCTGTATTAAATGATTTTTCATCATTTGGAATGTAATATAATATTATAATATTGTATAATAATGTATGGAATCAGAAGATGTCCAAATAATTCTAGGAGGTGTTTTGATGGATTATGTAAAAATCGTGTATTAAAAACAAACTTAAATTCTAGACGTTGTAATAATGGAATGAGGAAATGTTATGATAGAAATTGTTATATATTTAGAAGAAGATTAAGAACTAGAAGTTTAAGTTCTAGAGGTTCTACTAGAAGTTTAAGTTCTAGAGGTTCTACTAGAAGTTTAAGTTCTAGAGGTTCTACTAAAAGTTTAAGTTCTAGAGGTTCTAGAAATTCTAGAGGATCTAGAGGTTCTACTAAAAGTTTAAGTTCTATAAATTCTATGAAAACTTTAGGTTCTTTTATAAGAAGTTTAAGTTTAAGTTCTAGAGGATCTAGAAGTTCTACTAAAAGTTTAAGTTCTAGAGGTTCATTAAGTTCTAGAAGAAGTTTAAATAGAAGAAGAAGAAGTTTAAGTTTAAGTTCTAGAGGTTCTACTAAAAGTTTAAGTTCTAAAGGTTCTACTAAAAGTTTAAGTTCTATAAATTCTATGAAAAGTTTAGGTTCTTTTATAAGAAGTTTAAGTTTAAGTTCTAGAGGATCTAGAGGATCTAGAGGTTCTAAAAGTAGTTTAAGTTCTAGAAGAAGTTTAAATAGAAGAAGAAGTAGAAGTTTAAGTTCTAAAGGTTCTACTAAAAGTTTAAGTTCTAGAGGTTCTACTAAAAGTTTAAGTTCTAGAGGTTCATTAAGTTCTAGAAGAAGTAGAAGTTTAAGTTCCAGAGGTTCTAAATCTAGTTCAAGATTGTCACATATGAGAAAATCAAGACGACAATATTTGTCTTCATTACCAAAATCAAGAATAGAAAAATATGGTTATAATAAATCAAAAAGATTCCGTCCATATATTAAAAGTAAAATACTTAACGCAAGATCACTTACAAAAAAATTAAGAAAATTAAGAGAAAAACAAATAAATAGTTTATCGTCGTCATCATCTTTAAGTAATAGAAAACCAAAATATATAAAATCAAGAAATATAAAATCAAGAAGTTCAAATCCATCATTATTAGGAACATCTGATTTTTCTAATTCTAAAAGTTCAAATCCATCATTATTAGGAACATCTGATTTTTCTAATTCTAAAAGTTCTAGATCTAGTTCAAAAGGTTCATCTTTATTTACAGTAGGAACACCTAGTTTAAGTTCTAAAAGTTCAAGAGGTTCTAGAAGTTCTAGAAGAAGAAGTAGAAGTTTAAGTTCTAGAGGTTCTAGATCTAGTTCAAAAGGTTCATCTTTATTTACAGTAGGAACACCTAGTTTAAGTTCTAAAAGTTCAAGAGGTTCTAGAAGTTCTAAAAGAAGAAGTAGAAGTTTAAGTTCAAGAGGTTCTAGAAGTTCAAAAGGTTCATCTTTATTTACAGTAGGAACACCTAGTTTAAGTTCTAAAAGTTCAAGAGGTTCTAGAAGTTCTAAAAGAAGAAGTAGAAGTTTAAGTTCAAGAGGTTCTAGAAGTTCAAAAGGTTCATCTTTATTTACAGTAGGAACACCTAGTTTAAGTTCTAAAAGTTCAAGAGGTTCTAGAAGTTCTAAAAGAAGAAGTAGAAGTTTAAGTTCAAGAGGTTCTAGAAGTTCAAAAGGTTCATCTTTATTTACAGTAAGAACACCTAGTTTAAGTTCTAAAAGTTCAAGAGGTTCTAGAAGTTCTAAAAGAAGAAGTAGAAGTTTAAGTTCAAGAGGTTCTAGAAGTTCAAAAGGTTCATCTTTATTTACAGTAAGAACACCTAGTTTAAGTTCTAAAAGTTCAAGAGGTTCTAGAAGTTCTAAAAGAAGAAGTAGAAGTTTAAGTTCAAGAGGTTCTAGAAGTTCAAAAGGTTCATCTTTATTTACAGTAAGAACTCCTAGTTTAAGTTCTAAAAGTTCAGATAAATTATCTGTACATATAAAAAGTAAAATACTTAACACAAGAGCACTTACAAAAAAATTAAGAAAATTAAGAGAAAAACAAATAAATAGTTTATCATCGTCATCATCTTTAAGTAATAGAAAACCAAAATATATAAAATCAAGAAATATAAAATCAAGAAAAATAAAACCAACAAATAAAACTCACTCATCAACATCAATACGTAATAAAAAATATCGAAAAATGCAAAAAGAATTAGATAATTTTGCAAAAAAATTACCTTTTGATAAGTCGTATAAATCTGACTCATATTCAAGTTTATCATCACATAATTCAAAACCATCATCACGAGTATCTTTAGCAAAAAATAATTCATTTGATAAAAATTATCGAAAAATGGAAGAAGAATTAGAACTTTTAGCAAAAAAATCACCTTTTAAGTCGTATAAAACTGACTCATATTCAAGTTTATCATCACATAATTCAAAACCATCATCACCAGTATCTTTAGCAAAAAATGATTCATTTGATAAACATTATAAAAAAATGGAAGAAGAATTAGAAGATATAACAAAAAAACAAAAAAGTATTTTATCTTTAAAATTTCCAACTTCTCGTAATTCTAAAAAAATAGATATTTTAAAAAAATTAATACGTGATGCAAAAGAAATTGAAGTTGAAACAAATAATGTAGAGAAACAATTAGATACATTAAAAAAGAACAATGATGAAATGTATTTAAAGAAATTTAAAACACTAAAAAAATTAGAGAGAAAAGAGAAAAGAACAAATAAAACTAGAAATTCTTTTAGTACAGGGTTTAAATCAGATTCAAGTCAAAGTAGTTTAAGTCCAGGTAGTCCTAAAAATTCAAAAAAATTATCTTTAAAATTGCCAACTTCTCGTAATTCTAAAAAAATAGATATTTTAAAAAAATTAATACGTGATGCAAAAGAAATTGAAGTTGAAACAAATAATGTAGAGAAACAATTAGATACATTAAAAAAGAACAATGATGAAATGTATTTAAAGAAATTTAAAACACTAAAAAAATTAGAGAGAAAAGAGAAAAGAACAAATAAAACTAGAAATTCTTTTAGTACAGGGTTTAAATCAGATTCAAGTCAAAGTAGTTTAAGTCCAGGTAGTCCTAAAAATTCAAAAAAATTAACTGTTAAAGAAAGAATACAACAATTAAAAAAAAATAATGAATATATAGAAAAAGAATTAGATATACAAGAGAGAAAAAATAAATGAATTAATAAAAGTGTATTTAATTTATAATTTATAATTTATAATTTAAATTTATTTTTTTTAGATATACATTTTTTATCAATATTAAAAGTTTTACTTTTATATTCTTGTGGAACAATATTAATAATACATTTAGATTTTTTACCATATAAAGATTCAGTGCATCCTTTTTCTTTTTTTTTCAATGTAATATTTTTGGATGTTATTGGTAATGGTGGTGGTGGTTCATCAATACATCTAGATCGTAAATGTTCGTATCTTTCTCTAACTTGTGAATAAGTAAGATTTGATTTTTTATGTAAAATTGTATTAATAGATTCGTGAAGTTGATATATATATCGTGAAAAAGTATTTCTATTACTCATATGAGTCATTTTTAATGGATGTTTTTTTAAGAAATTAGTAAAATTAATTCTACAGTATTTACATGGTAATACATATTGAAGACTTAAAATAAATTGTCTATAATGCATTTTATTTTCCATAGTAGGATTATTTGGATAATTAAAACTCATAATATGAAGATAAGTCCACATTAAAGGTCCCCACACATTTGTTAAAAATCCTTCACCAGAATTAAAATGTTTTTTAGAAAATACTTTTTTGGTTTTATTGTGATTATTATTATTATAATAAGTATGTTTCATTATAATATACTACAATAAAAATAATAAAAATAAAATGATTTTAATATATATATAATATATGAATTTAAATACTCCATTTAATTTAACAATATTTACTGATGTAACAAAACAAATATGTTTTTGTTCTATTATATCAATAATAATAATAATAATATTTATAATTAGTCCATTAAAATATTTTTCATCAATATCTGTATTGATGAAAATATTTGTAATATGTTTACTTATTTATATAATATATTTAAATAATAAACAAACTAATTTATTAAAAATAGCGAATGATTCTTCAAGTACGGAAGAAGTAAAATCACAAATAAATATGAATATTATGTGTAGTTATGTATTTACATTTTTTATAGGATTATTACTTATTTTTGTAATTAAAAGGATGTATTAAAGTATATATAAATGATTTAGTTAAAACAATAATATAAAATAATAATAAATAAGTATTTAATTATTAGTAATATAGTGGTTATAATATATAATATATAATATCTAATTTAGATTCGTTAAAAGAATATGTTAATAATATATTATATATACAATATAATGATGAGGTTTGGAAATGTTACATCTGGTGGTGAATCGTCGTCTATACAAAAAAGTATATTTAATATTAAAAATATATTAATAATGAGTAGTGTTGTTATAATTGGTTTTATTTTAAGTATAATAATTTATAATTATTATTATGTTTCTCCTCAAATAAAATCGAGTTCGAATAATTCGCAAGAAAATAAAAGTGCTGAATTATTATTTTTCTTTGCGAATTGGTGTCCTCATTGTAAAACTGCAAAACCTATTTGGGATGAATTAAAAAGTGAATATCAAGATAAGAAAATAAATGGTTATCATATTATTTTTACAGAAATCAATTGTTCTGAAGAAACAGCAGAAGTAGATAAAATGATGAATTTATATAGTGTAGAAGGTTATCCTACGATTAAGTTATTAAAAGAAGGACAAGTGATTGAATATGATGCAAAACCTACGAAAGTGACTTTAACTCAATTTTTAAATACAGTTCTTTAAATAGGATTATTAAATACTTTATTTATTCTTTAAATAGGAATATTAAATACTTTATTTATTCTTTAAATAGGAATATTAAATACTTTATTTATTCTTTAAATAGGATTATTTAATTTATTTAAATAATTGGTAGCATTTTGAGTTCCAATATTAAATAGTTCTTTTCTAACATCTATGTTACTTAACACATTATGTAACATATCAATATTTAATGATTCCGCATGACATATTATTTCATATTTTAAATCAATCTGTTTATCATCTGTATTAATACTAAATACAGCTTTAAATAAAAAATTAAATAAAAAATCTATTAATGTTGATTTTTTATTAATGTTATTTATTTCGTTTTTATATTTATTTTTAAATCCTAATATTTCATCTGAATTATTACACGTTTCAATACAATAATTTAAAGGGTAATTACATTTTACACCACCATCAATATAACATTTATCATCTATACAAACAGGTGAAATTAAAATTGGTAATCCACACGTCATTTGAATTGCAATCATTAAGGATAATTTCGGATGACTTATATAAGAAATATCTTCTATTTTATATTCGTTTATTTCAAATGTATATAAATGCAATTCTATATTTGATAATTTATAAAAATCTTCTAAATTTATATTTATATCAATATCTTTAGCATCAAATAATGGTTTAAAACATTTCTCTATCGTTTTTATATTAAATATACCTTTTTGAGTATAAGCATCAAATATATTTTGAACTTTAATTGTAAATACATCATTCCACGGACGTTTTATAATATAATCATTTATTGTTTCAAAATCATAATTAAGGCACAATATGGTTCCTATAATTGCTCCTGCAGATGTACCATATATGGATTTTATATTTGACATATTTAAAAAATTGTGTGTTTCTAAATATTGAATCGCGGCTAATACTTGAATTAAAATCGGTCCACCTCCTGAAATTACTAAATGTTTAATTGTCATTTAATGTATTATTATTAATACATTAATTTTAATAAGTTTTTTTCTAAAATCAATTTAATGGCTAATATATTTACATTAGAAAATATTGATGACTTTTCTGAAAAACTGAATATTGATGAATTATATGAAAAAAAACATCAACAAGATTTATTTAAATTATCATTATTTAATAAAATTTTAAATCGTATTCATATCAGAATTAAAACTATCTCTAGACAAAAAAAAGATGAACATTTCAGTTGGTTTTTAGTTCCTGAAATTATTATTGGAGTTCCAAAGTTTGATCAAGCGGCTTGTATAGCATATTTAATTGATAAATTGAAAACTAATGGATTTATTGTACGTTATATTCATCCAAATTTATTATTTATATCTTGGATACATTATGTACCTTCATATGTTAGAACAGAATTGAAAAAAAAAACAGGTATTATTATTAATGAATATGGAGAACAACAAATTGAAGAAGATGATAATTTAAAAATATTAAATGAAAATAATATTGATAATGTTTTTAATTTAAAAAAAGCGGATGATGTGTTAAATAAATCTAAACAAATTAATAAAAAGGAATATACTCCTATAAAATCATATAAACCTTCAGGAAATTTAATTTATGGTGATGAAGTTTTAGATCAAATAGAACATAAGTTTAAATAATTTATTTTTAATAATTATTATTTAAATTAGTTTTAATTTATTAGTTTAGAGTGTTAGTTTAGAGTGTTAGTTTAGGATTAATTAGTTTAGGATTAATTAGTTTAGGATTAATTAGTTTAGGATTAATTAGTTTAGGATTAATTAGTTTAGGATTAATTAGTTTAGGATTAATTAGTTTAAAATTAATTATTTTAGGATTAGTTTAGAATTAAAGTTTGAATTAAAGTTTAGAATTAATAATTTTAAATTTATAAAAAAATTTTTTTATATATATATAATATATAATGGCAACCAGAGGAGGAAGAAGAAGAAAAGGAAGAGGAACTCGTCGTGTATCTCATGCAAATAAAGCTGCCGCTAGAAGAGTTAAAGCTACAGCAAGTGTTGCAGCATCAAGATTTGCAACTGCTCATGCAGCAGCAAAATCAGCCGCACACGCAGCGGCAAAAGCTGCTAGTGCAAGAAGTGCATCTAGTGCCGCTTCAGCACACGCTGCCGCTTCTGCCGCTGCGGGTCGTTCTGCTGCCGCAGGTCGTTCTGCCGCAGCAGCAGCTTCTGCCGCCGCTTCCGCCGCTGCCGCCGCAGGTCGTTCTGCCGCAGCTTCAGCTTCATAAATATATATTAAATAATAAATATAATTAAATATGTATTGAAGATTGAGTTGGTGATGGATTTATAGTTGAAGATTGAGTTGGATCTAGAGATGGATGTAAAATTGTGTTAATTTGTGTTAATTTAGTAGAAGGTTGTAATGGCGGTTTAAATAATGAATCTATAAATCCTGGTTTTACAATTTGTTTAATTTCTGATATCATTTTAGAAGCATCTATTTCGTGTTGTGTAATTTGTTTATATGTAGTTTCAAATATTTTAGATTGAACTATTGCATCGTATAATTTAATACCTTTAAGATAATCCATTTCACACGTAATATATAAATTAATAATTAATTGTCGTGATTTTATAATAATTTTGTCTAAATTAGCATTAGTTAATTTATTATTAATTTTTATAATTGATTTAGTTGAGTTGGAGTCAATTTTATAAATAAACAATTCATTAATAATACTTAATAATTTAGATTGATTTTCAGATGCTCGTTTTATCATTTGTTGTATATTTTCAGCATATTTAATAAATAGCTCATCTTTTTTATTAAGTATATATTGTTGTTGAATTCCAGAATTGGATTTTTCACAAAAAGAGGTTTTATTATAATCTTTTAATTTAATATCACTAAATTTATTTATTTCAGGAGGCATATTTATATTACCTGTAAAAGAAGTATAAAATAATTGTAAATCTTTACGAAATTGAGTTTTAGTAGTTTCAGTCATTCCCATAAATTTACCTGTAGAAAAATCATAATTATCATCGAGATACAAATCCATAAGTTCTGTAATTCCAGGTTCATCTAAAAGTGTATTTGATGTATTATTTGATGTATTATTTGATGTATTAATTTCATCAGCTCCAGTAGAACATATTGTAGGTTGAATAATTATATCATTTGTGGTTGTATCAGTAAATAGTTTATGTTTTAATTCATTAATTTTATTATTACATAAATTCAATTGTAATAATTTCGTATTTGCATTTTTAGGGATTGTATCTTTTTTTAATAATTCAGTTTTAATAGTTGTTCCATTTTCATTTTCATATGTATATACTGGATTTATGGTCATAACAATAGCAGCAAATATATGTGCTATTTTAACATAAAATTTGGCGATTTCAATACATATTTTTTGTTTTTTATCACTATCAATTGATATATTATCAAGATTATCTTTATTAATATAAGAAATATTTTCTTTAGTAGAAATATTAACAGGAATACCGTCTTTTATTTTTTGAGAGATAAGTTCAACTTCCATATTATTAAAATTGTTATTAATTATTTCAGATGTAAGAATAATTAATTTATCACAATAGGTTTTTTGAGAAAGTTTTTCTAAACTGTTAAAATTCATAGTTAAAATATAATAAGTAGCGATACTATCAATTATATCATATAAGTTATCACTTGTTGATTTTTCTAAATTATTAGAATTCATATTTCCCATATACTATTTAATATATATTAAATATATAAATAAAATTGAATTAAAATTATATTATATAATAGAACATACATAAAAACAATGAATAAAGACAAAAGTCAAAAACGAAAAAATAATAATATAAATAAAACAGAATTATGGAATATTTTTGATTCAGAAATCGACAATCCGGATAAATTGCCGATTTCACTAGAATGTATGTATGGTTCTAAAAATAGAGAATTTTGTGAAAGATGTGAAAGTAGTTTAGCATTTTCAGAAGAAGGTTTTTTGACTTGTACTAATACACGATGTGGAATTATTTATAAAGATTTAGTAGATCAAACTGCTGAATGGAGATATTATGGAGCAGATGATAATCAACATTCAGATCCAACTAGATGTGGAATGCCTATAAATCCGCTTTTACAAGAATCTTCATATGGTTGTAAAGTGTTATGTATTGGTTCAATGTCTTATGAAATGCGAAAAATAAGACGATATGCGGAATGGCAATCAATGCCTTATAAAGAGAAATCTCAATATGATGAATTTCAAATAATTACAGTTATGGCACAAAATGGAGGAATTCCAAAAATGATCATAGATGATGCTATTATATATCATAAAAAAATATCAGAATGTGATTTAACATTTAGAGGAGATAATAGAGATGGTATTATAGCAGCTTCTATTTACATATCATGTAGAGTAAATAATTATCCGAGAACTGCTAAAGAAATAGCTTTAATATTTAAGTTAGATATAACAAGTGCAACAAAAGGATGTAAAAATGCTTTATCAATTATTAATAATTTAGAAAAAGATATGGATAATAAAGAGAAAACTAATTTAGGAAAAACTACTCCAGATTCATTTATTGAAAGATATTGTAGTAAACTGAATATTAATACTGAATTAACTAAATTATGTAAATTTATATCAATGAAAATTGAAAAATTAGATATTATGCCTGAAAACACTCCTCCATCTATTGCTGCAGGAGTGGTATATTTTATATCTCAAATATGTAAATTAAATATTTCAAAAAAAGATATTAAAAATGTTAGTGAAACAAGTGAAGTTACTATAAATAAATGTTTTAAAAAATTAGAAAAGATTACAAAAGATGATTCTTTAATACCTATAGTTATTTTAAAAAAATATAATATTAATTATGTTTAAATGATATAATTAATTAATTTATAAAATTTATTATATAATTTTTTTTTTGCTTTTTCATTTTCATAAATATCTAATAGTTCATTTACTTCTCCACAGCAATTATTATTTAATACGTCATATTCAATTAGTAAATTACTTATTTCATTTAAATATATATATTCTTCATTTAATTGATTATTTTTAAAATTTTTTAGAAAATCAGTTATAATTGTTTGTGTATTTTTATATTCATAAATATTATTGTTATAATTACATATTCCAGAATCATTTATCGTATAGGATGGTTTATATGGTAAAAACCATTTACAATTAGTGCATATTTTATTTAAATTATATGTCATATTATAATTTACTAATAGTATTAAAATACTTAATTGATATAACATATATTAATATTAATATTAATTCTTTAAATATTAATATTAATAGTTATAATTTTAAAAATAATTACTTTATTAAATATAAATGATTGAAGAAATTAAAATACCTAATAAAGTCTTTATTGTTCCATATAGAAATCGAACTCAACATAAATTCTTTTTTAGCAAATATATGAGTTTTATTCTTGAAGATAAAGATAATTATGAAATATATTTCTCTCATCAATGTGATGCTAGAACATTTAATAGAGGCGCTGTTAAAAATATAGGTTTCTTAGCAGTTAAAAATAAATATCCTAATCATTATAAAAATATTACATTTATATTTAATGATGTTGATACTATACCTTTTAATAAAATATTCGATTATGAAACAACCTCTGGTATCGTAAAACATTATTATGGATATAAATACGCATTAGGCGGAATAGTTGTAATGAAAGGAAACGATTTTGAAAAAACCAATGGGTTTCCTGGATTTTGGGGATGGGGAATGGAAGATAATGTTTTACAAAAAAGATGTCTATCTGTTGGTTTAAAAATTGATAGATCTATTTTTTATAATATCGGTAGTCCTGAAATTCTTCAATTATTTGATGGAATATCTAGAATTATTAGTAAAAAAGACCCTTGGAGAGGAGATAATGATAATGGTATTGATGGATTAAATACAATTACACAATTAAAATATAATATTAATGATAAATCTGATAATCCAACTGATAATATATTTGTTATTCATAATTCTAAAATATTTTTTATTAATATATCTACATTTTTAACAAGTGTACAATTCGGTTCAGAGGAATATTATAATTATGATTTAAGAGAACCTAAAAGAAAAATTATTAATCCTGATAAATTTAAACAAACCAATAATACTGTTATATCTACTAATGATTGGACTAATATACCTTATTATCCTACAACTAGAGAGAAAAAAGAAAATATGGTTAAATATCTTATTTCTATGAAAAAACAGGTTCCTGTAGAATTATTAAAGCAAATCGCTAATGATAAACAAAAAGAAGTTGAACAAGACGCATATAATAAATTTATAAAACCTAATGAAGAAAATAAAAAAATAATACCATCTGTTTGGATGCCTCCTCAACCTCCTCCTCAACAACATCCTCAACATCCTCAATATCCTCAACATCCTCAACGTTCTCAAATTCCTAATAAATATTCTCCTCAATATGCGTCATTTATTAATGTAAAATCTAAAGCTACTACTACTTCCAAAATAGGTATGGGAGGAACATATTAATTTATTTAATTATATATATATAATATAATGAGTTCTAAATTACATAATTTGAATTCTAAATTACATAAATTTATAAATAAAAATAAAACATTCAAAAATTATTATAAACGTAAAATACAATTTGTAAATAATATTATTACAAATTGGAAAAAAATCGTGCATGGAAATATTCACATAGATAATAAAACAATATATAAATATGATTATTATTTATCATTTACTGGTAAAAATGATTATTATAATCATATTCATTTAGCATTACATAAAGGTGAAATTAATTATAAAAATAATAATACTATTATATATATTATGAAAACCATTAATAAAAATAAAATTATACATTCAAAACCGTATACTATTAGTATATTTTCTAATCCCAAAACAGTTGTTTTAAATATGATTAATAATTATATTAAATTTATATAATTTATTACAAATATATAATTTGTAATAAATGTGAAATAAATCTTATTTTTTAAACCAAACATAAATCATTTCTGTATAATTGTTTTGTCTTTTTGATTTTTTTAAAGGAAAGATTTCATTTGCTTCTCCCAATAAATCTTTTAATACAGTATTATATATTTCATTACAAACATTAATTATATAATATCCATTTTGTTGAAGTCCATTATATGTTTTATTAAATAATGGTTTATAAAATTGTATATTCATTTCTTTTTTTGATTTATATGATACATTATTTGCGTATTTTTCTATAAAATAATAAGGTGGAGATGTAAATACAGTATCATAAATAATAGAGGAATAATCAAAATTTAATGCATCACAGAAATGCATTTCAAATTGAGTAGAAGATTTGGTTTTCAAATATGTTATCATATTATCATAATCAGGTTTTAGATCAGTATTAATTTCAATACCATAAAAAGTATTTAAATTTAAAACAGCAGCTGCAACAGTAGATCCTCCCCATCCAGCACAAAAATTTAAAACTCTTTGTGATTTATATTTTGTATAAATTTCCATACAATTTAATGGTCTCATAATATTAATTGCACTAATACAGATATTATATATTTCTTTTAATACGATATATTCATTTTTAGTATTATTTTTATTTTTTACATTGTCATAATAGGTAATCATAGTTTGTATAAATTTCTTTTTTTTAAATTCATTTAAATTAATTATAAAATCGAAAAAGTTTATATTATATTTTCCTTTAGTTTCTAATCTTTTAACAAAAGTGAAATAATCGACGATATTATTGCCTATTTTAGATCTAGATGAAATTGTATTAGCGAAATGGCCTATTTTAGTTAATTGATTAAATTCGAGATCGATATCATTAATTGTTATATTTTTAATTTGATTAGCAATATTTTTTTTTTCTAAATCAGAGAACATTTTATTAACTTTAAATATAAATTATAATATAATAAATTCTGCAAATAGTAATAATTTCTTTAACTATGTTTAAAAATATATATTATAAATTTCTTTAACTATGTTTAAAAATATATATTATAATTTTCTTTAAGTAGATTAAAAAAATATAGCTTTAAAAATGAAAATATATATTATAAATTTCTTTAAGTAGATTAAAAAAATATAGCTTTAAAAATGAAAATTTATTTATTTTTTCCAAAAGTTTTTTTCAAAAAATGAAATTGGACAAAAATAAATGTCCAATTTTATTTTTGAAAAAAAGTCTTGAAAAAAAATATTTTTTACTGCATAAATATTTTTAAGGTAAGGACACTAAAATAAAATTATTATTTTTGTTATGATAAAAAAATAAAAAAATGGACAAATCTAGTTTGGGTAATTTATGTCATCATTTAATTAATGACATAAATTACTGTTTTTAATGACATAAATTATCCTTAAAAATGTCCAATTATATAAAAATGTCCAATTATATAAAAATGTCCAATTATTCTTTAAATATTTATTATATAATATTTAATTAATATTTATATTATGACTACCATGATAATATTTTAAAGTATTATCAATATTTAGTACTTCATTACCATATATATAATAAATAAGATCACCCCATAATGGTAAATCACCCCATCTTCTTTTATAAATCATTTCACTTAACTCTATTTCTTTTATATATTTCATACACATATCGTTCTCTCTTATTTTACTTAGATATATACCAAATAAATTCGTATATGGACCAGATGGAATTTTTCTATCATAATTTTTAAATATATAATTACTATTTTTATTTATAAAATCTAATGATAAATCATTTAATCCTATTGTCACACAAGCATCATCATTTGCCATTTGTCCAGTTATAAATAAACAAGAATTATTAAATTTATTAAAAATATTATCAATATTAAATTTTATATCACAATCCTCATCTATTCTTAATAACATATCATACTCTTTTACATTTTCCCAAAAATCAACAAACCAAAATGAACACATATGTCTATATTTTATATTATAAATAACCGCTTCTTCATGATGAATTTATTCTTTTTCCTTTTTAAATGAGTTGTTTAATATATTAATAAATATTATATTTAATTCAGGTGTTTGATTTTTAATATATAATTGTTGTTCTTCTATTATATTATTTTCGTGAAAAAATAACATATTAATAGATTTATTATTTAAATTTTGTAATATATGTTTATTTCTACTTATTAACATAGAATACTTATTTATATCACTATATCCTCTTGTTAAAACAGCAATACAACATTTCATATTAATAATATATAATATATATATATATTATTCACGAAAATAATAAATGAGAGATTTTGAAAATAATATTATTAATTTAATATATTTAAATATTAAATATTAAATATTAAATATTAATATTAATATTAATATTAATGAATCATATTTCTGATATAAAACACGTATTTTATATAAATTTAGATTCAAGACCTGATCGAAAAATACATATGGAAAAACAATTAACTAATTTAGGTATTACAGCTAAAAGATTTAAAGCTATTCAATTAAAAAATGGAGCATTAGGATGTAGTATGAGTCATTTAAAAATTTTACAACAAGCACAATTAAACAATTTAGATCATGTATTAATTCTTGAAGATGATATCTTATTTTTAAATCCACCCATATTTATAAATCAATTGAATAAATTTCTCTCTAATCATAAAAAATTTGATGTTCTTTTATTTGCTGGAAATAATATTCCACCATATACACAAATAGATGATTCATGTATTAAAGTAAATAAATGTCAAACTACTACTGGATATTTAGTTAAAAAACATTATTTTAATACTCTTATTGACAATTTTAAAGAAGGAATTCAAAAACTTATACATAATCCCACTTTACATAAATATTATGCTATTGATAAATATTGGTTTAATATTCAAGGTATACATAATTGGTATTTAATAACTCCTTTAACTGTTACACAAAAAGAAGATTATAGTGATATTGAAAAAAGACACACAAATTATAATCATATAATGTTAGATTTAGATAAAATACAATTCTTAAAAATGCAAAAAGAACAACAACGACAATTATTTTTGCCTAAAATGAGTATTTTTTAATTTCACAATATATATTTATTTAAAGTGTATTATATTTTTTTAATTTAAGACTAGAATTTTTTTTTGATTTAAGACTGAATTTACTTTTTGATTTAAGACTGAATTTACTTTTGGATTTAAGTCTTGATTTACTTTTGGATTTACTTTTGGATTTACTTTTGGATTTACTTTTGGATTTAAGACTTGATTTACAAAATGGAGCACATTCATATGTATATGGTATTTTTCTATTATCAATATCTTTTATCAATTTACTTGATTTACATCCTTCATAATTAAGATGATTACCAGCATTACATAATGCGATTTCAATAATTGATTTGTCACCACTCCAATCTAAATAATATCCATTACTAGGAGGATGACAGAATTGTGCAAGTTCATCATATTCATAATGCATATATCCATCTGTTATATTTTTTAATATTAAATCTTTTTTTAAACTAAATTTTTTAATAATTTTATTTTTATGTGCTAAAGCATATCTAGCAGCTGTATTTTCATCATTAGTTAAATATATTATTTTACCATCACTCCATATATGTGATTGTCCCATATATTTAAATGGATATATACAGTTTTCATATCCTCCACCAGAAAATAGAATTGTTCCGGCATTTATTGTAATTTCTTCTTCTTTACTCATTATATTATATAATAATAATATAATGAAATCTCATATTTTATTTTCTTTAATTAATCGTGGAAAATCAGATAATTCAATATCTGTAAAAAATGTATTAGTAGAGATATTTAATATATTTTGTTTATATACATCATCTAAATTAAAACCTATAGCATAATCTTCTAAAAATTCTTTTTGTATATTTTCCTTTCTATTAATTAAAAAAGAAATAGCACTTTTAGAGAGAAAATAAAATCTACCACTACAATATTTAGTTACATATAATGGTAAATGTTTTGGCAACTCATTATGAAATTTATAATACTGAGATAAATAAGGTTGTTTTACATCAACAATATATCCTCCATAATGAGGAATAGGATTCATACTTTTAATTAAATTAGTAATCATATTAAAAAATAGTGGTTTTACTAATATTTGATCATCATCCGTTTTAAATAAGTATTTAAAATTAAATGAATCATAAATGGCTTGATATGAAGCAATAACTTTTGATGGTAAAGAGTTATAATCATCTGCAATTTTTACCCATAAAATATGATTATCATTATCAAAAACATAATCAGTATCTAATGTATCATCTCCAATTACGTGATAATATTTAATATATGATGGAAGTAATTTTAACCAAGTTATTTTTTGAAATTGTGCTTTTTTAATATATTTTTTACAATTCATAATAAGTAATATAAATTCTTGTTCTATCATAATATAAATTCACAAAATTATATTTAAATACTATTTTAAATAATATAATATATATATGATTACATTTTCAAGTTGTTTTTATATTATTAAATCAAAAAATCAGGCAAATATTTATATTCAATGGATGAAATATCTTATTTCAATTGTTAATAATTTTTATTTAGTAATTTATACTGATGCTAATACAAATAAATATATTAATACACTAAATAATACAAATATTAAAATTATTATTAAACCTTTAACTGAATTTTATAACTACAAATATAAAGATTATTGGATACAAAATCATATTAACAATACTTTATTAAATAGTTGTTCTAGTTGGGAATTAAATATGTTATGGTCAGAAAAAATATGGTTTGTAAATGAAACTATACAAAATAAATATTTTGATACTGAATTTTATGGATGGTGTGATATAGGATATTTTCGTAATAGAAATAATGATTTAAATACTTCTCTTTTATCTAAATGGCCGAATTATAATATAATAACAAATATAAATAAAAATAAAATTATATATGGATGTGTTAATAATAATGATAATTATATAAATTATTTGTATAAAATTATTAATAATAAAAATAAATACAATTTACCTAATATTAACATACCACTAGATCAAGTTTCAATTGCTGGAGGATTTTTTATTATACATAAAGATAAAATAAATTGGTGGTCATACATTTATGATACTAAATTACAATTATATTTTAATCATAAATATGTAGTTAAAGATGATCAACTTATTATTATTGATTGTATTTTTTCAAATATTAATCATTTTCAACTTTATAGAGAGAATACTAAATATGATAATTGGTTTATGTTTCAAAGAATATTAAATTAAATTGTAATTTAATATATATTATTATTATTATTATTTAATATATATTATAATAATTTAAATATATCATATCATTTATTATAATAATATGATAAGTATTTTAATGCCTATATTTAATGGAATCGAATTTATTGATGAATCTGTTGGATCTATTTTAAATCAAACATATACTAATTGGGAACTTTTAATTGGAATTAATGGATTTTCAGAAAATTCTAATGAATATCAAATTGCAGCAAAATATGAAAATGCACAAATTAAAGTATTTGATTTTTATAATATTACTGGTAAATCAAATACTTTAAATGAATTGATTAAATATGCCAAATTTGATTTTATTGCATTAATGGATGTTGATGATATCTGGTTTAATGAAAAATTAACTATTCAATCCACATTATTAAATAAATTTGATGTTCTTGGAACTCAATGTATTTGGTTTGGAGATAGAAGTGGAATTATTTCTTCTATACCAACTGGAGATATTTCTAATTTTAATTTTAAATTAGTTAATCCAATAATTAATTCCAGTTCTATTATTAAAAAAAAATTATGTTATTGGATTTCTAATGATGGACTTGAAGATTATGAATTATGGTTAAAATTACGTAAAAATGGATATACATTCTTTAATTTTACTGATATACTTGTTAAACATAGAATACACTCCGATTCTGCATTTAATTCAAAAAATAATACATCTAAATTATTAAATATACTTAAAAATTATTAAATATTTTTTAACATTGAAACATTTATTTTTATCCATTTATTTTTATCCATTCTAAAGGACATATATCAGACGTATTTTTATTTTTATATTCTTCACCAAACCACACTGATGGATAACATACTATTTTAGATTTATTTTCATTTAAATATGCCGACCACCAACTATATGTACTATTCGCTATAATATTATTACTACAACAACTCATTAATAATAATTGATCTTCATCATTTAATTCTTCACCTCCACGACAAAATATATAATTCGGAAAATTGAGTTGTAATTGATTGATTGTTTTCATTACTGTAGATATATCTTCTTCTTCACAAAAATAATAAATTGTATAATTGATATTTTTATTTTTATTTTTAATATATTTTAAAGAATTTTCATAATATGTATATGTTGCTAATGGATGATATTGTTGTTTGTATTTATAATCACCTAGTCTAAAATGCATTCCAATTGAATTTACAAAAGAATATTTATGATTCGTTATATTAATTAATTGTTCTCTCATATTTGTAATATTAAGAATATTACAAATTTGTGTATAATTTTCTTGAAAATATTTATAACTTTGAAAATATCCATATATACATACATTTGGTTTATTCAATTCTATTATAGATAATTCATTAAAATCGCAATTTTGTTCTTTAATAATATATAAATCTGCTGGTAAATTATTATATAAATATACATTTATACTTTTAAAAAAAGTATTCCAAAATGATTGTCTTTTATCAACTCTTTTTACATTTAAAAACCCAAAATTTTTACCCATTTTAATTGCGTATGATATAGTAGTAAAGATTTGAAATAATTGATTACCTAATCCACCCATTAAATGACACGTAATCATATTATAAATATTTATATGAATTATTTTTAAATACTTTTAATATAATTATCATTTTTATTAATAACATATATTATCTATTTATTAATACAATACATATAACATAATATAAACAAATATTATACAAACAAAGAAAGATACTATACCTATTGTAAAAACCATATTATATCTATTATATGATTTATTTTTATACTTTTTAAATACTTAAATATAAGTATTTAATTATAATATTATAATATAAGTATTTAATTATAATATTATAATATTATAATATTATAATGTTATCATCTATTTTATTCGACAATTTTATATTAATAACATCTATTATTAATACACCAGATATTCCTTTATCTTATTCTAATATTCGTTCATATTATACTAATGAAGAAAGATTTCAACAAACTGTTAATACTATTAAAACTATTAAAGATAAAATACCTAATGCTAAAATTATGATTGTTGAATGCTCTAATTTAGAACAAGATAAATTATTATATCTTACTCAAAATTGTGATTATTTCTTAAATTTAATTGATCAACCTGATAAAGTTTCTAATATTTATAGTAATTCTAAATCATTAGGCGAAGGAACTATGACTATCTATGCTTTAGAATATATTTTAAAAAATAATATCATTTTTAAACACTTTTTTAAAATTACAGGAAGATATTATTTAACAGAAGAATTTAATTATTCTAATTTTAATAATTATAATATTGTTTGTATCAATGGTAACTTAACCAATTCTGATAATTATAAAGTCATTCATACATCATTTTATAAAATATATTATTCTAATATTAAAGAATTACTCGAATATTTAATTTCTAATACTGATTTAATGCGTCAATGTTATGAATATGAAAATATACTTGGAGTATTTATTAATTTACCCAAAAAAAATAATATCATTTATTTAGACAAAATTGGTATTAAAGGACAAATAGCTAGTATTCAAAATTGTTTATATGAAAATTAAATATTCTTTAAAAATTAAAGAATATTTAAGATTATAATTATTATTCTTTAAAAATCTTCTGTTAATTCAAATACATTATTATTCACTTTATTTGCTAAACTATATTCTGATAAATTTCTCTCAAACATATTGGTTTTTCCTTCCAAACTAATTAACTCCATCCAATCAAAACAATTTACCACATTATAAATCTTTTTATATCCTAATTGCACACATAAACGATCTGCTACAAATTTTATATATTGACTCATTAAACTTGAATTCATACCTATCAATTTACACGGCAACGCCTCACATATAAATTCTATCTCTATATCTACTGCTTCTTTTATTATATCGTGAATTCGATTTTTATCTAATTTTTTTAATAATTTACTATATAATAGTACTGCAAATTCACAATGCAACGCTTCATCACGAGATATTAATTCGTTTGAAAAAGATAACCCTGGTAATAAACCTCGCTTTTTTAACCAATATATACTACAAAACGCACCACTAAAAAATATACCTTCTACACACGCAAACGCAACTAATCTTGTCGCAAAACTACTTCTATTATCATGTATCCACTTTTGCGACCAATCAGATTTCTTTTTTATACAGGGGAAATTATTTATTGCATTAAACAATTGATGTTTCTCTTCTTTATCTTTTATATATGTTTCTATTAATAAACTATATGTTTCACTATGAATATTCTCCATTGCTATTTGGAAACCATAAAATGCTCTAGCTTCTGAAACTTGTACGTCTTTCATAAATCTACACGCCAAATTCTCTAATACAATTCCATCACTCGCAGCAAAAAATGCTAAAATCCTCGAAATAAAAAATCTTTCCTCATCACTTAAGTTCTCCCAGTGAATCAAATCTTTCGTTAAATCAATTTCTTCCGGACGCCAAAAACAATCTATTTGCTTTTTATACATTTCCCATATATCATCATATTTTATTGGAAACATTACAAATCTATTATCATCTTCATTTAATAATGGCTCGTTTTGATGTTTTGACATTACTAAATTATATATTAGATAGATTTTAAATTTATTTTTTATATAATATAATAATTTCTTATTTTAATAATGAAAATTAAAATATCTTTAAAATCTCCTAAAAATTATGAATCTAATACTAACACTAACACTACCAATTATAACTTAATTGAAAAAGAAAAACAATTCTTACTCCTACAAGATTTAATTTCATCTAAAAAACAAATATTAATTGATTATCAATCTCAATTTAATAATACACTTAAACAAAATGAATTCTTACATGTTGTTAAAAATGATTATGATCATTTACATAATTATATTGAAAAACAAAAAAATGACCAAATTCAAGCCTTACAATTATTAAATCAATATATGAATCAATTAATTATTTCCAAAGAATTAAGCAAATATAATATTCAAGATGCACAATTCGAACAATCTAAAATATTAAAAGAAATTAAACTTATTAAACAAGGACTTTCTCAAATTACATCAACATTAGTTGAACATATATTGTAATTTTATATTTAGTATTTATATTATTATATTCATTTAATATATAAATATGAGCGATACAACACAACCAGATTTTATAACACTATTTATAGACACTATGAACCAATTAAAAGACTTAAATCAATATGATTATAAGAACAATGAAAAAAATACAAAATTTTATAATACAGTAAAATCGGATTTAGCTAATATTAAAACTCAAATTGATAAAATACTCGAATTATTATCCACTTTACATAATACAATCGTTAGTTCTAGTGATGAGTTATCTTCTAATGAAACAACAATAATTGAGTTACGAAAACAAATTGCAATATTAAATGCACAACTACTCAAACGATCTGTAAACAATAATGGAGAAAACCCTGCTGCTGTTGCTGATATTAAGACTGACATAGATAATAGAACTGTTGAAATAACAAAACTTCTAGAGAAGAATGCAGAATATACTAAATTAATAAAAGATTCTACTGTTATAATGCAAAAAAGTATTGAAATACTACAAAACTTACAAAATAATAGTAATATTAACGAAAAAGACCAAATTGAGATTAATACTATTATTAAACAAATAACTGATTCAGTACAAAATATAAATGATAAAATAACAAAAAACAATACAACAACTGTATCTCCAATAGATGCGTTTTATTCACAAACTTCAACTTTTAATGAGGCAAATCCTTCAAAAAACCCACCCACAAAACCTACATCAACAACACAAATCGAACCAACAACACCAATCGAACCAACAAAACCAAGATTGGACTTTGGAAAATTATTGGGTATAAAAAGTTCTTTAACAAAGAATAATCCTTTAACAAATAATCAACAAAAAAGATCGTCAGAAGCAAAAACAAAAACATTATTTAATGAACTACCTTTTGGATTGGGTGGAACTCGTCGAAAAAGAAAAAGTAAAAAGCAAAAAAGAAAAACTAAAAAACCAAAAAGAAAAACACAAAAGAAAAAAAGAAAAACACATAGAAAACATTAACTAATAATTTATTAATTACTTATTAATTACTTATATATACAATAATACTAATTATTAAAAATTAAATATGTATTTAATTTTTAAGTTGATAAAGCATACCTTTTAAACTAGGAACATTGAAGCAATCATTAGGCCATCTTCCTGTATTTTGTTTATGTTTTAAAGCACTTAATTGACATCTTTTAAGTAGTATCTCTTTTATATTTTTAAAAATACTTTTCCATTTACGTTGAATTAATCTAATCCAAAATGTTTTTAAAATAGCAACACAATGAGTTTCATAATAAATACATTGTGCGATTTCAAGTTTGATATAATTAGGGGATGATAATATATTTTTATAATTTTTATAAATTGAATGATTATTAACAAAAGGATGATTACTATTAACTAATTGTAGATACTCTTCATTTAGAAAATGAATAATATTATTTATTTTTGCTAAATTCATTATTTTAAATCTCCATGATACGAAATAATGAAACTGAATTATATCATCATAAGGTTCTCCGTGAAATGATTTATGAAACAGTTCGCATAATACCATATTATATTTAGTTGTACTAATTTCTTCTCCTTCAAAATATATACTATTTTCTTCAGAATCAGAAGAATCAGAAGAATCCGAATATTCACTATTGGTTTGCGACATTTTATAATTAATATTTATAATTAATATTAATAAATAGTAATCATTTTTTTTTAAATAATATATATATATAATGAAAATTCCTTCATCTGTATCAAATTTTCTTACAAATAAATGGGTTTTAAAATTTATAGCAATTATTGCATTTTTTAATGTTATTGGATATATGCTTATAGGTAAATTAAATAATGTTATATATTTTATAGTATTAGCTATACTAATTTCATTTTTTACTAAAAATTATATTATTGTTTTAGGCATTCCTCTTATATGTATAAATTTTTTGTCTATAAATACTTCTCATAAAGAAGGAATGGAAAATACTGATGAAAATACTAGTGAAACTGATGAAACACATAATAAAACAATTAATAAAGTAAATGATGAAAATAGAAAAAAAGAAAATTATCATTTACAAGGAACCGAAAATCCTGAAAATGAAATAAGCACTGATAATGAAACTGTCGATAATGAAGGAGTTGTTTCTTCTAATATTAAAACTGACGAACAATTTGAAGTTGGACGCCATAAAAATAAAAATTCACGTATTGATTATGCTGCTACTATTGAAGATGCGTATGATGATTTAAATAAAATACTTGGAAGTGATGGAATTAAAAGATTAACAGATGATACTCAACATTTAATGAAACAACAAATGGAATTGGCTAAATCAATGGAAGCTATGACACCACTTATACAAGGAATTATGCCTATGGCTAAACAAGCACAATCTATGATGCAAAGTATGGATACTGGTGGAGGAGGATTAGGTAATATTATGGATATCGCAAAAAAAATGTCATCTAGTTTAAAAGGTTCACCTGTTACAAATACTAATTAAAATATTTAAATAGATAGAATAATCTATATAAGTTAAGTATGGATTTATTTAAAGTTTATGCTCTTTGTATTAAAGATAAAGATACAATTGAAGAGGATATTTCTAAAAATATTACTTATAATTGTACAATATTTAAAACTTTAGAAGAACTTAACACAGAAAAAAAATATAAAAATATTAATTTTTATCATATTTTGCCTATTTATGGACCGGAATTTTATTATAAAACTCAAATTAATTTAAATATATATCCTGTTATTTTTCATTCAGATAAATAAATTATGGATCTGCTGTTGCTGCTGCTGCTGTTGCTGTTGTATCTGTTGTATCTGTTGTATCTGTTGTTGCTGCTGGTGTTGCTGATGGTTCTGTTGCTGCTGGTGTATCTAGTTCTGTTGATGATGGTGTATCTGGTGTTGCCATTTGTGTTGCGGCTAGTCCTGCGGCTAGTGCTGATGCATTTATTGATGCGGTTCCATTTTGTGCTCCATCACAATTAATTTTTTGTGCAATTAATGTTGCTGTATAATTAAGTATAATATTTAATGCATCCGAAATAGAAGGAGTAGCAGTAGTTGCCGCATTATCAGTATCTGATTTAGTAGTTGCGGTTTGTTGTGCATTATCAATTTTATCAACTATTTCTTTCAAAGTTTGTGCATTTTGTGTAATATTATTAAGTGCATCATTAGATTGATTAACCGCAGTTATATCATTTGCTTTATTAGTGTTAGAAGCAACAGTTTGAGCTGTTTTGGTCAAAATTGCTGCCGCTTTTAGTAATTCTTCATTTGAGTTTAAATCATCAGTTATTTTCTTAATCGCTTGTTTAGTTTCATCACCAGATGGATCAGTTGCAACCATATTTAAAATTGGGTCTGTAGATTCCTGAGCATTTTTTAGTATTTTATTACTAGCATCAGAAATTATTGGAATAACATTACCAGAACCATCAGCATCAGCATCAGCATCATTATCATCCTCATCATCATCAGTATCCTTATCATCCTTATCATCCTTATCATCCTTATCATTCTCATTAGCATCCTCATCCTTATTATTCTCATCATCATCAGCATTAGCATCAGTATCATTACCAGATGGATCATCTATTTTTGATTGTTTTTCTGCTTCAATAGCAGCATCGGATTGTACCGCCTGTAGTTCTGCATCTGTAGTTGTATCTGTAGTTGTATCTGTAGTTGTATCTATTATTGATTGTTTTTCTGCTTCAATAGCAGCAGCGGATTGTACTGCTTGTAGTTCTATATCAGGTTTTAATGGTTGTTTATTTTGATCAATTTCTTCTTCTCCTCCTCCTCCTATCGTATAATACATTTTTTTTAATGTATTCCTATGTAAATTAATTTTATTATTTCTTCTAAATGTTTTTCTTTTACATAATTTATTTTTATTTTTATAATTTTTTTTATAACTTTGTTTTTTATTATTAAGTAATTTTCTTATTTTACCTTTAGTTAATTTCATTAGTATATAAATAAATTGATATTTTTTATTTATATACTTATATTAATGAGTGAAAATATAAATATATCTTCATCAAATATTTCAGGTAAATGTGATTTAAAGTGTTCTTATAATTATGATTATTCTTCAAGTAATTCGACTGCTACAAATAAAGGTGTATTAATTGAATTAAGTTATGAAAATAGTACATCTCCTCCAGTTTTATATAATAATGAGAAATATTCAGTAATAATAGTATATATAACGTGTCCTTCTATTCATTTATTTAATGGTTCAGTTGCGGCTGGAGAAATCATAATAGAACACACTCCAGTTTCAGGAGGTAAATTATTGAATGTAGCGATTCCAATTATATCTTCAACTGATACTTCATATGCTTCAAATATAATAACAGAAATAATTCAAAGTGTATCAACAAATGCTCCAGCAGAAGGTGATTCAACAACTTTAAATATTCCGAATTTTACTTTACAAAATATAGTTCCGAATAAGCCATTTTATACTTATACAACAGATAATAGTAATTGGATAGTTTATGGAAGTATTTTAGGTATTCCATTAAGTAGTGCGACATTAACTACATTAGGTGAAATAATTAAAGTATTTCCATTACCAACCCCAGGTAATGCATTATTTGTGAATAGTTCAGGTCCGAATATGACAACTACGGTAAATGATGAGATATATATATCGTGTAATCCAACAGGTTCTTCAGAAGAAACAACTGGAGTAACATATACAAAGAATTCACAAAATTTGAATTTATCAAGTTTAATGAATAATTCAATTGTAAAAATTTTATTTGGATGTATTTTTTTTATAGTAATATTATTAATACTTAATAAAATATATACTTTAATTTCAACAGTAAAAAAACCAACTTAAAGAAATAATGTTAAAATAAGTAATTTAAAGAAATAATGTTAAAATAAGTAATTTAAAGAAATAATCTTAAAAATAATCTTAAAAATAATGTTAAAATAAGTAATTTAAAGAAATAATGTTAAAATAAGTAATTTAATTTGAAATATATGAAGCATCATATAATTTTTCTAATAATGGTCTATATGATGCTTTAGTAATAGATGTTCCAGATTGCATTATAGGCGCCATTTTAGTAACAATTTCTTGTTCTAATGTATAAGGGAATTGATTATATGCTGTAAAATGTGATATTTTTTTATCTTCTGAAGGTGCAAATCGTTGAAGAGCATCAATTCCAGTAGTCATAGAAGAAAGTCGAATTAAATCAAAACTAACAAATAATCCTAATACAGCTAAAAGTGGATTAGTATATATAAATAAATAAATAACGATAATAAATAGAACAATTTTACCAATTAAAGAATCGACCATATTAGCGAGTGGTTCAGGTGTTTTATATCCAATAATTAAATAAATAATGAATAATATAATTAAAACTAATTGTCCAATATGATCTTTTTGAAATAAACTGTTAACACTTTCCATATATCATATTAATATATTTTATTTATAAAAATTAAGTTTAGCAAAGGATATAATAAAGAATATATTACTAAATAATAATAAAAAAGTTAATAAAAAATAAAAAATAAAAAATAAAAATAGATAGATAGATTAAAAGAATATTATAAAAATAAAAATAGTATGAAATACATCTAAATAATATAGTATTAAAAAAATAACGTATATAATTTAAATTTAAAGAATATAAACATATATTTACAAATAATATAAATAGTATGAATTACAACAGTTATTTAGGTCAAAAAGGTTATACAATATTAAAGAATGAATTAAATATAGACGAACAAAAAAAAATAAGAAATGATTTAACAATAAAACCATTTGTTATGGGTTCGCCAATAAATAATAATCAGAAATCATTTCCAGTGTATAGAGAAACAATAAATAAATTTTATATTCCGCATTATTATGGTATAGAAAATTTTGGACATCCTAAAGAATATAAGATAAAAGAAGGAGATGATATAAATGTAGATTTTAATGGATTATTACGGGATTATCAAGAGCCTGTAGTGAATAAATTTATAGATCATTGTAAAAATGTGAAATATGGAGGTGGTTTATTAGATTTATTTTGTGCATGGGGGAAAACCTCAGCATCATTATATATATTATCAAAATTAAAAAAGAAAACTCTAGTGATTGTTCATAAAGAATTTTTAATGAATCAATGGATAGAGAGAATAGAACAATTTTTACCAAATGCACGTATAGGTAAAATACAAGGTCCTATAATTGATATAGAAAACAAAGATATAGTTATAGGAATGCTTCAAAGTCTCTCAATGAAAGAATATCCAGTTTCGATGTTTGACAGTTTTGGGTTAACAATTATAGATGAGGTACATCATATATCAAGTGAAGTATTTTCGAATGCGTTATTTAAAATAGTGACTAAATATATGTTAGGATTATCAGCTACAATGAATCGTAAAGATGGAACAACAAAAGTATTTAAAATGTTTTTGGGTGATATCATATTTAAAAGTAGTCGTAATGAAGAAATGAATGTAGTCGTTCAAGCAATAGAATATTATGTAGATGATGAAGATTTTAATGAAGTGAAATTAGATTATAGAGGAAATCCAGCTTATAGCACAATGATATCTAAATTATGTGTATATAATCGTCGAAATGAATTTATAATAAAAGTTCTAAGTGATATGTTTATAAAAAATCCGTCTCAACAAATAATGATTTTAGCTCATAATAAAAATATACTTAAATATTTATATGATTCGATATCACATAAAAATATAGCTACAGTTGGATATTATGTAGGAGGTATGAAACAACAAGCTTTAAAAGAAACCGAAACTAAACAAGTGGTTATAGCTACTTATGCTATGGCAGCAGAGGCCTTAGATATAAAAACGTTAACTACTTTAATAATGGCAACACCTAAAACTGATATAGAACAAAGTGTTGGACGTATTCTTAGGGAAAAACATAGTCGTCCAATTGTAGTAGATATAATTGATAGTCATCAATTATTTAAAAATCAATGGTTAAAAAGAAAAAAATTTTATAAAAAAGAAAATTATAAAATTATTTATACAACTAATGCGCTATATAATAGTGATACTAATACATGGAGAGAAATATATAATCCATCTAAAGATTTAAAAATTAATTCATCTAAAGATTTAAATATTAATGTAAAAAGTATTAAAAACATTTCTATAAAAAGTGATAGTTCAACAGATAAAAGTATTACAACAGATTCAGATGAAGATAATGATGCTATAAAAGTAAATCCTAAAGATAATTATTTATGTGGTAAATGTTTATTATTCATAAAAAAGTAATTGATTAATTAAATCATTTAATTTTAATTTTAATTTTTACTTGAAAATCCTCTACCTGTATAATGATTATAATTATCTATACATTGTCCACTAGTAGGTAATATTTTATATGAAACCGGATTTGCTAAATTCCCTGTAATTCCACTATTTCCGGGAGTTGAATATGTTGGTGAAAATGGTGTATTATTTAAGAATTGTGCACCTCCTTTTTGTTTATAATTATTTCTTTTACTTTTGTTTCTTCTTTTTAAATTACTTTTTCTTCTTTTAATACTACGCATTTTATAACTTTTCTTTCCCATCTTCTTATATTTTTTAGTAATATTTTTTATTTTATTTTTTATAATTCTTGAACTACCTCCTATTATTCCTGCCGCAGCATTCACATTAGATCTCGCACCTACTAATCCGTGAGTTGGTATCACATTACTGCTAAAACTAGCTGGATTATGAGAATTAGTTGAATTTACATAATTTACATTATTTATACTATTTCCAAAAAATGGAGATATATTTGAATAACCCATATTTGAAGCACCTGAACCTGCTGACATATATTATATAAACATATAATATATTTATAATTTATAATTTATAAATATGTTTAAGTTCATCATTTTTAATAATTTCATTATCGGATAATTGAATTGGAGTCCATTTATTAAATGTAGTATTATAAACACACGACATCTTATGTGATTTATTTAAATATACATATTTATCAAATTTATCATTTTCAAATTCTTCTTCAGTATCACTTTCTTCTAATTTATCTAAATTATCATTTTCTTTTATAATTCTAAATAATTTATTCATCATTACACTAGTAGTATAATCAGGAATATTTGCTATACTATATTGTTCTTCTTTTAATTCATTATTTAAACAATATAAATAATATATATCGTCCTTAATATCTGGACGTACTACAAAAACAAATTCTTTATTAATAAATGGTTTTTCTAAAATACAGGTTGGCGCTTTTTTTAAATCACACGTTTTTATTTTTATATAATTTTCATAATTCATATATAAACACGTATTCACTTTATTTAGTATTTTAAATTGAATATTCATTATTTTATATTTTATATTTTTTAGTTTATGTTCAAAATCTTCATTGTTTGAACTCATTAAAGGTAACCCAAATACAATCGAATTTTGTTTTGATAATTTATTTAACTCTTTTTTTAATAATAAATACATTATTTCTAATTTATTATTCCACGTAGTTTTATCTAATTCATTTCCTTTATAAAAATAAATATCTTCACTACAAAATAACATATTATTTAAATAATATATTAATGTTCCATAAAGTATAGTACCAATACCATATGATAAATCAGGTGAAAAACACGTATTTACACGTTTTATATTTATTATTTTTTTATTATGTAATTTCATAATTAAACAAACAATCACATTATTTATAGTTGTAAACCATATAAAACATTTTTTTCCTTCTGGTATTGCAACTAAATAATCATAATTATAAACTTTCTTATGTATTATATTTTCATAAGAAAGTTTTATATCAGGAAAATTCAGAATAATATTTTCTTTTTCTTTTTCACACAACATAATATTAATATTAATATTAATATTAAGTAAATCTTTATATTATTTAAATTTTTGAATATCAATTATTATTAGATATAAAATCTATATTTGTTTCTAAATTGAATTCATTATTTGTTGAATTTTGTAATTGCTTTTTTAAAAAACTTTTTAATTCATTTTTCATAGAACTATCTTCTTCTTGTTTAGGTAATAAATCTATTAATGTATAATTATTAGATTTTTCTGGTTTTTCTTGATTATTTTTTATTATATCGTATATTTTTTCATATTTAGCATTTGTAGTATTTACTAAATCTTTTATTTTTGGAACAGTTAATGTATTTTTAAAAAAAACTATTAAATAATGTATCAAAAATATTAATATTATTGATATTATAGATATTCTAATAATATAATATAGCATATTATATTATATTATTTATTTCACAGATATAAAACACAATAAATACACTTTATTGTATTTAACCTAATATTATAAATAAATATAAACTATTTAAACATTTGTAGCAAATTAATAAATATAACAAATGTCAGTTCCATTAACAATAATCATCGTTGAAAAAACAAGTATTTTAAAAACATTATCTATTAAAGATTTTAAAATAGAAGAATTATATAAAAAATGTGGATTTAAAAAAAGTAATAATTTTATTAAACAATGCGAATGGAATATAAAATTTGATGGAAAAAAAATTTATATTGAAGTATATGGTAAGACAGAAGGACGACCTAATTCAGAAAATAAATATGATTTTCCACCACCATTTGAAAATTTATTATTTTATGGAAATTGTGTTATTTTAACATACATAAAAAAAACAGATGGAACTAAAATATATACTAATTTAACCATACAATTATGGAAACAATATCATGATAAATTATTTGGAGGATTTGATGATTTATCTTCAACTGCTATTGAAGATGAAAATGAAGAAGATGAATTAACTCATATTTCTAAAGATAAAAAAACAAAAGAAGGTTATTTAAAAGATGGATTTGTTGTTGATGGTAGTAGTGATATAGAAGAAAATTCAGATAATGAAGATTTTGATAACATAGAATCATTTGAAGAAAATATTGATGATGAATTAGGATCTGAATTAAGTGAAGAATCATATGATTTTACTCCTCCACCACCTATTTAATTTATATATTTCAATTTATATTTATATTTACACTTCTATTTATGTATTTACAATTATAAATACATAAATTTAAATACTTATTTAGATTAAATAATAAATAATAATATATATATTATGGTACATACTAAAAAAAATTATACAAAACATAAAAGTAATACTATGAAAAAACATTCGTATTCTTGTGAAACAACTTATTGCGGACTACATAAATGGTATAACGAAAAGTTTGAAAAATTAGGATGGATGATTTTAGCAAAAAAAAAAGGATATATGGATAAAGTAAATACTTATCTAAATTCTTTATATAGATTAAAAATGGCAATTCAACATAAAATAAATCATATTCACGATAAAGATAAAAAAGATGATTTAAAAATAATGTTATATAACGTTTTAATTTTAATTGAACACGCTAATAAAGATTTAAAATAAAATTGATATTAATTGATTTAAATGTAAATAATTATATTAAATTAAATCAAATGTCTTTCAACAAAATTGAAAATCCAAAAACATTTCGTAATAATATTAAAAATAAATTAGATAAAATTATACAAAATACAAAAAATAGTTCTAATATTGAAAAAGGTATTTTTAATTTTGCATTAAAAGAAGCAGAACAGCGTAAAGTACTAAAAAAATGGGATAATAAATATTTTGTGCAAATTTATATAGATAGATTAAGAACTATTATGAGTAATTTAAATGAAAATTTTATTACAAATATTAATAATGAAACTTTAAAACCAAATATAATCGCTTTTATGACACATCAAGAATTACTTCCTGAAAAATGGGTTTTATTAATTGACGCAAAAATTAAGAGAGATAAAAATAAATGTGAAACTAATATTTCTGCAGCAACAGATACATTTACATGTAAAAAATGTCGTTGTAATAAATGCACTTATTATCAAATGCAAACTAGATCTGCTGATGAACCTATGACTACTTTTATTCAATGTTTAACATGTGGAAATCGTTGGAAATGTTAATATAAATATTTATATATTATATATTATATATTATATATGTAAACAAACTATTTCATCATCATCGTCATCATCATCATTTATTTCATCATTTATTTTTTTCTTATTTTTTATTTTTAAAGTCATTTCCATATTATAATTTTGTAATTTTATAATAGTAATTATTGCTTTTAGAGTTTTTGGTGAGTCCGCATATTGTACTGAAATTTTTAAACTTGGATAATATTTAAATCCATTCTCATTTTTTTCTTCTTGTGAAATATTCAAAGTTTTAGTTTGTAAAAGAATGTTTCTATTTACTTGATGATATAGATTAATGATTATAGCTCTGAAAGTATATAAATTTATATCTATATTATTGATTTTACATTTTACTATTTTCATTCCTGATAATTCTTTTTCGAGTAATTGTCCTTCACCAATTGATTTAATTTTTTTGGTAAGAATAAGATTTCCATCTATTATTTCCTGTTTATATTGGTCAATATCTGAAATAATCATTGTGTTCATTTTATTAACTTTTTAACTTTAACTTTTTTAATATTCATAATTTATATTCAATTACTTTCAATTTTTTTTTAAAATTGAAAGTAATTTATTTTTTTGTAATTGTGTTTCTCTCAATTTATTTTTTATTTCTTCTGAAAATAATCCTTGTTCTTTTTTGTGTTTTTTTAGTTCTACTTCTTTTAATTTATGTTTAATTTCTTTTGAAAACATTTCTCTTTTCTTTCTTTAAATTGAATTACTTATACTTATATTCAATAAAATTTATTTCAATTTTATTGAATATAAGTAATTCAATATATTTATTAAACAATAGAAAAATATACCATTTTTTAATAATATTAATAATATATTCTTCAAATTTATATATATTATTACACTATATTCTAATAACCTTTTCCTTTTTTCATATGTTTTATCATATTCATATATATAATATTTTAATATATCATTCGGAAATTCTATCCCTATTTTTCTTATAAACATTACATATTCATTGTTTTTTAATTCTTTATTTATAAAAATTATATCATTCTCATTTCCTTCTTTAAATATATGCGGACTTGTACCACTACTCATTCTATTCCAATCTGCTATATGTGTCACATTTGATATTATACCGTTATTATTTAATTCTTTATTACAATATAAAATTATTGCAAATAAACTCTCATTTGCTAATCCACCTTTACATATCAGTTCACTTAATTCCTTTTTGTTATTCATAAAATCTATTATTTGAATTACATTCTTTTTTTTTAATACAAACCACGGATCATTCGCTAAATGCAACTCTTTTGGCAACTTTAATAAATTCGCTCTTTTATGAAATTGAATATTCCACCAAGATGGATTACATCTTATTATACTTTTATTATAATATTTATAAAATAAATACCTGAATTTATTCGGAGAAATTATCGGACAACAAGAATCTGTTAACATACAAAACCATTCATTATTCGTATCATGTAATAACGCATATTTCATTATTGATATATATGCTGGAATCACATAATAATAACTCGTTTCATATATATATGTTGATGGAATAGTATGTTTTAAAATCCACTCTGATTTAATTTGATTTATATTTTTATAATAAAAATATACATTTATTATATCTTTATTTTTTTCAATCCATTCTCTCCAAATATCTTCTTTATTTAATATATGATTATAATTTATTATAAAACATAATGCTATTTTCATATTATTAATCAATTTATTAATATTTATATTACTTTATATTCATATTAATATTAATATTTAATCAATTTATAAATTGATTAAAAAAAAATAAGTCCTAAGACTCATTTTTTTATTTTTTTTATTTTAAAATTTATAAAATTTATAAAATTTATAATATTATATTCTAAATTTTATCTTTATTTATTTATTTATTTATTATTTTAATTTTATCTATCATTATTTCTTCTGACTGAAAAGATTTGTCAGTTAAAGTAGGGATGATTGATTGTGATTCATTTTGTGTTGAATTAGTAGGAGGACTCCACCTTGGTGATGGTCTTTTAAAAGGACTATTCGCATCTAAATCATAATGTTTTGGATAATTGGGGTTCATTATTTCATATTTTGTTTTTCGAAATAACCTACCATTTGCATCTCTACAAGAATAATAAGATTCTGTTGTATTTATATGATATTGATAAGTAGAACCAGCCCATTCTTCATAAGGTTGTCCTTCTGGATATTTTTTTTTAGCAATATCGTGTGCTCCTTCATGATGGTGACAACTAAGACTACGTGAAAAACCATAATATCCGTGGTATATAAAATAAGGATCATTTTCATCTTCTTTAACCCCAAAATAGGGATTAAATAATTTATCATCATCATCATCACCAATATCACCATCATCAATTGCATGATTATATTTTTGTTCTTGTTCTTGTTCTGCTACTACTACTGGTTCGGTTGCTGCTGCGGATTCCATTGAGAAATGAATTTGAGAATTCATCATTTTCTTTACTAAAATACTTTAATATAAATTAAAGAAAAGCATTTCAATTTTTTTTAAATCTTCTCTCATATTTTAAATTTTATATTATTTGTGTAAGTAATTTATATATATTATTTTTTAATTTAAAGAACATTTATATTTTATAACATACAAATAAACAAAATTTATTAATATCAGATTCTATAATATTAAATCCATTTTCTTCTAATAAGTCTCTCAATTTTTTACCTTCTTCACCTTCTATTATATTATCGTTTTCATCTTTTGATGACCATCTTTTTGTTGGTTCAATAATATATAATTTACCATCACTTTCTAAAATACGTGATGCTTCTTTAATATAATCTTTACAATTTGAACCCCACATTGCGAGAGAAAGAATTACAATTTCAACTGTATCATTTTCTTTTGGAACATTTGAAATATCACATTCTATAATCAAGTCATTATTATCTGATATATGATCATAATTTATAAATTCAAATCTTGAATCATTATTAAAATGTCTTGATATTTGTCCTTCTCCACATCCCATATCAACTACTTTTTTTGTTCGCTTTGTTTTTATTTTATTCAATTTTACTATTATTTTATTTCTTGGTATCTCTTCTTCTGGAAATGTTTTTTCATTTTCTTTTGATATTTCGTGATATGTTTTCCATAATGACTTATCTTCTTTAAATAATGTATTTAAGTTTTGAGATGTCATTGATTTATATTTTTGATGTAAGAGAGAAATAGTAGATTTTACTCTTTTTTTCTGTTCTATTTCTGTTTCTTTTTTCTCTCCTTTTTTAGATTTAGTATTACTTAACGACATCGACTTCTTTTGTTTCTTTTTTGGAATAAAAATTATTATTTCTTCTTCTCCTTCTTCTATTTTTTTTAAATTAAAAATATCTTTATATTTTTCTAATGTTTCTCTCCATAAAGTATATATTTCTTTATTTTTCATAATATGTTTACATTGAGTAATATCAATATTATAATTTTGTAGTTGATGATGAATCCAAGATGCTAATTGTTTAATAATTGGATCTTTATCAATTGTAGATGGTCGTTTTTTATATTTTTTAAAATAAGCAATCATTTCATCCTGTTTTAATTTCCATAATTCAACTAGATCAATTACTAAATATTGTTTATATGTATCTAATGTTTCTCTCCATAAATTATATATTTCTTCATTTTTCATAATTTGTTTACATTGAGTAATATCAATATTATAATTACTTAGTTGATTTGTAACCCAAGTTGCTAATTGTTTAATAATTGGATCTTTATCAATTGTAGATGGTCGTTTTGTATATTTAATTAAATAATTAATCATTTCATCCTGTTTCAATTTCCATAATTCAACAGCATCACCTAAATATTGTTTATATGTTTTTAATGTAGCACTCCATAAAGTATGTATTTTTTTATTTTTCATAATTTGTTTACATTGAGTAATATCAATATTATAATTTTTTAGTTGAATTCTAACCCAACCTCCTAATTGTCTAATATTGTCATCTTTATCACTAGCAGCTGGTCGTTTTGTATTTTTTTTAAAATAAGCAATCATTTCATCCTGTTTCAATTTCCATTTTTCAACTAGATCAATTACTAAATATTTTTTATATGTATCTAATGTAGCAGTCCATAAAGTATATATTTCTTCATTTTTCATAATATATTTACATTGAGTAATATCAATATTATAATTAGTTATTTGAGTTTGAATCCAATATCCTAATTGTTTAATAATTGGGTTTTTATCAGTATCAACTGGTCGTTTTTTATATTTTTCAAAATAAGCAATCATTTCATCCTGTTTCAATTTCCATTTTTCAACTAGATCAATTACTAAATATTGTTTATATGTTTTTAATGTAGCAGTCCATAAAGTATATATTTCTTTATTTTTCATAATATATTTACATTGAGTAATATCAATATTATAATTACTTATTTGATGTTGAATCCAAGTTCCTAATTGTTTAATAATTGGATCTTTATCAGTTCTAGACGGTCGTTTTTTATATTTTTCAAAATAAGCAATCATTTCATCCTGTTTTAATTTCCAATTTTCAACTGTATCTATTTTTATAATTTCACAATCAATAACACAACTACATACTTCAGTTAAAATATCAATATTACTTGTAATATTCCATAATACTTTAATATCTGGATTAGTATGAACATTTATATTCAATCTATTTTTACTATTTAATTTATTAATTTTCTCTCTATTTATTTTTTTACCACATTTTTTAATAATAGGTTGATATATAATTTCATTTTCATCCATTTCTTCATTAACAATTTTAATTTTATGTATTCTAATTATTTCTCCATTATTAGATTCTGAATTATAATATTCAATTGGATTTTCAAAGGAATCAGTATGAACTTCAATACATATATTAGTATGTTCTGCTATTTGTAAAATTAATTCTTCATCTGTTAAGAAAGAATAATATTCATCATCAAAATCAATATCTAATTTAGTGTCCAATAAATATTCTACATTATCAATAATACTATTAATATTATCATCTTCTACTATAGTATATCCTTGTTTTTGTAAATTATTTTTTATTTCTAATGGTGAATAAGAGATGGGATAATATAGACAAATATTATACAATTCTTCATCTTCTTGTTTTAATGCACTCATTACATTTAAAATACCATTAAAATTACCTTTTTTATTAATATCTTCCCGAATAATTTCATCACATTTTTCTCTATCATTATTACATTCTAAATATTTATTTTTATCAACAAAACAAGGAATTAAAATAGTAGATTTAATAGAATCTGATTTACGAACAATGCGACCAATATTTTGAATAATTTTTACGAATGAAGATTTAGGATCTACAAATACACACATATTAGCGTTTTTAGTATCAATACCTTCACCGATAGTTTCACAAGATGCAATAATATAAATAGTATTAGTATTTGATGTATCAAATTCATTTAATATACGTATTCGGTCACGTTTAAAAGTAGATGCGTCTAATGAAATCATAACAATATTTGTATAAAAATCAGTTTTATCTGGAAATTCAGTTTCTACCAAGTCTTTAAATACTTTTATAAATAATAATTCATTTATAAAATTATTAACAGAAGTAGGACTGTCAGTATTAACATCAGAATGAAATGTTAATACTCTATTATTTCCGCTTTCCAATATTGCGCGAGAGATTGTTTCGTAAATGGAATTATTTGTATTTTCAGTATAAAAATCAATACGTATTTCAAATGGACTCAAATAATCTTCCATAACTCCTCTAAAATAACTATAATCATAGACTAATTTTCCACACATATTTAAATCCATATTATCACAATCATACATTGTAATTCCATTTGCGTTTTTAGGTGTTGCAGTAAAGAATATTTGTTTTTCACAAAATTGATTTTCAAAAATGGATTGTTGATATATTTCACCTACAGCGTGATGTGCTTCATCGTAGCAGCATATATTAATTTTGATACCATTTAAATTATCAATAAGAGTAGATAGACTTTGATATGTAATACAAATAATTTTATTTTCTTTTTTTTGTAAAAATTCAATAATTTTAAGTGGGTCTGTTGTAGAATCAGTTTCAGATGATATTTTCAATATATCATCACTAGGGAAATCATATAAATAATCAGTTGTAAATTGTTCAATTAACGATAAAGATGGAAATACATAAACGCATAATAGATGATTGATAATTGCTTTTCCATATCTCATAATATAAGATTTACCTGTTCCGCAAAACATTTTTAAAATACATTTATTATTAACAATTAATTCTTCATATATTTTATCATCTGCTTCGGTTTGATAATAACGGGGACTCAGTTTCGTCTTAATTAGTGGTCCTCTTTTAGGAGACAACTTTAGTTGACGAGAAATCATTGATATGATTATTTCTTTTTTCTTTTTAATATATAACAAAATATTATAAAATAATATCATTTTTTTTTCAAATACTATTATTATTTTATTAATAAAAATATATAATTGTTCTCTCTTAAATTATGTTTTAATTTAAAAACACAGAATCTAAATATGGTTTATTATATTTAGCATCACGATATCCATTATAAAATAATTCAACACAACTCATTTTATAGTTATAAAATGTATTAATAAATTCTTTAAATTTATTAATTTTAGTATTTTCATAATTATACCACATATTAGATGATATATGTAAAATAGGAGATTTATTTAAATATGGATAATAACTAAATCCTCCATCAAATGAAAACATATTATAATATTTATGAATAATTCCACCAGTAATAAATGGTATATGAGAACTAGCTAAACAACAATTAATAGCATCTTCTAAATTTTTAAAATCTGAAAAAATATTAATATAAGGTTTAAATTGTTTAATAGTAGTAACACCGATAAATATTTTTTGAAAGTCGAAATCAGTATCTGTATATGTAGAAAGTAAAAAACATTTAATTAAATATTCTAATTCTACAATAGATTTAGTATTATGAATAGATTGTAATAATTTAAAAACAAATTCCCAACTATTTCCTTTATAACACATAAAAAGACAATTCCAAGATCCTGCAGAAGCTCCTGAATAAATAAAATTAGTAGTATTATATGTTTCTTTAATATACGTTAAAGTTCCAAGTAAATATAATCCTTTAAATCCTCCAGGAGCAATAGTGATTATATTTTTATTAACAATTGTGATATCTTCTATAAATTTAATTGCTTCATAATTGCATAAAATTTTATTTTTTTTAGATAATATAATACATTGTTGTTGAATAGTATTAATTGTATTATATGATTTTTTAATAAAAAAATTAAATGATGAAATACTATTATTTGTTGTAATTAATAAAAAAGAACAATACAATAAAATTAAATACATTTAATATAATAATTAAAATATATTTAATATAAAAAAGATAAATATATTAATTTTCTGATTGATCTATTAATATAGTTTTTAATGATTTACATGATTGATTGTGTAATTCTTGGTTATATTTAGTATAATTACTACCAGCTCTATAATGTAAAAATACATTATCATATATTTCACAATAAAAATTTTCACTAGTATTTCTAAAATCAGTTTTAATAAAATCAATTAATGGTTGATTATCTTTTATATTATCTGGAATAGTATTTGTATTCCAAGTATTAGACCATAAATGTTGAATAAAATAAATAGTATCAGTATGAAAAGTTTTATCACTCCAACGTAATTCATCTGTAGTAGGAAATGGAGTTGTTCCCATTTGTAATTGTAACCATTCTTGTGTCCTACCACCAGTATCAGTTCCTGGCGAACAATTCCAACATAATTTATTAATATTTTTCATTTTTGTCATATCAAAATAATAAATTCCATTCCAAAAATAGTTTGTTTTAAAGTTATGTCTACTTTGTAAAACAATAGCACAATCATAATTTGAATATTTATTTATATCAAAATTATCTATTAAAAACATATCACTATCTAATAACAAATATTTATCTGGATTTTGTATTTGATACTTTAAAATAAAATTCATTGAATCTGCAGCTCTATGAGGAGTTGAACTATTGTCATATTTATGATGTTGATTTGGAATATTAATACATTGTATGTTTAATTTTGCACACATTAATTCTATATTGTCTTTAATTGTAATATCATTATTATTAGTAAAATCAGGGAAATCTTTAGCATCATTAAAGACGATAAATTCATATTCACCTTTAACAAATTTTTTTAATGTATAATATTGTATTTCAATAAAATCAACATTATTTACAACAGCAGTAACAATTTTCATTAATAATTAATTATATTCTAATAATTTTAAATACTTATTTTAGTTAATATAAAAATATATTATATATGTGTTTTACTGAAAAGATGTCATTAGCAATAGGTATATGGTATGGTTTTTTACGATAATATACACGAACAACCATCGATATGGTGTTATACTGTAATAGGATAAATGATATTAACTTATTTATTAATAAAATAAGTATTTTAATATTATATTAACTAAAAATATAAAAATAACAATTTATATAATGGATATATATTTTAATAATAATAAAGTTACAAATAATTCAATAATATTAAAAAAAAATACAATAAATAAACCAAATATTAAATTGAAATTAAATGATGTGAAAGATAGTTATTATTCTTTAATAATGTATGATCCAAATTCAGTATCAAGTAGTAAAACATATATACATTGGTTAATAGTAAATATAAATAATAATAATATATTAAATGGTATAGAATTATTACCATATAAATCACCTACACCTCCAGAAAACACCGGATATCATAATTATACTTTAATATTATTAAAACAAAAAGAAAAAATAGAAGATACACAAAATATATTAAATTTAAATAGAGATATGACAATTGATTCAGTATTAGAAATAATAAATAAATCAACTGAATTAAACGAAATAACCAAAACTATATTTAAAACTCAATTTGGAGGTAAAAATAATAAAAATAAAAGAACAAAAAGAAAAAGAAAAAGAGAGAATAAAAAAAAAACAAAAAGAAAAAGATAATATATTAAAATTATTATTAATTATTTATTATATTAAATATATTAAAATGAAATCATTTCTAAATCATTAATATTCCAATATTCATATGCACCTCCTGGAATAGGTCTTCTAATAATAAATGGAATTTTTTTCTCTTTAAGTTCTAATTCAGCAATAATATAACTATCTACAATATTTTCAGGAATTTTAACAAGAGGTTTCGCACCTGTTTCAATTTGTTTAGTTCTACTACCTAGAATTTTCGTTTTTTCATATTTGGTTAAAAATGGTATTGTTTTATGTAAAGGGTCTACAATAATTCCATCTTCATCTCTAGTTACAACAGATAATTTAGAAATTTCATCATAATTATGATTTAAACATTCTGGATGAAATTCATCAATATAATTTTTTATAATTTCATTATCAAATTTATGTAAATAATTTTCATCAATTTCATCATCATCATCATCTTCATATTCATCATCATCATTCATTTCAATTGATGACGCAACTGTAGTATGTTTAGATTTTTTAGATTTAGTAGTAAGTTCTCCAGTTTCATCTATTTCTACATCTTCTTCCTCATCTTCTTCCTCATCTTCTTCCTCATCATCATCATCATCATTATCATCATCAACCTCAATATCAACCTCATCTTCATCTATATTTAATATATTTTTTGCTAAATTATTTATTTCACCACTACCTCCTATTCCTATAATAGGATTTTCTTCTTCATCATCAGAAGAAGGTGGATCGGAATCATCTTCATCGTCATTAGGATAACTATCATCTGAATCAGATTCATCTTCATTAAATTGTACTTCTGAAAAAGTGTGTTGTTTCATTATTATTATTATATTAACTAAAGATACTTTTAAATAATTTATTTCAATTTTCTTTATAAAAAAATAATAAATAATAATATAATAATATAATAACAAATAATATATTTAATTATTTTCATTAGTTTGCCATACAACATCACATGTAGAACATAAATAAACATATTTCATATTAATATCATCATATCTAATATAAATTATTTCTCTTTCAGTATTTTTAGTATTAGTAGTGCAATCTGAATTAGGACATAAAATAGTATTAATGCGTGGTAATGTAGGATCTAATTTAGTATATTTATTAATAATTTGATTAAATGATTGTTCATTTTTTTTAATATATGTTTTAGAAACACATACATTTTCGATAGCAATAACATCATTTTCATTACCGCAATTTCTGCAATAATATATAAGTTTATTGGGATCATCCACATTAATTCGCATATAATACATATTTTTGCAATTACTACAAAAATGCATTTTGTTATATATAATATATATAACATTATATATTTATTTCAATTTTCTTTAAAAGAATAAATTGAAATAATGAACTTTATAATTTATAAATCTTTTAATTTATGAATACCTTTTAATTTATGTAATCGTTGAATAAGTGTATTATAATTAATAATACAAGACATATTATATAATTCAGTAGTTAAAATAGTAGAAGTAGAATTAAATAATAAATTATTATCATTAGCAATCTGTATAATTGTATCAATATTTTTATGAAAATGTTCTATAATATATGAATAAAATATATCAAAAAAAGGTAAAAAAATAGGAGATTTTTTTTCAATAATATCACAAATAGCTATATTTAGATTAGAGAATTCTATAATTTTATTATAATTAGACATATCTTTATGTGTAATATGAACACCAGGTTCATTTAATAATGGATTTTTACAAAGTAAAGTACATAATGTTAAAAGTATAGTAGAAATGGTTTGACAAGAAGTCCATTGTTCTCCACGCCATGTATTTAATATAGAAACACATACTTTTCCACAAGAATATAAATTTGGATTAAAACGTATATTATTATTATTAGTGCAATATTTAATTTTAGGTGGAGTATGAGGATAATCGATTGGATATGTTAATTCAAAAAAATAATATCCGCCAAAATAAGGTGTTTCAGTAGTTCCAATAATAAGTGCATATCCTTTAAGCATATCAGTATTATCATGAATATAATAAATACCATTATCAGTTAAAGGATTTTTAATAATTTGTGTAATGTCTTTTAATAATCTAGAAACAGTTTGTCTTGTAACAATCATCAATATAATAATAATAAATCAATATTTTTATATTGTTTTAAATGTTTTAAATGTTTAAAACATTTGAATATTTATATTTTCTCTCTTTCTCTTAATATTTAGATTAGAAAGAAATAAATATGTTTTCTTATTATAATAATAAGAATGAGTTATGTAAATAATCCAACAGAATATACAGAAAAAGAGATAAATATTGAATACGAGATAACAAATTCTATATCTTTAGATTTAGAAAATTTAACCAGTAATTATAATAATTTATTAATTCAATATAAACAAGCAGTTCTTAATTATGTAAATTATTTAAAACAAGAAACTCAAACACCATGTGGTAGTTATACTTCAACTAGTACAGGAATTGATCAAACTTGTTATAATCAAATTTGGACTGATGCTAAATGTACTGCAACACCGACAGCAATTACTTCATCAATGACCTTAAATAGTATTATTGACAATGTATGGAATTTAGCAACTCAAACAGATTATAATTCAAGAGAATCTTGTTATGGAAATTCAGGTAATCCTTATATTATTCTTGGTATTGGAACTAGTGGTAATTTATGGTCAAGACAAGGATTAGATGCTCCGTGGGTTATTGTAAATGATAATTCTAATGGATCTTTAACATCTATTTGCACTGGTAGTGATGGTACTACCATTTTTGCTTCAACCACATCACAAACTATAATACAAAAATCCAGTTGGAACGCAACTACATGGCAAAGTCCTCTTTCGAATTCTTGTTGTGTTATTTCTATTGCTCAAGGTCAAAATGGCGCTATGATAGGTGTAGGAACACAAAATACTTTATGGACGATGCAAGATTTAAGTAGTAATTGGGTACATACTGAAAGTCCAAATGGAGAATGGATTAGTTCCATTTGTATTGGTCCAAATGGAAGTATATATGGTATAGGAGAAAATCAAATTATTTATTCAAAACCAAGTTATACTACTTTATCTACTGTAAATTGGACGGAAATAAGTAATACGTGTTGTGTAATAGGAATCACTATTGCTCCAGATGGTACATTTATAGGAATTGGAACGAATGATGAATTATATACAATGCCAAATTATACAAGTTTATCTAGTTCTTCATGGTCTGGACCATATAATAATGAAAATAGCAGTTGTTGTGTTACAGATATAACTACTGTTTCAAATCCGAATTATATAGCTGGAAATTATAATACAACTTCTTCAGTGAATTATAATGTAAATGCACAACCATTAGTAACGGTAAAAAATAGTGCTTATTGGGGAACAAGTAGTATTTCACAAAATAGTTCATCTTCAATTCAAGATTGTCAAGCATCGTGTTCTAATACACCAGGATGTAGTGGTGCTACTTTTACAAATCAAAATGGAGAATCGCTGTGTTCTTTAAGAGGTGGTGATAGTAATCCAGTAGTTACACCAAATAGTTATGCTATTGTTCCTAAAGGAAAAGAATTATTAATGATTGTTGAAAATATAAATGGTCAACTTACAAATATTAATAAACAAATACAAAAAGTAACAACAGAAGGACAAGGTGCTTATACAATAGAATCAAATCAACGTAATAATCAAAATAGTAATTTAATAAAAGAATATACTAATTTAATAAAAGAAAGAGAGAAAATAAATAAAATGTTGAATGAATATTCAACAGTAGATCAAAAAGTAATTGAAGGAAGTATTCAAACAAACTCGAATTATTCTTCTTTTTTATTTCTTTTATTTATAGTTTTTATAATTAGTACAATATTATGTATATTACTTTATCCAACATCAACACAACAAAGACATCAAACGGGGGGTAAATTAGGTAAAAATGTATATTATTTTATAATATTTTTAATTCTTGCAATTATTAAAATTATATATTTTCCACGTTTTAATTTTAATTTTTTTTATAAATAAATAATTAATTAAAAATATATTATTTATATATAATGTCTACACAATTTCAAAATTTAAATAGTGAATTTAATTCATTATTAACTCAATATAAAGATACTTATCAAAATTATATTAATGCATTAAATACAAATAATATTAATTTAACAACAGTTCCAAATACTTCATTTGTAGGAACAAGTAATATAAATACTTTAAGCAATTCTACTATTACAAGTTGTAAAACGGCTTGTTCTACAAATACTAGTTGTACTGGTGCTACATTTAATAGTGATTTAAATACATGTATATTAAGTAATGGAACAGGTAGTTTAATTTCAACAAATCAATCTATTGCAATTGTTCAAGAAGCTATTTATTATAGTTACCAATTACAACAATTAAATTCTAAATTAATAAATATTAATAATCAAATGATGAATAACGTAACGCAAAATGAATCACAATATAATCAAAATCAACAACAGAACGCAATACAAAATGAATCTTTAAATAATAATTTTTATACATTACAACAAGAAAAAAATCAAATAAATGAAATGATTCGTCAATATGAAACTTTAAATGCTGCTTATAATAATGGAAATATTGAAGTGAATTCAAATTATTTTAATTATGTAGTGTTATTATTAATTGTTATATTATTAATATTTCTATTAATAAAATTATTTATTAAAAGACAAAGATAAAAAATTAATAATTAATAATTAATAATTTTTGTATGTTATTATATTATTATGACAAGTATATCAAATTTATTTTCAAATTTAGATGATTTTTTAAAACCAACCTCTATTACAGATTATGCATCTAATTATAATAAAAACTTTAATTTAAATTTAAATACATTAACTCCTGGATTAACTCAAGGAGAGAAATTTAAACATTATCAAGAAAAAATACAAAGTAATTTAGAGAAAAATTTATTGAATGTTAATTCAAAAGAAGGATTTCAAAATTCGCCAGAATATCAAAGTAATAATAATATTGATTTTAAAAAAATGAATTTGGATAAAAACGGATTAACAGTTCAATCAAATAGAATTATTCGTAAAAATAATTTATCTCCAGAACAAAATGAAGAAATAAGTGATTTAAAAGAACAATATAATAATACATTAACTGAATATCAGAATCTTTTAGCTAATATTAGTGGTTCAACTACCGGATATATTAATAGAGTAAATTCAAATAATCCTTATTTAAATAAATTTATTCGTTTTTCGGGAGGTCAAGAATGTTATGTAACGAATCAAGGTGTTGCTAAATATATTCCAAGCACTTCAATTATGGATAGTCTTATTAATACTCCAAATAATTTTATTGAACTGAATATTCCGTGGGATAATTCGTATGCTACAGCTGGTGCAACTATTCCAACAACTCCTTCATTAATAACAGGAACTCCAGTTCAAGCAAATCAAAGTTTAGGTAATGAAGGAACTAATATATTTGTAAATGAACTTATTAATAGTAATACTACTGCTACATATAATGGTTGTTATGCGGATAATTCAACTACCAGTTTAATGACTTTTATAGGGGGAGCACCACCCCCCGCTTCCATTTCTATTCAAAATGGCAATTTCGATGAACCACAACTAACTAGTAATAGTTATACATATTTAACACCTAGCACTAGTAATGTTCCAGGATGGGTTTTTAATTGTATATTAGTTAATAATTCAACCGCTTGGGGATTTACTATGCCATATCCTTATGGTAACCAGTGTGCTTGTATTCAAATGACTGGTGAATTAACTTCTGTTGCTATCAATTTTACAACAGGAGTAACTTATAGTTTATCATTTAGTGCTTGTGGTAGAGATTGTTGTGATGGTTCCGGATTAGCAAATCCAATTAATATCGGTTTAAATGGAGTTACATTTTATACATTAAATGCAACAGTTAATGTTTGGACTACTTTTACAACTACATTTACAGTTCAAACTACTGGAAATCAAACTTTAACATTTATCGGAACATCTGTTACTGATGAATCTACTGCTCTACAAAATATTCAATTAACTACAGGACAAACCGATTTAGGAACATATACATATTCACAATGTAAAGAAGCTGCTATTGATGCAGGATATCAATACTTTTCTTTACAAAATGTAAATCCATCTACATCTACTGGTTATTGTGGTATTACTAAAAGTCAACCTACCGCAACTAGTTTGGGCACTAGTTATATTCCAAGTGGTCAAGTCGTATTATGGTCATCTGGAACTAGTGGACAAACTGGAAATACAGCTATTTTAAATACTTCAGGTTCTCTTTCTGTTATTAATTCTGGAGGACAATCTGTTTTTTCTACACCGAATTCATTAGCTACACCCAGCAATTATTTAGGTTGTTATGGAGATTCCGCTACTAGAGCAATGACTTTATATAATGGTGGATCACAAGAATATGATAATCAACAATGTCAACAAATCGCAGCAAGTAATAATAATACTTATTTTGCATTACAAAATTCTACTAGTGGAACTAATGCTCAATGCACGTTAAGTAATGATTTATCTCAAGCAATTGAATATGGAACTGCAGGAAATTGCACTTTATTATCTGATGGAACTTATAGTGGAGGAGGATATTCTAATGCAATTTATAATAATAGCACACCAACTAGTAATTATTATTTAATTCTAGATGATGGTAATTTATCTATTTATAGAGGCACTAATCCTAATGATAATCAAGGATTAATATGGAGTAGTGGTACCACTGGATTACAACAAGATGCTAATCCAAATTATACTGCAGCAAATAGTACATATGGACAAAATTGGATTGCTAGTGGAACTACTTTAGCTGCTGGAGATTTCGTTGGTTCAACTAATGGTAATTTATCATTAATTATGGGAACAGACGGCAATTTAGTATTATATACTTATTCTAATGTAATTAATTGTCAAACAATGAATGATGGTAATACAGGTGGTGGAGTAAATGCAAATGCTTTATATGATATAGGAGTTACTGGAATACCTGGTAATTTATCTCAAGTCGGTTATATTGATCAAAATTCCGAATTACATTCATATCCATCTACTAATGTTCAATATATAAATTCATATACTGAATTTACGGGAACTAATAGTGCAAATAATGATATTGCTGGAGCATCATTTGGAAATGCCACAATTAGTTCTTGTGAAGATACATGTAATAATAATCCAGATTGTGCGGGATTTGTTACTAATACTGATGGAACTATGTGTTGGCCAAAAACAAATAATATGTATCCTACTGGTAAAAGACAAATAAATCCGGATTATAATATGTATGTTAGAAGTAAAGGTCCGATCAGTACTCCTATTGGAGTTCCTAATACGGTTAATAATATAAATTCAATTATGTATGGTAATTATTTTAATGGTGGTAATATTGCAAATGAATATGGATTATCACAAGCTACTAGCGTAGAACAAGAACAATTATCTCAATTACAAGGAATTATGAATTTGTTATCTAATCAAATTAATTTTTTAACTGATAGTTTCAGTCAAGGAACACAACAAGCTGAATCACAATCACAAACAAATGTAACCGGTATTAAAAATTATGTATATGATATAAAAAAAACAAATAAACAAATTAAACATTTTAATAAAAATTTTGATAATATATTAAAAGATAGTGATATAGTTGTTTTACAAAAAAATTATGATTATTTATTTTGGACTATTTTAGCAATTGGAACTATATTAATTTCATTAATTATTATTCGAAAATAATAAATCTTTATTTTAATTATATAATTAATTAATTATATTGTTATAATTTATATAATATGTCTTCTGGATTACCTAATATTTCACAAAATAATGAACAAATACTCAATGACATACAGTCGTTACAACAAATGGAACAAAATTTATTTAATAGTTTAGAAACAAATCCTAATTTATCTTTCCAACAACAACAGCAAATTGTTGAAAAAATGAATCAACTTTCTAATATGCGTATAAATTTATATCAAACCTTAAATGGTGTCAATAATTTCTTTCAAAATGCGTTACAATCTTCGGTTGGAACATTAAAAGAACAAACTATTGCTATTAGCATTGTGGAAAGTGAATTAAATGAATCTAAAAAACAATTACAATTATTAGAAAATGATAAAAATGATAAAATACGTTTGGTTGAAATAAATAATTATTATGGAGATAAATATCAAGAGCATTCTCAAATGATGAAAATAATTATATTTACATTAGTTCCAATTATAATTTTGGCTATTTTATATAATAAAAGAATATTACCACAAAATATATATTATGGATTAGTTTCGTTCATTACTGTAATCGGGTTATTCTTTGGTATTAGGTGTTATGTATCAATTTTAATGCGTGATACTATGAATTATCAAGAATATGATTGGTATTTCGATGCTGCTACTGCTCCTGGTCCTCCTACAAGCACATCTTCATCTGATCCTTGGCAATCTACTGGTGGAGGTACTTGTGTTGGAGAATATTGTTGTTCTAGTAATGCTACTTATGATGCCAGTTTAAATATATGTGTTTTAAATTCAACATCATCTATATCTATACCTACTTCTGCTTCTTTTGCTTCTTCTACTTCTACCACAACAGAATCTTTTGCTACTGAATCTATGATTAATAATGTTTTAACAAAAAAACAATCCAATAAATATAATTCGGATATTAATATGAGCAAACATTATCAAGATAATATGTCTAATAGCTTTATTAATAATTAAATTATTGTAATTATTGTAATTATTGTAATTATTGTAATTATTGTAATTATGTAATAATTTCAATAAGTATTAATTGAAATAAGTATTTCAATTAATATGTAATTAATAGTTATATTATATAATTGTATATTATATGACATCTAATACAGACCAATTTAATAGATTTATAAAACAAGCATCTCAATCTATTACATGTGATTCTGCTTGTCAAAAACAAAAACAAACTGAAAAACTTAAGCAAGATTTATATAATGCTAAAATTAATTTAGTATCAGCACCTAATGAAATCCAAGTTGCTGAAAAAAATTATGTTACATATACAGAAGGATCTTTAGCATATAATGAATTATTAGATTCTCAATTAGAAAAAAAAGCATCAGTTATTACTACTAATTTTATCGATACTTTTAATAATCAAGCTAATCAAGCTAATATGTCTATTGAAACATATGCTGGACTTTTAATAAATTTTAACAATGTTGTAGACCTTTTCACTAAATATAAAAAAGAAAATATTTCTTTAATTAAAGAACTTAAACAAAGTAAAAATGAAGTTTTTACTAATCATCGTAAAACCTATTATGAAGATCAAGAAATCGATGGGTTAAATTTCACCTATTTTTATTTATTATTTTTTATTTATGTTTTATGTGTTATTTGTTTTGTCGCATTCACATTAATATTCCCTTCTAATATTAATTGGATATATTTATTAATTATATCTATTTTATTAATTATATTACCATTCTGTTCTACTTTTATTTTAAGTATTATTATTTGGACATTTTATAAAATGTATTATATTATACCTAAAAATGTATATAAATAATATTTATTAATTAATCTTCTTCTTCTTCTTCGTGTTCTTCTTCTGGATAATTTATTTTTACACCTGACCAACCTGTTTTATATTGAGTAAATTTTAATTTTGTATTTATATATTCAAATAATTCATTGCCTTTGGGAATTTTTTTAGATGATTGATGATTTTCAAACCATTTCTTAAATTCTCCAATTAATTCTGTTTTCTTTATTTTATCTGTTTTATTATTTGTTCTAGTTACACATTCACTTATAAATGCTGTTATATGATCTTGATTTCTTCTATATTTATTCGAAGCATTCAATACTGTAGCACAATCTTCCACTATTCCATTTGTTTCAAAAGCACGTTTAATTAACATACTCGCAAATATCGAGGCATACATAGGCAATTTATCTTTTAAAGATTTATCTTTGGGATATACATATTTCGTTTCATCATTATAGATTTCTCCTTCATCTACGAATTTTGAAATAAAATCGCAATTTCGAATTCTTCTCCAGGTTCCATCATCATTACTTTCTATATCGAATAAATTGTTTGTACATACTACTAAATTAAATTGTGGATCAAATATCTCAGATTCCGAATATAACCCTCTTGCTTGAATTGGATCTCCTCCGGTTAATTCTTTCATTATACCTTCATTCAATTTTACACCTTTAGATGGTTCTTGCATTACAGCATATCTCACACCTTTTAATTTAAGAACTTCATCTGATGTTCCACCGATCAAACCGCGCTTTTCTGTTACAAGAGTTATCGGAACGGTTCCTTTATATTCACCTAATGTTAGAGACATTAAATCCGCTAGGATTGATTTACCATTACTACCACTTCCATGATATACATTAAAGGTTTGATTCTTATTTGTGCCAATTAAACATGAAGATAAATGATCCCACATATATTTATTTAAATCTACAATTGGAAATAATTTATTCATAAAATCTTTCAAAAAATCACATTTTATATTATATTCTTCTTTTTGTTCTTCTGATAAATTTTCAAACATTATATAATTTATTTTTGTTGTTTTTGTAATATAATCTTCTGGATATCCTTCTCTAAATATTTTGTTATTAAAATCTATCACTCCATTATCAAAACACATTAAATATTTATTCGTATCCATATTTTTTATAAATTCACCATCATAAAATATTTCTGCAGCTTCTCGCATTATATTATTTTTATCAATAGTTCTTCTTAATTTTACGGTTAACTCCGATATCAATTTTATCTTATTCTTTAAAAATACTCTTCTTGCATCATCATCAGCATATTCTTGCATCTCTGACTGATAATTATCTGTTAAATTCTTAAATAAATTAAATAATTCTAAAGAAATTTTTGATCTTAGACTTAATCCCTTATCATGTATCCATCTATGATTTTTAAATTGAAACCATATACCTTTTTTTTCATAACTTACACATACATATTTATCTTTATACATTTGCTTTAAAATTAATGCAAAATCATATTCTGTTCCAGTTTCTAATGCTTTTTCTATATAATATTTTATTGTATTTTGTTGTATTTTTTCATATTCTTCAAAATTTTCTTTTCTTAACCAATACATTATTGATTTTCGTGTTACACATTCTCCAGTTGAATTACTTTTATGTAATTTATTCCAAATCTGAAACAATTCTGGAATAGTATTATAATCAAAATCAGTTGCTTTACTTCTTAACATCACCCATGATAAAAATAATTTATCATTTGTATGTTTTAAAGCAAATGCGACTTGTCTATTTAATGCGTGTGACCCGGATTCATAATATTTTTTTGGTAATGCTTGTGCAAATTCGTGTGTTTCTTTTATTTCATAATCGATTAATTCTAATTTATCTAACATTATATTTATTGCTTTTGATAATTTTTCAGCATCTTTTATATCATTTATTGCAATATAATCTTCATTTTCAACATCTGCATCTGTATCATTTATTAAATTCATTTTAATTTTACTAGATTTCTTTTTTTTTAAATTATTATTTTCATTTCTTTTATTATATTCATCTATAATTTTTGGATTCATTTCTAATTTGGGATTTTTCTCATATTGTATTGATAATTTCTCATAATTGTTTTTTAAATCGAATTTTTTTACATCTTTTTCAATCATTTTAAATTCACCATCGCTTTCATCTACTACAATAGATATATGATATGTTAATTCATATGCTTCATTTCCAGGTTTTCTTGATCCAAATAATTGCCAATTGGTATGTCCTTTACTGATACCTTCATCTAATACTGAATTCCAATCATTTATTAGAGGTAAATTATCCCATATACATGATATTTCTTCAATCATTTTTTCACGAATTATCATTTGCATTGTATGATCTATTTGTAGTCCAATAATCATATGAATACCATCTTTTGTTAAAGATTTATCTTCTAATCTATTTATGGTTGGTTTTTCAAATATAAAAACATCAAATTTGGTATTTAGTGTTGATATATAACATTCTGAGATTTTTTCTAAATATTCACATACCATATTTAAGATATCTTCTTTATTATGTTGTCTACTATTTACATGATAATTATATCTAAAATCAAAATCAACTGCCATTGGTCCTCCATTATCTAATTGTTTTTCTGTTAAATATTCTTTACGTTTTTTTACAAAAACACTATCATAATATAAAGAATAAAATATATTTGCATCTTCTTTTGGTATTAAATATGAACCTGGAAATATATTTAATTCTTTATCGGGAATTCTCGTATGTGTAAATACAGTAGAATTCGTATTTTTTGTGCTGTGTTTTGCTAAAAACTCATTCAAATCTTGGTATGTTGATGCCATCATCGTAATATATATAATTGATATAATATACTGTGATTCTTCTATTTCATTTTTTTTAAAATTAAATAATTTATATAATAAGAATTATATATTTATATCAATTATATATATTTTTAATTAACTTAAAGCAATTTGTACATTTGTACATTTTTATATTTTTATATTTTTATATATATTATATAAAAAATATAACATAGACAGATAACTTACTACAATTATCGTATTTTTCTTCTCATAAAAATCTTTATTAGATGTTTGAGAATTAATATTTATATTTATTCTCTCTTTATTAATAATTCTTTTTAATGAATTATTGAGAGAAGTGTTCAAGTATTCTCTTAATAATAAATTATTATGAAACATATTTTTATTAATAAACATATAATAATAATAATATTTAAATATTCATTTTTAACTTAATATATATTTATAACAATTATACCAATTATTAAAATACTTAAAAATAAACCCCAATTTCTTAAATATTTCGAATTATATATTTCTTTATAATTTGTAATTAATTCATTTGATGCATTATATTTATTTTCTACAATACCTAAACTCGACTTTAATTTAAAATTACTTTTTTTTTCTTGTTGTATTGCAACATCCAACTCAAATAATTGATTATTCATTAAATTTGTATTACTATCTACTTCATTTGATATTACAAATAATTCTGAGTTTATTGTATTCAAATTTTTTTGAATATTTTCAAACATTTGATGATATTCTTGAGATTCAGGATTTTTATAATAAAATACATAATATTTTTGATAATCTTTTAAAATAGAAGGTAATTGCGATTGTAATGTAACTATTCTCTCTTTAAATTGAAACGGTTGTTTTAAATTTTGAAATATATCGTTATTTTCCAACTCCATTAATATATATTATTAATATATATATTAATTAAAAAGTTATATCTTCAAAAGAAATAAAACGATTAATTAATCTATTCGCTTCATTATAACTACCTATATAAATATTATCATTAAAAACTATCGGAAAATAAATAATTGTATTATCTAATATTTTATTATTAGATATTTCTTTAATTAAAGATAAAAAAAAATGTTTATCTTCTAAAATATATTCATCACAATCTATTACATTATAAATTAAATGTTTCTCTTTTAATACATTTTTTAATTTAGTACAATTTTTACAACCACTTTTACTGTAAATAGTAAATCCATTTAATGATGGTTTTATAATTTCCATTTATTATAAATAATATTATATTTTAAATACATATTCTATAATAATTGGTAGATATCGCTGTTTTACTATCTCTTATAATATGACACACTTGTCCTGGTCTTAATCCAATCACTTTAGCAACAGGATCAAATCTAGATATATCCGGAAATTGATTTTTATTTGTAATATTAAATTTTGTCATTATTTCTACAACTTCAGTTTCGGATAAAACACGATGCGGTGGAACAAGTATATGATTTAATATATTAAATTGAAGACGTTTTATACTTTCTATAACTATAAAAATTCCATCATTTTCCCATATATGTTTCAATTCATTTATTAAAGTTTCATTTGCATCATCTTTAATTATAATAAATAATGTATCATTTTTTGTTAATGTTTCTGTTAATATAAATAAATCATCAATCATTTCTTGAATATTTTTAGCAGCTGGTCTAACTGACAAATAATATCGAATATACATTTTTTTTTTAATATGTTCAACACTATTATTTTCATCATTTGTTTCTAAAAGCATATCTAATTGATTATTTTGTTTCATAGAATTCACTTCAGAAATACTAAAATGCGAATAATCATTCACATTATAACCTTGTTTTGACATTAAATCTAAAATATTTTTTCTAGAATTGAAAATATGCAAAATTTGAACGTTTATATTTTGACTTGCCATTATAACTTATAATAATATTAATATGAGTTATTTTTATTTCAATTTTATTTAAATTATATTAAATAATAATATATTTAATTTAATTCATTAATTTATTAATTTATTAATTTATTAATTTATTAATTTATTAATTTAATTATATTTTAATTTATTTTTATTATTTTATTATTTTTATTATTATCATCCGTATTTTTTGTTAATTCGTCTGATTTATTATTTAGTGAATTATCTATCTCAAGAATAGAATTTCCACCTGTAAAGCGTATTGGTTTAAATCCTGTAGACGATGAATCTGTTTCTACAGATGTTGTTTGCATAGATGATGGATTTTGTAAAGATAATTGACTAGGAGGATATATTACTAATTCAGGAGGGGCATATTGAGGCGCATATTGAGGAGCAGGTGCTTGTGCATATATTATTACAGGTGCACTAGGAGGTGCATTAGGATTATATACTGGAGAACCAGGTGGTGCATTAGGATTATATACTGGAGAACCTGGAGGTGCGTTAGGATTATATACTGGAGAACCAGGAGGTGTATTAGGATTATAGGCAGGAGAACCTGGAGCATATTCAGGAGAACCAGGAGGTGCGAGTGCATTAGGATTATATGCAGGAGATCCAGTTGCATATACAGGAGAACCAGGTGGATGTTCAAAATCAGTTAAATTTAATACAACAGGTTCAGGGAATTCAGGTGTTTTTTTCGTATAATCGTGTGATATTGTAGATTTATGAATTATAGATTTAGATTTAGATAATACATTTTTAATATTATCATTATATGATTTGATACTATTAGTAATATTAGTTGTATTTAATAATTTATTAATATTATTAGAATATGATAAACTTAATAATTGATCTACATTATCATCGGTAATAATTCTCATTTGAACATTCATAACTAATAATTCGTGTATTAATAATTTAAACGCATATGGAACTTTTAATATACTAAAAGACCTTCCAAATCTGCTTAAATTTTTAATATTTTGAGTTCCATCTTGATTAAGAACGAATTGAATAGGTCCATCAGCATAAGGACTTAAGAATAGATTTTTGGATTGATTATAAATAGCAATTCCACCTGTTTTATTACAAATGGCAATATAATAATCGGATTTTTCACCTCTTACCATAAATGATTCATTTAAGAAATAAGACATTCCGTGAGCTAATACTCCGTCACGTTCCATTTCCCCAATACGAAGTCCTCCATCATTAGCTCTACCTTGAACAGGTTGTCTAGTTAAAACAGTATTAGGTCCTCTAGCACGATAATTAATTTTATCTTTAACCATATGTTTTAAACGCATATAATAAGTGGGTCCAATATATATATTCGCAGTTAATTGTTGACCAGACATTCCATTATACATAATTTGATTACCAGATGAATGAAATCCAGCTTTAACTAGGAGGGGAGCATATGTAGAATAATTCGATCCTTTTACTTGAAAAGCAGTGCAATCTCCAAATGCTCCATAAGTAGTACACACTTTACCGAACAATCCTTCAATGATTTGTCCAATAGTCATTCGAGATGGTATAGCGTGTGGATTAATAATTAAATCTGGTCGTAATCCATCTTCAGTAAAAGGCATATCTTCTTCTGGAATAATTAAACCGATAGTTCCTTTTTGTCCTGCACGACTAGCCATTTTATCTCCAAGTGATGGAATTCTTTCTTCTCGAACTCGTATTTTAGCAATATTAAATCCTTCTTCTCCTGAAGTAATAAACACTTTATCAACATAACCGAGTTGTCCTTTTTTAGGTTTAACAGAATCATCAATCCAAACATCTTTATTCATTAAATTAGAATTGATTTTTCCTATTAAAATCATTTTATCATTTAACTCAACATTTTCTCTGATTAATCCAAAATCATCTAAAAGACTATAATCATATCCTTGTTTTTTTTTAATAACAATATTTTTTTCAATATTAGCGAATTTAGAACTGGTCGTTTTTGTAATTAAAGAACTTTCTTCTTTAGATTCATACATTGAAAAATAAGTAGTTCTAAAAATGCCTCTTTTAAGAGAACCCTCATTAATTAAAATAGCATCTTCAACATTATATCCGGTATAAGACATAATAGCTACAATAGCATTCACTCCATAAGGTTGTTCTTCATTATTAATATATTCTAAATATCTAGATTTAATTAAAGGTATTTGTCCATAATTTAATACAACTCCCATTTTATCAATACGCATTTGATAATTACTATGATATAAAGAAACGGCTTGTTTACTTTGTCCACAAGAAAATGCATTACGTGTGACGGGATTATTTTCTGGATAAATAATCATATTTCCTAATACTCCTAAAATTAAAGATGGTTCAATTTCTAAATGAGTCATCCATTTATTTTTTAAATCATCCATATTTGTAGCGATTAAAGCCGTTTCTTCTTCAGATGTATCAATATAATCAACCACCGATTGTGACTCTTGTAATTTTGCAAAAATCTCTTTTTTATCAATTCCAATATCATTATATAATTCATTTAATTCATACATTTTATTATTATTACTTAAATAATTAGGATCATTTTTAATCATAAATCCAGATATGATTTGTTCCCAAGTGATTTGTTGATTTAAAAATAATGTAATTATATGTTCTCTATCAAAACTTAATTTTTTATCTTCAATATAATAAATAGGTCGAATTAATCTACCAGCATCAGTATAAATATATATAATATTATCTTTATAATTGAATGATATACTTGCATAAATCGGAATTAATCCATTACGTCTATATAATTTAAATAATTTAATTAATTCAATCGGCGTATTAATAATTCCAATCCATTTTCCATTAACAAATATTTTAGAATTTTCATTTAATTCCTCATAAGAAGATTCTAATATAATTCGCATTTCAGTATTAATTCTTAACCATTGAATAATAGGAATTGCAGAAGAACCACTTGTAATATAAGTGATAATAGAAATATGTTTATGAAGACCGATATTTGCTCCATCAGGTGTATCAAGTGGATCAATAAATCCCCATTGTGAACTATTTAATAATCGTGGTCCAATAATTTTTGCACTAGAATCTAAAGGTAAATTGATTTTACGCAATTGTGAAATGAATGAATTCCAACTTAACCTATTTAAATCTTGAACTGATCCTAATCTTTTTGTATAAGCTTGAGATCCCCAATTTCCTTTAAATCCTTTTTTTAAACCTTGTTCTACAATTCTATCTTTAAAAAAAAGATTAAAATTAGATTCGATCAATCCTATAAAATTATCTTTATATTTATTTGTTTTTGATGTATCACTTATCCCTTTTATTCCTTTTGTAGGAACATCATCTTCTATATATTCTCCTTTATGATAATAATATTCTTCATCTATTTTACGTGCTATATCTTTTTTTTGTATTAAATAATATTCTCTAAATAAATCATACATTAGAGCACCTGATAATTCAATTCTTTTAAATTTAAAATTGTCTCGATCTGTCGGTTTATCTTCTTTAGTATATACTTTTAATAATCGATTTACCATATAACCTATAAAATACGCTTTATCTAAAAAATTCAATTCTCCTATATGTGGTAAAAAATAATCTGATAAAATCTCTATAACACTAGATACGGTTCCTCTTTTTGTTAATTCTGCTATAAATTCAATTGCGGTTTGTTGATTAAAAAACTTATTCGCATCATGTATTGAAGGTATAAATAAATCAATATATAAATTATTTTTATTTTTTGGATTATCTAAATCAATTAATAAACAGGTTTGAATTATATCTTTATCTGATATTATTCCTAAAGCTCGCATTAAAATAAAAAGAGGAACCGGCTTTTTTACATTTGGAATACTAATAACAATTTGATTATTACTTAAAACTGTTGATGGTGCTATTATTTTTATTGAAGTGGTTCGAATCGGTTTTGAAGTATCTTCAGAAACAGACCGAACCTCTGCTGAAAAACTATAAATATTATCACTTTTATTTTGTTTTATATAAATCATATTATCTGCAAATTTTTCTTGAGAAATTATTAATTTCTCTTTTCCATCTATTATAAAATATCCTCCATAATCATTTCGACATTCTCCCATATTGAATTTTACTGATTTACTTAATGTATTTAAAATACATACATTTGATTGTAACATTATTGGAATTCGACCAAGATAAATTTGTGGTAATTCTATTGAATGTTCTTTTCTTTCATCACCAACATAATATATAAAATCTACATCAACATCATAATGTATTGTTATACCATATGTCATATTTCTTAAACGTGCGTCATTTGGAAACATATAATGTGTATTATTATCATCATAAATTATCGGTTTTCCATAATATATTTTATTTCCATCTTTTCCACCTAAATATAATATACATTCATTCCTTTTTTCATTTTCTTCTTCTTCTTCTTCTCTCTCTATAAATCTAATTGGATTATTTTCACGAAAAATACGTTTAATTCCATTTTTTATAAAATCATTATACGATTCTAAATGATGTGCTACTAAATTATTTGGATTATCTTTAAAATATTTATCAATTAATTTCCAAGATATATCTTCTTTATTCATTTATATTAATAATCATATTTTTTTATAATATAATTTTTATAATACTTATTTTCAAATAATTTAATTAAATTTAATTATTTAAAATAAGTATTTAATTATTTAATAATTAATAATTAAATAATTAATAATTAATTATTAAATACTTATTTATTATAATTACTGTTCTCTAATTTTTATATGATCGGTTACATCTTTTACGGGATGATATAAATTAGTCTTATTTAATAATTCATAATTTAAACTAAAATTTTCTCTATGAGTTACTGTAATAAATTCTATTGGATTTGAAATATAAGTTAAATTATATTTAACTGCAATTGTTGGAAATAAAGCTTCTAGAAAAAATAAAGTTTTGTTTTGTATTGTATAATCTTTTATAGATTCAAGCATATTTCTAGAAAATCGACATATACACACCATTCCACAATAATAAGGAGTTGGGAAATTTATATTTATTCTATACCATAACCATTCATTTAATTTAGCTTCTTTAAAAGAAGAATTACATAATAAATCTGTTTTATCATATTTATTATCAATATCAATTAAAGTATTTTCATTATAAAAATAAACATCATCTTCCATAAACCATACATAATCATAATTATATGCATGGTTACACGCAAAATAAAATAAAGCTTTATCCCAACCAGCTACTGATTTTTTTAAAGTAATGGAACTTGTATTTTTAAATCCAGAATTCGCACAATTTATATTTTCAATTTGAATAAAATTTATTTTATTATTATATCTCGTTTTTAATTCACTATATGTATTTAAATTATCATCAATTATTACATAAATATCATAATTAATAAATGTTGATAAAAAATCTAAATTCAATTCATTTGGACTAAAAGTAATTAAACAAATTGCTTTCGAATTCATATAATTTATATGATTTTTTATTTAATATCTTTTTATTATTATTATTTGAAAACCTTTCTTTTACTTTTTATTTAATATTTTTTTTGTTTTATTATTTGAAATCATTTTTTTACTTTTACTTTTACTTTTACTTTTATTTAACAATGTAATAGAAAATAAAGTCCACGGTTGAGAAGGTCTATCATGTATATATGGTGTAAATACATTCCATTGTCTATGTTTTTTTGCAAAATCACTTGTTATAAATGGAATACCACACGAATTACCATATCTACCTATAAATGACATTTTTTTTGCTAAATTACTATCACATACCATACCATCTACTGCACCATGAGGAGCATATGGTTTTGGTCTATTTGCTTGACACATATATTCTCTAGCATCTAATTCATAATGAGAACAAACAGTTCTAGAACAAGGATTATTATCTTTTAATAAATATACATCATAATGATCTGCTAAAATTTGTTGAGCTATTGTAATATTCAATTTACCTTTATGTAAATCCATAAGATCACTTAAACGAACCTGTCTCGCTCCTTGATGTCTTCTAATATCATACATTCCAGAATTTTGCACTTCTATATTTCTAATACGTTCATCATAAGGAGCATTAAATCCTATAAAATAACCATTTTTAGTTCTCTCTATATTATGAAATTTTAATCCTAATTCAATGCGAAGTATTTCATTTGTATTTATATCACCAAATAACCAAGAATTTGCATAATCTCCAGAATTTCCTTCTAAAAGTATTTCACAATAATTATCTAATGATCTACCATATTGCATTGCATCTCTTATTCTATAACCAATAGGTATTTTTTTTGCATAAGCTATAAAACCACCAATTGTTGTTTCTGTTCCAATTATACCATTAGATGTTATAAAAAAATCTGTTCCACTCCAAATCATACACGCTGATGTTTGCATAATAATACGACACCCTTTTTTTCCATCTCTCTCTTCTGGATGTAAATCTAAAATTATATTTGAATATTGTCCATCTATATAATCACAAAATGAATTATGAGCACATACAATTTGTCCATCTTCCGTCCAATCTTTTCCTACAGCTATAAAAGCACTACATCTATCTTTTGAACCACTACCACCTTCTTTTCCTACGTGAAATTCAGATTTTGATTTATTAATCCAATAAGAAATAGAACAATAAAAATTCCAAGCAATTATTTCATCAACAGTTGTTTTACACACATTTGTTTTACAACAACCTTCAGCAATTCCCTCCATTTCTTCATAAAATTCTGGATATTTCTCTTTAGTTATTTCTTTAAAATCTTTTGAAATATCTACTATTAAATCAACCCATTGAATTCCATATGTTTCATATATTAAAAATTTTAACATTTCTTGTATTTTTATAAATTCATCTACACATAACTCACCATATGCTTTTCCTCTATCACGCGCATTTCCATATATAGAAATATACTTCCATCCATTTTTATTATATGATAAACCATTTTTTATTTTTATCATTATATAATATTTAATTATTATAATTATCACATATTTATCATAATAAGACCTATTATTACAAATAATAATATCCATGGAAGAAGAATCAGTAACCAAGAAATACCTGTATGTCCATCTTTACAAATTAAATTTAAAACATATGTCCAAAATAATATATAAATTAATTTTACTATAAAAATAATAGCTGTATTCGGAACACGACACGAAAATGAACCTATATTATACATATTATTATTTTTTAAATTTTGTAATAATATAACTACTAAACCTATTATTGAAATTACAAAATAAATCATTGCTGGAACACATAACTCTTTTATTTTTTTTGTAAAATTAACCATTCTAAAATAATAATAGAAAAAAATTATTTAAAAAATGAATATAAATTAGCAAAATTAGGAGTATTCGTCAATTGACCCATCCAAGGTAATGGACTTGGAATAGGTGCATTTCCTTTGTGTATATTAACTAAATTTTGAATTCCTGTAGAAGTTTCTCTAAATAAATTAAGTCTATCTTGTCCAAAAGTATTTGAATAAGCACCACCTTTTTGTTTTTTATTTTTTCTACTTTTTGTATTTTTTCGACCACCTGTAAATGGTTTATTCGCACCCATATTTTTTAGATATCCCACTGGATCTCCTTTATTATAAGAATTTAATTCATAATGATTATAATTGGTATCACCACCACTACCCGACCAATTTGAAGGAGAACTCGTCCAAGGAGAACCTATTAATCCATTCGGATAAGATGACATTCCTCCATGTTGTGATGATGTATTATTAAAAAAATTTATACTACCATTTAATCCTTTATTCGGTAAAGTATTCGAAGGATAATTACCTCCAGTTGTTCCTGGATAAGCTAAAGGAGGACGAATTGAAGGAATATTATTTGTACTACCTGTATATGCTAAATTATTATCTCCTCCTCCTCGTTTTTTGAGATTTTTTTTACTACATCCTTTCATTTTATATATTTTTTTATGTCTTTGAGATTTTTTAACTTTAGGCATTATAATATATATTAAGATATTATTCAATATCAACGTGTGTTAAGAAATGTCTGCGACAACACATTTTTGTCATTTTTAATTCATCCAACACTTCACCTTCAGGTGTTTTTTCAGCAAATTCTTTTGTTAAATATAACACTTTATCTATATCAATAGATTCACTATTCCCTTTTTTAGCCAATTTTTTCATACGCACGTGTTCAATATAATATCTATATTTATCTGCTAAAACCAATCCACAAGTAAAACATTTCACTGGAATAATCATCTTTCTATATATTAAATATTATTTTTATATTATTATAAATTTAAATCAATTTTTTATTATAATATTTATATATTAATGGCAACCAATTTTTTAGTAGGTACTACAGATTTATCTGATATTATATATTACGGTTCATATAAATCTAATGGTTATGGTTTACAATACCTTAAGATACACATTTAGCACCATAACATTTATTTTGAAAATAATAAGTATCCCATTTTTTAGTTTTTCCATTAGTATCAGAATTAAAAGTAGGTCCTTTTATATTTCCCGCTAAACAAGTATTATCACTAGTCCAAACACAACAAGAAGTAGAATTGCAATTATTTTGTGTAAGTTTTCCACAAGATTTTTCTAAAACTTGACTAGCTCCGCGATGACTTTCACAAAAAGCATCATTTTTATTTAATATAGTAGAATTAACCGGAATTTTAGTGTATCCTTCGATTTTTAAAAAAGTATTTAAATAAAAAACAGAATTAATAAATAAAATGAAATAAATGAATAAATAAAAAATTAAAACGATTTTAATATAATATTTTAAATGCATATTATTAATATAATAAAAGTGAATATTTTATATTTCTTGTAGTCGTGTGCCTTTAGTAGTTTTAATTTTTTTAGATCCTTTTTTAGATATGGTATGAATTAGATTATGACAATCTTCACATAATGTCATTAAATTCGCTAAATTATTTTTATGAAATATAGAATCGGTAGTATTAATAGTGCCTGTATTATTTGCGTTAGATTGATGTTGAAGGTGATGAACTTCAGTGCCGAAATTAATATTGCATTTTTCACAAATATTAATAATTTTATTAGAATTATATTGTGAAGTTTTGAGAGAAAGAATGCTTCTGGTTTCAGGGTGATATTTAAGTCTAATTTCATATGCGGCATCTAAAAAAGTTTGTGGAAGATTTAATGATTTACAAACTTCAAGACCATACATACTGTTTCCAGGTCCATCTTTTAATTTGCGATCGTAAATAAGAGTATCATTATGTTTATCATAAAAAACTTCCATATGTTTAAGAACAAGAGTATCTAAAGAAGTGATTTCAGTATAATTAACGATTTCGTGTAAATGTGTAGCAAAAATGAAAGAACTGTTAGAATGATGTAATTGTTGTATTCCAGCGACAAAAATGCTAACTGCACTATGTGTTTCAGTTCCAGAACAAAGTTCATCGCCTAATATTAAACTATTTTCATTAGTGAGTCGTAATATAGTTCGTAATTCGGACATTTCAACAGCAAATGTAGACAATCCTTTAAAGATATTATCATTTCCGATAATACGTGTGAAAAGGTATTTATATGGTTTAAAATTGAATTGAGAACAAGGGACATATAATCCGGCTTGTGCCATAATAATAGAGATGCCTAATGCTTTAATAAGACTTGTTTTTCCCACAGCATTAGTTCCATAAAGTAGCATTCCATCAACATTAGTATTACCTAATACAATATCATTACAAATATATAATTCATTAGATTGGAATCGTTCGATTAAGCAATGTCTTAATTGTTTAGCATCAACGAATGATTTATTATTTTGAACGATATGTGGTTTACAATAATTATATTTAGTAGCAATACTACTTTTAGTATATAAAATATCAATAAGAGTAATAAAATGAATAATAGTTTCTAATTGAGATTGATAAAGTTGGAATTGTAAAATGAATTTATTAAATACACTGGTAATAATATCTTTAATAGATGTTTTAGCAAGTGAAATATTTTTACACAAAGTATGAATTTGTGAATCAATAATAGAATTATTACTAGAAGTTTGTGAATCGTATTTGAATAGTGTTTTAGAAATAGTAAATTCGAATTGTTTATTTTGTGTATTAATTGTATAATTTAATAGAACGATCGTTTCTTTAATAGGTAATGCTTCAACTAATAATTTACATCTTCTATTAGTGCATAATAAAGTAAAGTTATTTTTTTCGGTTTCGTGAATTTTGACAAAATCATTGCCTTTATTATTATTTTTTTCTTTATTAGCGATTAAAGAACTTAAATAATTTTTAATAGCTTCTAATTTAAGTTCAGATTCGAGTAAAATAGAATTTTTTAAATCTAAATCAGTATCAATTCCAGAATTGATAAAATTGATTTCAAAATTTTTGAATTGTTCTATATCTTTAGATAATAATAAATTTAAATTGGTATGAATAAAGGTTGAGATATCAGTGCAAAAAGAGAGAATATCACACATATTTTTGTCAAATAGTGAGAAATAAGAAGTGAGTATAGAATCAGTAGATATTTTTAAATAAATTTGTTGGATAGTTAAAATATTATAATATAAATTAGAGATAGATTTAGGAGATATTTTATTTAAAAAGATTTGTCTTTCCCATTTAGAGAGATCTTTAATAGTAGAAAGATTATTTTTAAAGAAAGTGTCAATTTCAGAATTAGAATTAGAATATGTAGTTAAGAAGTGTTCAGTGATATCATATTCTCTTTGTAAATAGGTTTCATCCCAAACAGGGTTTAATAAATTATATAAGAATTTTCTTTTACCCATAGATGTTAAACAATTATTTAACATTTGTGAAACAGAAGATAATTTATTAGATTTAATAGTATTATCATTAATAATATTTAATTGTTTTAATGAATGATTAGCAAGTATTAATCGTGTAGAGCAATTTTCGAATATAGGTTCATTAATTTTACGTACGAGATGAGGGTTATGTTTATAAATGAAATCTAATAAATAGCAAAAGGATTGAGTAGCAATATTATTTTCATAAAAATTTTGATAAAATACATTAAAATCATCAAATTTGTAAAAAGTGGATAAAATTTCTTTTTGATAAGTTTGTTTTTGACAATTTATAATTTGAGTATATTTAGTATTAGAAGTGTTAGAAATAGTAGGTATATGTATTTTATGAATTAAATTAGAAGTAATTCCGGAATAATTAATGATATAATCGATTTCATTTTCATTAGGTAAATTAGAGATAATAATAACTTCATTAGGGTTATAAATAGAAATGAATCTTTCTAATTCATCATAAGTAGTAGGATTATTAATATAATATTCTTTAAATTGAAAAATAGATGTTTTACCGGTATAAATATCAATATTAGCGATTCCGACAACAACAAATGTGCCTTTAAGTAGAATAGATTGTTGTACTAAATCAATCCAAATACAAGTAGTAGAATTAGTAAGAACAGTAGAATCAGTATGAAAGAAAGTTCCAGGAGAGAATATTCCTGCTAAACTGCGTGTAGTATTTTTAGCAGATTCATCTTGAACGTAAACAACAGCAGTAAATCCGACTTCTTGTATTTTTTTAATATATTTTTCGAGTTGTAAATCTTTAAATCCTGCCATAGAAACTTTATGATTTCCAACACAAGTATTTTTATCAACAACATTTAATTCACAAATAGAAGAGAATTCTAAAATTTTAGTATCATTAGAAGTATTTCCATAAACTTCAAAAAAAGAGCCGACTTGCATAAGCAATATGGTATTAGGACCATATTCAGTTTGGTATTGTTTAGTTAGCTGAAAATATTCGGTAACAAGTGCCATTTTCGATTGTAAAAATATATATATAATATAATACGTAATCTTTATATTATATTATTAATAAATACATTAGCATAATTAGTGTGTATATTATTTATCATCTTTAATATCCACAACAACAAAATCATCAATTTTTTTAAATATAAGTGTGGATAAAATATATTTTTTTAAATAAATGTACCAATCAGCGGATATAATATTTAAAGTATAAAATAAGTATTTAATAACAACTAAACAAATAGTAGCATAAAAAGGTAATTTACTTTTACTATTATGTTCTATTAATATAAATTCTTTAAATTTATCATTATAAATGGAAATTTCGGTAATAAAATTATTATCAGGTTCTTTGTACATAATTTTATATCCATTAATTAAAACATTATTATAATTAAGTCTCCAAACGAATTTTTTAAATGAATAATGTTTAACATTTAAAAAGACTTGTAATTTACTAATAGTGCTATGAATATTATCTGTAAATATAGCAACATCAATATCACTTTTTTTAGGGAAATAATCAAATCTTTGAATACTTCCAAAGAAATAAATTTTAGTATCTAAATAATTTTTTAAACGTGTAAAGAATAAATTATTATATAAAGGCATTTTATTTTGTGTAGTTTCCATATTAAAGTATTAAAAGATAATATTATAATTCAGTATCTTGTTTTGAAATATTATATAATAATGTATCATTATTAATATTAGTGATTTCTCCTGCTAATATAGATGTTTCATATAATTTATTAATAACATCATTAGGTGCGTTACTTCCAATTTTGAGTAAATTATGATCTCTTAAATATTTTTTTTTAATAGTAATTGGTTTTTTTTTAAGTTCTTTTTGTGCGTTAATTATTTTTTTACATGTTTCTTTACTTTTTAATGAAACTCCAATTGTATTTTTACAAGAAGATTTACCTAAAATGTATTTGTGTTTAGTAATTTTTTTAATAATTTTAGATAAATTGGGTGATATATTTGTGGAAGTATTATTAGAATTAGAATGAACAATAGGAGTAGAAATATTAGAAATAGAATTGGAATTAGAATGAATAACAGGAGTAGAAATAGAATCAATAGAATTGATATTATTAACTAAAGGAGATGAAATAGAATTATTAGAATGAATATTAATATTATTTTGTTTATTTTCGTCAGTTTTTAATGCTTGTACTTTTAAACGTATTTTATTTAATCTTTGTTCTCTCTCTATTTTGTCATTATCATGTATAATTGGAGGATTAGTATAATTTTGTAAATTTTTTTTAGTCCATTCTTTTTTTGTTAATTTTGTGCCATTTTTTAATATAGAGAAAAGAGGTGGTGGTGGTATATTTGGTTGTAATTGTATAGGATTATGTTGTTGTGTATATAATGGTTGAAATTGAGTAGTATTCAATGGAATTAAAGGTTGTAATTCTTCGGCTAATTGTATATTTACATCAGGTGAAACAAATAAAGAATGATTTTTAATAGTTTTATTTTCTAAATCCTTTTTTTGTTTAGTTAAATTAGAAGCAATATTATTTTTGTGTTGTTGTGTAGATAATGTTTGTAAATAATTAATAGAATCATTAAATTCATTAGAAAAAGAATCATTGGAATCATTTTCAATATTAGTTTTGTTTTCATTATTTTTTTTTGCGTTATTATTATGTTCAATTTCACGATGTTTATGTTCGTGTATTCTTTTTAATAATTTTTTTTTTAAAACATTAGGAGAGATATTAGAAGAGATTAAATGTAATTTAGAAGTTTTAGGTTTATTTTTTTTTTTAAAACTGCCGCCGACATTAAATAAGTTAGGATTAATTTTAATAGTTTTATTTGACATTTATTATAATATAAAATAAAAAAAGAAAGAATATAACTAGAGAGAAATTAATTAAATAAAAATCGATCAATAGTAGTTTTAACACAAAATAAACGATGTAAAAAAATGCCACTTAAAAATAGCAATATTAAAATAAAATAAAAGTTATATTTTGGAATAAATAAATGAATTAAAAATGCGGCGATTATAGTAAAAATAACATCCATTATAGCGATATTAAATATTCTATAAGAATGAATTCCTTTTCCAACTTTGCCTAATATATCTTTGTATTTACACAACATATATATATAAGTAATTGAATAAAAAATGAGATGAAATAAATAATAACTGAATAATTGTTTTATGAATTATTATTAAAACAATTTAAAAATAAATTGAAATGTAAAATAAGAGTTATACATGACATCATTAAATTCAAATATAATGGAAAATATGAGTTCATCAATTTGTGAAAGTTTTAAAACAAAAGAAGAAAAAGAAACAAGAGAAGAAAAAGAGGTATTTGATATAAAAAAGGACCAATATATTGAAACACCATGGAATATTATAGAATCTTATTTTCGTGGAGATCCTTTAACTAGATTTGTAAGACATCAACTAGAATCATATAATAATTTTGTAGAATATCAAATGATTAAAACAATCAATATGTTTAATCCAATACATATTGTTTCAGAACAAGATTTTGACCCAGTTTCTAAAAATTATTCACTAGAAATTTTTATTACATTTGAAAATTTTAATATTTATAGACCTCAAATACATGAAAATAATGGAGCGATTAAATTAATGTTTCCTCATGAAGCACGTTTAAGAAATTTCACATATGCTTCTGCTACAACTATAGATATAAATATTAAATATGTAGTTCGTAATGGATCTAATCTAGAAAATATTCAAATATTTCATAAAGTTATTCCTAAAATTCATATTGGTAAAATTCCAATTATGATAAAATCCAATATTTGTGTATTAAGTCAATATACTCATTTTGAACATACTCAAACTGGAGAATGTAAATTTGATGTAGGAGGATATTTTATTATTAATGGTTCTGAAAAAATTGTATTAGGACAAGAACGTGCAGCAGAAAATAAAGTATATTGTTTTAATATATCTAAGAATGATACAAAATATACATGGAAAGCAGAAGTAAAATCAGTTCCAGATTTTAAATGTATTTCACCAAAACAAATTAATATGATGATTAGTTCTAAAAATAATGGATTCGGAAATGCCATTTGTGTTGATTTACCACGTGTAAAACAACCTATACCATTATTTATAGTATTTCGTGCTATTGGTGTAATTTCTGATAAAGAAATATGTGAGAGAATTATTCTAAATATAGATGATAAAAAAAATAAACATATGCTTGAAGCATTACAAGGTTCTATTATTGAAGCTAATAAATATTTAACACAAAAAGAATGTATAAAATATATAACTGGATTTGTAATGTATACTCCAATCAATATGGATAAAGAAATAGGAGCAAAGAAAAAACACGATTTCACTATAGAAATATTAAGTAATGATTTATTCCCTCATTGTAATACAACAGAACAAAAAATATATTTTTTGGGATATATGACACATAAATTATTACTCGCATCATTTGAAATTATTAAACAAGATGATAGAGATTCTTATTTAAATAAACGAATAGATTTAACAGGCAGTTTGCTAAATAATCTTTATAGAAATTATTTTAATAAATTAGTAAAAGATATGGAAAAACAAGTAATTAGAGAAATCAATAATGGTTCATGGAAATCAACTGATGATTATGAAAATATTATAAATATGACTAATATTTATAAAGTAATTAAATCAACTACAATTGAAAATGGACTTAAAAGAGCACTTTCTACAGGAGATTTTGGAATTAAACATACAAATTCTAATAAAGTTGGAGTAGCACAAGTATATAATAGATTGAATTATGTTTCTAGTTTAAGTCACGCTAGAAGAATATCCACACCAACTGATAAAAGTGGAAAATTAATCCCACCTCGTAAATTACATAATACAAGTTGGGGATTTTTATGTCCTGCAGAATGTTTCGATCCTGAAACTCAAATTTTGATGTGGGATGGAACTTCAAAACGTGCTGGAGATATAATAATCGGTGATGTTCTTGTTGATGATATGGGAAATTCAACAGAGGTTCGTTCTACTTGTTCTGGATTGAAGAATATGTATGATATTATTCCTAATAAAGACAATTTTATGAAACATAGAGTAACTGATAATCATATTCTAACTCTTAAAATACGTGGTCACAAAGTTATTGGAAATTTTAATAAAAAAGATAAAAAAGATAGAAAATATACTCATATTGTAAAATTTCTTAATCGTGATGAATTAAAGTTTCAAGAAAAATATTTTACATCTTTAAAAGAAGCAGAAGATTTTGTAAATAGTTTTGATGATGATGATACAATAGATATAACTATTGAGAAATACTTAAAATTAAATAAAACAACTCGTGACAATTTAGTTTTATTTAAAGTATTAGGTATTAATTGGACCGTGGAAATGAAACCATATTTAGTTCCTATAGAAAATAAAACACATTTATTAAAAAGTAAATCTTCTATGTGCAGTAAATTTAGTTTAAATGAAGTAGGAATAGGTCCTTACGTAGGATGGCAACTTCACGATAAGCGTGGAAGGTTCTGTTTGAAAGATGGTCTGGTTGTACACAATACTCCTGAAGGTGCAAGTGTTGGAATAATAAAAAATTTAAGTTATATGACACATATAACTATTTATTCAGATTCATTACCATTATATGAATATATATTACCATATGTTATATCTATTGATAAAGAAGGTATTTTATCAGAAGATATGTATGATAAAATAAAAGTATTTATAAATGGTGCCTGGATAGGAATTACAGAGAATCCTCAAGAATTATATTTATCGTTAAAAGATAAAAAATATAAAGGTATAATTAATATTTATACTTCTATAATATTTGATTATAAAATGGGTGAAATTCGTGTTTGTAATGATAGTGGAAGATTAACTAGACCATTATTGCGTGTAAAAGATAAAAATATTTTAATTACACCATCTATTTTAGATAAATTAAATAATAAAACTTTAAATTGGGATAATTTATTAACTAGTTCAATAATTCCAGATTCGGTTATAGAATATATTGATCCTGAAGAACAATCGTGGACATTAATTGCAACTAAACCTAAAGATATAATTGTTAAAAGTGATAATATATATAAATATACACATTGTGAAATTCATCCTTCAACTATATTTGGAGTGTTAGCATCGTGTATTCCATTTCCAGAACACAATCAATCACCTCGTAACACATATCAATGTTTAGATATTAATGAAACAGTATTATTAAGTAATGGAAGTAAAATTGCAATTAAAGAAATAAAAATAGGTGATAATGTGGTTTGTTTTAATCCTATAACAATGGAAATGAATTATACAAGTGTTGTAAATCATTACATAAGAGAAACAGATAAAAAAATGTATAAAATAACAACTTTAAGTGAAAGAGAAATAATTGCAACAGAAGATCATAAATTTATGACATATGAAGGTTGGTGTGAAGTAAAAAATATGATGGTTAATGAAACACGAATTGGAATATTACCATATCAATCGGATTTACCTATTTCAATTGAAGAAGAAAAAATAATATTAACAGAAGAAGAATTTAGAAACTTCTTTATAAATAATAATTTTAAATTAAAATTAATAAATAAATATGTAGATAAATTAAAAGAAATAGGTTTATTACCTCTTTACAATACAAATTATAAATTACCTATTATTGCGAGAATGTTTGGATTTATTCTAGCAGATGGTTCAATAAATATTTATGAAAGATATAATAATAAATTTGCGTCATGTAGTTTTAATTTTGGAACAGAAGATGATGTAAAGATGTTTGAAAATGATATTCAATTATGTGGTTTTAATAAATGTAATTATAATAATTCATCTAGATCTTTTAATGATACAACACATACGACATATGCGGTAACACATAATGGTGTATTTCCGTGTTTATTATTAGCATTAGATGTAAGTTATGGAAGAAAAACAGAACATTATAGAAAAGAAGTTCCATTATGGATTTTAAATGGAAGTAAATTAATAAAACGAGAATTTTTAAGTGGATTTCAAGGAGGTGATGGTTGTAAAATTAGATGGAATAAAATAGATAAAGGTTATAATTTCGTATGTGCTGAAACATCACAACAAATAAATCCTTTATTTGAAAATTCTTTAATTAAATTTATGGAGCAATGTTCAAATTTATTAACGGAATTTGGTATTGAAGTTTTAAATATTAAACCATGTAAAATAGAAAATGAAAGAATAAAAGTAGCTTATAAAATATCAGATAAACAAAGTAATTTAATTAAATATTTTGATAATATTGGATATAGATATTGTTCAACAAAAAATAATCACTCATTTATAATTATAGAATATTTAAAATATAAATTAAATTTATTTGAAGAACATAAAAAAATGATTATATCTATAAGATTATTACATGATATGAAGGAAACTAATACATTTATTGCGAATAAATTTCAGTTAAAAGTAAGTTATATTTCAGATATAATTAGAAGTTATAAACAAAATAGAAAAATTACTATGAGAAATTTAGGTGAAAATACAATTGAAAAATGGTACAGTCAAATTATATTATTAAATAATATGCTTTTTATTCCAATTAAATCTATAAAATTAGTAGATAATAAACAAGTATCTGATATTACAGTAGATTCAGATAATCATAGTTTTATAGCAGGTAATAATTTCTTATCAAGTAATTGTGCCCAAGGTAAGCAAGCGATGGGTGTGTATGTAACTAGTTATGAAAATAGAATGGATAAAACAGCATATGTTTTAAATTATCCAATGAGACCACTAGTAGATACTCGTATTATGAATATGATACAACTGAATAAGATTCCATCAGGAACACAAGTGATTGTTGCAATAATGACACATACTGGTTATAATCAAGAAGATTCATTACTTATAAACCAAGGTTCTATTGATAGAGGTATGTCATTAGTAACTGTATATCATACAGAAAAAGATGAAGATAAACAAAAAATAAATGGAGATGAAGAAATTAGATGTAAGCCTGATATTACAAAAACAAAAGGGATGAAAATGGGTAATTATACAAAAGTAAATTCGAAAGGAGTAATACCTGAAAATACTTTAGTAGAAAATCGAGATGTAATTATTGCGAAAGTTACCCCAATAAAAGAAAATAGAAACGATCACACAAAAGTTATTAAATATGAAGATCAAAGTAAAATTTATAAAACGATTGAAGAAACATATATTGATAAAAATTATATTGATAGAAATGGAGAAGGATATAATTTTGCGAAAGTTCGACTTAGAACTGTTAGAAAACCTGTAATTGGTGATAAGTTTAGTAGTCGTCATGGTCAGAAAGGTACTGTAGGAAATATTATTCCAGAATGTGATATGCCTTTTACAAGTTCAGGTGTTAGACCAGATATTATAATAAATCCACACGCAATTCCATCTCGTATGACTATAGGTCAATTAAAAGAAACTGTTCTTGGAAAAGTATTACTAGAATTAGGTTTATTTGGAGATGGTACATCATTTGGGAATTTTGATATTAAAGATATTTGTGATGAATTATTAAAACTGGGTTATGAAGCTCACGGTAATGAATTATTATATAATGGATTAACTGGAGAACAACACGAATGTAGTGTATTTATTGGTCCTGTATTTTATCAAAGATTAAAACATATGGTTAATGATAAAGTGCATAGTCGTTCTATTGGTCCAATGGTGAATTTAACTAGACAACCAGCTGAAGGACGATCGCGAGATGGAGGGTTAAGGTTTGGAGAAATGGAAAGAGATTGTGAATTGGGTACGACGCAAATCACACTTACTAATGGTCTCAGTATGTTGATACAAGATATGGGAGATTGTAATAATGAAGTATATGGATGGGATGAAACAACAAATAAAATGATACCTTCTAAACAAGTTGGATTTATGTATAAAGGAGAACGTGAATGCATTCAATTAACATTTCAAGATGGTAGAACTAAAAGTTGTACACCAGAACATCCTATATTAACATCAGATAATCAATGGATAAAAGCAAAAGATTTAATAGTTGGAAAACAAAAAGTAAAATCTAGTATTACATGTCCTGTAGTTGATTTTAATGATGAAATCAAAGAATGTAATGGATGGAATTTAAAAGTTGGAGATTTGTTATTTAAAACTGATACACTTGAAAATTATAAAAAAACACTTATATTATCTAAATTAATTGGATATTTAATAACAGATGGACATATTGGTTATCGTAAAAATATATATACAGGAACTATATTTTTAGGACATATGATTGATGTAAATAGTTTTATTAACGATCTTAAACTTTTATGTAATATAAAACAAACTAATTTTAAACATAAAAATTTATATAGTGTAAGAATTCCTGTAGTTTTACTCAATCATATAATTCAATTAGAAGGTTTAATTATTGGAAAAAAAGTTATACAAAAAGCAATACTACCAGAATTTATTCTTGATGAAAATTGTCCTAAACCAATCATTCGCGAATTTTTAGGAGGATTATTCGGAGGAGACGGACATACTTGTGTTCTTGGACTACATAGAGGAAAAAGAGATTTATTATCTTCAATCTCATTTTCACAAACTAAAAATAAACTACATTTAGAATCTCTTACTGAAATGATGAATGATATTAAAAAATTACTACAAAAATTTAATATTAATAAAGTTTCTATTCAACAATTTAAAGAAACTAGTTTTTCAAAAAATAAAAAAAATAGTGATACAAAATTAAATAATTATCAGTTAATTTTACATTTAGATATTGATGAATTAATTCAATTTCACGATCAAATCGGATTTAGATATTGTTGTCATAAATCACAAAGATTAGAAGCAGGTGTTTCTTATAAAAGATTAAGAAATGAAGTTATTAGACAACATAATTGGATTGTAAAACGAGTTGATGAAATTACACAATTTACACGAATTAAAAAAGAAACACCGAATAAAATTGTTCCTACAAAAAATGCTATTGAACAAGCTATTGATGAATTAAATTTATTAGAACCTTTAATACATATATATGCTATTCCATCAGCACACGATATTACAGATCATCTAATTAAAGGAACTAAATTTGGAAAATTTTCAAGTAATTTATTTCCTACAGCAGAAGAATATTTAACAGAAATTGGTGCTTTAGAATGGTTCTTAAATAATGATACAATTCGTAAACAAATTAAAAAAGTTGATATTTATGAAGATGAAAATGAAGATGATGAAGATGCTCTAAATAATAATGATATTGATGATGAAAATAATACATTAAATTTATCAAGTTATGGAGTTAAACGAGAATGTGATGGTTTACCAACTATGAATTTAACAGTTATAGATATTAGACCTATTGGAATACATAAAGTATATGATATTGAAGTTGAAAATACACATTCATTCTTAGCTAATGGAATAGTTGCACATAATTGTATGGTATCACACGGTGCATCTAGATTTACTAAAGGAAGAATATATGATGCTTCAGATAAATATTCAGTACACGTTTGTAAAAAATGTGGTCTTATTGCTGCATACAATGAAAAAATGCATATTCATCATTGCCGAACGTGTGATAATCGTGTAGATTTTGCATATGTAGAAATTCCATATGCTTGTAAATTATTATTTCAAGAATTAAATACAATGAATATTGCTCCACGAATAATGACCACAAATACATAAATTATTTATCTAATAATGGTGTTGTAATTGTTGTATTATTTTGTAAATTATCTGATTTAATATTTAGATTATTAGTATTTGAAGTATCATTTAAATTAGAACTAGAACTTAAAGGATTATTTGATAAATTCATTGTATTAGTATCTATTATATCTCCTTCATCTATATAATTATTATCTTTTATTAATTTAATATCAGTTATTATTTTTTTTAAAATTGAATTATTAGTTTGTTCATAAATACTAATTAGTGTTGCCAACATATTTAAAAATATGCCTACCCATATTAAATTTATATTATTATTTCCTGTAGCATATGAAGTGGTAAATATTCCAGCCGTTTGAACTAAATGAAATAAGTAATTTAAATATAAATTATTAGTATTTAAACATTGACGCTTACTTAAAAATCTTTTTAAGTCATCTAATTTGTTTTTATCTAAAGTATCTTTTATTTCAATAATAATATCTTTTTTATTTAGTGACATATTATATATGTCACTAAATTTTAATATAATTAATTATTTATTAATATTCAAATACTTTTGTAATTTAATCATAATATAAGTAGTTAATGCAAATAATATACCACCCCATAAAGTATCCATAATTACAGTTAAAAATGACCAATTTTCTAATAATGCATAATTGGTTGTTTCATATACACCATAAATTACTATACCTAATATAAACGCATCAGATATACTTTTACTTGGTTTAATTATAAAATAATTAATTCCAATAATTAAAAATATATAACATAATATTATACCTATATAATTTAATTTAGGTTTTTTATTTTGAATACGTTGTATTTGATTTATAAAATACTTTTTTGATAAATTTATATAAATACTATCAATTAATAATAAAATTATTCCACTTAATAACAACGATTTATTTAACATTTATAATATTCATTTATTTTTTTTTTATTTTTTATTTAGATTAAATTATTAATAATATTTTTTTACTATACTATTATATAAATGACATCTATAGGATATACTAGTGCAATTAATGGAAGTAATGTTGCTTTTAATATTTTAGCAACAAGTAAAAAAAGTTCTGGAGGAGCTATACATGGTTGGATTCCTCAACCGACTCAAAATGTGGATAAAAGATATCCAGAATATGAACAAATTCGATTCACTTTAAAACAAGCTTGGAATACAACTTATCCTAGTCAATTAAGACGTAATAATTTAAAACAAAGTGTAACTACTCCTTTTAGAGCTGTTAATAATGCAGGAGACCTTTTAAGTCGTGAAAATTATTCGTGTGGTGGAAGTTGTCAAAGTTTCCAAAGTAGACCAAATCTTAAAGGATTAAAAACACGTTTTGGTTCTGTTTCTGTTTCTTGTACTCCATCTGCTACTTATAGTAGTATTCAATTAATTAAAGATATTCCTGCTGCTGCATGTAATGTAAAATATGTTTATGATAGTTCAGATTATACTACTTATTTAAAACAAAGAGCTGTAAATAAAAACTATAATGATTTATCATATGGTGGCGATCAATCTAATGCTAGTCAAGTAGCACTAAAAGCAGTACGTAGATATTAATTTATATTTAAGTAATGTAAATAATATATAATATAATAAATTGTATTAAAAACAATATAATATATCAAAAAACAGATTTTAATTATATTATATTATATTATGCAACGTATTAAAAACAATATAATATATCAAAAAACAGATTTTAATAAACATTTAATCTGCCAATTACCTAATATATTTAAATGTTCTAAATGCAAATCTAATAATAATATTTTTGTTGAATCACATATTTTTATTCAATATTGTTTATTTTGTAATAATCCCAATTCTGTTAATAGAGAAAATAATAATAAATATATATATTAATATTAATGACTACTCCATATGCAGTATCTAGAAATATAGGTTCTGTATCATATAATAATTATGTTAATGCTCCTATTACTGGACCATTAAGCACTAATCAAACACCTCCTCAAATTCCATATCATAATTATGGAATTTTAACGGGATTAAGACCTACACCACCTCAATTCTATTCAATGCAAGAACCAGTTTATTCTGAAATGAATACTAATGCGAGACATCAATATTTAAGAACTGCTCAAAATCAACAATCTATTATTAATCAAATCATCTCTGGTAAATTATCTACACCATTAGGATATCAAATTAATTCATCTGGAAGAATGGTTTCTACTTCATCTCATACAAATTATATTCCACCTATTTCATCATCTTTACATTTAAATACTATTAAAAGTAATGCTATAGGTAAAAGCGCTTATAAAGTTAACTTACCTAATAATGTACCAATCGGTACTAAAAGTTATTATCCTAGTGGAACTATGACTACTTTAAAAAGAGCTCGTTCTGGCGGATGTGTTGCTCCCAAAAAAAAAGGAGCTATACAAAATATTAATTTAGTTAATGGGAAAATATGTGCTTGGGGATCAATTGTTCGACAAAATTATTAAATTTAAAAATATAATATTTAGTATTATTATAATATGTCAAATTATACGCAAAATGTTGGATATCCTGTTTTAACTCCTTCTTATGGAATTGGAAGTTATGGTAGAACTGGACCTGCATTACTTATTGGTTCCCCGCGTAATAAAATCGGTTCTCAAAACAGAATTTATACTTGGATGAAAAATCACGGACAAGGACCACAATATTTTTCGTTTTTACAAAAAATTATTGGTCCTATACCTCCTAACAGAAATAATTATATTTAATTATTAATATTAAATTATTTATTAATATTATAATGAATAAATATTTAGTTGAATTTTTAGGAACAATGCTCCTTGTATATGTTATTCTTGCAACTAATAATTGGATTGCTATTGGAACAGCATTATCCATAGGATGTTTATTAGGAGGCAAAATTTCTGGAGGAGCATATAATCCAGCTGTTGCTATCTCTTATTATATTTCTGGTAAAATCGCTAAGTATGAATTAATTCCATATATTATTGTTGAAATTCTAGGTGCTTTAGCAGCTTTTTATTGTTTTAAAAAATTCGTTTTAAAAAATTAATAATAATTAATAATAATTATTCATATAATATATATTATTATTATATTATATAAATGACACAAAAAAGACATACTAGACGCACTAGACGCAAAAGACAAAAAGGAGGAGGAGGAGATTGGAATATTTTTGGAACTGGGGAAGAAAATCAGGATAGAAATAGTTCCCCTTCATTTTGGAATAGTTTGAATCCATTTCATAATTCGTCGACTGATCCGAAGAATGAATATCAGCACTCAAATAATAGATATGAGCAACCGCAGCAACAGCGAAACTGGGGTAGATCATTAACGGATGATACTGAACCATCTTATACTTTAACCACAACAACCGGTGGTAGATGTGGTAAATGTGGTGGAATTATAAAACAAAAAGGTGGATTTTCATCACATACAAATTTAGCAAACAATGCTGCATCATTTTCAGGTAAAACTGTAGGTGGTAGAAAAAGAAAAAGTATGAAATTTTGTCGTCGTCACCATCATTTACATTGTAAATCTTGTAAAAATTAAATAAAATATTATATTATATGTCGTCCTGGAATTATTTTGGAAATAAGTTTAATAAATATAAAACAACACTTAAAGAATATAAAAAAACACAAGATGACCAAGATGACCAAGATGACCAAGATAAACAAGATTTAAAGGATTTAAAATTTAAAATTAGATGTACTTCAAATGCATCAGGTGTGTTTAAATGCAGAAAACAATACACTTCATTTCAAAATCAAAATTGTGTTAATAATAATAAGTGTTTAGATGATCAACAATACAATGATATAATACAAGAAAATTTATCTATTAAAGGAGGAAAAAGTAAAAGAAAAAGTAATAAAAATAGAAAAAGTAAAAGAAAAAATAATAAAAATAGAAAAAGTAAAAGAAAAATGAAATATATAAAATGATAATTTATATTTATAAAAAAAAATGAAATATATTTATAAATATAAATTTATAATAATTACAATTTAATGGAGTTAATAAGTGAATCTGATATTTACGAACCGAGTATAAATGAGTTGCATCAATATGTAGATAATATTATACATATAAATAATTTTAAGAATGGATTAAGATGTCCATGTGGAAGTAGAAAAAGTCATTTATTTTATGATAAAGGAAGTTTTTCAATACATATAAAATCGAAATCTCATATTAAATGGATAGACAGTTTAAATGCAAATAAACATAATTATTATATTGAAAATATAAATTTACGTGAAATAATAAATAATCAAAAAATAATAATAGCTCAATTAGAAAAAGATAAAAACACAATATCACAACAAGATAAAATCATTATATCACAACAATATAATGCTATATTAAATTTAACTCAACAATTAATTTTAAAAGAGAATTTATCTAGAAATATAGATTAATAAATTAATTATTAAATTTAATAAAAAAATATTGTATAAATTTTTATTAATATAATTTTTTTCTCTCTATTATAATATATATTAAAATATTTATATTTCAAGAGAATAGAATTAAAAGAGAGATATATAAATTGTGAAAGTGTTTATTTTTTTTATAAAGTATTAAAAAGTATTAATTGGATTTTTTCATAAAACAATATAAGATATAAATAGCAATAGCACTTAAACAAGCGAAATAAATTTTATCTAAAGGATCAGATGACATAATATGTGCTGCATTTTTAGAAACACTATTATTTTTAAAAACACCAGTTTGAAATGTTTCACTACATTTAGAATTTGAAACAGGATTAGTTCCATTTGAAAAAGAACACGCATCCATATTAGAAATATCAGTTAATGTGACATAATGAGTTTCAGAAGACGAATTATTATTAGTATCAATTGTTTGCATAGTAAGTTCTTGACAAGGAGGTGTGGATCCTGACATAAAAGAACTTAAAATAGCATAAGGATTTAATACATTTAAATTTCCCAAAGCGCCAGGAATTAATCCTTTAAAATCCGAAAAGTTTTCTCCTAATCCACTTGATATGAATGGTATATCTCCATTTGGTACATTATTGACATAAATATATCTGTCAACAGTTTGACAATTCGAAGGATCCGCAGTGCAATTTGTTCCTGCAGAACATTTTGCACCAGTTTGTAAAAAGAATTTATTTCCTAAAGGTCCGCCTGTTGTAGAAGCGGAACTATCACCTGTAACTAATACATCGACATATTGTATTAATCCAGTAATATTTTTACCGACTTGTGGTATAGTTCCATTAGCATTCATTCCAAGTTCTGAAGGAGATTTTATATTTTGATAATAAGGATATGTAGGTCCAAGTAAATTAGTTTCTACGCCGGTTGCATCAGTTAATACTTGTTCAAATATATTAGACATTATTATTAAATTATATTAATATTTTATATAATTTAATTTAAATAGAATAGTAAATAGTAATATTAAAAGTGAAATAGTGTTATTAAGAAGTGGTATCTGTAGAAGTTGTAGAAGATGTAGAACCTGTAGAAGTTGTAGAAGCTGTAGAACCTGTAATTACAGGGGGTGTAGTTCCAAGCATATTAGATGTATATTGTTGATTAGCTTGAACTAAAGTATTAACTTGATTTTGTAAAGTGGTTACATTACCGCTTAAATCTTGAATTTCAGTATTCATATTTTGAAATGAAGCGATAGATTGGTATAAGTATTCAATATTTTCAGCATTTTGTATTGCTAAAGTTAAAGCATTCGTAGGAGCAGTAGTTGTATCATATGGAGTATATGATGTACCTGTTCCGATAGTAGTTCCAACGGCAGTTCCAGCAATTCCAGTTCCAGTTACGGTTGAAGTGGTTAATCCTTCTATAGTAGAATTATTAATAATTACTTGATAAGTAATTAATATAATAAAAAATAATATTAAAATATATATAAATGATACCATTTATATAATATATTACTTTATTTCTTTTTATTTCTTTATTTTCTTTTATTTTCTTTTATAATATTATAAATGTCAACAGCGGTTTATCCATTAGGAATGAGATCTATGCCTGCATCAGGTTATAATCATAATAGCACATATTATAATCAACAATATATTTCATGGAAAGGAACAGGTATTAATAGTAATCCAGTTGGAACAGCTCCAGGACACATTAGACCTTTAACAAATAATGATGTTGGAAATGTTTTTAAATCCGGTTCATTTCCTTCAAGAACATATTCAAATACAAGAGTATTTATTCCAAGACCAATTAAACATTTTAGAAAAGGTAGAGTTATACCATCTGTGCCAATTCAAGCAAATAATTTAAATGGTAAAGATCCTTATAATAGTAATATTTCTATAACTATTAATGAAGCAGCTTTAATAAATTATAATATGAATAGATTTGTAGCATCTAGTAAAGGAACTTCTCTCGGTGGAGGATTTGGAGGTTCTGGTTTATTAAATGATATGCAAGATAAACCTGGAGCATATACTGTTAAACAGAATGTACCTAATGAAAATAATAATATTAATAAATTATTGACCGATTGTAAAACGTGTCAAGGTGTTGGAATTATTGCTAATTATTTTCCTAATAAAACATTTTTAGAAGAGAATCCTCAAGCAAATACTACAAATCCTATTTTATGTTGTAATGATGAATATAAAGCAAAACGCAGAGCAATTTATGCTAGTACTAATATTAAAAATAATTATTATACTACACATACTCAATATCTTCAAAATAGATGTAAAACTTATACTCAAAAGGCATTTAATTTCTTATCATATAAAACAAATATGGATAATTCTGTTTATAAATCAAATCCTTATTATATTTCTGTAGATGGAAATAAAGGACCTATACCAGGAAGTCCTTTATCTTTAACTAATACTTATTTAGCAAATTGTCAACCGAATGCTCAAATATTTGATGCAACTGAAAATGCTCTTATTTCTCAAATGATAACTATTATGTTTAATAAAAATATTTTAACTCAAAGTGAAGTTAATACATTTAATACTCTTAATATTAATTCTATTCCAGGATTTTTTAATTGGTTAAATACTTTACAAGAACCACATAAAAGTAATTCATTAATTGTATTTACTGAATTTATTAAAAATCCATATTCTGGTATGCCTATTTCTGGACCATCTAATCCTGCTGGTTGTCAATTGGTTGTGTATAAACCTAATAACTTTCAATATGCTAAAGAAGGTGCTGTTGATAGTTCTACTAGAATTCTAAAACTTAATGTTGATACTATTTCAACTAATGCAGCTTCAATTCAAAATTATAATAATACAGGACAAATGTTAGTTACTGCTAATCAGTTATATGCTGGAGATAATCCTAATTATGCTAATTTATATAAAAATAAAGCACCTAATTGTAATTCACCTACTACATATCCATTTCAAAATAAAAAATTGTGTTATTATAAATCATTACCACAGTATCAAAATCAGGTTTCTCAATTAAGTCCATATCGATATTATCCATCTGCTGTATTCAGTTCTAATCATTTCTCTCAATCTCCAAATACATATAATACTACAAGTGGAACTGCTCAATTTGTAAATTAATATTAATATATACAATTTTTATATTTTATATTTATCGAAACATTTCAAATGCCGATTATTTTATATATTATTTTCATTTATAAAATTAGTTATATATACTCCATCCATTATATGAACTAAACCATCACTTAATTCTTTTCTTAAAAATCCATTTTCATCTATATACTTATCATAAATATCAAAAAATATATAATTATTTTCATTACATTTTTCTTTTAATTTTTTATTGAAGTATAAAACATATTTTTTTCGTTCTTCGTCACTACCTAAATAGGGCTGTCTTGAATCTTCTTGTGTATTATGTTTTTGAACGGGTGGAACCACATTATAAACGCACACATTTTTTAATTTAAGTTGAGAAGTGATTACATTTAATTTAATTGCTTCAAAATAATTACAAACTATTTTGTCTATTATATCTTCATATGTATTTGTTTCATTTATATGTTTATTAATATGACATCAACAATCTATTTCACCTAAACAAAAAATAATCGTATCACCATCTTTGACATTAAAATTACGAATATCACAAAAATTTAATTTATCTCTACCAAAACTATAACATAATCTAGCATTTAAATGATGATTAATTATTCCAGACCACCCATTATGTGAATGACTATCGCCAAATGTATGAATTGACATCTTAATTATTATAAATATAATAAAAAACACAAAAAAAATAACTCTATATTATTTATGAAATATAATAAAAAAAAGTTTTATAAACTTTTTTTATTAATTAATATATAAATTAATATTAATATATATACAAATTTTATATTTTATATTTATCGAAACATTTTTATTAGATATACAATAAATATATAAAATATACTTATTGAAAATAATATATTTGTTTTTTCTAATACATCATTACGTTTTTGTGTATATGAAATATTTTGTTGTTGTTGAATAATATATTTGATTGGTTCAAAATCGTTTAATACAACATTACCTTTATTTTTTCGAAATATATTTTCTATTAAATTTAATATTTGTATTTGATTATCAAGTGGGGTTGTTTGAGTAGTATTAAATCTCATCATAAAATCATCAGGTACAAATGTACAACGCTGTATTATTTGGTGATCGTGTAGATGTAATAAGAAATAATTTTCATCATCTTGATTTCTTTCATTTTTATTATAATATTTTAAAATAGGAAATTGATATATATCCCGTATAAGACTACAAATATTTCCATTATAAGGTATTTTTTTTTCAAAAATATCAAAATTACCAGTTGAATATAAATTAAATTTATATATACTTAAATAATTATTATTAATTGGTCGTCTAAATGGTCCATTACATTTAAAATAATCTCCTATCACTAATTCTTTGACAAAGAATTGATTGTATGGTCTGTCCATTTTGTTAGTGTTCTTCAATGTATATAAATAAAAGAATGAAAAGTATTTCATTTTTTTATTAAATTAATAAATTAAATAAAAAGGTTTAAAAAAAAAGTTTTATAAACTTTTTTTTATTAATATATATATATAAATAAATTATACACTTTTAATATTATTATTTTCGAAAATTTTTTATTAGATATATAATAATTATAAATAATAAAATTATTGAAAATAATATATTCATTTTTTCTAATTCATCATTACGTGTTGAAAATAATATATTCATTTTTTCTAATTCATCATTATGTGTTGAAAATAATATATTCATTTTTTCTAATACATCATACCGTTTTGAAGATAATATATTCATTTTTTCTAATTCATCATTACGTTTTTGTTTATGTGAAATATGTTGTTGTTGTTGAATAATATATTTAATTGATTCAAAATCATCTAATACAACATTACCTTTATTTTTTCGAAATATATTTTCTATTAAATTTAATATTTCTGCGTGATTATCAAGTGGTGTTGTTTGAGTAGTATTAAATCGCATCATAAATTCATCAGGTACAAATGTGCATCGATCTAATATTTCGTTATAATATGGGGCTTGATTTTGATAATAAATGTCATATTGGTCCATTTCAATTGGGTTCATTCTATTCATTTCATTTTTTTCATTATTTTGTCTAGCATAAAATTTTAAAACAGGAAATATTTCTGCCCTATCCATTCGCATCATAGAACAAGGTAATATTTTTTCAAAAATATCAAAATTTCCAGTTGAATATAAATTTATTTTATATACCTTACCTCCTTGACACCCAAATGGTCCCGGTTGGAAATGGCGTATATCCGCTTCCACTAATTCTTTGACAAAGAATTGATTGTATGGTCTGTCCATTTCGTTAGTTTCGTTAGTTTTCTCTTCAATGTATATAAATAAAAGAATGAAAAGTATTTCATTTTTATATATTAATAATATAAATAATGTATAACAAAAAATTTATATAAATTGTTCAATTAAATTATCATGTTTAAATTGTGGTAAAAAAATATTATTTTTATCAGATAAAATATTATATGAAATTTTAAATTTTTCACACCAAAGAATTGATTTTTGAATATTTGTTTTGGACATTAATTCTATTTTATCTTTTTTATTTTTATTCATTAATAAATTCATTAATGAATTTAAAATTTCTAATTGTTGATTTCCCATTATAATATTGATATCATTAATTTTCATTTTAAAATATAATGAAATATCATAATTTAATAATGATATAATATTTGTATTAGGGTTATCAGATAGAATAATATTTAATTTAGAATAATTTAGCATCAAATGACTATTATTTATTTCAGATGGTTCAAATTTTTTACAAACGATATATTTATCAGATGAAGTTAAATTACTGGTAGTTGGTTTTAAAATATATACTTTATTATATAAAGTTGATAATATATATAAAATATCAATAATTGGTTTAAACAAAATAGTATTAATTTTAAGAATACATGTTCCATTAAATTCTTGATTTTTAAAAATGATCATAATAAATTCAATTAAAGAATTTATATATTTAATTAAATTAGTTTCTATTGATTCAAAATATAAAAAATGAAATTTAGTATTTTCAATTAAATTAATAATTGTATTATTAATTTTATCATATATATGTATTTCATCAGTATAATTGTCACGTAACATTTTAATACATTCTATACTATCATAATTATTGGTTAAATGTAATATTTTAATAGGATATTTATATATATTAAAAATATTGAGTGTTACAAATATTTCGAATAAATCATAAAATAGATATGTTTTAAAATTAAGTTTGCTAACAGATATATTTATTCCAGGTATTTTATTAAAAATGTATTCATATGGATTCATTATTTTTAGCATATCATTTAAATTTATATTTTTATTTATACATATAGTAGTAATTTCATTAAGTATTTCAATATGATATTTAAAAAGACTAAATGAAATATATGGATTGGTTATATTATCTGGATTACTTGTTGGAGATATTATAATTGTAGATTGTATTTTTGGTAATAAATAAGTATTCATTCTTTATTATTATTATATTTTATTTATTTAAGTATGTTAGAAAATATTATAGTTATATAAATTGTAAATATTAATCACATTAAGGTTATAATATTAATTTTATTTTTTCTTTTTTTCTTGTGCTTTAAGTGCTTTTTCTTGTGCTTTTTGTTCGGCTTTTTCGGCTTTTTCTTGTTCTTTTTGTTGTGCTTTAAGTGCTTTTTCTTGTTCTTTTTGTTCGGCTTTAAGTGCTTTTTCTTGTTCTTTTAGTTCGGCTTTTTCCGTTTTTTCTTTTACTTTTTCTTGAGCTTTTAGTTCGGCTTTTTCTGCTTTTTCTGCTTTTGCGGTTTTTGCGGTTTTTTCTTGTGCTTTTTCTTGAGCTTTTTCCGCTTTTTCAGTTTTTGCTTTTTCCGCTTTTTCAACTTTTTCCGCTTTTTCTTGTTCTTTTTGTTGTGCTTTAAGTGATTTTTCTTGTTCTTTAAGTGCTTTTTCTTGTTCTTTTTGTTGTGCTTTAAGTGCTTTTTCTTGTGCTTTTTCTTGAGCTTTTTCTGCTTTTTCAGCTTTTGCTTTTTCAGTTTTACTTATTTTTTCTTCTTTTTGTTGAGCGACAACAACAGGTGTTTCTTTTTGTTGAGCAACTTCAGAAGGTTCTTCATCAGATATTAATATAAATTTATTTAATTTTTTAATAGTGGGTTTTTTAACTTTTATTTTTGGTGCGGCAACTTCTTCTTCAACAGCAATAGGAACAAGTGGAAGTTGTATAGCATATTCTTCGATATCAATTTTAACTGTATCTGTATTAACATTAATTATTTTTTTATAAACAAAATATCTATTTAAAAATGAGATTTGTTTTTCATTATGTGTCATATATGGTGCTTTACCATAATCTTTTGCTTTAATTTTATTTTTAGAGATGTCATCCATCATAAATGAAAACATTTCACTAAATAATCCAGAACCTTCAGGTAAACCGAAACTACGAGCTTCATCTTGATGAATAATTTCAAATCCAAAATTGAGCATAACACGATTTAAATAATTAAAATTGACTAAATATTCAGTGATTAATTGATTAATAGATTCTTGATATACATCAATTCTATATCCAATAGAACTCGAATCATCATTAAAAGTTTCATTATCATATCCTTTAACTATTTCCCATATTTTTTTTTTATTATCAAATAGTTGAATACTTTCGCCTTGGTGAATTTGTTTAAGTTTATTAAACACTAAATTTCCATCATAACAAGTTCCAATAAAATATCCATTTAGTTTTGTACATTCAGCAACATTTTTAATAAAATTGGTTAAAGTATCTGGATTTTCAAAAAAGTAATGAATGGCAAATTGACAAGAAGAAATATTAAATCCTTCAATTCCTTTATCATATTGTCTGATAACTCCTTTTCCTAATAATTCTGGATCTTTAGTTCCTTTTCCGAAAATAGCATTAGTGATTTGTTTTGCTTTTTCATTTAACATTGCGCTGCCATCTTTAATATTAAAACTGCTATTTCCATTAACGAATAACACATCTGGGACGTGTCTATTTGTTTTTTTTAATTTTAAGAATCTGCTACAAGCGCCATCAATACGATTTTCTAAATTATCTTTAGATAAATCAATTCCAAATACAAAAGATAATTTAGCATTAATCCATTTTGGAAGATCTCCTGCTTTACCACAAGCGAAATCAATAAATGTATCTCCTGGTTTGGATATTCCAGTAATGAGTATTTTTTTAATATATAAATTATGAAAATTTTTCATTGCTTCTGTTTTAAATTTACCGACAGTTGTATTATAATATTTATCTTCACTGACACTGATGGTAGGAATATTTAATCCAGTAGATAACATATTTTCAGTAATTCTACCAGTAGGATGTATAGATTTCCAATTTTCATTACACGTTTTATATGAATTTCCAAATTCTTTTTCGCCTCTTTTTAATTTAGCGGTTTTATCATATCTAACTCTTAAAGGTATCCATTTCCATCCATCATCTTTATCTAAATCATATCTAAACTCTACGATAGTGTTATCTTCAAATACTTCATTTTCTTCTGTAAACATTTTAGGATTACCTATACTGTCTGATCGTAATAATATATTACATAATCCAGCATTAACATCATATGGTTCAGTAGGATAAAATCTTTTTGGTAAATAATCATCCGTTTTATCATCGGTTTTATATATAAATTCAGGTAAATTATCATCAATAATATTTTGACAAGGATTTATAAATCCATCTTTATTTTCACTAAATCCGCATCTTAATTCAATAGTTTTATATTGATTATATTGAGTAGTTTCAGCATTATTCATACCATCTTGAAATAAAGAATGAATTGTATCAATACCATTAGAATTTTTAACGGTAGTAATTAAAAAGTCAATTGTATTATATTGAGGTGGTTTCCATTTAAATGAATATTCCCAAGTTATTTTTGTTTTTGGTCCAGATTTGCCGATTTCATTAGATCCTACTCCAAATAATGAATGTGAAAATATTAATCCATCAGTATTATATTCAAATCTACCTTCTCTTTCTTTTTCTAAAATTAAATTACACGCTTCAAATATAGTTTGATTATTATTATTAGGATAAAAATCCTTTGATACAATTCGAATTGGTGAAATGAATTCATTTAATTTTTTATTACGTTTTACTATACTAGTAATAGATTGTTCTTCTTTTTTACGGTTATCTGTAATACAAACTGGATTTAAGTTTTTATTAATGAATTGTAATATTTGATATCTTGATTTAGTAATATCTTTTTCTTCTTGTAATAACAAGAATGAAAATGTTCTGACATCTTTATTTTTTATATAATATACATCAAATGCAGCATATAAATTTATAAATTTCCCGTGTTTATCGTGTAATATTAATTCTCCATCTAATAATGTATTAAAACATTCCAAATTAGTTGTTATAGCACCAGTAAATATAATATCCATATTAGTATTAATTAAGAATATTTTGCCTTCTTTAGAAATATATAATAAATGTCTAATGCCATCTGCTTTATCAGTGACAATAAAGTCTGTGCGAATATTAGGTTGATTTGAATTTGTATCGAATGGTGCGATATTAATAAGTTGTAATGTAATAGAATTAGGACCGATAAAATTTTTACTAGTAATATGTTTTTTTACATCATAATCGCTACCCCAAATTAATTTCATATAAGAATCCAAAACATATTGTTGTTCTGAATATGAAACAGGATAATTAGTTCCTTGGAGTCCTGATAAAATTAATTTAATTACTTTTCTTAAGGATTCTAATATTAATAATGGAGAATTAAATTGAGTATTTGGTCCGATTTTAGTATTATCGATTTCGATTTCGATTTCAAATACTTCTGTATTATTAAATATATTAGATTCATTTAAATTATATACTCTAATAGTTTGTCCTCTATTTTCACGTCCATATTTATCTGTAGTTCTATTACCGAATTTTACTATACTAACATCAATTACAAATGGATAATCTTCATGTTGAAATGATACACGATTAATAAATCTAAATTCTTTTTTTGATTTTTTCCAATTATCTATTATAAAATTTTTAATTCCGTGTTTGGTTTTTTCTTCAGTTTGATAAGATACTCTAAAATTGAAATCATCAAAATCTACAGGATATATTTTTTCTCTATTGATATTTCCCATTTTTTTATGAATAAAATCTATACATGTTACATTATTTGCGTATAATGATTTGATATCATTATTTTTACAATATTCTTCAATATTATATAATCCTTTAATTTCAGTTCTTACATCAGATAATTTAATTCTGCCTGTTCCACTATCTAAAAATTCGCAATTTATGCGTAAATAATAATCTCCTGAATTATTTCCTTTAATTATAAATCCGGATGATTTAATTTTTTTTATTACATTATCATAATCATTTCGCATTAAAGGTCGGATATGTTTTGTGCCAAATTTTACTTCTAATTCGTGATTTATTGTAGAATATGAATATGGTTTCATAGCATAAAATGAATTCATCATATTTTCAAAACGTATTTGTTGTGGTCCTTCTTTTTTTATTTTTTGAATAACTTCTTCAGTTTCTTCTTCTTCTTCATCATTTTCTTCTTTTTCGGGTTTTTCAGGTTCTTCATCTTCAGGTTCAATTTCTTTTCGTTCTTCTTTTTTTTGTGAACTTGCTAATTTTTTTTTATTTACAATTTGTTTTATTATTCTAAATTTATCACGAATATTTTGTGCATCTAATTTTTCTTGTGTTGATTTAGGTAAATTATTATAATATGTTTGTAATTCAGGATGATTTATATCTTTTAAAAGTTCTATTTGATCTTCTTTTTTCTGCATTTTAAGTATTTGACTTTGTGATTTTATGTCTAATTCTTTAAATAAATCATTTAAATATGATTTACCAAAATCAATTGTTTCTTCTAAAACGTCCGTTTTTGATTTTTCAAAAGAACTCATTCTTATTTATATATAATAAGACATATTTTTAAATCATAGTTCAATTTTTTTTTATTTATAAATATAATTTATAAATAAATTATATTTATTTATTTATAAATTTGTAAGAATTATTTCATATAACTCATTTTTTGATTTATTTTTATTAGTATCTTTATTTATTATTTCAATTTCTAGTTTTTTACAAATATTTATTAAATCTAATATTTTATAAAATGTGATTGATTTAATTGGTTTATTAATATTTTCAATTTTAAATAATGTATTTTTTATATTATTTAATGAATTCTCTGAAGCTAATTCATATCCATATTTACAATTGTATTTATTTTCATTTTGTATTTGATTAATAATATAAATTTTATTAGAATCATTCATTAATAATTCATAATATGTTTTATTATGAATATAAATAATATTAATATTTGAAACACTACATAATACTAAAAATGTTTTTATATTTATATATTTATCAATACCTAAATTACTTTCAATATTTGATATAGTATCGAATTTATATTTTTTAAAAATATCTTTATATTTTCGTATTTCAATTACTAATTCTATTTTTAATTGCATTGCTAATATGAAATTTTTATTATTTAATAATTGATAATTAATCTCGCCATTTTTTATAATATAAAAACACCAAAATAATGTATCTTGTTGATTTGGAATAAAAAGAGTAGATTTATTATTATTATTATTATTATTATTAGTATTATTATTAGTATTATTATTATTAGTATTATTATTATTAGTATTATTATTATTATTAGTATTACTATAATTAATCGTATTACTATGATTAATTATAGTTTTTAATAATTGTTGTATATTTGTTTCAGTTAACATATAATTTTGTAATTTATCAAATATATTTGATACCATTATTAAATTATTTATAAATAAATTATTTATTATCTTTAATATCTTTTGATTTAATATCTTTTGATTTAATATCTTTTGATTTAATATCTTTTGTTTTTAAATCTTTTAATTTAATATCTTTTATTTTTGTATCTTTTGAGAAATAAGTATTTCTATAATTTTCTTTTTGTAATTCAATTGTATTAAGTGTTTGTTCTTGAGTATTTACATATTTAATATATAAATACAATTCATTAATAATTTCTTCTTTTAATTCAGTAAGATTAATATGAATTCCATATTTATTTTCATTTAATATAACATTAGATTCTTTACTAAGAATTCGTAAAATTTCAATTTGATTAAATTTATTCATATTTTCAATTGTTTCTCTAATATTATTTAATTCATTAATTGAATAATTATTTATCTCAACTGTAGAATTAACATTAATATTCATTTAAATAATACTTTAGTATTATTTAAATTATTATAATAATATATTTTTATAATAATGAATAATTAAGAATTAATTTACAAAAAAAAATATTGTGAAAAGTTTAATATATTAATGAATAATGAATAATGAATAATGAATAATTAAGAATTAATGTATTTTAATAGGTTGTTTGGATGATTTATAATTTTCTTTATCTTTAATAAGTTCGCCTATAATTGAAATATATTTATCATTAAGTTCAAATCGTTGACCTATAACTCTAACATTTAAATTGTCACCTTGTTTTACTTCTGAAAAATAGGAAACATTAGGATGATGTTCTTTTGCAATAAATATTACAATAGGTGATGGAACATACATAGAACTTTCAGCACGAATACCTGCTTTTGTAATATTTTTGGCTATACAAGAAATAAGCATTCCTTCAACTGGAAAACATATATCACATTCAAATACTACTTCAAAAATAATATTACTTCCACGTTCTATAATACCACTTGAATATGTTATTATTTTAGATGATCCTAATTTAATATATCCTTCTACACTACATTTACCTTCATAATTGCTGACAATATTTTCTTCTATAGTTTCTTTTAAATTTGATCCAATTGTAGTAATTGGTAAAATAATTTTTTTAGTAATTAACCCTCTAGAATATACAGATTGAATTTTAACTTCTCTCTTTTTTTTAAAAGATAACGGATTTTGAATTGATGCTGACATATGTTATTATTATATATATATTATATTTAATAATGTTTCATTCAATTTTATTAATTATAATTAAACAGATATTGTATATAATTTATATAATAGAGCTATTTCTGGTATTAATAACCATTTTTTATTATTTCGTTTAGTGCTATTATAAAACCTTAAAATGAATTCTTGAATAATACATAATTCAATTACTATTGATGTTTTAGTATTTTCACTAGTATATTTTACTTCACCAATAATATCATTTAATTTTGTAATTATTTTTGATTTTCCAGATTCATCACATCTTGCTCCGGTATCTCGAGTAGAAGATAATAATTTTGTTTTAAATACTAAATAACGATTTTTTTTTTCATAACCAATAAAGCCAATAATATTATTATAATCTGCTATTTTAAATAATAAATAGGATTGTATTATAGGTGATTTTTCTATATCAATTATATCTTCTGGTTGAGATTCAACCCATATATTATTTTCATTTAATATCATATATTTTTTTATATTTAATTTATACATTATAAATACTGTAAAGTTTGGTATAATAATACTATTATTTTCGAAATATGATTTTGAAAACCATTCTAATGAATCTTTTGTAATATTTTCTAATGAATATAAGTAATTCATTATTAGTAATTTTTCTTCAAATATTAATAATTCTATCATATGAATAATGACATAACTTACTATATATGGTTCAATTAATGGATATTCTTTTACTAATTGTGTAACAACAATACCGCAATGTTTATACCAATTATCATCACCTCTTGCAACAGATTTTTCTTTAGAAAATTCACGTGTAATTTGTAAATTGGCAATCATAGAATCAATGATTTGTTTTCCTTTATAAAATGTAGGTTCAGTTGGTTTAACAATTAATTCAGGGTTTTCTTTTTCTTTTTCTTTTTCGTTTTCGTTTTCTTTTTCTTTTTCGTTTTCTTTTTCTTTTTCTTTTCCTTTTTTAATTTCAAAATTGATCATATTATGTTTATAATCAATAGGAACAGATCTATCAAATATGGATGCGTTTTTATCTCTTAATTCAATTGGTTGAAATAAATAATAATCTCCGATATTAATTAATTTGCCATTTCTGCCGTATTTATCAACAATAAATTCATTTTCATCTTCAATTAATTGTGTTAAAGCAGAATAAATTTGAATATAAGGGTATTCTTTTTGAATACGAATTAATTTTAATAATACATCTTTTTTATAAAAGAAATTTTCTCTCATTAACATTCGGATTCTTTGTAATATTTTTTCTGAATTTATAATAATATAATTTTCATTATATGTATCTTCATTTAAATTATGTTCATCAATTTGTGCGGATGGTCTGCATAAATAATTACAATCTGCCATATAATCACAAGATGGAGAAAATGGAGCATCTCCTATTTTAAAATTATGTAATATAATTCCACTGGATAATTCTTGAGTAATAGATTCTTTCATATTAGCATTCATTATTTCTTGTGTAAAATTGGTTTGATCATGATTAATAATACAATCTACAGCAGATTCTTTTAAGATTCGTGTAATTTTACCAATTTGAATTGCTTTATATTCAGATACTCGATATACATATAAATCGGCCGCTTCTTCTACATTATCATCTAAAATAGTGCCATACATAAATATTTCTACATTTCTTTTTTCAAAAGGTAAATCTTTATGAGAGAAATTTCTAACAGCACGCCCAATAATTTGTTCAATACGATTTGTATTATACCACGGTTCTAAAATATGTACTTGTCTAATAAATTTTAAATCTATTCCTTCTGATCCAGCTTTAGATATTAATACTACTTTTATATTTTCGCCATATTTATTATTTTCATTAGTTAATCCTTTTATTTCAAAATCATTATTAGGTGATAATCGTGTATCACCAGTAATCATTACATAACGTGCTGGTAAAAAGTTTTGTTTATCTATAGGTGGTTGCATTGTTCTAACATCAACAATATCACATGGTTTATTTTTAAATAAAGGTTTAATACCGTGTGCTCCATATCTGGTAAATCCCAATTCTTCTAAAGCAAGAGTCATAGGAATTAATCCACTATCTAAATATTGTGAATAAATTAATATGATACCTTCTGATACCACATTTGTTTGAGGATTAATAATATTATCTATGATAGATTTTATTTTTCCACTATATTTGCCAATTATTTCACGAGAGAAAATTTTACCGTAAGTATCAATGGTTGATTTTTTATATTCGAATTCGCCTTTAATAGGAGGAGTTTTACTATCTATGAAATGCATCATTCTTTCTAATCCGATTTTTCCGGTTAATTGTCGTGGATCAATAAATCTGGATTTATTAGTTGAAGTGGATTGAATAGGATTTGTAACAATTGGTTGTTCTGGATATTCTAATTCTTCAGTACTTTTTTCTGGTATAATTCCAATTGATTCTATTTCTGGTTGTTCTGGATCTTCTAATTCTTCTGGTTCGTGTTGTTCTTTTTCTGGTTGATGTGTAGTTTCTTCTGAAAAACTATGAGAGAATTCTTCAGATACTGTTTCGTGTATTTCACTTAATATAGGTTTTAATGAAGCTAATGGATATGAAATAATAAGAGATTCCAAAGGTAGTTGAAGTAATGTGTATCCGAATGATTCCATATTTTGAAAATTAGGCATATCTTTAACAATTCCAGTTTTAGTTGTAATTGAGAATTGTTTATTTCTTAAATTATAAATAATATATTTATAAGAACAATATTGACATGTTCCGCAATTATTACATCCTCCGATTCGAATTAAATATAAACTTAGAATGCGATTTTTATCTACATTTTGTATTTTTTTTAAATTCATTTGATAAGAAGGATAAGGTATAGCAGGAAATGTATTTTGTGGTGAAAAATCAGTTGGATAAACTCTATAAGGGAATGTGTAAGGATTTTCACCACGTACAAATGATACATATCCAGTAGCTTTTTGAATAAGTAATTCTTCTCCATTAGGTTTAAAATTGCCATTATTATCAAAAATATCTTTAACAGAGATTCGTCCTCTTCTATCGTTAGTATTTAATAAATTAAGAAGCCAAACAATTTCTTTATAACTATTATACATTGGAGTTGCCGATAGAAGTAAAAACCGCATATTTAATGCTGATTTGATTAATAATTCAAGATTAATAGCGACTTTTTTATTTTCATTTTCATCTGTTTTTCGAATATTATGAACTTCATCAATAACAATTAATCTATTATTAAATTCATTGCGTAATCGTGTAATAATTCTGGAATTAAGTTCTAATTTAGCATCTTTAAATATTTGTATTTGTGATTTCTCTCCGCTTTTTCTTATTTCTTTTTTTTTAATAAAACTTTGTTTAACGATTTCTTCATCATAATTCATAGTTTTAATAATATAATTTGCGAATTGTATATATCCTAAAAATATATAATAATTATTAATTAAATTTTTGATTTGACTTACAATTTTTTCTTTAGTCATTCCTTTCATATTCATTGGATTAATTTCTTTTAACAATTTATTTCCAGTGCAAGATTTTAAATTCCATAATCCATCTACTAATTTTAATTTTCTTTCATCAAATAATTGTGTTTTAAAATTTTCTTGTACGTTTTCAGAAGCTACAATAATAATTCGTTTTGTATTACCTGTTTGTTTTATATAATCTCTCATTTCTTCACAAACTCCTATAGCACTACACGTTTTACCTGTTCCTAATCCGTGATATAGTAATAAACTATTATATGGTGTTTGAAAGGATAAGAAATTTTTAACAAATGCTTGATGTGGAGCTAATTCGAAATCAGCATTAGCCAAAATATCGGATTGTTCTTTAATATTATCGTAAATAGTTCCATCATATTTTGTATCATTAAATTCTTTTTTATTTGATATTTTAATATTAAAATTTTTATCATTTAAGTTAGGATATAAATAAGAGTTTTCATCATTATGATTAGATAAATAACTTTTTTCCATTAATTCTTTTTTAAGTAAGAATTTATTACAATCAGTTAAGAAATATTTTTCATTATTACAATCAAGTTTGGAATATTCTTCTGCAAGTTGTTTTAATTGTGTATCTAAATCTTGAGGGTTAGGAGAGATAGGAGAGTTAGGAGGACTAGGAGAGATAGGAGGATTAGGATGAGACATTGAATGAATTGGTGAAGGATTAGGATGAGACATTGAATGAATTGGTGAAGGATTAGGATGAGACATTGAATGAATTGGTGGAGGAGGTGAAGGATTAGAATGAACTGGTGGAGGAGGTGAAGGATTAGAATGAATTGGTGGAGGAGGTGAAGGATTAGAATGAATTGGTGAAGGAGGTGAAGGATTAGAATGAATTGGTGGAGGATTAGGATTAGGATTAGGATGAGACATTGAATGAATTGGTTCTGGGTTCGATTTTGGATCCGGATTTATTGAAGGTACAGTATTACTTTTACTCGTTTTTTTATTTGATGTTATCATATAAAAATATAAATATTTTTATATTATATTTTTACATTATTATTATGAATATAATATAATTTCATTTAATAAATTATCAATATTAGTAATTAATTCTTTTTTCTCTAAATTATATGGTCGTATAGATTCTAAACATTTATTAATACTTTTCCATTCTAAATTACTTACTTCTGTTAATTGATACTTATTTAAAGATATCATAGTATTGTCAGATATATAAGCTAAAAAATATTTATGTTTGTATGATTTATGATTAGTTCCAATAAAAATTTCTTCAAATGGTAATACATTTTCAATAATTTTAATTTTAAATTTAGATATACCGGTTTCTTCTTCAAATTCTCTCAAAGCACAATCTAAATCTTTTTCTTTATAATTACGTCTTCCTTTAGGAAATTCCCATTCAGTTTCAGTCCATTGTGTTGGACTATTCTCTAATAAATTTTGTAATGTTATCTGTTTATCATCAACCATAATACCTGTTTTAATTAATTCCATTTTTTTTAAAGATAATTGTCCCTCACTTTTATATTGTAAATTATAAGTTTCTCCCCACATATTATTCCATAATTCATCATATGATTTTGTTAAAATAGAGTGTTTTTCTAGTAACGTCATTTGATTAATTATATTTTGTAATTGAAAAATATTATAAGGAGAATATTTACCTCTAATAAAATCTATATATCCATAACTATCTTTGCGTCTAATCATCATATACATATTTCCATCTAGAGTTTTTTTAAAAAGGATAATTCCATAACTAGTAATTGGTAATTTACATTGATGCAATAAATGACCGTATTTGCCACAATTATTACAAATATTAATATTTTTATTCATAATAAATAATATTAAGTATTATTTTTAAATAATAATTTAAATACTATTATAAATAAAAAATACGTTGTTATGATAGTTTAAAATATAAATATTTTTTAATTTAAATAGTAATGTCAAATATTTATTTAGATCCTAAAGTATGGGGACCTCATTATTGGTTTTTTTTACATACATTATCAATGACATATCCGTTATATCCAAGTACAGTAACAAAAAAAAAATATTATGAATTTATTCAAAATTTGCCTTTATTTATTCCAGTTGAAATAATTTCAGGTGAATTAAGTAAATTAATAGAAATGTATCCAATAACTCCTTATTTAGATAATCGAGATTCTTTTGTTCGTTGGATGCATTTTATTCATAATAAAATAAATGAAAAACTAGAGAAGCCTCAATTATCTTTAAATGACTTTTTTATTAAATATTATAATAATTATAAATCAAAAAATGAAATTATGTCAAAATATAATTATTATATTAAAAGAGTTGTATACTTTGTAATAATAATAATAATATTATTAATTATATATTATTTATATGATAAATAATTATATAATTTCATTCTATATAAATATAATTATTAAGTAAATAAAAAAATTAACTTAAGTAATTTAATTATTTATAATATTTAATAATATATATAATGAAATTACAACATTTATATAATAGTTTGTGTACTCCAGCTAAAGTTTATTTAATTATTGCACTTTTTGCTTCAATATGTGGACTATTTCAGAGAAATATGTTAATGATGGTATGTATTAAATTAATATTTGCAGTAATATGGACCTGTGTGTTAGAATGGTTATGTAAGAAAGGATATAGTGAAATATCTTGGTTCTTAGTTTTATTACCATATATTATATTAATTTTAGCGATATTTCATATTTATAAAACAAATTCAAGTGAAAAAAATATAATGCGTTCATTAAAATTACAAGGACTTTTTGGAAGAGAACCTTTTAGCAATTCCAAATCTAAAAGTGCATCAAAATCTAAATAATAGATAAAATTTTATAAATAATATTAAATATTATGATAATATAGTCATAATATTTAATTACTAATTATATATATAATGAGATTAGAAATTTTTATACTAGGATTAACTGCATTTTTTGTATATAATGCTTATTCAGATGGTAAATATACTAAAATGTTAATGTCATTTAAAAAATATTATAAAATGATATTTTATGTTCTATTAGGTATAGGTATATATTTATTATTAAAAAGAAATCCAGCACAAGGTAGAAATATGTTATTATATGCAAATAATATAGTAAAATTTATGCCGATAGATAAATCATCTATGGATGTATTAAGTCCAATATTTGATTTTACATCACATCAAGATGATACTTCTTTTATGCAATCATTAAATGGAATTAATTCTTCTAAAATTCTTCCAGAATTCTCTCAAGAGAGAAAAACAGCAACAAAACGATGTGTAAGTGAAACTAAAAAAAAGTATGTTGCTTCTAATCAAGAATGGAAATGTGGAAATTGTTTTTCACAATTAGATCATACATTTGAAATTGATCATAAAATACGTTTAGAATATGGAGGTGGAAATGATGTTCAAAATTTAATCGCTTTATGTCGTAATTGTCACGGTAAAAAAACCGCTAGTGAAAATATGTAATAAATACAAATAATAATGAAATAATATTATATTATAATATGAATAATATAAATAGTTATTTCAATATTAATAATTATTTAACACAAAATACAATACATAGTATTATATTTACTTTGATATTATCTTTAATAACTGGATTATTAATTTTTATATTAAATTATAATAATACAACAAATAAAAATATATTGCATTCACTATTATTTTCAATATTATGTTTAATTAGTGCATTTATTATAATATGGTTAATTTATATTATTATTAATTTTTCAGGTTATTCGCCATTATTATTAAAGATATTTATTTGTATAATAATCATATTATTTTTATATAAAACATTTCATACAAAGTTGCCTGTAGGAAATTCGAATAAAAACGCATTTTATGGATTAATTTCGAATATTATATTATATATTTATTGTTTATTTAATGATAATATTAAAAATGTGAAACATTTTTCAAAATTGCACTATACGGAAGTAACAGAAGGAACAGGAGATACATATACATATGGATGTATATTTTTGATTATACTAACAATAATATTATTATTAATTTATTATGAAACACCAATACTTTTTAATAAAATGAATCTTCAAGGAGGACAACAATTAATTAATAATCCAATCAATCTTAACTCAGAGAAAATATTAGGTAATTATCTTGAATTAAATGGAAATAATAATTTAAATTATACATATGCTATTTCATTTTGGTTTTATTTAAATGCCACTTCAAATACAAATGCGAGTTATTCTAAATATACAACTTTATTAAATTATGGTAATAAACCGAATATAAGTTATAATAGTTCAATAAATTCATTATTAATTACAATAGAACAAAAAGATTTAAATAGTTCAAATTCAAATAAATTGACGGATTTTGATGAAAATAATAATAGAATTTTGTATAAAAAAGATAATATATTATTTCAAAAATGGAATAATATAATTATTAATTATAATGGAGGTATTTTAGATGTTTTTTTAAATGGTGAATTAGTTAAATCTGATATAGGAGTTGTTCCTTATTATAAAATAGATAATTTAACAATAGGAGAGAATGATGGAATCATTGGAGATATTTGTAATGTTGTATATTTTAATCGTGCTTTAAATTCATCAAATATATATTATTTATATAATATGGTTAAAAATAAAACACCTCCAATACTAAATATTAATAATATATATAATTTGTAAATAACTTATAATATAATTTATATTTATATCTAGATATATGTATTGTAATATTTATTTATTTGTATTTATTTTAATAAATATATTAAAATAAATAAAATATTAATTAATGAATTAATTAAATTAACTAGAAAATTTCTAAATCTATATTATAGAATGTCTGTTCTTACTATTATAATCACTATAGTAATAATTATTATTATTTTTATGTTAGTAAAACATTATATGTCAGACCCTAATACTATACTAAAATTGCAAAATGGACAAACAGCAGCAATTATAAATGCTACATCTTTAGCAACAAATGGAACTTCTGTTCCTTCAACTAATTTTGCATATTCTGTATGGTTTTATATAAATAATTGGAATTATCGTTATGGAGAACCAAAAGTAATATTTGGTAGAATGAGTTCTGTAAGCTCACAAGGTCAAGGTTCTGTTTCTGGTATAAATGGTTTAGATCCATGCCCATCAGTTGTTTTAGGAGCTCTTGAAAATAATATATCGATTTCTTTAGGTTGTTATCCAGGAGTAGATCAACAACCAACTACAACTGGTGGTACTACAGTTGTGCATACATGTTCTATTACAAATGTTCCTATTCAAAAATGGGTTAATTTAACAATGAGTGTTTATGGAAGATCAATGGACGTTTATATTGATGGAAAATTAGTAAAAACGTGTTTATTACCTGGCATTGCTAATGTAAATAATAGTGCAAATATATACGTTACTCCTCTAGGAGGGTTTGATGGGTGGACTTCGAAATTACAATATTATCCTAATGCATTAAATCCTCAAGATGCATGGAATATATATTCTAAAGGTTATACTACTGCATCATTATCAAGTTTATTTGGTGCATATCAAGTTGAAGTATCTTTAATCGATAATGGAACTACTCAAAATAGTGTTACTTTTTAATTGATTATAAATTATAAAAAAAAAAATATTTTCTTATTTAATTAATATATAAATGACTAATAATAATAATTATAATTCTTCAAATAATCAAAGATTTAACACAAGAGATTTTTTAGATTCAAATTCTTTAATTGCTAAATTCGCATTTTTAATATTAATAATTTTTAGTTTTGTAATATTATTAAGAATAGGTATTTTAGTAATAACTGCTTTATTTAAAAAGAGTGAATCGCCACGTCTTATTAATGGAATGGTTGATGCTTCACAATTAATTGTTTTTCAACAAGATCCAAGTTATAATGGTGCTGTTACTGTTTATAGATCGGTAAATGCTACTGATGGTATAGAATTTACATGGTCTGTATGGATTTATATAGATAATTTATCTGTAAATCAAGGAATTTATAAACATATTTTTAGTAAAGGAAATAGTACATTACAAGAGAATGGATTAATTTTTCCAAATAATGCTCCTGGATTATATATTCGTCCAAATAGTAATGATTTAGTTGTGATGATGAATACTTTTAATGTTATTAATGAAGAAATAATTATACCAGATATACCATTAAATAAATGGGTTAATGTTATTATTAGATGTCAACATACTACTTTAGATATTTATATTAATGGAACCATTATTAGAAGTATTAATTTAGTTGGTGTTCCTAAACAGAATTATGGAGATGTGTATGTTGCTATGAATGGTGGATTTAGTGGAAATATTTCTAATTTATGGTATTTTAATTATTCATTAGGAACTACTGAAATTCAAAAATTAGTGCGTGATGGACCTAATACTACCCCTGTTAATTCTACTTCATCTACAAATAATAAAGATTCTAGTTATTTATCTTTAAGATGGTTTTTTAATGATTCTGGAGATTTATATAATCCAGTGAGTAAACAAATTAATTAAATAATAATATATTATATATTAATATGTCAAATACTTATTTACCTATTCCAGCTAGAGTTTGGTCTAGAGTTCAAAATTCTTGCACTTATACAATACCTAATAATACATATAGTTCAATTTTTATACCATTAACAAATAAAACCGTTTCATTAGCTGAAGCTGATTATGAAAAAAAATTATTATATAAAGGTAATATTTTACAATATAAAGCAAATAGTTCTAGATTAACTAAAAATCAAAAATATACGCAAATTTCTAAAGGATTATGGTGTAATAGAACTAAGGTTTTTGCTACACAAACACAAACTTATACAAATCCAAATACAACTAGTTTGTTACGTGTTAATTATACTGAACTTCCATTTCCAAATCAAATTGTAGGACAACCTAATAATATTTCGGGACCTTTTCAATATAATGTTCCAAATCCATTTGATTGTTCTAGTAATATGATACAAGTAGGTGGCAATTTAGTATGTGGAACTTATGTTAATCCTTGTAGTAATCAAATTATTCAATTTCAACCACAAGGACCACAGTGTTATTCTACTTCTTGTTCGGATGTTCCTGGAAAACCACAATTATTATGTTGGAATTCTAAACTGCAATCGTGGTTTCCTAGAAGTCAATATACTATGAATAATAGTAATAATAAATGGCCACAAGGATATAAAGGATTCGTAAGTGCTGTTACACCATTATCACCTAATTTATTATCTGCTACGGTAAATTTAAATTCAGTTACTTTATTATGGAGTATAAATAATAATAATAATTGTATCCCGATTTCTAGTTTTAATATTTATCAAAATAATATATTAATACAAAATGTACCTTATACAACTACTTCAATAACAATTTATAATTTAATTAGTAAAACTAATTATACTTTTTATATAAAAAGTATAAGTACAACTATTTTATCTGCTAGTTCGAATAGTTTAACTATAAGTATTTAATAATTATATAATAAATTTAAATATTATATAATTTAAGTTTTTATCTTAAGTTCTTAAATTTGGATTTATACATAAAGTTTGACTTGGGAATATATCTCCAGACATACATTTATCATTTACTCCAACCTGACCACACGTTCGATATCCTCTATCTTCACCAATAAAACACCATCCAGTTTGATTAGATGAATTAATTGTGCTAGATGATTCAGATGCTTGATAATCAGGTTGTGATGGTTGTTGAGATTTAGAAGTATTTAATGCTTTATTTAATGTATTCATATTAGTGTTAGTTGAAGTTGAAGTAGTAGGTTGAACGGGTTGAACTGTTTCAGATTTATTTTTATTTAAAGAAGTAGGTGATGTGACATTTTCAATTTCAGTTAATCCTTTTTCAAGAACATCAGCGGTTCCTTTAACAACATCATTAGCACCTTGAGCTGAAACATTAATAGTTTTACCTGTAATTAATAAAAATAATCCAAAAACTTTATCAACTAATGGTTTAAAAATATTAGTGATATCTTGAGTACCTTTAGCTAAATAAGTAAAAATATTAAAACCTAAAAATGATAAAATAAAAATAATAAGAATCCATGTAGTAAAAGTCATATTTTTAAAATAATCAAAAAAACTATTATTGTTAGAAGAGGTATTATTTAAAGAACTTGTATTTTGAAATAATGTATTAGTATTATCATTAGCTAAAGTAGAATTTTCCATTATAATTAAAATATATATTAATTATAATATTAATTCGCATATTTAATTTAAAGACAATAAATATAATAATTGATTCATATCACCTAAAATAGTATCTCGAATATTATATAAATCGGTATTAGACATTTGCAACATAGCTTTATTAAAATTTAAATTGATTAAATATTTTTTAAATTCATAAATTTTAAATTTAAAACTGTCAACAGAATTTAAATCAATAAGTTGTATATTTTTATGATTCATTAAATCGGTTCTTTTTCCTGTTTTTCCTAAAAGAACTTCAATAAAACTATCTATATTTGTATTTAATTTACTATATGCTTCATCAGTTGCTTTATGTATAGCATAACTGGTTGTTTTCCAGTGAAATAATTTTATCATTAAAAGTATTTCTAAAAATAAAATAGTAATTTCTTTTTGAAAATTAGAAAATAAATTGTTATCGATATATTTATTTTTTAAACTCTTAGTAATAGTTTTAGTTTTTAAACTTTTAGTTTTTGGTTTTAAACTTTTAGTTTTAGTTTTTAACATATAATTACATAATATTAAATATTAAAAATATTAAAAATATTAATACAACTCTAAAATACAACAGATCAATTATTAAATACGAGGAACAAATGTTTCGCCAAAAGTGTTCATTTTTTCTAATTTTTCAATAGTTTTTTCTAAATTTGCAGATTTAACATCTTTAAATAAATATTCAGTTCCAGGTGATTTTTCATTTTTTTTAATTTGTTTATAAATAAGATCGGTTTTTTTTAAAATATTATGAATAATTTCTTGTTGTGAGATTCGCATAATTTCTTCATTATTAATAACATTTTCACATAATAATGAAATAGCAAAATATAAAACATATTTTTTTTTTTTTTGAGAACCAGTAGTATATTTTAATGTGAATAAATTAAATAAAGAATCCATAATTTTTTTTAAAAATAAGGAACGTTTAGATGATTCATTTAAAAATAAATCCCATACTATCCAAATAATATCCATTTGATATTTAGAATCTACTTGTTTAAAATTTCTTCTTTGACATTTTATATTTTCATTTTTATTTTTACAAATAGTTTCAAATTCTATGATCCATTCAATCCAATAACAAGCATTCATTATATCTTTACCTTCAAGAGAGATATTATAAGAGATTTCATTAATTGCTGGAAATAATTCTTTTGGGTCATCTTCTTTAAAAATATCTGATGCGAATTTATTACTATTAGCTTTAAATTTGTATCTTAATTGAGTCATATCAAAATCTTCTTTTTTAATTTTGATACTATCAAAGCTATGTTTTTGTTTAGCATCACATAAGATACACATTATTTCAGCAAATATTTTTCTAATTTTAGAATTATTTCTCAATATTAATTCATTATTTAAATATCCACTATTAATAATTGCTTTAAAATTATTAATTCTTAATTCAAGATATATAGAAATTTTAGGATTACCTAAATGAATATGTTTTGTATAAAATAAAATAATAACTTCCCATAAATCATTATAATGTCCGGAACAAATTAATTCAGCACTCCAATAACAAGCTGGTTCAATTTTACATTTAATTAAACTATTTAGCAATTCTTTTTTAACATCAGTTTTTTTAAAATTTGAAAATGATATACCTTTGAAATTATTATAATTTCTAATATCATTAATTTCAGAATCTTCCATATATACAATTTAATATAAAAAAAATATTGATATAATTTATAATTGTTGTCAATATGAAAGTGAAGTAAATATATAAAAATAAATTATTATATTTATTTTTATATATAATGAAAATAATAAAATCAATAACGAATTGTTATAAAAAATTATCCAATTTTGGAAAAATATTACTATTAGTAGGTATATTTTTAATAATATTAATATTATCTAAAAATCGATTTAAAGAAAATATGACAACAAATAATCGATTTACATTTTTAGAAGATGAAGCAGTATATGATGAATTTTATGCAAATATTTATGATGATTTAGTGTATAGTGGTTTAAAAAATAATTATGAACTAGATATAATTATAAAAAATAGTTCTCCAAATGAATCCAGTATGATAGTGGATATTGGTTGTGGAACAGGTCATCATGTGAATGATTTAACAAATAAGAATTTAAAAGTGATAGGAATAGATATATCTCCTTCAATGATAGAATTAGCAAAACACACTTATCCAAAATCCAAATTTAAAATAGGTAATGCATTAAATGAGTCTTTATTTAATAATAATTCATTAACACATATTTTATGTTTTTATTTTACGATTTATTATTTTAAAAATAAAAGTAATTTTTTTAATAATTGTATGCAATGGTTAATGCCTGGAGGTTATTTAATAGTTCATTTAGTCGATAGAGAATCATTTGATCCGATATTACCACCTGGTAATCCTTTATATATAGTATCTCCTCAAAAATATGCTAAAGATAGAATTACGAAAACAAAAGTAACATTTAATAATTTTGTATATCAAGCCAATTTTAATTTAGATTATAATAATGATATAGCAACATTTGATGAAAAATTTAAATTTAAGGATGGAAAAGTTCGTAAACAACAACAGAAATTATATATGGAAGATACTTCTGCAATTATAAATATTGCACAATCGTGTGGTTTTATACTTCAAGGTAAAATTAATATGGTGAAATGTGCTTATGAACATCAATTTATATATATATTTATAAAACCATCTTAAAATATAATATATTATAATAATATAAATATAAATAATTTATTAAATATATTGAAATGGTGACGACAACTTTAACATCTTGGGTAACTTCATGGTTGGATTTATTACAATATATAGTATATATATTATATATTCATATAATTTATGAATGGGTATATAATTTTAACATATTTTATTATTTTTTATATAAAATAATAAATGATTTTATAAAATTATATAAAATAAATATATTAAAAAATGGTTATTATATTTATTTGATTACTTGTGTATTATTATATAATTATAATATATTTATAGCTTTATTTATAAGTTTAAAATTGTATTCAATTAATTATTTTTATTGGTATGGAACAAAACTATCTATTTTTGAAAATCCTAATTTTAATTGGATAAAACAATTTATTCGTTTAACAGATACAGGACATATTGCTTCTTGCATGGTATTCATAAATTATAAATTATTATCGTTATCACATAATGTGCATTTTATAATATTTATAGGTTATTTTGCGTGTAAATTAATGTTTAATTTGGAAGATGCGGATAGATTAATAGATGATGAATTAAATCTATCTCATATGGATATATCAACTTATATACATCATAGTGTACCTTATATGTTGTCATTATATCATATGTATATAACAGCAGCTAGTAATAATTGTGAAATTATGTATAATTATTCAAATATAATAAATACATATATTTGGTTATTTATGTGGTTTTTTTGTATATATATTCCGTGGCGTATTATTACAAATGATATAGTATATTCTATATTAGATACTAGAAATAAATATAATTTATGTATATCAATTTGTATAATTAGTTGTTTGCCTTTATTAGCAAATAATGTTGGATTTAAGATATGTAATTATTTTGAGAATAGTATATATTATAATTATGATGAATAAATAATATAATAAAACGATTTAAAGAAATTATTTTACATATTTAGTTTTATCTGTTTTATGTCTTTTTGAAATACTTATATGATAATTATCTATTTCTTTTACTTACACATTTAGTTTTATCTGTTTTATGTCTAGTATATCCAGTAGGACATTTTTTTCCATTTAAATTAATAGTATCAATTGGAGGAGCTATTGGAGGAGCAGCTGGAGGAGCTATTGGAGGAGCTATTGGAGGAGCTATTGGATGAGCTATTGGAGGAGCTATTGGATGAGCTATTGGAGGAGTTATTGGAACTTTATAATTTATTTTACTTACACATTTAGTTTTATCTGTTTTATGTCTAGTATATCCAGTAGGACATTTTTTTCCATTTAAATTTATAATATTTTGTTGTTTAGGAGGAGAAGGAGGAGAAATATTTTTATTTTTTTTAGTTTTACTTTTATTTAAAATTATATCATCAGATTTAATAAAAGAAAGAATTTTTTTTTGTTCACTTTTATTTCCGATTATATTTATATTATCTTGTTTAGAAAGATTTTTTTTAGATTTAATAAAAGAAAAAATTTTATTTTTATGATTTATATTTTTTTTTATACATTTTGTTTTATCTATTTTTGATTTAATATATCCATTAGGACATTTTTTTCCATTTAAATTTATAATAATATCATTATTTTCATTCAAATTATCTCTTGCCTCAAGAGCATCAATAATGATTGGTGGAGGAATTTCAGAAAGTTCTGGATTTTTTAATATAGGAACATCTAGCAATGGAACTTTTAATATAGATTTTCGTGATGGTATTATTAAATTTATATTTATAATTATTTGTTTTTCTACTAATGTATTAATGAATATAATAAATGGTTCTTGTTGAAAAAAAAATTCATCCAAAATAGTAAAATATTCTATTAGTTCACCCCAAGTATTTTTTACTATATAATAACATTTATCATTTTTCATTATATATCCAATTATTACCATACTGTGCGTGTGTGTAGTAGTAGAACTTCGGTTATACAATTTTTTAAATGGATTAATTTTAGATATATCAAATGATACATATATATATGCACCATTATCAAGTAATGATTTTACTATTTTACATCTATTCTCAAGATAAGATGGATTATTATTAATGAAACTTATCGTTAATTCATAATTATTATTAATTATAGATTCTTCATCTGATGAAAAGTCCAATGCTCTTTCAGGCGGAGCGTTTTTAAAAGACATCATTTTTATTAAATCAGAATTATTAAAAAAATTAGTTAATAATTGTATATTTGTTGGATTAAAAAAATTACTAACTTTTTTAATTTTTAAAGTTTTAGTTGATATTTGATATAAAAAAAGTGTTATACTTTCAAATGTTAAAAAAACTATACTTTTTCTATTAGATGAAGGATGTTTAGGATCTTTATTTAATGGGTCATATGGATGTATTTCATAATTTCTTCTTGTTATAATGTCTAAATAAAGAACTATAAAAATAAATACTACAATATTTATATATTCAATATCACCACATAAAATAGAAGATATTTTATCTTGATTTAAATAAAAGGCAGTTAAATCATAAAAATTATTACAATTTTCTTTATTTTTAATATTTAATTGTGGAATGATTTTTTTAAAAAATCTTAAAATCATACGAGCTGATGCGTATGCCCAACAATTACTATAAAATCCTTGATGGGTTCTTGTTAAAGATTTTATATCTTGTATATTTACACTTACATTACTCATATATATATTAATTATATATATATATTGAAATACTTATTGAATAAATGTTGAATATTTATAATAAACGATTTAAAGAGATTATCTATTTCTTTTACTTACACATTTAGTTTTATCTGTTTTATGTCTAGTATATCCAGTAGGACATTTTTTTCTTCCATTTAAATTAATAGTATCAATTAGAGGAGCAATTGGACGAGCAGCTGGAGGAACTATTGGAGGAACTATTGGAGGAACTATTGGAGGAGCTATTGGAACTTTATAATTTCTTTTACTTACACATTTAGTTTTATCTGTTTTATGTCTAGTATATCCAGTAGGACATTTTTTTCTTCCATTTAAATTAATAGTATCAATTAGAGGAGCAATTGGACGAGCAGCTGGAGGAACTATTGGAGGAACTATTGGAGGAACTATTGGAGGAGCTATTGGAACTTTATAATTTCTTTTACTTACACATTTAGTTTTATCTGTTTTATGTCTAGTATATCCAGTAGGACATTTTTTTCTTCCATTTAAATTAATAGTATCAATTAGAGGAGCAATTGGACGAGCAGCTGGAGGAACTATTGGAGGAGCTATTGGAGGAGCTATTGGAGGAACTATTGGAGGAACTATTGGAGGAGCTATTGGACGAGCTATTGGAGGAACTATTGGAGGAACTATTGGAGGAGCTATTGGACGAGCTATTGGAGGAACTATTGGAGGAGCTATTGGACGAGCTATTGGACGAGCTATATTTCCTTGTAATAATTGTGATATATTTAATTTTGATATAACACGATCATTTTTTGTGAAATCAATAAATATAACTCGATGATGTTTTATTTTTAATAAATCTTCTTCTAATATTGGAATTATATTTAATAATTTACCCCAAGAATTTTTAATTACAAAAACAGTATTATTATTATCATCAACAAAATAATGAATAATTATAAGAGAATGACCATATGCGCTTTGTCCTTTAACAAGTTGATTAAAACTAGATATATCATAATATACATATAAATTTTTATCAAGAATACTTTTAATTTTAGGAATTAATTTTTTATTAAGAACCATTTCATATTTTTTTGAATTATTAAAATCATTAATAGAATAATTTTTTTTATTACAACTATTAATTAAAGTGTTATTATTAAAGAAGTTACGTAATAATTGTAATTGTTCATTAGTAAATAAATGTGTATTTTGAACTAAATTAAAATCTATTTTTTTATGTGATATTTGATGAAAGAATTTATGAATAGTATAATAAATATTTTTAGTACTAGCACCTCTTATACATGATGGATGTTTAGGATCTTTATTTAATGGATCATATTTATAAATACTAACTTTAGGATTCATTATTTCATCTAAATAAATAACTATAAAAATATATAAAACAAGATTTATATATTCTATATTATCTCCACAAAAATGAGGAGATATTCTATTTTTATTTAAATAAAAAGCATTTAAATTATATAAATCATTACAATTTGTTTTTTTTTGAATATTTAATTCTGGAAATATATTTTTAATAAATTTTAAAATCAAACGAGCAGTAGCATATTCCCAACAATTTGCATATATATTTTGATCAGTAATTGTTGGAGATAGTTTATTAATTGCAGACATATATATAGTTATAATATTTATAATATAATTATAATTATGGTTATTTATATATAATAATTAAGTATTTTCAAAAAATGCTTTCTAAGTATAATGTGTGTTTTACATAAGAAAAAGTGTAAAAAAATGTATAAAATATATTGATAATATATATAGTAAATAATGTTTACTAAATTATATTTAGAAACTACAAATCCTAAATTGCCCTTTTCTGGGTTATTTAAACCTACCATATTTATGGTTATCATTATTTCTATTATTTTTCATACTTTTATTTACACTTCTTTTTCAAACTTAGTTAGTTATATATTTTTTGGTAAAATATTATCAAAGAGCATTAATATTCGATTGATTGTTTCTCTCTTACTCATTATGTTTTTTGGTTTTTTTGGTAGGTTTTTTCATGTAAAAGATATATATAAAGCATATGATTACAATATGGAAAAAACCAGAGAGCATCTAGATAAATTTTTTATAAATTGGATTTTTATTTCATAATAAAAGTAAGAATAAATTTATATATATAATAATATTTATTATTTTGAATATTACTAATATATAATTTGCAGTTATATATTAGTAATAATTTTATAATATATATAAATATGTTAGAATATTTATCATATATATTATGTTTTGGAATACTTATAATATTAATAATTTATTCTTATATAAAAATAAAATATGGATTTTGGGTAATTCAACCAGTATTTCATATATATGATATAGGATATATGTTGAATCCGCCAGGTATTATAGATACATTATTACCTAAAATAAATAAGTATTGTAATTTAAAAAATATAGAAACAATTGTATTTGATAAACTCACTTCATTACAAAATCAAAAATTTGTCAATTTTATAAAATTAAATTATCTTCAGAATAAAGATAATATTTTCTCTCCTCAATTAAATAATGTAATTCCTTATTTTAATAGTCATAATGATATATCATTTATTTCTTTTTTTAATGAAGAAAATAATATAAATGATGTTAAAAATAAAAATACTATAGTGGATTATAAAATTATAGGAGTAATGACATCTAGACCAATTCATATTAGTATTTATAACTCCAAAAAATTATTAGAATTTAAAGCATATTATGTAGATTATTTATGTGTTGATAAATTATATAGAAAAAAGGGTATTGCGCCACAATTAATACAAACTCATCATTATAATCAAAGACATACAAATAAAGATATAGTAGTCTCTCTTTTTAAGAGAGAAGGAGAATTAACTGGTATAGTTCCATTATGTGTGTATTCCACTTATGGATTTGAAGTTACTAAATGGGTAAAACCTGTAAATTTAACTGCAGATTATAAATTAATTGAAATAAATCCTCAAAATTTACATTTTTTAATAGATTTTATAAAAAAAACAAATTCTAGATTTGATATTAAAATAAATACTGAAATATCTAATATAATAGAACTTATAAAAACGAAAAATATATTTATATATGTTATAATAGTTGATGATAATATAATTTGTTCATATTTTTTTAAAAAGTCTTGTATAAAGATTGAGAAAAATATGGAAGTATTAACGTGTTTTGCGTCGATATCTGATACGGATGATAGTATTTTTATTCAAGGTTTTAAAATTTTATTTTGGAAAATAGCTGCTGAAAATAATTTTGGATTTGCAGCTATTGAGAATATTTCACATAATAATATAATAATAAATAATATTGTACAAAAAACAAAACCATTAATAATAAGTCCAACAGCTTATTTTTTTTATAATTTTGCGTATCATACTTTTAAATCTGAAAAAGTATTAATTTTAAATTAACGAATATATTTTCCAACTCGTACAAAAGAATCAGCAATGAAAATAATAAAAATTCCTAAAAAAGAATATAAAACGACTTCTTCCGTTACATTATTAGTTCTCTCATCTTGTTGATCTTCAAGTAATGTTATCATATAATTTAATTTTTGTAATAAAATATCTTGATTTTGAATATTTGGAGGAATATTATAATTTGTATTTTTTATAGGAACATAACCAGGTAATACACTTTTATAATAATCATCATTAGATTTACTATTTCCATAATTATTATAATCATTTAAATCTAAATTACTGCCATTTTGATAATTGGGTTGAGGTGATTTACCTAATGTATTTAATGTAGCATCATTGCTAGAAGTTATATTCATCATTTGTTCAAATGTTTTATCAACTCCGGATGATTTTGGTTTAGGTGGGAAATTATAATTATCATCACTATCATCATCAGCACTATTATGAATTTTTTCTAACACGGAATTTACTTTATTTGTGTCAAAATTTTCCTTTGGATATTTTTTTTGTGTTTTATTATGTGCTTGACGTTTTTTATTAATAATATTATTATCTGAATTATTTGAAAATGTATCCATATTATCATCAAATGGAGCGGCAAACATTGCTAAAGACATTCTTATTAAAAATTTAGATAATAATTTATTAAACAGACTGAAATTTATAAAACAAACTAACAATTATTTTTAAAATAAATTATATAAGAATAATTATATATGAGTTTTAATTTAATTAATAAAAATGTAGTAACTGCTTTCATTACTTTAGCTTGTATTATAATATTAAGTAATCATCATTATTTTAATTTTTGTATAAATACTCCTTTAGGTAGATTAGTTTTAATTTTATTTATTTTAGGAATAACTAGTATTAATGCTATTTTTGGTATAGTATTAGTATTTTTTATTATAATATTTAATCAAAATAATTTTATATATACAGAAGGATTTACCGATTCTTCGAATAATTTAGTAAATAATATTCAAAATAAAAAAAATGAAGTTATTCAAACAATACAAAATAAAATGGCGAATCAAACTGCAACTACAACATCTAGTTCTGCTTCTACTACACCTCCTCCTGTAACGACGACAACTGAAACGTTTGGTGGGAGAGAAGGTTTTCAAATGATAGATAGAGAAAGTGTTATGTTAAAAGGTAAGCGTTCCAATGAAATACCTGTTTTTTCTAATGCGCGTAATCAACAAGATAATGTAGAACCTACTGATAAATCTATATTTATGAATGATTATGCGAGTGTTTAATTCTTTAAGTAGTTTTAAAATATGTATTAAATATTTAAACTATGTATTAAATATTTAATTCTTTAAGTATTTTAAATACTTATTTTTAAGTATAAAAAAATTATATATTTATAATATAATGACAGTATTATTTGTTACTCAGTTCATTCATCTATTGGTAGATTTATTCGTTATGACTTATGCTTTTATATTTAATTCTATATATGATATATATTTCATTTGTTTTCTTTTATCACAAATTTTTCATTGGGGATTATTGAAAAATGAATGTATTATTAGTTATATTGAAAAAAAAATTATTAATCCTAATTATGAATTAGGATCATACCCATTTTGGAGTCCACATAGACAATTGTTTTTTAATAATTATACTAATTCTTTAAGAATATTATTTATTATAGGAGGATTAATTTATATTATATATCGAAATAAAAAATATTACATTAAAATTATAACTATTTTGGCTATCTCATTATGGTTATATTTCAACTTTTCTGTCCCAAAAATAAAATATCTTAATTTATATTAATTTATATTTTTAATTTTTTAGAATGGTTATATCTAATTATACCTATATAACAAAATATACTTAATGTTAAAATTAATAAATATTTAATATTTTTATGTTTATTTCTATAATATATATATAATAATACAGATAATATTATTACAAATTTCATTTTTAAAAAAAAATCATTATAAAATCTTTTCTCAAAAGGAACAAGAGAGATATTACTACCTAATTTATACTTTTTATTTATTAATTTTTTCTCAACATAATTTAATACACATTCATTTTTAAAAAATAACCAATGCAAAAATTGTAAAAATATACTTATAATAAAGTAAAAATCATACATTTGATTAAATAAAAATAAATAACTATATAGAAAAAAATCTAATGATATATGAAAATAATTCGTTACTTCTAATAATGTTTTTTTTTGTTTATTAGAAAGTTTATTAATTATATAATCTATAGTTCTAATTATATTCATCATATATTATATTCTTATATTATATAAACATTATATATATGAAATTTAATTATAACACTAAATGCTATACTTTTAAAAAAATAATATATACAGAAGGATTTTTAGACTATAGTCTTGATGCAACTTATATTATTCATTTAAAAAATAATGGAAGATTACAAGATATTTATGAACAATTGAAAATATATCAACCTACTAAAATAGTATATATCGTTTTTAATGAAGGATTCAAAAATTGTAAAAAACAAAATTATATTACAGATACTGCAGAAGATTTGGTTGATGTCAATATACAAATCTTTAAACACGCTAAAAATATTAATTATAATAATATTTTAATTCTTGAAGATGACTTCTTTTTTTCTGAAAAAATAAAATCTTCATTTCATCAACATAATATAAATACATTTATAAAATCTAATGACAACAATCCATTAATTTATTATTTAGGTTGTATTCCTTCATTATTATTACCATATGATTATTATAATTATAAAGTCATTTCAGCCTGCGTTACACACGCCGTAATTTATAATGCTCAAATAAGAGAAATTATATTAATCAAAGATCAATCCAATATAAAAGATTGGGACGCAGAACTGTATTTGTATATAAATAATAAATATAAATATACATACTATATACCTTTATGTTATCAATTATTTACAGAAACAGATAATTCTAAAACTTGGGGTAAATCAATACCTTTACAATCTTATTTTTCAAGTTATAATTTAATAGCAATGCACATTTTTAATTTTTTGGGAATGAATAAACATGCAGAACCTGGATATAGTATATTTTATTTTTGTTCAAAAATAACCATTTATCTATTAATATTAATTATAATATTGATTTTTATGAAAATATATAATTTAAAGTATTTTAAAAAATATTTTAAAAAGTAATATATAATGAATGTTAATCATAATACTAAATGCTATACTTTTAAAAAAATAATATATACAGAAGGGTTTTTAGATGATAGTGTTGATGCTACTTATATTATTCATTTAAAAGATAATGGAAGATTAGAACACGTTTATGAACAATTGAAAATATATCATCCTACTAAAATAGTATATATCGTTTTTAATGAAGGATTTAAAATTTGTAAAAAACAAAATTATATTACAGATACTGCGGAAGATTTGGTTGATGCAAATATACAAAATTTTAGACACGCAAATAATAATAATTATAAAAATATTTTAGTTTTAGAAGATGATTTTATTTTTTCAGAAAAAATAAAAAGTGATTTTCATCAACATAATATAAATACATTTATAAAATCTAATGACACGAATCCGTTAATTTATTATTTAGGATGTGTTCCTAATATATTATTACCATATGATTATTATAATTATACTGTTTTTAAAGGTGTTGCAGCACATTCTGTAATTTATAATACTAAAATGAGAGAAATTATATTAAATAAAAACCAAGATATAATTAAAGATTGGGATGTAGAATTATGGAATCATTTAAGATATACATATTATATACCTTTATGTTATCAATTATTTACAGATACTGAAAATTCTACAAATTGGGGTAAAGAATCACTATTTGATTTATTGGCATCAAAAATGGCTTTACAAATATATAAAATTTGTGGAATGAATAAACACGCAGAACCTGGATATAGTTTATTTTATTTTATTTCAAAAATAAACATTTATGTAATAATATTAATTATAATATTGATTTTTATGAAAATAAAGAAATTAAAGTGTTTTAAAAATATTTTAAAAAAGTATTTTAAAAAGTAATATATAATGGATGTTAATTATAATACACAATGTTACACTTTTAAAAAAATAATATATACAGAAGGGTTTTTAGATGATAGTGTTGATGCTACTTATATTATTCATTTAAAAGATAATGGAAGATTAGAACATATTTATGAACAATTGAAAATATATCAACCTACTAAAATAGTATATTTAATTTATAATGAAGGATTTAAAAATTGTAAAAAAAAATTAATAGAACAAATCTCATATCAAGATTTAACTGATGCATTTTTACAATGTTTTAAACACGCTAATAATAATAATTATAATAATATTCTTATATTGGAAGATGATTTTATTTTTAATTCTAATATAAAAAATAGAGAGACTTTACAAAATATAAATCATTTTTTAAATAAATATAAAGAAACTCAATTTATATATTATTTAGGATGTAATCCTATTTTTATTATTCCTTATACTTTAGATTTAAAACATTATAAATCATATAAATCTTGTTCTACGCATTCTATAATTTATTCTAAAAAAACTAGACAAACCAACTTAAATTTGTATTTAAAACATTGGGATGTTATTATGGAAAATAATATCAAAAATAGATATTTATATTATATACCATTGTGTTATCAAACATATCCAGATACGGAAAATAAAGAAACTTGGGTTGAAAAAGATAATATTGTTATTTTTTATATTAAAAAAAAAAGTATTCAAATATTAAATTTAGATAAATTTCCTGAACCCGGATTTACTATTATATATACGTTCTCCAAATTATTATTTGTTATAATAAGTATTTTAATTATTTATTTATTATATAAATATTTATTTATTTTTTATTTAAAAAATAAAAATAAACATAAACATAAATAAATATATTTTTTACTTTTTAATTTTATAATTTTAATTTTATAATTTTAATTTTATAATTTTAATTTTATAATTTTAATTTTATAATTTTAATTTTATAATTTTAATTTTAATTATAAAATTATAATTATATATGAAATATTTATATTTTTATATTTGTTTTTTAATTTTTATTATTTGTATATTTGCATATTTTAATGTAAAACAAAGTGTAGAAGCATTCACTCCAAAAATACGTTCGCTTTATAGACCATATATTAGAAAAGCACGTATTATGAGCAAAAATATGTATGATAAAACATCTAGTAATGTTTCTAATATTTTTAGAAAAACAGGATTAATTTAAAATATAATATTCTATTTTATTATATAATGAGAGATAAAGATAAAATACAACAACCACAATTCGGTGGAGAAGGAATGTCCTTTTTTTCATCAGGACTTTATTTTTTTAATCATCATATTATGTATTTAAATAATAGTAAATTTTTTGCAGGTATAATTATGATACTTCTTAATATTGGTTCTAAATTTATTACAATTCAATTTAGTAGATCGACAGAAGAATATATGAAATATACTGTAAGCAAACAAATATTAGTATTTGCTATGGCTTGGATGGGTACTCGTGATATTTATACTGCACTTGGTTTAACTGCTATATTTACTATTTTATCTGAACATTTATTTAATGAAGAAAGTTCTTTATGTATTGTACCTACTGATTATAGAATTTTACATAAATTATTAGATACTAATGAAGATGGAGTTGTTAGTGAAATCGAATTAGCCGCAGCTATTACTGTATTGGAAAAAGCAAAAAAAGAAAAACAAAGAAAAAAACAAAAAGAATCTTTTCAAAATTTTCAATTTACTAAGATATAATCTTATGTTTATGTTTACGTGTTTTATTTTTGTATGTTATTAAATTAGATTTTTGTGTAATAGTATGTTTATTATTTTCTAAATTTGAATCTTCGTCATCAATACCACCACCGTTTATATTATCTGAAGAATTAAGATCTTCAGCAATTTTTTTTGAAAGTTCTAAAATAAGTTGATTTGGAATATTAGAAGAATCATTAGAAGAATCATTTGAAGAATCATTTGAAGAATCATTCGAAGAATCATCTTGACATACTGCTGGAATAACATATGGTTTACCTATAAAATTATAATATGATTTTTTTACTGCATTTTTTTGATGATTGCATTTTAATTTACTTAATTTATCATCAGGTATAGTTGTACCCGGATATAAATACAATTCGACTGTTATATAATATGATAATAATGAATTAGTTGTTTGAGTATTAGAAGTATTTGTCTGAGAAGTTATTGATTTATTAAATTCTGAGTCTGTATTATAATTTTCTCCTTGTTTAATTTGACTTGGAATTTTATTTAATTGTTCATCAGCAATACTATTTTGATCTGTTGAATTATTTTTTTTCTTCTCAATAATCCAATTACCTTTATCCCATTGAACATCTGTAATAACATATGGTTTGTTATCAATATATATAATACTATATTCTGGAAATAACATATCAACAGTAATACCAATATTACTATCTATATCTTTATTATTAGTAGCATCAGTTAAAAGTTTAATTTTATCATCATCACCAGTTTCATCTTTTGTTGATTTTTCATCTTTTGTTGATTTTTCATCTGTTGTTGATTTTTCATCTGTTGTTGATTTTTCATCTGTTGTTGATTTTTCATCTTTTGAACTTTGAGATGTATCGTCTAAATCTATACTATTTGTAAAATTTATTAAAGTTTCAAATAATTGTGTATTAAAAAAAAAAGATTGTATTTTTTTTTTAGGTATAATATTTAGAACTTTTGAATTTAAATTAGTTAAAGGATTAAATAATATTATAGAACTATCTATATTAGGTATTGTCATAGTTGGTTTATAATTTATTTTTGTATGTCCATTAACACCTGTAATAAGTATTATATTTAATTCATTTGGTATTATGGAATATTTATCCTTATCATTATCATTATCATTATCAGTATTAGTATCAGTATTAGTATCAGTATTAGTATCAGTATTAGTATCAGTCTTTTTATCATCATCATCATCATCTTTAATTATAGTACTCATAATTTATATAATAATAATATATATTTAAATAATAATATTATTAATATTATAAATTTAATACAACATCATTACTAATAATATCACTATGAATAATACTATTTAATTCTAATTTATAATTTAATCTAAAATTATTAATATCATTTTGATTCCACCAAATATCTTCAATATTTACATAATTACAAATATTAAATATTAATCGTACATGAATAATATTATTGAATTGTATTTTCTTTTTTTTTTTTTTACAAAAATCAA